TGACAGAAGATTTCCCTATTAAGTTTGAAAATGGATTAGGTAAATGGGAGATTCATAAAGATGGGAGAACATACGTCCAACCCCCAACAGGAAGACAATTCATAGAGTGTAACATAACAATATCACCTAACGGAAGTCAAAATGATTAAAGAAGAATTAGAATTAGATGGGAAGGATGATGAATAAAATACTAATATACCTCATCAGACGGAAGTGGAAAACATTGTGGGATAGATGTTCTGATAGTAAAGAGTATGCCATAAGGAGAAAGAAATATGAGGGTATGATATGGGAATTAAACCAAAACAAAGAAGATGAGTAAAAATTTAAAAGAGAAAATTGCTTTTTTTATATTAGGATCTGTAGTGACGTTACTATTAATTTATATTTTGTAACACACGAAACTTAAAACAAAGAAGATGGAGAAGATTTCGTTATTAGAGTTCTATACTAAATATTGTAAAGTAAATGGCAAAGAGCCTACCATAACAGATAAGGATAAATGGTTGCTTGAAAATTTAGAGAGTGGTAATATACAAAGAGTATGGACTCGTAAATATGGATGGCAATACAAACAATTAAACCAAAACAAAGATGATGAGTAAAGAAAGAAACATATCAGAAACACCAGATAGGTGGGTGGTCCTTAAAATACCACAAACAGGTACCGCATCGTTATATAAAATATTTGGTAGCTGGGCTGGTGGATATCTAGATGGAGATAGATGGAAGATGAATAGTGGTATTGTTTCCCTTGAGGAAGACGATGATTATTATTACTTCATTGGATATAGTGGTAGTTGTTACAAATGTCATAAGAAAGGTTATGGTGTAATGACATCATATAGTCAATCTATATTAGATAATCTGATTGATAAAGCTAATGAAAGAGGTGTAAGTATTAGTGTATTGTTAGATGATGTAAACTTTATGGAACTATTAAACTAAAACAATGATTAATAAAGACGAAAAGATATTACATGAAATGTACAGGCGTAGTTTTAAGGCTAGTACACCTTCGGGGGATTGGGATGAGATATTATCCAATAGTGTAGTAGGTGAGAATGGAATGAAAACTATTGACTACATGGCTTACGAATGTGATGATGATATAATGAAACGAATAGTGGAAGATGTACTAAAAGAAAATAAAGTATTTACAAAGCGAAGAATTCAACAATTTCAAACAGCCTTTTATTTAGGATGCAGTCCAAAAACCAAAAGTTGAAAATCAGTGTATAAATCTATCTTATTGTGTTTATTCATATTCACACAACAATTTCTTTATTCACAGATTATATGGGTTGAGGATTTTACTCCTTACCTTGATGGTACACAAAATGCATTAAAATGGACAACCAGTGCTAATAATTGTGATGCAGATGGACCACCAGGATCTGTAGCTGGTAATTATTGGGGAACTTTTAATGGTGAGTTTAGGTGTGAAGATATTGAAGGTTTAACTTGTTGTTCGGGAGGTTCGGGAGGACAAGGTGAAGCCAATAATTTGTGGTTATCAGAAGATATACCAATCAACGGTTACTCTAGTATTTATTTATCCATAACGACTAGGGTAGAAGGTGATGTAGAATGTGCCGCATGTGGTGCCGGTGGTGATTACTTAGAAGCTTCATATCAAATAGATGGTGGTGTATGGATTCCTTTTGTAACTATTTGTGGAGCAACTAATGGATTTATTAGTACTGATTGTATTTATATCGGTATAGGTAATATCTTAAAGATAAGAGTTTTATTAGGTAACCAAGCAAACAACGAAGTTTATTATTTTGATGATGTTATAGTTTATACAACACAAAGTAATGTCATTTACCATAATTAAGAAAATTAATATGTACCAAAGTATGAACTATGAAGAGTTCCGGCCGAAGCCAAAGCAACAATACCATTTAATACAGACTATACATATATGGATGTTCGATAAAGACTGTACCGGTAAATTTAAAGTAAACCCTATTATTTTTATGGATAAGGTTACCCATTTCATAATACACCAAGAGGTTAAAAGAAAGAAGTATATATTCTTCTCAGAAACATTATATGTACCTATGAAGGACCTTATAACATACTCTAGTGATAAAGCACAAACTATGCTTGAGGACGTTAAGAAGTTTTATAAACCAATCCATCGAGCTAAAGTACTAGCACAAGTATTAAAATAGAAAATTATGAGAATAAAATCAAAAACATCAAATTATTCAAAATGCTAGGAGTAGAACAATTCCGATATCCACAATATAACCGTAAAGAACTAATCAAAGATGAATAAAGAACAAAAACAAATTAATTATCTAATATCAACTATTAGAGATAATGAGGTATATGAGGACAAGCCTATTGATGAGTATCTTTCATTCGTATCAGATTTATTATGCCAATTTAATATAGATGTTGCTATTAAGGTTATGGAAGGTTTAGAGGAAACTTTTGGGAAAGATGCAATATATCAATCAACTGCAATAAAGGTCAATTATGGATATTAAAACAAAACAAAGATGAGTATAATTAAATTATTGTGGTGTAAGGTTGTTGGTCATAAAGTGACAGAAACTCACTCAAAGGAATATGATGGTAGTATTGAAACTTACAATATCTGTAATAGATGTGGTTGTGAAACTAACCACACAACATTTTATGATTGTACGGATTTTACACCAGATGATTTAATAAATATAAAACTAAACCAAAACAAAGATGAAAAGATATCAAGACAGTAATTGGATAGTAAAACTATGGAGATTACGACATTACGTATATATTCCATTCAGATTTATTAGTTGGAAGTTAAGGGATAACGAATTTCACTACAAAGATATGTGGAAAATACTAATAGGTTCAGCACAATGTGATATGAATTGGACATATACAACAGAAGAAGTTAAAGAATATATTAAAACAAAACAAAGATGAAACTAATATTTTGTAAAGAGTGTACCGATGTTGTTAGATTAACAACATCCAATATTAAGTCATGTGACTGTGGTAAGTCAGAAGGACATTACACAGATGAATTAAACGCTTGGTATAGTGGACCTTGTATTCCATTAGGGTTTGCAAATTCATCATTTAGAACCGCATTAAATAATCAACCAGCTTCTATATGGGGTAAGACTTTTGATGCGTTTGTAATTGAAAAAGATTGCCCAACATTTAAACCAAAACAAAAATGAGTTTAGTAAATAAATGGCAAAATAAACTACAACTAACAGATTGGGAATTTCTAACACAAGAGATAGCATCATATCAAGTTGTATATGATAATGATTGTCCGGATGAAGATAAGTACTTTGTAGGAATAGATGTCTTAAAAAAAGACAGGAATCATTTATCATGATAGAGAAATTAACGAGAGAGACGTTATACACGAATTACTTCATGTGAAGTATCCAGATAAAAGTGAGAGTTGGGTTAATGAAATTGAAGAATTAATAACTACTATACAGAATTACCCACGTTTATTTGTATAATCAATTAAAAAGACCTAATTGCACGAACTGTGCGTATAGAGTTCTTAGCGAAGTCGTTCATGTAACCATTTGCGAAACGGAAGAGGAACGCATCTATAGTAGTGGTCTCCGTGCTACTCCAATAAAGAGCTGTGGATGACAATAATGTAAAAGCGCCTGCACGTAATGCTGCATTGGCGTGGAAACGGTTATGCCATAAAAGACTTAACTCATCAATACTTGGTAAATACCAGCCTGCACCTAATCCTGTAACATAAGATTCAGCATCACTTAATGTCATTAATCCAGTATTGTATGCTCCGTCTTCTGTTCTGTCTGCACCAGTTAAAGTTCCTGTTGCTTGCCAAACGGCTGTACTTTCAGTTTTACTTACTATTAAACCATGTTCTAGACCATCACTACCTTTGTATAAATGATAAATGATTCCTCCTCCAAAATCTTCTCCTAAGTAATGTACAAAACCACCACCAATAGAACTAACAGTAGCTCCATTTTTTTCTGATAAAGATTCATCATCATAACCAAGATACTTATATCCTGTTGGTGAATCACTTAGTTCATTTATTCCATTGTTCTTAAAGATTATTCCTCTTGCCATATCGTAGTGTTTTTTTATTAATGTATATATTAATTTGATTTATTAATATAAATTACGTATCTTTAGGAGATTGTATATTTAATGATTGGCCTGTTCGTCTAGGGGTTAGGACACATGGTTTTCATCCATGAAACAGGGGTTCGATTCCCCTACGGGCTACAAAAATCTATGGGTAATTCTGTATATTATGTTATGTACAAGTATGATAACAGACTTATAACACAAGAGAAGTTATTTAACTTATTGTAAAGATTAACTTAATAATTTCACCTTTAGCCATAGATAAATGGTCTAATTCCTCTTCCAACTCTTCCTTTTCTAAGAACTCAGTATCTACTGCACTATCAAAGTATGGCATATCTGAACCAAGCTCAAACATTACTTTATATCCCTCACTATCCATATAGTCTCTTAATCTTCTAATACTATCACTAACCTCTGTTGGTAATCCTTTATTATCACCTCCAATATAGCTAACTTCGCTTATGATATCAATAATAATAACATCTAAGTCATAATCATTAGCGATGGTATCAACTTTGTTGTCTGGATAGATATCATCCCAAGAGAATGATTTAATCACTGTACGCATATCTGATGCCTTTATAAATGAATTAGTTTTAATACGAGTACTAAACATAGGATCATCATCAATAGATAATAAGATATCATCTATACTATCAAACACATGGTTATCAATACCTTCGAATAATGGATAGGATTTTATATGTTTCATATCTTATTACCTTTTACTTTAATAAATACCGATGGTGTATGTGTTGGTTTCCTATAATGTGACATTACATCACCTTTAACAAAAGCACGTATGCGTTCTGGATCCCAAGCAATAAATGTTCCAGATTGTGTTGAATAATTAACACCGAAATAAACATCGACTTCATACCCCTTTGATTTAACATAGTTATGTATTTGTATAACTACATCCTCAACATCACCAATCTCTACGTTTGACCTTGGTCCTCTTAAAGCACCACGCGCCGCTCGCGTATCACCACTTGTCCAACCATTCTTTATATAGATATTAAATAAAGAAAAATTATCTAATGGGTGTGTGTAATCTTGTGGTGCTGATACTTCTTCATCAGATTCAACATCAGTGAATTGTTGTGTTTTATAACTAGGTACCGACCAGTTATAGCTGTTCCTGTTGTTTTGAACAGACTTTTGAATTTTATAATCCTTATCATATAAATCAAGTAGCATATCTTCTACCTCATCTAACATATCTTCTGAATTAGAATTAGATTCAAATAATTTATATGTATTTATATATTTCATAGCTTAAATAATTTATCTAATAGCTCAAAGGCTTCTTTTAATTTATCATCTGATATGTTATTTAAATTAAATCTATTCTTTTTATATGTGTAATCACTTATCATAGCTTCTTTATCTCTCTTATTAGCTTCTTCATCAGAAATAAGATTAATATAAATATCAATAATATTTTTATACGCCTTCTCATCCTTTGTGGTTACATGATACCCAGTTGATTCTCTTATCCTATCTCTTTGATTATCAATGAATTTTAATAACTTATAAACCCTATCTCTATCGATGTTCCATACACCAATTGATATTATCTCTTTATCAGTCTTAGAGTTAGAGGCATCAAATAGATCACCCTGTATATAATACCCATAAGTCATTGGTCCGCCTCCAAAACCAGAATCCACAACCTCACTTAGATAATCATCATAAGTAGTAACCTTATCTCTATTAGGTAATGGATGTATACCATTTTCATCAAAGAACTCTAATAATATATCGTGTATGATATAAAATACTTCGTTTCTTTCTGAATGACTTTCATTTATATGTCTTAGGTGTTTCATTAGTAAAAGATTTTTATATCGATGTTATCACATTTAACATCATTATTGGCAGCATCTCTAAGTTGGCTCATAACCTTATCATCAGATGGGTTATTCATAATGAATAAATCCCCAACTAGTCCACCATCTTCATCCTCGTATTCTACTTCTAAATCTATCTTAATATTCAATTCATTCATCTTAGAGTAATCACAAAGCCTTAATAACACATCATTTAATACCTCAAGATCATTTTCACTTATCATATTGACTTTATCAGCATCTCTATCTATATTAGCTCTATCTATATTAGCTCTATCTATATTAGATTCTTTATATATGTTAATAGTTATAAACTCATCTTTCTTATTCTTTCTATAAATTGGTTTAGATCCCCAATAGAAACGTACATCATCTAGTGTTTGTTTATCATTTTTCTTATTTGATGTGAATTTATACCCAAGAGTTTCTAATTCAAGTAGAATATCTCTAGTGTCGTTAAGTATATCATCAGATACCTTTAACTTCTTTTTATTAAATGTAAATAATTCATATGTCTTTAAATGTTCCATAATCATATATATTAAAAATAAATATGATTTTCCTTGTGTATGTCAAATATTATCCGTATATTGTAGTATAGGTTGAAAGGTAGATAGACGTATCTAACCACAGCAGAAGCCATCGGGGGTTAGGCGGAGACCTGCCTTAAACTTTCTTAACATATATTAGGTTCTTAATTATATTATCCGTATCTTTACATGATGCCTTTTATTTTTATATAAAAATAATACACGGAAAAGTAAAGAGATTATTATTTATAAACATCACTAAATTCTACATAATCATATGCGAAATCTTTGGGTTTTATATTTAACTCGATTCCTTGGTCATTAATTAAATCGATTATTATTTTAGCATCACGGACGGTCTTTGCTAACATGGCTGTTCTTTCCCTCAGAAATAAATTTAATTTACCATCATAAACACCACCAATTATGCGGATAGTTTCATCCCCATCATTACCAGTTATTTTAATCCGGCAAGTGCTGTTAGTTCTTGGAGGAATAATTTCAACATTTATATTATCAACAATTATATCCTCATCATTATTTAACATAAAAGACACTAACCCTACTTCTGATGTACCATGTTCAGCGGAATGAGAAGTAAATCTTTGTGCTAATTTTGTTCTTCCCGCTTCTCTTGATATTTTAGCAGCTGAAAAATAAGTAGATTTATTTAATTCATAAATATGTGATTCAAATGTTTTTAAGTGTTTCATGTGTTATAGTTTATTTTATATAACTCTATATATTAATATAAAAAATTACAAAATAACGTACAGATATTTGTATATTCACTATATTATATGTATCTTAGCACATCACAAAATCATAATGAGTAAAAATGGAATTGGAAAAAGCAATTGAGTGGGCCAATTATCAAGGTTCATTATATTTAGTATATTATGTTATAAAATGGAATGATGAATATTGTGTTGTCTCACATAATCATATCAAACGACATCCTAATACTAAGTGGGTTTATAAGACACAATAAAAGAAAATAATAAATATTACAGAATTACACACGTATTTTTGTAGTAAAAGAAAAACAATGATGAAATTTAGATTATACATACTACCAATTATTGATAAACTACTCTTGACTCCATTAAAAGAACTTAACGTAGATTCTCGTTACTTTAACTATAAATCAATAACTAAACATATACACAAGACTATGGCAAAGACAATTACTTATAACCACCCAATCTCAAGAAAGACAATAACTGATACGGTTATTGCAGAAGACTTACTTTTCTATACTGTAAATCGAAATCACTGGCATAGAGTTGAGCCGCTCCAGGTTCTTAAAAGTCAAGTGATCTCATCAAATTCAAAAAACTAAGACTATGGCGGATCGAGCAACATTACTAACAAAAGAACTTTCTTACAACAAATCATCTAACACATTTGTTGGCGAAGCATCTGAACTAAAGCTTAACCAAGTAAGTCTTATTTCTTACATCATTTACAATCCAACAACTCAAATGAGTCAATACTTCAATTTTGACAAAACAGATTTGAATAACGATTCAGAAGTCATGGGTTGGAGATACCGATCACATCAAGGCACTAACTTACTAATCATAAACGACTAGTCATGGCAAACAATAATATCCTTATATTTGTAATTAAACCAAAACACAGATGAATAAAATACTTTATATTTAAATGAAATTAATAGAATTAGTAATGAGAGTAGGTGAGATGTGCCCTGGATGTATATTAGTAATCAGTGATAAGCAATATTACAATGAAGATGGATCATTCACTATCGAGAGAGGTGGTAAGAAACTTATTCTAAAGAAGAACCTATTTAAACCATATAAATTGTAATGATGAGGAACGTGAAGAGGTAATAACAAACTTTTTTAATTGTGGACCTGCAGCAAGCATTGTTGGTGATAGGTAAGTGTGAGTTAACTATAAAATATATATTAAATGATAACAGAAAAAGAAGCAGATAATTGGATAACTAAAAATAAGGATAGACACTGGAATGTTCCTAAAATGATGGTAGAGTTTGCCAACGATAAAGTAAAAGAGGTTGTAAAGGAAATACACTCTCAGACTAAAGATAAAGACAAGCCTCTTACACCCGAATGGATAGGTTTTAAGAGTTATCTATAACGGTTTGAATATGAATAGTAGCGGTTTGGGTGTGGTGTGGTTCGATTCCACAAAGCTATATGCTAAAGGCACTACGTAGGTTCGACTCCTACAACCGCTATTATTTATATTTATTGTTATGTGCTTTTTTAATTGCATCATAACGTAATAGTAGAACACGTTTTAATGTGGTTTAAAATTAGTTATGAATTAAAACAAAACAAAGATGATGAGTAAAGAAGATAATAACTACATAGTATTTGCGGAAGATTCAACTGCTATGATGCAAGAGGCATTAATACAACAGAGCAATCCATTAACAAAGGAACGTGCTATTGAGTTTGCAGAAAGAATTAAAGATAGAGATAATTTATTTTGTGTTACTATTCTGAAAAGAGTTAGTAAAAAAGAATTAAACAAAAACAAAGAAGATGAATAGATGTCTTATACTGCTATTGGTGTTTCTGTCTTTACAAAGCTATGGACAGATGTACCGATGGCAGATGGACGAGGGAGATTTAAAAGTCTTTACCAAAGAACAATTCAAAACCCTAAGTCAATCTGGATTAGTTAATGGTGATATGACTCTGAAAGTACAAAAAATGAAAGATGATGAAAGATAAAATGATATGAAAGCTATAACTAACATATTAACGGATATTTTTCTTATTATTACTATATTAGTGTGTGGATTACCTACATTAGTACTAGCAATAGTATTTTATTACCTTATTATTAAGGATATAGATTGGAATAAAGAAATCCAAACACGTCAGGGACGGTGCAATGCAAGATTATAACAAGGGTAGGATTTGCGAAAATTGTAAATAAAAGCAATACTTTTGGTATTACATCCAATACATCAACTGTTAAAGGAAATGATTATATGGTGCTTATCTAAAAAATTGGATATAAAAAACACCATATAATCAATATATTATCCGTATCTTGTGATATTGTATAACCCAAAAACAAACATATGAAAAATATTATATTAACAATTGTACTGATACTAAGCTTTAATCTAGGCGCACAAGACTCCTACCAACCTTTAATGTTCATCGAACCATTAGAACCCATCGAATTAAATCTAAACACATCATATGGATATCCTGAGGAATCTAATATACCAATTGGTGTTGGAATGATGTTAGGTGGTGCTACATTCATTGTTGCTGGATTACTTACACCACCAAGTTATGTAGGTGGATCAACAACCGAAATGAAACCATTTTTTCAACAAGCAAAGATATGGCCAATTTTAACAGGAGCATTGGTGTTCACAGGTGGAATAGTAATTTCAATTAGATAATAAAAAAACTTATAAATAATATAGAGATATGATTAACAGTACTAAAGAATGGGATTTTATGGATAACAAAGAAAAAAAATGTTCTATATGTTTATCAACATATGAAGGATATGGTAACAATGCAGAACCTCTTAACAAAGGAAGATGCTGTGATGAATGTAATCTTAAAGTAATATTAGCAAGAATTGAATTATTAAACCAAAGCGAATGGAAATGTTCTTATGGTAAATCTTGTGAATGTAACAGTGATGTAGAAAAGTCTGAATGTGATTTAGCTTACAAAACAAAGGTGGTCAGAAGATGATATTAAAGAAAAGTTTATTCAAACAATATAAATGGAAATGATGTGTGATTTATGTATAATGTTTATGGGTTGGTTATTGGGTATGTCGATATTTATAATATTCGCGAAGCCAATTATAAAAGGATTAGAAAAAATAGTAGGGATTAAACCCTTAGATAAATGGGATAAATGAAATTAACATCAGGAGAATTCGTATTATATTATCTTAGATACTTAACTAAGTGGAATAAAACAGCTTCATTACTTGTATATGTCAAATATTATCCGTATATTTACATGATGCCTTTATTATAATATAATAAAAGTACAGAAAAACACACATATTTTTGTTAATTATAATAATTTATTGTATCTTTACGAGGATTAAAGAAATATAAACAATTTAAAATATAACACAATGGCCTCAAAAACAAAAGCAACCACAATCGGAAATTACATCACTAAAGTAAATAACTACGACATCAGACAAAAAGTGTCTTATAAAAAGGCTGAAGTAGGCAGAGGGAACAAAGGTAGACAAGTTGGATCTTCTGAGTATGTTGTTTGTCGTGGAAGAAAAGTAATCAAAGCAGGTATTAAAAGTTTAGCTGAAGCTACGGCTGTGACTAACGCACAATAATAATTAACTTCACTTGGTAGTTTTATTTATAGCAGAAGATATTAAAACTACCAAGTGAAGTTTATGTGCCATAAATTACAGAAAACCACAGAGTGGACTCCAACCTGCTTATATAATTTAGAAATATACAGAAATCCACACGGAATTTTGTATAAGTCCAATATAAATTAAGTTTAATAAAATACCTCTCAATGAGCTTATACCATTATCCTTAAATATTATTCCTCTTGCCATTTTATATAGTTTTTTTATTAATGTATATATTAACTTGATATATTAATATAGATTCCGTATCTTTATGGAATAGAAAGAATAGTAAAAGGGATTATTAAATCCTGTCCCATGGTGTAACTGGCAACACGTCTGTTTTTGGTACAGAAGAGTCTAGGTTCGAGCCCTAGTGGGACAACAAAACACATAACTTACATCAAAGTAAACCAAATACTAAATGGATACAAAACAAAAATACGTAAGACTAAAAGAATATAACCAGATTATAATCTTTCACACATGCACCGAACACTCCACTTTTAGATATCTGAATCCTATATCAGCAGGGTTCTGTTATGTACATAGTGATAAAGTATCTTGCTTTGGGAAAAGTATCTCACTTAACATAGAAGGAATGGAAGATGATTCATATATAGCTACTAAACAAATATTCGGCTGGGAAGCCGCAGATAAATTCAACAATCAAAAAAGAGGTACAAAATAATAACTACACTCCTAACGTCTCCAATTTATCCTGCCTATCCAAGATAACAGAAGTATAATATATCTCAACCGGTAACTCCATAGTACCCTCCTTCTGTATTTCAATATCAACATCTGAATTTAAACCAAAATATTCATACCACCTCAAATCTAATTTGTATTCACCCGTTAAAAAACACTTGGCGTTATATTTGAAACGAGAACCTCCAGGAGGTGCTAGTAAAATATCAGTACTAACAGAATTTGCATAGGACTTTCTCCGTCTGGTAAACTTACTGTTGGCGTCAAAAGAAATGTTTGACCAAGTAGCCTTTACACTCAGTACATGATTAGAAAATTTTGGCGCCAAGATAGTAGCCATTCTATTGTAATTACTACAAGTAAATTCAACACTTATAACCTCAGTACGCACTGTTAATTCATTCTTCATATCTTTCAAATTTTATCTCAAAAAAGTACCCGTCTGTGATCTAATGGGTGTACGGTGTTCAGACGATGGCTGCATATACACGTAAGTACCTAAAAAGGTAAATCAAGAGAGACTGATAGGATCTGATAGGATCAACTCAAAATCTTACAGAAATACAACCATTATTCTGTACTAAGTTCACTATGTATCAATTTACTTCAATTTACTTTTCTTAATTGATTCTTTCTTTTTACTTAACTATTCACCATATATTTTAATTATAGATGTTTTCCTTTTATTAGGTTTGTACCTTATAAATGTTTGTGTCAGGTAATTCGAATTTGTGCTCTTTATCTGCATTATCGCCAAGTCTTTCTCTTTAGTGCTTACTCCTGGACTTTTAAACTTCATTATATTCATTTAACTTCTTATCACTTTCTATTCTATCACTCATCATATATCTTTAGAATCTTACGCATTCTTATTATCGTTTTATTAGGTTTATTATCTTTCCAAGGTAATTCATAATCATAAGGATTATTATCATTCCAAGTGCTTTGTTTATTCATAAGTTTTCATATGTTGTTAGTAATGTTTTAGGTTCTTTGGTTATTGTTAATTTAAAGATGTTATTAAGTTTAGCCATTCTAATCTTATTTCCGCTCCAAGGAGATTTATAATTTAGTCCTGTTACTGTTCTCATAGGGTATAAATGTTTAGCTGTTATTTTCATATAATTTATATGTTGTAAGTTCTTGTAAGTTTGTAAAATTGTTCTTACTTAGAGTTGTTTATTGAAAAATAAACACTATATTTGTGATATTAAAAATCAATTAATCGTATTACATATGTTAAAATTTTCAAAGAAGTTTCGGGAGTTACTACAAAGGGTATCGTATAATAAGGTATCTAAAAATCTTTTGCTTATAGAAAGGTTATCTGGAGAACCTGACCACAGACATCCTGGGCTTGCAGCAGTTGGAATGGCGTTTGATAGTTTTGATTATAACTTTATAAGTATAGGTGATACGAATAGGTTAGTTACTTTTACTCCATCTGATAAGGTAGAAAAGATACTTAGTGATTTACCTAAGGTATATGGTGTTAGTTCGATTAGGAATTTAACTCATAGTAATTCTAATAATACTATTTTCGGTTTAATAGGATATGATAAGAGTGTTAACGATTATTGGTATCCGGAGCCATCGTGTGATTGTATAGATAGTGTTCTTATGGATGGTGGGTTATCGTGTGGTTGTGGTATTGGAGATAAGGGTAAAATTATAAATGAGGTTGTAAGTCCTTCTACTGATAAGGTTTATGTTTTATTCAAGTGTTTAGATACTGGTAGGTTATCGGTAGTAAATAAAAAGGCTATTATTATTTCTGACAATAGTGATGTTATTTTCACGGTGAATAGGAATTCGATAAAGGTGGGTAGGTTAGTTAGGCTTATACTTACTACGGCGGGTATAAAGTTTATTACTAAGGATATCGAGGACTTTGTAAATTTATATAAGTCTTCATATGATTTTTCTACTAATAAGGATATACAGTTTAATATAGTTACTGGTGATAAAATTGCTTTTTGGTATAATGGAGATAATTATGTAGGTGGTGGAGGTCAGTTAAGTAATTCTTGTATGGCTAATAAGCCAAAGGAATTTTTTAACATCTATTCTAAGAACAGTTGTTGTTCGATGGTAATTTTATATAGTGATGATGGAATTTTGAAACAAGGTTCATATGAATCTGATAGAATCAAGGGTAGGGCGTTATTATGGGATGTAAAGTATAATGGGCGTATGGTAAAGTTTTTAGATAGAATCTACTGTAATGTTGATAGTGATATAGAGTTATTCAAGACTTATGCTAAGAATAAGGGTTGGTATCGTAAGGTAGAGCAAACGATGTATCCAGAGGCTTGTGTTACTTTAGATGGAAATGAGATTGATGATAGGTTTGAGGTTGAATTAGACACGGTTGATATGGATTACTTTCCTTATATGGATACGATGTGTTTTTGTATAAATGAGGATGGTTGTTTAATTATTACGAATGATAAAGAGTTGGGTCATACAAGGGAGTTTAGGTGTACGAATGGTACATACTTAAAGATAAGGGATAATAGGGAAGTTGGATATGGTGGGATTGATGCGGATTTTTTATATCCGGAGTATAATGAAGACTTCGACCCTGATCCGGAGTATAATGAAGACTTCGACCCTGATGAAGTTGAGGATGAAGTTGAGATGCCAATAGATCAGATGGATGAAGGTGAGTGTGTTGAGCAATCAATCGGACGTATAAGAAGGGAAAGTAATGTATCAGAGGTTCAGTCTATCCTTCATATCGATAGGTTAACGGCAGGGGACTTGGATAGGGTTCGTGAACTTATAATAGAGTCTAGTAGAGTACCAAGGAGATACTTTGATAATATACCTCGTGAGGTTGATCCTACACCGCCGCCTTCTGAGCCGGTTTTTAATTTAGATGATGATCAATCAGATGTTAACTTTGGATATGGTGATGGAGATGATCTTCCTTTTTAGGACTGTGGTCGGCATGCGGGTAATCTCAAAAAAAATTTTAAACGTCTTCGACTAAGGTCAAAAAATTTTCTTCGATACTCAGAATAACTTATAACAAAGTAGAACTATATAAATATAACTAAAACTAATAATAGAGCTAATCAAAAAGATAATAATAAAATCAAATGAGTAAATTTCATTATAAGGTAGGGTCAGTAGAAACTAGCACGCCCTGGATAAGGCCTACGTATGATACGTTAAAAACATACTTGATAGATATCCGAGATAATACTGATATCATGGATAAATTTGAGATTTATATACATGGTAAGTGTTTATTTGATTGGCATACGTGGGATGTAGATTTGTACTTATACGGACCTTGTAATGATATGTATTCACTAGAACATGATATGGATACAATGTATAAAATGGCATTTGATAAGCGTCTTTTATTAGACCTTTCGTTATATGAAAACCATCCAAGAGTACGAGCCTATACTAAACAACAAAAAGTTGAGTTTACAAGAGATTATGAAATCGGTATGATAAAGCATAATACTAGAGTGAAAAAGGATTTTAGAAATCCAGAAAGGCTGATTGATTGGGAAAATAAATATACAGAAAAGTTCAAAGCATATCCAGTAGGTCCAACGGCTGAGATGGTCACAGATCATTTGGTAAGACTTTACTACCCTGCAAATACAGTGCCTTATCCAAAAAAGATAATAGAACTAGAACATAAACTAATTCAAGGGGCTCCTATCAATGCGAATATATTCATAGATACAGATATTAATTGGTGGTGTGCAAACAGAGACAAGATTATAGGTGATTAAATGAATTGAAACAATTAAGAAACCATAAGTTAAAATAAAGTATAACATATAAATAAAACATATAATACAATAACTAAGATGAAATCATTAGAATCTAAGCCGATGTTTAATAGAAATGGTAGACATTACCCAACAATTTGGAGGAACAATGCAGTAAAGATTGTCGTGGATGATTATGCAAAATTTCATAATTTAAAAAACGACTTAAAAGATATTTGTTTAGAAGTTACTGATGATGGTATAAATGCTCATATTTTTCATACGCCACTAATTCCAGAAGATTCTAAAGCTGAGCGATGGACAGGATCAAGACTTTATATAGAATTTCAATACAAATCGAATATATCTACACAAAGGGTATTTGATAATGATTATAAATTTATGAATGAGGACTTTTTAGATGAGGTTGTTGAAAGAATAACTTTATTTATGTGTGGTAATGGTTATACCACTAAAGTAATAAAGACTTATGATAAATGTAGTTCACATCATAACAATATAAGAAATGTTCGTGAATCCATTTGGTCTAGTAAAAAATGGTTTTTATCCTTGAAAAGGATTATAAATAAACGCAAGGGTCGTGTATATATTACTCGATTAGAATTTTTTAAAATAATAAACTAGTGAATATGAATAAAGAGGAAATATTAGATATTTTAGATAAAGAAGGAGATAATCTCAAATTTGAATATTTACATATCAAATGTGAGATGATAAGGAATCAGATGAAAAATTGGTGTGGATATATTTTCATACCAAACTGGCATCCACTTTTCGATAATGATGAAGCAGAGTCTATACCTTGTCATGGTAGTGTTACTTATTGTGAGGTGGTTGATAATGAATTGAAAATAGGATTTGATACTGCTCATTCTAATGACTTTTCTCCTTATTATATACTAGATGAATATTTATCCACGCGGTCTCCATTTGAAATGACTGGTACTTATAGAGATAAAGATTATGTTATTAACGAAATACACACAATGGTGGATTATATATATGATAATTATCCAGAAACAAAGAGATTGATTAGAGAATCAAAATTAAAAGAATTGGGTATAAAGGATTAATTTCATTAAATCACTTTAACATAGTAAAAAGTGTTAAACTAACGAGGCATAAGAATAGTAAATATATAGATGTATAGTATTGAAGATATAAGGGGTTTCAAATTATTAATAGAGTATCCAGGTTGTCGTGAAAAGGTTGGTTATTTTGAATCAAATATAAATGGGGATTTTATTAATTACCCAAAGATATGGAGGCCAGTTTTCACTAGAAGGTATTAAGAGACCAAAAATTAAAAAAGTTGGGAATATGATAATAGCTAAGTATATTTTTAATAAAGAATGTATTATTCTAGAAAGGGGAGATAGTATTAGTATGTTAACTAAATACTATGATATAGTTACTGAACATGATGATGGTGATTATATCATCAGTTTAGATCACAGACCTAATTTATTAGCAGTTGAATATGCAAATATAAAAGGTGAAAATCCAGGATTTGTATTAGTTTTAAGTGATGTTATCTTAGATGCTATGTATATTAAAAATAATATTAACAAATCTGATTATTAATATATATGTAGTGGATTATTTAAAATCATATAAATTATATAAAGTACAAGAAAGTTTAATAGAAGATATTTCAGATAGGTTTCTTGATTTAGAAGATGATGGTTATCATGTAGATATTAATAATGTTACTGATATACCAATATCATTCAAAGGTAAGAAAATGATACACTCTGATGATATTCAGGAATACTTTATTAGTGAACATGCTGTTAATTTGATACAAATAGTAATCGAAATTAAGCCCGGAAGTCCAAGACATGAACCGTTTGACCTTAGAAGAAGTGAGAGGGGATTTAATTTATCAGATATAAAAGAAACAATAATAACATCAATAGATATGGTATCTGATACTCATAGATTGGATTGCTATTTCATAACAACACCCGCTTTGAATAATACAGATAGATTTGGTAATAATTGTTATTTCGAAAACTTTGATGATTTACCAGATAGAGTAAAAAAATTATACATCTATTTTATTCCCTTGGATATCTGATGTTGAATTACTTTAATAGCGTGACGTGTCCGTGAGTTTGTAATTGATAACTATTAAGTGGTTTGTAGTACATCTTCCAAACATAAACTCCGTTTTGACATAACTTATTTTGATAATACCCATTCCAAGTTTCTAGTGGATTATGTGATTCCCATATCATTTCACCCCATCGATTAAAAATGTACATAATATATTGTGAATCATCCCACTCACCATTAAATACTGGTCCCCATGTATCATTCATACCATCACCATTAATAGTAAAGCAATTAGGTACGTAAACACCATCAAAAGAACATTCATCAATATCTACTAATAAATATGAAGTATCACCAATACACATGTTACTAATAACCGAAACTGATATTTGGTATATATCATAAGGTATATTTAACCAATTTACTGTAATAAAATCAGTACCTTGCCCATTAACAATAGATCCACCCTCCACAACCCACTCATATACACTACTTGTCGTGGGGTTATCCACCCAATAATCTTGTATATATGACTGGTCTTCGGTACACACTTTAATTGTCTGCACATTTTGCGCAGACAACCAAAGAGGTATTAAAAGTAATATGGATAGTAAATATTTCATTAATTATGTATAATTGGTCCCAATACGGGTGCAGCATTTACAGTTACGACCATCACGATTGAACACCCACCAACTGTGTAAGTTAAGTTAAATACACCATTACCTGACGTTACAGGACAAAATTCGTAAACACCTGCCGTTAATGTAACACCTGTTCCACTCCAAGCACCTCCAGCTGGAGTTCCTGTCAATGTTACACAAGGGTCACCCTCACAGAAAGGTCCTATTTGTATAAATGCTGGTAGTAAAATAAAGATATCCAAATCAACCGTATCAGTACATCCTGCAGCGTTTGTTTCTACCACAGTTACCGCTGTTGGGTATAACCCTGGAACATTACCCCAATCAACTGTGATTGCGTCAGTTCCTTGTCCAGATGTAATTGAACCACCCCCACCATTCAATGTCCAATCATAGGTTGATCCTGGTGTATTGGTCACCCAATAGTTTTCACCAACTGCACCAACACATACAGTGTCAGGGTTGGTTGTTATTTGCGAATAAGAATTACTCACAAATAGTGCTATAATTCCTAAAATTAATAATAGTTTTTTCATTTTTTCATTGTTTTTTTTTATTTTTAATTATGCCATATACCCACTATACTGGCTTGGCCTCCTGCTAATATAGTTATTGTTATTGTTTGTACACATCCATCATTATCTGTGACGGTGATAGTATATATATCTGGTGCAAGATTTAACATATTATCCGAACCATTTATATTATTTGATGTTTGTATTATATTTCCATTAGAGTCTTCCCAAACATAATCGAATGGTGCACTACCTTGTCCTGTTACTGTTATTGTTCCATCATTTTCACCTAAACATATTTCATCTGTGTGTATTTCAGTTGGTATCGGACAGCACGTAAGACTACCACTGAATGCAAATATAGGATCATTTTGACAAGCTATATTCGTCCAGCTACCAGTTTCACCATCAGCGTAAGTTTCTATAAAAACACTTAGGTTATCTCCATCTTGACCAGGTGGACAACTAGTTGTTGTTGCTTCCCAACAAAATTCCCAATTGACATTACCATTACAATTATCTCCGAAATTGTTTGTAGGATTTCCATTTGGATTGTTAAACAAATCACCATCAAAGAAAAACCCATTTGAATTTCCGTTTGGTGTGTTGATACCATTAAACCAAGTCCAAACCCCTGGACCAGTGTCACAAGTATTTGCTCCACTTATTGGTGTGATAGGACCCCAACCAGATGCCATTATAGGAACAACACCATGAAACCAATTTTGATTTTCTTGTGACCATTCTGTTACTGTAAAACAAAATGTTACAGTAGTTCCTGGTTGATAGGTTCCATTTATTGGTAATGGAGTGACGGTCATATTAGATGATAATAAACAATCATCACAACTATTATTATTTTGTAGTGTTAAATCGAATGTTCCTTGATCTGCAGGGTTTCCTCCACTGATTTGAATGTAATATGTTTGTCCGGGTGTTAATTGAGATGTAGTATTTAAGTTTCCTCCTCCACCAATATCACAACCGACCCCTATTAATGCTCCACAATTTCCTGTCCATATACCTACATTCGGTTGGTTTATATTTCCATTAATTGTAACATCTAATGAATTTCCTGTTGCAACGAATGAATACCAAACATCGGTAGCTGGAGAAGACATATTATTTCCTGGAGTTCCTTGGCAATTTATTAGTGTAGTATATGGAGCCTCTGTTAATGAGTTTACATTTGTAAGATTATTAAATGTGATTGGAGAACCTTGTCCATTATTCATAGGTCCTGGACCACAATTAGATGGGTTTGGTAGATTACCTAATGGTATTGCGTTAAGACAATCATCATTAGCTACTTGTGAATTGACATTTGTTAATGAAAATAATAATATTACCAATGTTAAAAAATATCTCATAATAAACCACCTTCTTCCTTTTTACTCATCTTTATATTTTAATTATATATTTAATAATTATTACCTCTTTTATAAAATTTTCCGTGGTTTTGCACACAAACCTACATATCTTCTGGTCTAAATTTCTCTAATCTTCTTTTTACTCTCTTAATTCTATACTCTAAAGTGCTATATATTATACCCATTTCTTTAGCTACTTCTGATTTTGTTCTACCTTTTAGAAATATTTCGTTAAATATTCGTGTATCATCACTACCTAAAGACTCTACCATCATTTTAATTAATTTTCGATAGGTTTTAATCTCTATATTTTTATATGTCTCATTAATTGAAGGTTCTGTTATGATTTCGTCAAAAGAAATCTTTTTATTACTTGGTATTCTTTTTTGTCGAGTTCTTTTCCGGTGACACTCTATCATAAAATTCTTCATCGAATTGGTAATCCAAGTACCAAAAATACTTTTTTCTGGATCATATAAATGTAATTTTGATGATATCCTACCTAAGAATTCCATAGCCATATCCTCAATCTCTTCGTTATTGTAGTTGTTGTTACCGTACCATTTTATCGCGTTAGTGAAGAAAATAGGTTTATATGTTTTGAACAATGTTGTAAAAGCTCTTGTGTCTCCATTTAAATATTTTTTAACCAACTCTTTTTCATCACTATTATTTTGTTTAGAATCTATATTATTTTTCATCTTAAAATGGTAATTTTTCTTCTGGTAAGTTAAATATTTTGCGTATCTTTTTCTTTCTATCCATTGCAGTAAATTTTGGGAATATATTTTTGAAGATGTGACAAGTGGAAAGTACTTCTATGGCGTTACCCAGCCCTTCTTCCCATAAATTTCATCGGTTTCTTTAATTCGAGCCTTCATTTCTTCAAAAGTAAGTCCCTCAGTTTGTTTTTCTGGTATTAATAATTCTACTTCTAAATCAAGGTTATGATATATCCCATTACCTATCTCACGTTTGTTTGCAACAACACAGTCAACATCATACTCATATAATAAAGTTAATACATTTTTGAAATCACATTCATATACTGGTTTACCATCAAGTGATGAATATCCTTTGAACGCAAACTTCTTATGAAATATTAACTTATCAGTTTTGTATAAGCTTTTATATTTCTTAGAAGCTTCGTATCTTTCAAGTATTTCCTTTGTTTCAGTCTTAACATAGTCTTCTTGTTCAAATTCCTCAGTACATCTTTCTTCATTAATCTCATTAATAAGAACTTTAGTTACCCAATCACCAATGTTTAAGTCCATTGAATTACAATACTTTTTTATAGATGAGTGTGTTTGGGCACTTATGGTTATAGTCTTAGGTTTATTCTTTTCCTTCAACTTTCTATCCATCTCTTTCATCTTTTCCTTCATCTCAAGGATTTCTTCTTCTGTTATATCATAATTATCTAGGTTATTTAATAACCCATCCATTTCATATCCTAATTTATTCTTAATCATAATAATTATTTATATTTTAATTATATATCTAATAATTATTTTCCTCTTTACTTGTCATTTTTCTTTAAAGTGTTTCATCCCATGTTCATCTATGTGAGAAACTTCAAACTTACCATCCTGATAATCTTTTAACATCTTTGGTTGGTAATCTTCTAATAGCTTACCTCTTGTAACTTCCCATCCATTTGATGGTAGTGTATCTTCTTCAAAATAAGTATACCTAATCATCCCGACAGCATTAGGGCCCAAGTCCTTAAAAGAACCGTCTTCCATTTCAGCAACGAACTTACCATCGCCTGTATGTCTGTATATTAAATTTAAAGTCTTTACATTTTCAGTTAATAATTCATCTCTAACTCGCATTATTGCTTCTCCAAGCCAGTTTGTTCCCCTCCACTTGGTCTTGTCAAGGATATCAGGGTCAGTCTCATGCATTCCAATCCCCCAAATAGAGTCTTCTGGTGATGCTTCTACAATTTCTCTATCACCATAAGTTTTTAACTCTTCAAGCATGAATGAGTTTTGTGTGAACTTAGCATAGTTAGCTTCATAAACATATTCTTTACAAACTTCTTCCCACTTATCTTTGTCAAAACCTCTAACTTTTCTTCCTAAAGCTTTTTGCTCTCTGGGGTTATTGGTTCTCATTATAGCATTTTCTACATCTTCATCTTCAAATAAAGAAGCTTTCTTATACATCATATACTGTTCTGCACAAGTATATTTTTGTCCATCAATTTCAAATTCAGATGCGGCCCATTGGCTGCAGATTCCACCCCAAAAAAATACGTATTTATCTGTTATCATATCTATTATTTATTTATTTTTTACAAAACGCTTAAAAGATTATTACCCCAACCCTCTAAGTTCATTATTAATTCTTTTTGAATCAAACTTCGCTTGAAGGGATTCAAACTCTCGACCTGACGAAACAGGTTGTAATCCGATTAGGTAGTTTACTAATGATTCTTCACTAGGCTTTCTACCCATATAATTAACAAACATATCCATACTTGGCAGAGATGAGCCCTTACTCAAAAATTCTTCATAATACTTATCACTATCATCATTTTCTCTAAATTTTAAGAAAGTATCAACTGAAAGAACTTCTGACCATTTATAAGAGTAATACCCTGCTGAGTATCCACCAGCAAAAATATGACTAAACCCACATTGCCATTTATTACCATCAAAAGATTCCAATCCAAAATCTTCTATTATCTTATCAAGTGTTGATTGTACATATTCCTTTGACGTATCATCTGATTGGAAAATTGTCATATCGAATTTACCATTCTTCACTTGTCCTATGATTCCATTAGCTGCTCTGTATGTTCTTAAATCGTTAATCTTTTTAATGAACTCATCCGGTATTATTTCACCAGTTTCATGGTGTTTACCAAATTTCCTTAATACATCTCCTTCATAAACAAATAGTTCTAAAAATTGAGAACTCCACTCAACAGCATCCCACTCGATACCACCTATACCAGCGTATGTGAAATCTTCCACTTCTGAACAGACGTGTTGTAATACATGTCCCATCTCATGAAATAGTGTTTCTACTTCATAGTGTGAAAGTAATGATGGTAACTTATCAGTTGATGGTGTGAAATTGCAAGTTATATAAGCAATTGGTAAAACCTTTTCACCATTTTCCTTTACATAACCAACTTCTGAATTATTCATCCAAGCACCGGATCTTTTATCATCTCTAGATTCTAGATCGATATAAACTCTTGAATGTTCTTCACCATTACGTGTTATATCATACACAGTAACCTTTTCATCCCAAACATAAGTATCTACTTTAGTAAATTTAAGCTTGAATTTTTCATACAGAAAGTCAAATAAACCATTTAACACCATTGATTGTTCAAAATATGGTTTCAAATCTTCTGACTTAAAATCATAAACACTTTCCTTATATTTATTTGTGTAATAACCTTTATCCCAAGAGTTTAAATGTGTTACGCCATACTTTCTTTCAGTGAATGATAATAATTCATCATCTTCTTTTGACTTAATAGGTAAGGCGATTGTTGCTAACCTATCCAAAAACCCAACTATTTCATTTGGACTATCAGCCATTTTTGTTAATATCGATATCTCAGCGTAATTTTTATATCCTAATATTTTAGCCTTTTCGTTTTTAAGAGTTAATATTTTTTCAATAAGTTCTTCATTTTCAGTAGCTCTTGTTGATAATGCTTTGGATAATTTCTCTCTTATATCTGTGTTAGATCCATACTTTAAGTAAGCTGAGTATGATGGTGCTTGTAAGGTAAATTCCCAATGATCAGTATCCTCTTTTACATGTCTTTGTAATTCATCATCAGGGAACTCACTAACATCTTCTGGATTTTTTACTTCTAGTTTGAAATCCTTTGTAGCTTTTAGTAGGTTTGTAGAAAATGAATCAGATAACTCAGATAACTCTTTGCTAATTTCACCAAGCCTTTTCTTAATTGAATCTTCTTGACCAATACCCTTTAGTTTGTTACTAAGCAATGATTGTTCGATTACTATGCGCTGACTTGGGTTAAGATTTGTTTTCGAAACCTCCAATAATGCTTGATGAATGTCATCTCGTTGACCTATCTTTGTGTACCAATCACTCATAATTGGTAAGCTCTCAGTTTCAACACGTTGTGTATCATCAGTATTCTTAACTGAATTTATGTGTGATAGATAAAAGTAATGATTGTTTATATCTTCATAAGCCATGAAATATGGCTTTAGGAAAGTATCATATGTTTTATTATCAATTTTTAACAATTCATTTATTACTAATTCTGACTTATTTAATATACTCTCAAGTTCTGATATATATGTTTCTAAGTTTGGGTATTTAAATTCTGGGTATTTATACATTTTCATTTGAATATTTTTTTAATTTTCTAACTCTTCTATCTCTATGTTCGGGTCTGTCTAGAACCTCTGGTATATCCTATGATTTTCGTCTTCCTTTCTCTCTTCTTTTTCCCCACCACATTATAACCCAATACTTATAAGTTTATCTTCTCTTATATGTGTTCTCATCATAGATTCTAGTTTTTCAAAACGGTTTAATTCCTTTTTAAGTAATCCTTTTATTTTAATATTATGATTCTCATCTGTATAAGCGTAACGCTTTTTAGCAATTAAATAAAAATAATCTACATCAACAATTTTATATGGTAGTTCTAACTCATCTATTAGTTTTTTAACATCTTGGCTTAACCCATTTAAAATAATACTATCAGTGTCTATATAAATAATTTCATTATTATTTTTGTATAAAAGTTCTTTGTAAAAATGGTGTAAGTAATCACACACAATATTAGCACCATTTTGATTTCTTCGAAAAACCCTACTCCATATCGAGTTGAAAACGTATCTCCAATTAGACATATCAGATTCTTCTACATCTTCCTTAATACTTAATAAATATTTTATTGATTCTATATTTACCTTCTCATCAGGTATAAGTCCTTCATCATCCATCTGTATCAAAACACGATTATATAAGTGTGTGAAGTCTATACGGACTACATCACTATGTATCTTTAATAGGTTGTATCTGGGGTTATTAACATAACAAGTTATGTGGCCTTGTGTTTTATTTAGATTAATTTCATCAAGATATCTTTTTACCATTGTAATGGGTTTACCATATTAATATATAGATTTATATATGAAATACTTAAAAAGTTTTAATGAAAGTGTTGGGATAAGTGCAGATGAAATGGATAATATCAATGATATCTGTTTGGATCTTATTGATTTAGGGCTACAATATCGTATAATATCATCAACAATGGATGGTGAATCTTTAACAGGTCATTTGTTTGTTGATTACAATCAACAAACTTCAATGCATTCTAAATCAGGTATTTATAATGATATGATGATTGAGATATATGATAAGTATGATATTTCTTCTGGTGCTGGGAGTGACTCTGGTGATATAAAAATAACAGAAGAATTGATAGATATTATTATGAGACTTGATGAATATTTAGATAGTGATTTAAGGTTTGGAGCATTTTATCAAAACTCCGCTTTTAACGTTGATTATACAGAAATGGGTGTGTGTGATTTAGATATAAATCTAGAAAAACTAGAGAATATTTCTGAATTCGATAGTGGTTATTTTAAGATATCACAAATAGATATAAAAACAAAAAAAACAAGGCCTCCGATTAGAATTTCATCGGGATATTACACAGAGAGTAAAGTAGAATCACCTCAGTTTGGTCTGGTAAGATTTACCGAACGGAAGCAACATTTGTTTTCGGACACCCACTTAAATCAAAACTTCCGGAACACCGAGAAATCTGAGTTAAGAAGAGATCTTGATGATATTTGTATTGAGTTTATTGATAATGATGTTGATTATGAGATTAAAGAGGGTTATTTCATACCATTCTATATTAATATAGATACAATTAATATGAGGGATGAGGTTGATAGAAGTGGATCACTTGATTTACCAGAATGGTTCGGTGAAGTAGTTAGAAGACTAGATGCTTATATGACAACTCTTGGTTATGAGTTATTCATCTCGGTCGCAACGGCATCCTTTCAAAATAAATGGGCAGATATGAAATCAATAGATGAGTTAATGAATTGCCATTATCACAGCTTCAATATTAGATTAAGATTTAAGATATGAAATATTTAGAAACATATAAATTATTTGAGAAATCAAAATATCCTCAATTTCCTCAAGCAATCCTCTTGGATTTATTTGATGATATCAAAGATATTTTATTAGAAGTGGAGGATTTAGGTCTTTTCATAAATAAGAAAATTACACGATCGAATCGTGGGGTTGATAGAATATTTTTTCAGATAACACCAACCAAGGATGGTAGTATGTCTGGGAAATTTGAAATAACAAAAGAACTATCTGATTCTTTATATAGAGTTTCACAATATGTTAAGTCAAAGGGTTGTAATTTTTGCACATATGAGATACATCTAAGTGGTAATGAATGGTACCAATTAAGTAGTTCAGATATTTTGGATTATATTGGGACAGAAGTTTGGTATATTGATATAAACGTAACTGATTGTAGTCTAAATGAGTCTATTACAAATATAGATAATAATGATGTCGGTGGTGATGTTGAGAGTATGTTGTATGATATGGAAGATTTGGGATATGGTTATATGGTCACCCCAAGTAGGGAAAGAAGTATGCCATCCAATGGATTTACAAAATATGGTATAGGTGTACTTCTTTATAAAAGAGGACAAAATACTATTCTATTAGATGATGTCGATTATAGAATCAACCAAATAAAGGATATAATTAAATATGATGTTGAAAACATTACAATTAGGTTTAGCCAACATAACAAAAGAGGGACATTTAGTTACCCACCTCATCCAGAGAAATTAAAAAGCTTAGATGATTTCAATATAAAGGGTTTATTAGATTTTTTAGATAAACATTTTCCTAACGGAATAAACAATAACACTTCACACAAATCGAGAGAAGAAGCAAGAAACCCATCTTTTGATCCAAATGGATCAATCCCAATAGAATTTCAAGTACTTGATAATGGTATGAATGAGTGGAAAGAAGAATTTTCATATGTTGGTAAGAAAGATGGTGAATATAAATTTAAATCTGAAATGCAGTTTGATGATTTTGAAATATCTATATCGGAATCAGATTTAGAGACTGATGTTAGACCAGTCGTAAAAGAAATAAGTATGAAATTTATAAATGAAGTACCTGATTAAATATAAAATATTTGAGGATATAACCAAAGAGGAAGAGTCAATTATAATTGATGACCTTAATGATATATTATGCGATGCTCGTGATCAAAATCTAGAGGCTACTGTAACTTCTGAAAGAAGGGGTGAAGTTATTGGTGATAGCTTAAGAGTTGAAATACACGGTATTTTTAATGAGGATCACGTACAAGATTTTTCCGTACCAACATTTAGATTTGGTGATGTTTTCGATGTTATATACAGATCAAATGAATTCTTAAAGACATATTCATATATAATACAACCAATATTTGCTATTAAAGTTCATGTGGGTGGTGGTAAACGTAAAGATGATGATAGTCAATTCATAAAAATAGATGATTTAGAAAGGTACTCAAATAAAGAATGTTCTCATGTATCACTTTATTGGAGAATACCAATCTCTTATGAGGAAATGACTAAGCGTTTAAGAGGAAACTCGGATGATTAATTCATCATCATCAGGTGGTAACTCTATCACAGAATAAACTATTATTTTGCCCCTCTCTTTAATGAATTTAAGATCTCCAAAATAACCAGCATCTTCTGCTTTTTGTTTATAATGGTCATAAACTTCATCAAAGTTAACCTCAAATACTCTAGTCTTCTCGGCTCCTATTTTGTGTAATCTAATACCATCACTCATACACTTTAATAATATTATCTATAACATCGCCCCTTTTATCACGGATTATTTTATTAAGTTTATTTATTAAAATCTTGTTTGTTTTATACATAATTTTTATATTATGTGTTTCCCCATCAAAGTTATCGAGTATAATCATTTCCATTTTTGTGAAAAATTCATTATTCCTATAACTTGGTGAGTGTGAGTGTAAGAATGTGGTCGAAATAAAAGTAAATCTATTATCGAAATGTTCTTCTACATATTTAATTATTCCTTTATATCCTGACATTCACATTCCTTTATTTTGTCTGTTACGTATTCTGTATATTGTACTGTCTTATCAAGTTCTTCAACCAGCGCATCCATATTTTTTATAATATCCGAACTAACAAAATCTAAATCATTAATCTTATTTTTTATTGATTTGTAATGTTCCGCCACGTTCTCACTAACTATGAGTAAGTCTTCGTTTAATAATAAGGTTAGCTTTTTATCTCTGCTTTCATAGGTTGATTTCCAAATTGATTCATTTTTATCAACCTCTTTGATTAAGTATGAGATATAAATACCTTCTTTTGACGATAAGAAATCGTACATTTTAATTTTCTTCATCTAATATTTGATTTAGTTTTTTATCTCTAACCACTGGTAAAGATTGTTTGTATAAATTTTCTACCATTTCAACTGGGTCGAATCCGGTTTGAAATTGATAGTCTGTTATATTTTCTCTTGTTATTCCTAAATTAATACCTTTATAAATTACTTGGTGTTGTTCGTTATAAGTTATATTATCATGCATATCTTTTAGTTTAATTCTCATCTAAAACACCTTCTAATTTAGATTCTCTTAACAGGAGTTCCTGTTCGGATTGCAATTAATAATTTATAAAGTTTGTTTATTTCCTTTCGTGAAAATTCATCTGACCAATTATCATAAGCAACAATATTTGCTACTAAGTTTGATAACATTTTTTTATAATTCCTCATTACCATAAATTAAATTTCTTTGTCTTTGTTCATTCTAATATTTCTTTTATTTTACCATCTCTTATATCAGATTTTGATATAAGTATTCGATTAAAGTGTAGAGTTTCTATAACCTCATCTACTTTCTTCCCATCACTACTTCTGCTATACCTACCTTGGTATATTTCCATATATTCTTTGATAAGTTTTCTAGTAGTTGTGTGGATGTACATCGCACCAAACCCTCCCTGATTTGATGATGGGTTGTCATTTTCATGTGAAGTTAATTCATTAAGTCTTTTAAAATCTATTATATAATCCGATTCCATTATTTGTATATTTGTATATTTGTATATTTATACTTATATTTGTATAATTGTTTTGAATTTTGATAAACATACTTAAAACCTTAGATTAAAATATTATATATACTCAATATGAAAAATGAGATTGTAAAAGCATACAAGATATGTCTTCTAACAAAGAAGATTAATAAGATTAGAAAAAGTATTCCTGAATATCATTTTGCTTTGTATGATCGTAATAGAGATTATCACAAAGGTAAACTTGACACCGATTCATTAATGGTGGATTTCAAAAAAGAAAAATATTCTGAAATTTTTTCTATTAAAAGAGAAATTGTTAAATTGAAGAATCAATAACGTAAACTTAGTTAGTTTTATATATTTGATTTATTTTAATAAGCATTTTAATACCCAATTCACTTTCTATAATAGAAAGAAAGGCTCTTGCTTCTTTTCTAGTTTCAAAAAAGAATCTTCTGGATAATGTTCTTTCTTGTTCTTGTTCATGTTCAGTACCTATTAGTCTTTTAAATTTAAGGTTTACCCTATTGATTGGTGATCCATCTAATTCTATATCATCCTTGATAAATTTCTCATTGTTAAATATAATCATCTCAATTCTTTCGTCACTTGTGGTTGATGATTTAAACTCAACATCGATTCTAAATACTAACTCACCTTCTGGTAATGATCCAACCCCATATTCATCTTTGGTAATACCGGTGATATAATAGATATCATTATTTATATGAAATGGTCTTGGGTCAAGATAATCAACATCAACTCTTTGTTGATCATCTACATATTTCCTAATATTCTTAGCTCTTGTTGGATGTAATCCTTCTAGCTTATCAGCAGCTGATAAATATGTACTTGTTTTTAATTCAAAAAATTTATATTTTTTTAAAAATTTCATAACTTATATATTAAAACCTCATATAACAATTGTATATTTTTAATATATAAGGTACATAACTACAAATTAAACATAATAAAAAATGAATAAAATAGTATTAGTACTAATACTGTTGATATCAACAATTGGATATTCTCAATATGATTCAACAGAATGGTTTATGCCTGATAAAAAAGTTGTTAATATACAACTTAAAGCTGCTCCTATGAATGATGATTGTTCATCAGCATCAATACTAGTTATTGATGCTGGTTTAAATTGTACAGGAACAACATTTGACGCAACTTTACAAGTTGGTGAATGTTATACTAATTATGGTGGAGGATCAACTGAACATTCTGTTTGGTATAGTTTCACAGCAAATAACGATTCTCTAGTATTCGCTTTTAATAAGATTAATTACACTAATTGTGTTAGTCCACATATTAGAATATATGATGCTAACTTAGGGTGTTTACCTGTGTGTGGTACTGAAATTTATAATTATTTACATAACGGGGATCCCGGACAAAACACGATGCTCACCAGTCTTACTATCGGAGCAACATACTTAGTACAAGTCGTTGATTTGTATTGTGGAGGACCAAATGATAGACACACAGAATTTTGTATTGGTGTTTTTAGTCCCTTGGTTAATAATATTTCTAGTGGATCAGCTGGTATAGATTCTTGTGGCCAAACATACAACGGTACTAATACCGGATACACACCAGAAGATTTAATATCAGGTGGTGAAAATTTAGATGGTAATATTGGAACAACTTGTCCAACATGCACACCGGGAGATGATGTTCCTTATGTGGTTAACAATAGTTCTTGGTTTAGTTTCTGCACAACATTGGCAGGGGTTTATAACATAGACTTTAGTGGAATAACAAACTGTGTTAACCCGTCTCCTAACTATGGATTACAGATGACAATATTTAGCGGAACTGCAAATAATCTAACATTTATTGAATCTGCTCCGAGTCCATCAAATCCAGGATCTAGTTGGTCCTCTAGCAATTTCAATGTAGCAGCTGGTGAATGTATCTTCTTAGTTGTTGATGGATTTGCTGGAGACCAGTGTGATTATCAATACATACTTAATAATATATCAGGTGGTTGTAACTTAGCCCCATTACCAATTGACTTAGTTTTTTTTAATGGTGAATTGATAATCGGTACTAGCGGCCGACAGGGGTTATTAAAATGGGTAACTGCCACAGAAATAAATAATGATTATTATAATATAGAAAGATCAATTGATGGATATAACTGGGAAACTATACACACTCTTAGTGGTGCTGGTAATTCAATAATGACGAAAAGTTATAAATATATTGATGTGAGTATAAAGAGAGGAGTTAATTATTATAAATTAACACAGTTTGATTTTAATGGTTTATCAAAAACATTTGATATAATAACAATAAATAATGAAATTAAAGAAAGGAAATTGATTAAAGTATTAAATTTTATGGGACAAGAAGTTAATGAATATTCTGAGGGATTATTACTTTATCATTATTCAAATGGAGAAGTGATAAAGATGGTAAGTCAATAACCACAATTTTATTCTTCATTCTTGTGTTTCATACCAAAATAAGTACCAATTATACCAATAAGTCCTGTTATTGTTACTTGTAATAAATTAATTACAGAATCATCAACCGGTCTATTTTCGTTTAATGCAACAAAAAAATCACCTACTACGATGAATCCCAATAGAACTAATATTCCTAGAACTAATGTATAAACTATCTTATTTTTCATAATATTATTTTACCAACCTACTAATTCATTGATTGCTTCTTGTATAGCCTCGTGAAAAGCCATATCGTGGTCACTATCACCTTCATCATAACCAGTATCAGCCGCAGATGAATCTACTTCGTTAGTAAACTCATGAATAGATTTTCTAAAATCTTCTTTTAACTTACCATAAGCTGGTAGTTGTTTTAGTTTATTCAAAACCTCTAAGTCAGTAGATGACTCATTAAATGATTTTATTTTAGATTCTCTGATACCCAATTTACTTTTAAATTTAGAATATGGGTGAGAACTATCAATATTCATTTTTTGAGTCGATAATAATTCATTTTTGGATTTCATTAATTCATTCCATATTTTTTCAATATTTGAACTACTTATTTCAACATCCAATCTTTCCCCTTCGCTAATTATCTCAATCACAAAACCATCATTACCATCATCCATAGAAACCAAATTCTTAACTACCAATTGAATAAAGTTTTTAAGTTTATATTCTGGACTATTTTCAATTCCTGTGTGTGGGTGTGAGGTTTTGTCAGTATTTAATTCAACAGATAATATACCCTCTGGGTTTTCTTGTGTTGCTTTTTGATACTTTATAGAATCCAAATCGTTTCGGCGTATGAATTTTTCGGTGTTGGATTTTATCATATCAATCAAAGATTTTGTTATTTTATATTCATCAGTATCTCTGCCCATTAATTTATTCCAAGCACTTTTAATACCTAAATTAAATTCCTCGTTTGTTTCCTCTTCCATCGATTTTAATGTATCATCAATGATGTCTGGTGTCAAATCATCCATCTTTCTAGTGATGTTGTTGAATTTTAATTTAGAGTTCTTAGGATACTTCTGTGTATCTGGTGTATTAGGTTTAATAGACCTTCTAACTTTCTTCAACTCTTCTTTTTCTTTTTCAAAGTTATTACAGTAGTCACCAAAATTAGCTACTTTTGTGTTTGTGTTGTATCTTTCCATAATTTTACATTTTTTTAATTATTCGCATTGCTGTTTTTATATCTTCTATTAAGTTAGGCATCTTCGAAGGTTCTATATAATATCTATCAGTTAAGTATCTATATGAATAATCAGAACTACGTCTGAATGAGTAATCCATATGATATGATAATTTAGATAGTGAATATCTATCAGATCTAACAATATTCTTCATACTCATTATCTTTTGATATAAAATTTCTAAATCTTCAATTGTTTCAAGCTCAAAACTATTTATTTTATCATAAATGACTAAACTTAATTCACTTAAAAGATCTAATACTTCAATATATTCTTCCTTATCCTCTCTTTTTAACCTATCCTTAACCTCTTTTAGAATGTTAGTTAAATCCTTATTATTATCGACGCTTTGCTTAAAAGAATATTTAATATTATCATTCAATTCTTTCAAATATCTTTCTTTACGATCATCAGGACTCTTTAATAAAAGTATATAACCTTTTAGAATTGTAGATATATAACGATCTGTATGTCCTTGTCTTAAAAAATATACTAAATTTCTATATCCTAATAATCTTTTTATAACCTTTGGTAGGTTAGTTACATCTTTACCATCAACTTCTAATCTAGAAGCTAATTTTTTAATATATCTTTCTATATTTTCTTTTTTAATTTCATCATCACTCATAAAAGATAAAGCTCCAACTTTATTATCCTCTCTTCCATGTTTGGTGTGTGTTCTAGTTTGAAATTCAGACTTTTTCAATTTCCCAAAATCCATAACAATAGCAAAGTGAGAATCTTTAATAAAACGCTCAATATTCCTACCATTCGAATTTATACCCCTATAATTAAAAGTGAGTCCTGTGTTCCAAGTATATGGATCAGCTTCTGGTTCTGCATCATCATTATCCATATTATTAAGACTAACTGGTATTAACCATTCAAAATCACCATCACCAATATCCCAAGAATAACTTGATATTTTTTTCCATACCCTAGAACTTGTATTATTAGGAATACCACCATTCATCTTTGGTTGTATAGCATATACATCTCTTCTTTCTGAAAGAATATAAGCATACATCTCTTCACCATTTATCTTTATATGTATATATTGTCCGGTTTGTAAAGTTCGGGCTCCTCCTGATCGATAAATTTTTTCACCAGATACCGTATATGAAGATGATGTTTGTGGTAATGGAATATCAGACCCCGAAGAACTACCACCATAATTTCTAATGATACCATCCACACAAGTAGTTTCTATATATTTACCATCTTTATTAAACCAAAATTTAACTAACTTAGGCTCGCCTCGTTTAGGCTTAACACCAGTACCATTACACACAGGACAAGAGACAGCTCTAATTCGACTACCCCATCTTCTTCTAATTTTACCTTCCTTACAAACTTCTCCAGCAATAGCATATTCTGGGAACTCTTCAGAACTTGTAGCTACACAAGGTTCATCTTTTATCGTATCAGCCTTTTTGAGCGCTGAGTTGAATGGTAAATATTCAAAATACTCATCTGATAATTCAGAATAAGGGAAATCAATTATATTACATATTCTTTTTATTTTATCTAAAAAGACATCTTTGTCTCTTTTCGAATCGATATATCCAAGTGTTTTAGATAACTTATCAGATTTAAAAGCTTCAAATATTTTTATGTGTTTTAAATATCTCATATTACTGGTCCTACTATTTCAACTCTCATTCTAGATTTCAATGAATTAACAAATGCTTTAGATTCTTTATCACTTAATAAATCACCTGATATAACAAGTTTTTTAATGTTTTTTAAATTTGATAATGTTGATTTTAATTCTTCTAATGAGTCTAATGTATAAATCATATGTAACTCTTCGAGATTTTCGAAAACAGAAATATTCAAATTATTAGCATCACAACTAACAATTTGTAATTTATCTATATTTTTGTTTATCTTACTTATATCTTCTAATACCTTGTTATCAAATTTACATTTATCAAAGGCAATAGCATTTGTTTTAATATGTGAGAAATTTTTCAATGTATTAATTTTCAAATATTTGAACTTTACCCACTCCAATTTAATATCAATATCTAACATATTTTCTGGAATATCATCAGTCTCAATTATCAATTCTTTAATCTTAGCATTTGGAGCTATTTTAACTTTACTCCAATCATAATTTCTGTTTAAGTGAAGTGTTTTGGTGTTAATACCTATATAAGGCCTCTGTTTTAATCGAATTCTATCCATATAAGGTTCTTTTATATCTTTATCAGTCTCGATATCAATATCTGGTGTATAGTAATAGTCCCTAGGATTATTCTCACTTTTTTTATTCTCACTATATTTTGTTATAATTTCATCAAAGATATCTTTCATCCTATCTGGATAAGCTCTATCAAAATATATTTGAGGCTCTTTACCATCACTCTCATCATAAGTTTCGATATTTCTAATTATCATTCTTGTCAATGGTAAAAATTCAGATATCTTTTTATCATTCCAAAATAAAGGAGTATCAAATATTAAATAAGCTGGCATACTATTAGGATCAAATACATTAGCTAATAACTGGCTTCTATATCCACCATTGTATAAATGTTGACAAGATGAATAAAACTTAGATATTGACATATTTAATATGTCTTTTGGGTTATGTGATATAGAAAGGTACATATCTCTATTAAATATCTCAAAATCAGCCTGGTAATCATTACAATGATCTGAAGCATAACTTTTCAAATTTTGAATATCATTTTGATTAAATGTATCTGTTTGTACTTCATCACTTCTAAAACATCTATTATAATCAGATATAAATGAATTAATATTAACTAAGTTAGTTGAGAATATAGGAGATCCCGGTTCTTTCTGTATTTTAATCATATTACCACTATCATCTCTCATTGGTCTACCATTCTCATCCTTCTGAATCATCTCAGAAGAGTTTGTTTCATTTACAGAAAGTTTTCTGAAAACATTGTCAAATAGTAAAACAATTTGGTCTATCGTAGGCTTTTTAATATCAAATTCCTTAAATATAACACTATACTTTTCTTTATCTCGATTATTGATTAAATCAAAATCAATTGATTGTGAAATAATCTCATTAAATTTATCTGGTAAATTTTCAAATAACTCAAATATATTACTCATATTACAATCGAAGAACTCTCCAAGTACTTTTAACTTATCTTCTTCTTCTAATTTCCACTTACCTTGTTTTATTTTATCAGTTGCAGCTACTTCTTCATAATCAAGATATCTCTCACTCCAAGAACTAGCGACTTCCTTTGATTGACTAGGGTACAAAACGTCTCGAAGTTTAGCTTCTTTTAAGAATTTATTTCGGTCCTTTATCCACTTCATAATTTTATTATTTATTTGATATCTTTATATATTAAAATGATTTTATCAAAATCTTTTATCATTCGATTTTTTTCACTATATTTGTTTAAATGAATATATTCACAAAGACAAGGATAAAGGAGATTCTAAATAGGAAAAAAGGATCGAAGGAAATCATTGGTTATAATCTAACTGATAAGGATTTACTTATATCTATTTTAACCAAACGGAAAAAGAGAACTATAAAGTATAAAGTGAATAGAAGTCTTGTATCAGATGAAGAATTATTAAAAATTCTTTATCGAAAAATACCTGGAAATATAGAATATCACTTTAAATTAGAAATTAGAAATGCCGAAATTAGAAGACTTATCGATTAACGATAGTGCCATAAAAAGAATAGTACACAGACACATCGAGTCTGAAATTGCTCCAACATTTAATAGACAAAGTAGATCTATTAAGTTAATACCATTTAATATCAATATTGTTAAATATAGAGATAGTACATCGATTGGTGCTGATGGAGTTGATAATAGACTTGCTAGTGCTAATTTCAAGAGCATACTCAATCCAAGTATTTGGATAGGATATACTATGAAGATTAAATCATCTTCTTTCCCAGATAAATTTGAAGAAATAGTTAAGTCAGTAAAAATATCATACAATGATTATATAACTGAGAATAGAAATCAAAAGATTAAGTCTCTTGGTGTGACACTTGGTGATAAGGTTAGAAAGAATATAAATGAATATATTGGATTTGATTCAGATGAATTATTCCCAATAAATTCATTAGTCAGAATATTTGGAGGATCTGTTAGGGATAGTATTTCTGATAGAGAGATACACGATGTTGATATAATATTAGGATCAGGTTCACTAGATTATGTAGAGAATATACTAACACAAAATGGGTATAAATATATGGAATCTTTAACACCAAAGGATTTATCATCCATATATACAGATATAAAAATTATAAACGAACCACATAGTTGGGTTAAAGAAGATAAAATAATACAATTGATAAGACCAGCGGGCGGTCTTCTGAAGACGCGAGAAACCACACCTGGGTGCGAGCAAAAGAGACGGGTAATTGGCTTGGCCAATATTTTGATACATGCTAGTGATGCTCTTAAAGAGATACAAAAACCAGAGATTAGAGAAAGTATTTACAAAAAATCATTCATTGATTTGATACGAAATGTTGATATAAGTTGTTGTGGTGTTTCTTATGATGGAGAAAAGGTATATGAGAACTACGAGAGTGCTGTATCACATTGTAAAAATGGAATATTCATTATTAACAAAGAGGCTAAGATGTATTCTAATAAAAGGATAATACATAGAACAACTAAGCTAATAGGTAGAGGCTGGGAAGAAGTAAACCCAGGTGTTGCTACTAATCGTGATTTGAAAATAGACAAAATATTAGATGAAGATATATTAGATTATATACCAGAATATAAAGATAATATATAAACTATGTGTGATACTAAAAGATTTAGAATTGATGAATTAATAGAAGGTGTTGACTTCAATTGGAAGGAAGTTGATGGACTTAGAATAAGAGTTTTCACAAAAGAATATTTATTGATGGTGAGACCATCATGTTGCAAATCTGGTTGTATAAACTGTCCTTGGGACTATACAAAAAAACCCCTGGAATAATCCAAGGGTTTTTAATTTTGATTCTGAGTAGTTAATTAATTAACACTTTTCGATAAATCTGATCCTGCTTTGAAACGTGCCACCGTTTTAGCCGGAATGTCAATAGATTCACCAGTCTTTGGATTTCTTCCTTTACGAGCATCTCTATTAGATGTTGTAAAAGTACCAAACCCAACTAAAGTAACTTTCTCACCTTCACTAAGAGACTCTGTTATTGATGATAAAAAAGCATCAATAAATTCGTTTGACTTTGTTTTTGTGAGGCCTGTCTTCCCAGAAATTGAATTTACTAAATCTGCTTTATTCATTGCCGTTTTTGTTTTTTTGTTAACGATTAATTTCGTATAATTCTTATATCACCGATGTGGCTTATGTTTTAAAAAGTTTAATCTTTTTTTACTTTTTTTATCAAATATTTATCCTTACCTTTATAAAAAATATACAAATGAGTTGTAGAAAGCCTTGTAAACAGTGCCCTTGGACGAATAGTAACCCACATAGCAAAAAATTCCCAAGTTATGTTAAATCCATTGAAAATATTGGTAAAATACAAGACAAAAAACACGGTTGTCACATGATAACAAAGGACATATGGGGATATGAATCAAAAATTAATAATAAAAATATTTGTGTAGGAGCTAAACTTAGTTTCAAAAATTAATAAATATAATATGAAAGAAAATAGAATTTTACTAACAGAAATAACATTTACAAATCTTTGTAAATCAGGATTTATCACACAAAAGAGTCCAATGTATGGATCTATTGATGTACATATCACTAAAATTGATATGGAAGTTTTAACAAAAGGAGAAATACTAACAAAAGATGTTGGTGGTGAATTGTTCAAAATATTATTACAAAATATTGATATCGAACTAATAAAAGAAATTATAAAAAGATCTCCAATATTTTCAGAAATGTATTATACTATATAAATGAAAAATGGTAAATTTTTTGGTAGATTAATCGTTAGGATTATCGAGAAATTTGGTATCAATGTATTTGATAATCGATTTAGACCAAAAATAACCAACCCATCTTGTAAATTAATTAACCCATTTACTCTGATGATAAATTTTACTTTAGATAATACAGATAAATATCAATTGGTATTACAAGGAGATTATAAAGAATATTATAAAGAAGCCAAACATAAGCCAAACATTCCAGAAAATGAATTATTCATATTAATTAACCAATCACAAGACAAGTGGTATAAAAAATACTAATGAAATTAACTTATAATTTAATTGACAAAAATTTAAAAATTTATAATGAAGCTAGGGAAAAGTTCCCAATTATACTTGATTATGAAAATAAAACTATCAGTAGAGCAACAATGACGAAAGTTGGGTTAATAAACTTTGCGGATTTTCATGATTTTAAAATGAGATTAATTGATAAAGGATTTGAACCAATTATTAAAATAACTTATCGTAAGTTAAAACCACTTATAATAGAAAATACAATAACTGAAAGATTCAAAACTTATATAAAAAATCGACCACAAAAACAATTTATCGGAATTTTTAATAATTATAAAAAGTTTAACAGACTTTTGGAAGGTAGAATTATATCAAGAAATAGAAGAGGTGATAATAGATCACATGAAAGAATAGAAGGTTTAACCTACTCAATAATACCCATATTAAATTATTTAATATCAAATGATATTGAAGTATCATCTTCAATATTTACTAACACTTCACATCTCATAAATAATGACATTAGATGGTATATAAAAACAGAGTTGGAATATGATAATATTAAGATAAAGGAAATAGAATTGACAAAGGACTTAATAAATAATTTTATTGATATTATAGAAGTTTCAAAAATAGATTTCAGAAAATTAAATATTGATTATATAACAGATACATTAGTTACGAGATTTAAAAATCTTATGAAGATAAAAGTGGGCACTAATATAAAGTGTCAATCCATAAAAAACTACACTGGTTTCCATAAGCTTTCGAGTTTAACAGAGGGTAAATTTTATACTGTTGAAAATTCATATATTCAACAAGGACACTTAACAGTTATGATTCGTAATGATGTTGATAGATTAGAGTGGTATGACTATATTTTGTTTGAAGATATGGCCATAAAGAGAGAACAATTACTAGAACAATTACTATCAAAATGAGCAAGTTAATTGAAGTAAATACAAAGTAGATTAGTTGATACTGGATTGATCAGAATTATTTAGTTAGAATAGATGAATTGAATAAATTAGAGACAGTACGAAACTTCATATGCTATATTCTCATATTAAAACTAACACACTAATCGGGTCTTTATCAAAATAATATTCAAAAGTTTCTTTATTCATAAAACATCGTGTGCTTCTGTCACCAAGAATACATTTATTTTCCAGTCTAGAATCGATTATTAAATTACCACAGAATCTATTTGGTGATATTTCTAATATTTTCCTAACATCAGGACCCATTATTACCCAATCATCTTCTGATAAACCATATAATATCTCAGTAATAGGCTTATTATTATATTTTCTGAATAGTCTAAGAATTCCTTTTTGGTGAAAGTGAATATCTTTTTCATCACCATTTTCTAATAATTCTGACAATAAATCATTTTTAGTTAAATCAAATATTTCTTCTTTTTTAATTCTTTTGATTTCACCACCTTCTTTGAAGACCGATTCTGTTTTGAGTATTAGTGGATTTTCGGTTGTGTATGTGATATTATTGAATATATCCTCAACACAAACACTTTCCCAATTTAGTTCTGTAATCATAAGAGTTTTACTCCACAGAATCTATTTGTTTAATTCTTTCGGAATATATTCCCACTAATTTAGATTTAGTTTCATCACTCAGGGTTTTGTTTTCCGATATTAATAGATTATAATCTAGTAATGTATTTGTATTTGTTATTTTCAATGATTTAGCCTCAACTAAAGTTACCAACATATCCTCATCATCACCATACATTTCTAATAACTTATACATTTTACTTTTATTATTAAGTGATGCTCTTTCTTTAGTTAAAGATCTGATCTTATCATCAATAAATTCCCAGTCTCTAATTTCTGATTTAAGTGATTCTAATAATATAGTTTTATCACTCACTGAAACATCAGCTAACATATCAGCAATTGCTTCAGCTAACATTTCTTTACCAGAAATTTTAATTGTTCCAGCTAGATCATAGTTAATAACTGGACCATAAGTAGTAACAGATAGTAATCTATCCATCAAATCTATCATTTTATATTTAATAGAAGTTGATTCATCTACACCAACCTCTACTTTTGGTTCTTCACCAACTTTCTGATTTGTTATCTTGCTAAACTTTTTCATTATAATCTACTACAATTTAACATATATATTAAAAACATAATATCTAAACATGAATAAAGAAAAATTAAATAATTTGAGTAAAAAAGTTAAACCCTTTATCGTATATGTTGCTAGAATGGTTATAGTAGGACTTGTTGCATTCGCTTCATTCTACCAAGGTAAATTCACAGAAAGACACAAGAATGACGATGTGATAATTATAGAATCAAATGTCACTAAAGTAAATAAGGATGAAGTTAACATAGCTATTGATGAAAGTAATAACCTTATCATAATTGATAATGAGAGTGGTAAATACACAATCTATCAGGATTCAATTGGTCAAACTATATTCAAGTTATATGCCAAGAATATTTGGAGACCGGAGACAAAATAATGAATTTTTTAATAAAGTATTCATTATTCTTACTATCATTAATATTCTTATTCTCATATAATACAAAGGAGAGTGTTGTAATAGTGGAGAAATTAAATCTAGAACCTTCAAGAGGCGAAGTTAATATCCCAAAATCAATTATTATGTATGAGATGATTGAGAAGTATTCCGACATATATGAAATACCAAAGTATATAGCTTATAACGTAGCTTATCGAGAGACTCGATATAAAGGACCTTTCCACTGGAACTATGTTCCTGAGCAAGGTTCTTATGCTGGTGCATTAGGACCTATGCAAATAATGCCAGCGACCGGTAGAGCTATCTATAAGATAATGGGATTCGAGGATCAAATAACCAATGAAGATTTAAGAAATAATATCGAACTTAATGTTATGTTGAGTATGAAGATATTAAGAAGAGCTTATGATAAACATGGGAATTGGGCTATTGTTTGCGGTAAATATAATACTGGTAAAGTAATGATTAATGAATATGCTCGTTACTGCGCAAGTCATAATAACTATAAAGATAAGTGGGTTTATTACGAATAAAAAAACCGAATCAAATTATGATTCGGTTTTTGTATAAATTTAATAGTGATTAAATTTTACTTTTATAGTCTTGAACATCTGTTCTAACTTCCTGTGACATTTTCTTAACTTCCTGCATCATTTTACGAATACGCGTGCCGGCTGTCTTATTCCCGCGTACGAAGAACTTATCAAAGTCATCTTTTAGATTGTATTTCTTACCATCAATCTCAACTTCTTCTGTTAATAACTTAACCAAAGAGTCATATTTGTCTTGATATTCCATAATTTTTTCTTTATTTTTTTGTATATATTAAAAAAATGTGGTTTCTTAGTCGTTTTTAGTAGTTTTTGATGATAATCTCTGTTGTTTCCTTATTACCTTTTCGAGAGACTTTATTATAATCAAACGATAGGACTTTATAATTATATCCATCAGATATTAATTTATCTAACATCCAACAAGTCTTATTATCATGGTTTAGAACACCAGATACCATAAACGAAGATCCAGACTCATCTATTAACTTTAAGTAATCATAAAGTCTTAAATCATCATCTTTCTTCCAAAAAGCATTGTATCCAGCTTCGGATATCTGCTTTTTACCCATTGTTCCATCAACATTCTTTATACGTCCGTATGGTGGGTCACAATAAAACATAATCTTATCTGATGATACTTTTATATCATCGAATGTCTTTGATGAGAACTTTATATTTTCTTTATATTTTCTGATGTGTTCGGTGAACGCCTCCACTTTTTTATCGGTGTTTGGATTCCATCCTCTATTACCATAACTTTGGTTATATTTGAATTTTTGATTAAACCTCATCATATTATTAGTTGATGATAACATCAAAGCCCATAGTTTATCAGGAGTTGGATTCTCGTTATAATCACTCCTAAGAGCTCCAAACCCCTCTGGGTTGGATTTACCTGGGCAAAGTGATTTAGTCGATGAAATGATGTCATTGGACTGTAATAGAGAGTCGTGTACCCCTATAAGGTCACCAATTATATCATTTGCTATTATTTTTTCATATTTATCTAATACATTAGTATAAACTGACCCGCCACCTGCAAAGACATCAACAAAATAAGGTTTTGTATAATCAAACTCAGGTAGTATTTGTTCTAATAATTTAAATTTAGATCCGGTGTAATTGAATGGTGTTTGTATCATATAAATTCTCTTGATGGTTCTCTCAAAAACAAATTAATCTATATTAAAGTGAGATTTCAACACATCAAACGATAAATCTCTTGTCTTATTAATATATCTTGATGACCCACTTGTTTTTATTATATCTAAACTGTTTATAATCTTTAAGAAGTTAATCATATCTCTAGGTAAAACAATCATACCATTAACTTTACACATCTCAATCATTGCTTTATTGGATGGTAACTTCTGACTATTAAGAGCACTTTCAGGATAAACGACTTTAAGTATTTCTTCGTACAACATCCACTTTTGGTAATTAGGATCTTTATCGATTCTATCTCTAAACTCTCTATATGATCTAAATTTATAATACTCATTAAAGAATACACCACCAAGTATTACAAACTCAATAATTGTCGATATAATAATGAATATAAATGAATTTTTACTATTATCTTCTTTCTTTGAATCTGTTTCATTAGTTAAATCTTTTTCATACTCAGATATATCAATATCTCTTTCTTCTTTCAATCCATCGATTTTAATTTCAGACTCATCTACTTTTTCATCTAAGTATTTTTTTTCTTCTGTTAGTTGTTTATTTCTACTTTTCTGAGAATTATATAAATAACCTCTATCCTGTAAGTCTTTGTTGATTAATGCTTGCTCAACATCCTTCTCATCTATTTTAATCTTATATGCTTTTATCTCATCTTCTATCAAAACTATCTTAGTTTCATAAATATTCGAAATACTATCACTATAAACTTGGACTATATTATCTTTACTCTCATCCATCTGAGCAGACTTTGATGAAAATTCTTTAGCACCATTAAGTGATGAGTAAAATGAGGCAGATATTAATAACATACTGAATATCAAAAGTGGTAGAACACCCCTTGCTATACTTCCTTCCTTCAAAAAGGAAATAGAAAATTTATCAAATATATCTCTCTTTAATAATTCTATACCTGCTAATATAACAACAGATGATATAAATACTGCAACTGGGTTATCTGTCATAGCAGAACCTATTACCTTTGACATAAAGAAATATGCCAAAAATATAGAACCTAGGTTACCAAGATAACTCAATATCGTCATCATGACATTTATTCCCTTATAGCTTTCACCAAAGTTCTGTCCTGTTATTTTCTTTTCTAATTTTTTAAATTCACTTATTTTCATCTTCACCCATAATAATTTTTCCAGAAAATCTTTCTTTGAAAGTTAGTTTTCTGTTTTTCAAACTATCTATGATATTTTGTTTATTAGCCACATCGATTAATGATCTTTGGTATTTACTTTCATTAGAAGATGATTCCTCTTTTAATTTTTTAATTACAAACTCACTATCATCTCTTAATCTATCATTCTTACCATCCAAAAGCCTATAAAAATATCTCCATTTATATAGAAGGTACTTGAATTCCTCTGGTTTGTAATCGTTTTCAAATTCGGATGTCATAAGAAAATCCATTATTTCATCATCTTTAAGTTCTGATATCATAGTCTATATATATTTTAGAAGCCAACCTTTTTATTTCCAATACAACCTTTCTTCTTTATTATATCAATAAGTCTTGCTTTGTTTTTATATTTTTTTCTACTACCGAGATGTTTAGCTAACTCATTTGACTCCTCTATGTCTAAAAGGTCAAATTTAATAACATCTAGTAGATTATTACAATCTAACAAAGACTTGTCGATTTCTTCAACATTATCTGTGTTAAATATAGATATAACATTTAATTCAATACTATCAGATAAAAACCCATCTATAATTTGTAATAAATTATTAACAACTATATTTGATTTATGATAAAAATCACTGAACATAATCTCACAATCATCCAATATGATTATCGGCTTGGGGTGATTTAATAAAAATCTTTTGAATTCTGGGTTATTTATTGTGTTTTCTATTAAATTATTTGGTATAAATATAACAACTCTATCAAGTTTAGAAGAAAGATGATTTATTATACTCGTCTTACCTGATCCTCTTGGTCCATAAAATATACTTAAACCCTTTTCTGATTTCTTAATAGTTTTTATTAGTTTGTTAACCTTTTTTAGTGATAATGAGTTATAATACATATCTAACTCTGAATCCATTTCTTTCAATTCCAATGACTCCATTTCTAATCCTGATTGACCAACAAAAAGAGTATTTAATTTTGTATCTTTAATTTCTTCTTTAAAATCTATTATACAGGAGTTTAACTTTTCTAATATCACATTGATAGTTTCTAACTCTTTCTCATAATCTCTAAAGAAGAAAGTTATTTCATGTATAACTGAATTTTCATTATTACTATCAAGTAATAAGTATGATACGTATAAGTCCTCACTAACCATAGCTAATACCTTATCATTTATTATACTTGATTCTTCCGTGGGTATTATTTCAGTGAAAACGTTTTTCTCTTTTGAGAATTCGCTTAATACTTCAATAAACTCATCTTTGGAATATGAATTATAAATGATTATTTTATTTGGTCTTGTACCAAATTGACCCCAGCAATGCAAAAAGTCATTTAACTCGGAATCATCTTTATTTATATTTATGTTAATTTTCGGATTTTTACCCACGATAAAAAATTATATTTTATATTTTATATATAATGACATATAAAAATGTTTGTTATGTATGAATTCAGATATTGATTCAATTTTATTAGCTAATTGGTACATCGTCAATTGTGTAAAAAACAATGGAGTAGGGTGTCCAAAAACTAATGCTGCTAGAAAATACCTGACAATGAAAATAAATGAAGTTTTGGTTGGTCGTACTAAAACTCAACCAAAGAAAACTTCACCATTACCATTTTAAACTATCTTATATCGAAGGTCCATCAATACTTGGTCCATCAATACTTGGCCCATCAACAATAGATATATCTGGTGTATTCTCAAAAGCACCATTTTCTTGTTCCTTCTTAATTAAATCCATTATGAATTCTCTTTGAGCTTTTTCAGCACGTCTCTTATCATTCTTTATTTTAAGATTACGAGCTGCTAATTTTTTCTTGTGGTCTTTTCTATTTCTTGACTTTGGCATAATTAAATTGTTTAATTTTTATTTTATACACACTAACTTTGAATAAGTTTAAAAAGTGAAGTCGTAATTCAAGTCTTTATTCTCCGATATGAAAGAATCCAACTCTACTCTATCTAAGAATTGTTTCTTCTCGCCATTAGGTAATTCAATTTCGTAATAGAAATTAGAAATTGCGTTGGCAGCATTATTTTCATCTTCACTTAATACCCCATCACCATCAAGATCAGCCTTGTCATCCGTGACCACACCTTGTCCATTTAATATCGCTGATATCTCTTCTGGGCTCATATTATCTGAATTAGAACATAGTTTTATATGTGGTGGTGGTATAATAGCCTCGATACCCAATGATGACCAAATAAGATCTATTATACCATTTATCATCTTCTCTATAAAACAAAACAATCCTTTCATTAAATTTAATGGTAAATCTGGTTTGATAGCTGAGAATTGTTCTGTGGTTAAAGTTGGTAACTTAACAAAAAAATCAATATCTAAAAATTCAGTCAAATCTGCAAAAGGTTCCTCTAGTGCTGCTGCCTTTTTAGAAGCTTCCGCCGCTTCCTCTTCTGATGGATCTACCGATGGATCTACCGATGGATCTACCGATCCTTCTGCCGATTGTTTTTTTGACTTAATTGAAGAGGCCCACTCTGCTACTTTAGCAGGGTTTATTGTTATACCAATCATATCTAATAGACCGACTGGTGTGAAGAAATCCATTATCCAAGAGAATGATAAAAATTCAGCAATTAGTGTTGGTAAATTAAGAGGATTACTCAGTTTCTTAAAGAATTCCATTATCCATTCTATTATTCCACCTATTATTTTAATTGGTAATGTTACTAACCCTAATATAAATTTCAATAAAGGTTGTTCACCACCATCTATCTTATCCAGTTTATCCTTTATTGATTTCTTTTTTAAATCAACTTCTTTATCATTTCCAGGTATTTCATCGATATCATCTAAAATACTAAGAGCCTTCTTTAAGTTTTCTGGTGTACCAGTTTCTACCAAAGCGTCAACTTCATCAAATTGTTTTTTTGCATTCTCAGAAATATAAACAAAATTATATTTACTACTGTTATCTATAACATAATCATTAACTGATCCATCATCGATAAATATTGTTGATCCATCAGCAAATTCTATTTTTGTTTTGTTATCGTTTTTACCATCAGTTTTATCTCCACTTGTATTTAGATTTAAATCATCAATTTTATCAGGCGGTTTATTAGCTTCTTTTATTTGACTAGCTAAATTAGAAGCATTCGTATCATCAAATTTTTGTGGACTAACAAATGATTGTAAGTTTTTAACTTTATCAAAATTAATCTTTGATGGGTAAATTAAGTTTATTGGTGAACCAGGTATCTTACTAAGATCCATTTCTAATCCAAAAGGTAATGAAGTACCGAATATACCAAAGGGGATACCAGCTATACCATCTATTACACTACCAAACTCACCATCCTCTCTAACAAATACATAATTTGATAGAGATGAATTCTTAAATAGGTCTGTTAATTCTTGAACTTTTCTTTTCTTTTCTTTTTCATCTACGTTTGGTGCATCTGGAGTGTTTTGTGCATCCGGAGCGTTTGGTGCATCCGGTACGCTTACATCTCCACTTGGTATACTTTTTTTAAAATTTTGACCTTTTATAAAAGCTTTTATAGAATCCTCAGATACAAAAATAAACGCATCTTTCATTTTATCCGATATTATACTAGTCACAAATCCAGGTGGATCTGTAAATAAAGCAATAACTTTTGTAATGAGGGGTATTAACTTACCAAAAATATCAGCTAATATGCTTATAAAAACCTTTATTGCTCCAATAGCATCAGGTAATTTATAAGTTCCACCACCGTCTTCAGCACCAGAACCAGCAGCAGATCCATCAGAACCAGCAGTTGCATCACCTCCAAAAATACCATTGTCATCAACCAGATCCGCTAATACACCCTCGATGATATAATATGATTCGGTGTCTAACTCAGTTAACATAAACCTTTTGATAAAATCAATATTTTGTGGTGTGCCTCCATCTGCGGCCGGTGAACCATGTCCATATTTACCTAAAGAAAATGGATCGGCTATTGTTAATTGTGAATTAAGAACTTTGGATGGATCAATTATACGACCATCCGAATCCTCATCAATAACTCTTATTTGGAATTCGTCTAAAGTAACATTGCTATCCGAACTAGTTGGAACTGATGTACCATTACCTACCGTGCTAATATCAACGGATATTGTTTTTTTAATTCCATTATTTGGAAGATCGGTATTGGATATATCACCATTACCATAATCCGAAGGATCCATATAATACCATTTTATAATGGTATTATTTTCAATTTCAACTAGTGAATTATCTACATTAGGTAGTAATCTTATTTTTCCATCTTCTGTTACATCATCTGGATAATCAAAAATGTCACGTCCATAAATGTTTATGTATATATCGGAATCACTATCACTCGGTTTAGAAATGAATGCAGTGTTATTGGATTTATAATCACTATAAAATTCAGTGAGTTCGGTCTCGGTTAATTGAGATAAATCATAATCCACAGAAGTGATAATAGTATCAAACCTTAATACCTGTGATTTCCAGTCTCCTCCAATTTTCTGGACTTCATAAATAAATAAATCATCTCCAATAATTTCACCATACATATAGTAGTCTTGACCATCACTATAATAAGGTGGTGGTGTGTCACCCCACATCGTCACCTCGAATCGAGCATTTGGAACATTTGTTGGTGCCAAATTAAGAGTACCAAAACTACTTAATAGTTCATCATTGTCTGTATAATTCCAGTTTTCTAACTCATAACTTGTTACGTTTTCTACATTATCATACTCAACAAACGGTGCTTGATCAGTGGTTGACGTTCCTACAAACCCAGGAGACCTAGTAATCTCAATATTAAATTCTCTATTATCTGATACTTGAAAGGTAGTAACATTCTTAACAAATGATTTTATCACAGTTTCTATTTCTGGTTCACCCTCAGCATATTTATATGTTATCTTAGTTGTTGGATCGATTCTTATTATCTTAGTAACATAATCCGATTCTGGATCAATCCATACCCAAGCAGCATCACTCTCAGGTTTACCTTTAGATTTAGCATAAGCTTTTAATTTTTCATCATTCTTTGCACTCTCAGAATATATCTTGTATGGTTTGAATGATTTCTTCATCGCACTTGGATAAGGATCATCTATCCCAGCTGATAAACCATCTAAACTACCAGTAGATAAGAAAGCTTCTGATGGTATGGGTATTTTATTATAAACAGATGATTTTGCCTGACCCCAAAGGAAAACATTTTCTAAGTGTGCTGGTATATTCAATTTACTTGCTACCTCAAGCCCAATATTATTTCTTTCCGCTTGTGTTAAATCCTCATTATCCAAAAGTTTTATACCTATTAGGTCATTGAAAAAATCACTATACTCAGAGACTTCATTTGCCTGAAACCCCTTTATTTTTGGTGTACCAGGTATCGCTTTTTCACCATTCAATATGTTTATATTACCATTATTATAATACTTAACTGCTCCCTGACTACCATCTAGGTTATTGGGATATCTCACATAAATAGGATCACCAAATCCTGGCCAATTAAAAAGTCCTTCACCAAATGCCCACTTAGGTGAATTAAGTAACCAACTAGCTATTTGAAAACCTGAGTCTGATTCGTTTCCGGCATTATCAATACCCTTTAACGGACTTGCTGGGTTGATTGGTATTCCTTTGGAATTAAATATTCCAAATATTATCGACTCGGGTTTATGTTTGTGATAAGGATCTTTTTCATCTAAATCTAAATCAGATACATCCGTACCTAGACCAGGATCCTTAGGTAAATAAACATATTCATATTTATAATCAACTTTTGGATCAAATTGACCAGTTGAATAAACAGTTGATATTATTTCCCAATTTGCATCACCCCCATTATTACCATCATCCCCATTATTACCATCATCCCCAGCACCACTAGCACTAGCACCACTAGCACCAGCATCTCCTCCAGTTGTATCATCTAGTTTACTAACCGTACCATCATTACCAACTTTAATACTACCTCCTTTTTTTTGTATAGCTTTCATTTTGGCTAATTCTTCCTTTACTGCAGCACCGCTTTTATATCCAATAGCATTTGGATTACCCTTTGGTTTCTTAGAAGTTGCAACTAAAGGAATACCAAGTAGTGGCATAATCCTTGCTGTTATATCTTCTAACTTAGCTAGAGTACCAATAACCATCTCAGCTATTTCTAAATAAGGTTTCTGTGTTTCAAATATTGATTTTAATACAGTTACTTCTAATCCTTTAATACCGACTAAATCATTCTCAGTACTAAGTTTTATTTCACTCTCAGGGAAAGTTAATTTACCATTTGGTTTTTTATATAAATTTATATCTTCGCTAATGTCAATTTTGTTGGTTTTAGCAAAACTTCGAAAGACCATTTCATCTGATGATGCTATTGGTGAGTTTAAATTCTTAAACATAGTAGCTTTCTGCATACTATCGGATATACCAATATTACCACCAATAAACTCAGCAATATAATCTGAATTGGGTATCAACAAAAGTGTGTCTTCACCTTCAGATATTATACTAGGTAGCCCAGGTAGTGAGAATTCAATTTCATAATAAGTTCCGGGTATGGTTCCGGATCCGAAGGGTAAAGGCATAATTTTAGAAATTTTAAGGTATATATTTCTATTCCTCGTTCTCTCCTAATTGTTTCTTAGAAATTAAATAATTGAAATTTTCAGGTAATTCGAATTTGTGCTTAGCAGATAGCTTACCAGACATCTCACCACCAGAGAATTTAACAAGAATAAACATCTCAATTAAAGTGGTATCATCCAATTCTAATTTAATCTTAACATTAAAATCATTATTATCTTCTTCTTCACTAACTGTGAAGTTAACGTGGTAATCAAATTTTATTTTTAAGTCATCATAATTCTCTCTAAAGAATTCTCTTGATGGTACCATATGAAATACGTTACCATTATTACCTAAGAAATACAGAGGTCTTTCTAAACATCCTATTTTCTCAACAAGTGTTTTGAATAATTTCATTTTAACTGTACCACTTGCTAACTTAAACCCATCTTCCATTCTCTCGATGTTCTCAGCGAAGTTTGCTTTCAATGATGTTGTTAATAAATTTTCCAATATCTTAGAGTTAAGAATAACTATCTTACTCTCAGTCCATTCTTTATAAACTTTTTCAGGATCAGAAAAACAAATGTCTCTCTTCTTCCAAATCTCAGTCATTAAATCTTGGAACTTTAATATGTTTTTATCAAAATCTCTTATAAACTCACCTAAGTGCTTGAATCTAACATCACTATGTCTTATATCAAAATACTCAAAGTAACCCATAGAATCAATCCTTTTAGGGTCTATGAACTTCTCAATGTGTAGCTGTATATTCTTGTTAGCATTTTCATAAATTACTCTTACCCATTCTTGTGTTAACTTATCCCATCTAGGTAAGTAATCTGCTTTGAATAATCTATCTAAATCAGATCCAATTAATTCTTCAGCAAATAAGTTAAATGATGATGTCTTACTTGAAGTAAGATTCTTATTTAAGAAAAATGAATATTGTCTACCATCTGTTAATTCGATAACAATATCTTCTTGGTAATCACCATCTTTATTAGGACCAACCCAGAATATATTTCTTATTCTATCTGATTCTAATTTCTCATCTGGTATTAATTTATCTATGATATTTCTAGCAGCGATTCTAGAATTAACTAGAATTTTCCAATCCTTTTCTATATCAAAAGTAACGTCACTAAACATACCATTAACCTTTGATATCTCATCATCAACAACACATTTGTTATCAACGAATTTACCAAGCTTTAATCTATTCTTAGCAAGTAAAAGATTCTTCAAATCTGTTAAAAATATTTGTGAGTTATCAGAGTATCTAGCTTTTAATCCTCTATCTAATATATTATCTAGGAATTCATTGTTTAATAGAACCATTGAGATACACATCTCACTTAACAAGTTCTTATTAGAATATGTTTTAGACTCTTTGAATAGTTCGTAATTTCTTAACCACTTCATATGATTTCCGTAATGAATTTTTAATATATATTAAAAATATAAACCCAAAAGGTTAATGCGTTACATAAAATCATATAAAATATTTGAATCTGAAAAAGTAAATATCATGTTACAAACAATAAAGGATATTTTATTACCAATATCGGATATGGGATATAGTCCAAGTGTTAAAGATAATACGGTTGATTGGGAACCTTTTACCAAAGACCCTACTGAGATAATAATAAGGATTGTTACATATACGGATTATCCATTAGAAATAAAAAATGATGTCATTGATGAGTTTAATAGATTGAATGATTATTTAGAATCATTAGGATATAATATATATGTTAGGTATGTTAGTGGTGGTGGACAGCAATTGATTTGGAATTCTCAAGTCGGTCAGGATACTTATAATGACTTTATTTCTTCTATTAAAGTTGTTAGAAACCTATTGTTCATAGCTAAAAAAGAAAGTGAAGGTTAATATGAAATACTTAAAGAAATATAAACAACACAAAGAATCGGTAGTTGTTGATTTAACATTCCAAAATGTAGAAGAACTACTTGAATCTTTAAGTTTATGGCACGATGCTCTACTAAACTCAATATCCGCGGAAGAGGTAGATATCTATGACACATTCAAATTGCCTAATGATGATTTCGCTGATAAATTAGATTTAGATACTTTAAGTGATAATGTTGAGTTTATCAATTCATTATCAAGTATAGCTCTTAAAAAGTCAGAATTAAAGAACTCAGAGGATTTTCAAACATTTTTGAACAAACCATGTAAGTTTATGTTTATTTTTGATATAAATACAAATGAGTTGGAAAACCCAATCTATTTATTATTTCAAGTTTGGAATGAAACTATAAAGAAATGGGAAGATGTTAAACTTTATAAGATAAATGATGATGTTAAGAAATTTTATGACAAACTAACATCAAAGGTTATTGAAATAATCGATGGTGATGAGAACTATATCTATGAAACATCAAATGGTAATGAATGGATATTACAAAATGCTGATGCGGAAACTGATGTTTATAAGAAAATATTCAGAAGAGAAGAGTTACAAGATCTATTATCAGATAGAAATGTTAAAGTAAACATACTATGAGTCTATACCAAGTGATTGGCCAGCTATTGAATTTATGAAAGATTGTAAAAATTTAATAAACACACTTAATGATAAGATGAGTTAATAATTATTGAATTCTTAATTTAAGATAATTAATGTTCTTCTTCATTTTTATTTTAAACAAAATCACTTTTTTATATAAAAATAAAAAATAATTTTTAATAATGATTTTATATATCGAAGGTGTTGTAGGTTGTGGTAAGTCCACTTTGTCTGAAAAAATTGGGGAAGTTTTAAACATACCTATCTTCTATGAATTACATAACCAAACTACAATGAATCTTCTTGAAGAATTCTATAAAGATAAAAAGAGATGGTCTTTTGCTTTACAAATTCATTTTCTAAATGAAAGATTTAGAATGATTAAAGAAATACACAAAAATGGATCAGGTATATTAGATCGTTCTATTTTCGGTGATAAGATTTTCGCAGAAATGTTAAATGAAGATGGGTATATGACAGATGATGAATATGATACTTATAAATCACTATTGAATAATATGAATCAACATATTAAAGGTCCTGAAGCTTTACTTTATATTGATTGTGATTTAGAAACTGCTATGAAAAGAATACAAATAAGAGGTAGAGAAATGGAACAATCAGTTGATGAAAATTATTGGAAAAGATTGAATGAAAAATATGTAAAATGGTATTCAGAATATAACTTATCAGATAAACTTTCAATTGATGCTAACTCATACCACCCAGATAATGATTCTGATATAATTAGAATCACTTCATTGATGAGAAGCAAAGTAACTGATATAACCATTAATATAACTAATAAAGAAAAGATATCACTGAATTCTTAATTTAATATAATTAATCAATATTTGATTTCTTTCTTCTTCATTTTCTGTTCTTGTCCATTTCCAAGTAAATGTGGTCTCTAAAAAAACAATTCTTTTTTTAAGTGAAGATATTTTCATTGATATGAATAATTCATCATCCTCTTCTATATCATAATTAATACTTAATTCATTACATATTTTATAGATACCAATCTTATCATTTAGGTTATAAAAATCAGTTGCCTTTATATAAATATCATTTAGTTTTTTCTTTTTTACTTTATCTGGGTGTGTTATCTTAACTATTTCTCTATAAAGTTTTTTTATTTTAGGTGAAATAACTCCTCTATCTTCCTCAACCTCCTCAACCTCTTGTCTTTCATCTTCATCAACAAGGTCTGAAACATCTTCTCCGTCTTCCTCGATGTTATCTTCAGTTTCTTCAGTTTCTTCAGTGGATTTTTTAATAGATTCATTAATTTTATCTGTTATTTTTTGATCATATATTTCTTTCAATTCTGGGTGTAATGATAAAAAGTTATTAACTGAATTAATGAATTCAGAATCAGCGTCACTTATTACTTCTGATCTATACTCAAAGTCAGACTCTATATAATCCAACTCTTTTAATAACTTTTTAATTTCAAGTATTTTTAATTTATCCATAACTTTTTATTATATTAATTTATATATAATATTATATGAGTCACGACAAGTCCTATAATAAAATTTGTAGAATTTGTGGTAAAAAAAGAAAATGGAAAATGTTAAACAAGTTGTTCGTAAGTGGAACAATTAATCGTGGCTTTTTTAGAAAATCTAAAGATTTTGAATTGGTTATATATTTTAGTGGATTAAAGAAATTGATATTTGAAGTATATTCAGATGATATAAATCTAAAAGATCCAAAATTGGGGATAGATTTTGGTGTTGGTGATAATTTAGATAAATCTAAGGAATGGATTAAAAAGAATGGATATGTGATTGGTGAAATTGACAGATTTAATTATTAATATATAATCTTATGAAAGAATTAAATATCATAGAACTTTATAACATCAAAAGGAGAATTATTAAAGAAGGTATGTCTGGTGACATTCTGATGGATGAGATATTAGAAGCAATCGAGTATAGAGAACAATTAATACTAGAAACTTCTGCTACTGGTGGCCCTGCTGTTGGTGGTGGTTCTGGAGCAGTTGTTTCATCACAACCCTCTGGATTAGCTGGTTCTACAATAGGACCAAATTGGTCAAACAACGGAGGAACTACTGGGTCAGGAGATGTTTCAGTACCTTACAATAGTGGATCAGCTAAGAATAATATGGATCAGAAAATAAAAATAGATTCCATGGGTAAAAACCACGGAGCTAGAACAGGAAAGAAAAGTAGAAAGAAGAGATTGGATATGAAAACTCTAAAGAATATTTTTGCTAATCGTCCTGACTTTTCAAAAGATGGTGAAAAGAAGAAACCAGGCGAAAAGAAAGTTATGGACTTCAATGACTTCGCTAAGAGTGATGTAAATACAATAAAGAAATAATGAAACATTTAAAAAAATTCAACGAAACAATAGATTATAGTGGTGTTGTTCCACATAGTGAATATGATAAAGAAAACTATCTTGATTATACTGAAGGTACTGTTGGTGAGGTCGAAAGAGCCACTGGTAAAAAGGTAACTGAAATAAGTGGTGTGTCGGGTGAGACCGAGATGGATTATGAAATAGAGTTGGATGATGGTAGTTCTATTAGAACTGATTATACCTTCCACCCACATAATGATAAACTAGTTATTACTTATGACTTACCAAACGGTGAATCATATTCTAAAAGTTCAAGAGATAGTGATTTCGAATATGTAGATGCTGGTGATGATGTTTATCAATTATTGATGGCTATAATTAAAGAAATTGAACCAGAAGTTAGTGAACCAACACACTACATATCTTTACCAAAAGAATCCTTTGGAACAGAAGGATATCATTATGAATTTCAAAACCATCCAGTAGATGGTGGTGAGATATATTTTGATTCAGAAGAAGATGCTAAACAATGGTTAGATTCATTAAAAATAAAGGTTTTAGATAATGGATAAACTAACTGATTGGGAAAGAGAATATATATTTACCCATTTACAAGAAAGGGGTGATGATTATTACTATGATAATCCAAGTGCTGCTATAGAAGATGTAGATTTTCTCTTAAAGGTTGTTAAAAAATTAACAGTCAGTGATGATGTGAATGAAATTAAAAAATTTAAAAGATTCAATGAATCAAATGAATCAGATTTATTATCAAGTGATATAAGTAAATCAATCAATCAAATTGATGATAGTATGTCATATAAAGATTTCGCAGATGCTGTTGCAACAGTACTTAAAGATGATTATGGTAAACATAATTTTCAACCATTCATAGAAGAATTAAAAACTAAATTAGGTGAATGAAAAACTTAAAAACATTTGAAGATTATTCAGCACGACATGGTTCCTTCGACATGAGAAGAGATAATTGTGATAGATGTGGTGAATCAACTAATAATATGACCACAATGAGTATGTTCAATGAAGATATAATCTGTATGGATTGTAAAGATAAAGAAAAGAAAGATCCAGAATATGGAGCTGCATCTGAAGCAGAAAGAGAACAACTAAAGAGTGGTAATAAGAATTACAAAGGAGCTATCCCAAATTATAAACCATTATAATGAATTATCTAAAGATGTTTGAGTCATTTAATGACGAAGATTCTCTGATGAATAATATAAGAGATGTATTACTTGAATTAGATGATATAAATTTCAAAACTAGTGTTACAAAGAGATCCGATTCATTAGAAAGAATAACAATAGATATTGATAAATCAACCAACCAAATAGGAGTTTATCCAGATAAGTATTTATTTAGTTTGAATGATGTCAATGAATATCTTAAACGAATTAACGATATTATAATATCAGAGGATTGTAAGATTAAAAATATACACATTGTATTATCTAATGGCAGTGCTAGATTTATAAATATCAAGAGGATTGAAGAATTCCCAGAATGGATCCTACAATCAATAAGCCTTCAATTCATACCAAATTAAAAATGTTATAATTTTAGGTAAAAGAGGTACTGGGTGTTTTTATATATAAGAAATGAAAAATGTTTTTATATATGCTCTATCTGATCCCAGAAATAACCAAATTAGGTATATTGGGAAAGCCAACAATCCGAAAGATAGATACACAAATCACTTTAATTCTGCTAGGGATAAGAATACACATAAAAGAAATTGGATTAACAACGTTAGAAAGGATGGATTTAGACCTGAGTTAATTATTATAGATGAGGTTCCGGTATCTGAATGGCAATATTGGGAAATGTTCTATATATCATTATTCAAAACATGGGGATTTTCATTAGTTAATTATACATCAGGTGGTGATGGATCTACCTTTGGTAATAAAGGATCCTTTAAGAAAGGAAATACACCACATAACAAAGGAGTTCCTTGTAGTGAAGAAACCAAGCAGAAAATTAAAAATAAATTAATTGGGATTCCTAATATCAATAGTTATAAATCAATAATACAATATGATATAAACTATAACATAATAAAGAAGTATAAGTGTATTAAAGACGCTGTTGTTGAAAGTGATGGTTTTTTTAGCACAGGTAAAATATCAGCTTGTTTAACCGGTATAAGAAAGCACCACAGAAAGTTCATTTGGAAATATGATGACGGTAGTGAATTGGTGAAAGTGGATATGACTAGGAAAGAAAAAATAGGTAAGAAAGTATATCAATATGATAATGATAATCAACTAGTTGGGGAATTTAAATCTATCAAAGAAGCTGCAAATCATGTAGGTAGTAACTCTTCTAATATTTCATTTTGTTGTAAGAATATTAATAGGAAATCTCGTGGATTCTATTGGAGATATGAACAAATTGATAAAAGATAATATAATTAGAAATGAAAAATGAAAAATGTATAATAATGGGACCTAGTGGATCGGGGAAAGACTTTCTATTAAGAAAATTATCTGATAAAGGTCTAAAACCCTGTCTAAAGTGGACAACAAGACCAAAAAGAAAATTTGAAGAACAAGGTTCTACTTATAACTTCGTAGATGATTCTGAATTTTTACAATCAATCAATGAAAATAAATTCCTAACACACCAAGAATTTGAGGTTACACCAGAAGATTCTGATAAAGAAAAGTGGTATTATGGATTAACTAAAGATGAGTTTAACTCATCACAAGTTATGATAATGACTCCTGGTGAATTCAAAGACATCACAGAAGAACAAAGAAAGTGTTGTTTTGTTGTTTATTTAGATATTGATAGAAATATAAGAGAATCTAGATTACATACAAGAGAAGATAAGAATGATTCTATCAAACGTAGATTAGATTCGGATGAAATAGATTTTAACAATTTCATCGATTGTGATTTGAAAATAACCGACCCAGAGTTTAATGCTGATGATGTTTATGGTTTAATGGATTGATTCTCCAACGTAACAACTAACTTAATTATACCAGGTAAATCGGATACTTTATGAGTAATATTATATTTATCACTCAATCTATTAATTGCTATTTTAATATCTTCCCATAAAAAAGAAATTGTTTCTAAATCTGTTGGCTTTTTAAACTTTAAGAAAATAAAATCATCTTGATAATCAAAAGAGTATTTACCATAATCACTTAATAATAAATCATCATCCATTATTTCCATAAAAACGTCTTGAGAATCTTGTATAAATTCCCAAAAGACCTCCCAAGGTATTTCATCCGAATTTATGTTATCAGATTCAAACAATATAAATGATTTTATGTATTTATTCGTGTTTGGCATTTTGTAATCTATTAATAATTTTGTCGATGTCCTCATTCCAACCATCAGGTAACATACTTTTTCCAAACTTATTTAGACTACCAAGAGAATCTCTTAAATTTTCAACATCATTTTTGATATCATCTAACTCTTCATAAGCCATAGTATCTTTGATATCTTCTCTTTCGTGGTTATAGAAAAATTCTGGATAGTTATCAACAAAATCAGCACCGGCTTGTTCTTCTTGACCAACTGGTGTCTTCACTAAATAACCATCATCTCTAACCTCACCAACTACTTCATAACCAAGCTTCTTAGCAAATACTTGAACATTTCTATAATCTAAATCCTTAGCATAAACAATAACCTCCCCCTTATTATGAGTGGGAAATCTTGGTACTAATTCTTCATTAAACTTTTTAATGTGTTTCATAATTAAGGCTCTTTTTTACCACCAAATTCTAGTCCTTTTAATTGGCCATTTATACTATTACAAATATTTTCGGAATTACTTATTGTGTTTTCTAACACAGATAGTAATATATTTACCACCGAATAAACTTTCAAATAATTCTTATCAGATGAATAAAATTGTGAATTACAAACACCTTGTATTAAATCAATTGTTAATGTTATAGTATCATTATTTCTAGCTTTCATCTTTTCTATAACAACCTTAGGTATACCTGCTTCTACCATTTCTCTTTCATAATCATAAACAATTGTGTTTATTAAATCTAATAAAGCTTTCCAAACCTTTGGATCATCCATATCTTGATAATCTTTATTGGTAACAAATTTTGATATATTTGATTTATAACTTTTAAGATATAGTGTTAAATATTTTCTAAATACTATTGTTCTATACTCAGTAGAGAATTGAAATGTTGGTATCTTTGAATACATCCAGAAATCAATGTAGTTAAATATATCATGATTTGATATATCTGAAACATTTATATTTCTAACTTTATCTAAATCCTTTGTTTTATTTTTCATAAACCTTTCTATGAACTTATCTGATAGCTTAGATAATGCCATACTAAACCATTTACTTTTAAAAATCGCAATAAGTAAAAATAGGAATATCACAAAAATTGCTCCTTTAATACCATACTTGTCTATTAATGATGTTATATCGTTTATTCCCATATATTTGTATTTTCTTGTTATATATATATTTAATATGGTTTTTCAAAAATTTTTGAAATGTACTCATAATTCAAAAAACACATTAAGAGTAAGAATTTTTTAATATATAAAAGAAAAAGTTTCACATGAACCTTAAACAAAATATAAACAGGATACACATTGAGTTATCGAATAACTTCGATGAAGTTATTATATTCGAGAAAAGTGACATAAAACTAGGAAACTATATTGAATTGTCTATTTTAGAAGGTGATAAGAATCTAAAATTAATTGTTTCTAAAACCGATTTAGAAGGTGATAATTTCAATTGGAAATATTTTACCAACCCATTGAATGAGAATTCAGATTTAGTGAATAGAAACTCTTCAATTAGTTTATTCATAGAAGATGTTAAAGATATTTTTGAAAAAAATAGATTTAACTCAGAATATATAAATGAACTATCTATATTCAATAGAACAGGAGAAATGATTGATAAGTCACGAGACTTAGTTAGTAATATGAAGATAGAAATGGATAAAATTAGTGATGGTCAAATTACTTGGGATATGGCTGATGTATCTATCAATGTTCTTAATCAACTTAACACAGTACTAGATGATATATTATCCAATGAAAAACTTATAAAACATTTTAATAAAATTGATAAATTAGATTTAGTTAAAAAAATTAAGTCTAATGTTGGTGTTAATGACTATGGTAGAAACAGAACTGATGGGTTGTACTTAGGTGATACTCATGGTTTATTCACTAAAAAGGTTGGGGACTGGATAAATGTTAATGATGATGAAGCTAAAACAATTATTGCTAAACAATTAACTACTTGGTTAAATAGTAATATAGATGATTTATTATCATTACTATAATAAAATAAATCGAGTGATAAAGGATAACTAAATTACAACTAAAATAAATTAATAAATTAAAATGGCTACTAATTTTTCATCAATAACTTTTACCGGTATTAAGGCTGAGATAGAAAGGTATTTAAAAAAAGAACATAACAAAGCGGGTCTTCTTTTTAGTCCTGCTTCTCCATATGGTCAGATATTATCTGTTATTGAAAATTTACACCAAATGTCAATCTTATATTTGAAGAATTCAATTGACCAATTTGATTTAAGTAACCCAAATGCTTTAAATAGGAAAGTTATAAGAAATGCGGCAATTTTTGCTGGACATATCCCGGGTAGATCAATAAGTGCTACTGGTACTTTGAAGTTTACCTTAAAATCAAATCTTGATGTGGCCGATCAAATACCTGGATCAAGATTGACATTTAATAATAGATTATTGATTAAGAATAAAACAAACGCTCTTGATTACTCATTTAGTATTGGAACTGAAAAAGTAACACACAAAATAACTCCTAATTATAAATTCTTCGTACCAATAATACAAGGTAAATGGATGAGAAAAACTTATACAGGTGATGGAACACAATTACAAACATTATCATTATCAGAAATAAGCCAAAAAGATATCGAGAACTTCAACGTTGAAATATTGGTTAATGGTGATTTTTGGTCATTAAAAAAGCATATTTATGAAATGTTGCCTGATGAACAAGCTTGTGTTGTTAGAACTGGATTTAACGGTGGTGTAGATATTGTTTTTGGTAATGGTGGGTTCGGATTGAAACCACCAATTGGTTCCTCAATAGAGGTAAATTATTTAGTATCTGATGGATCGACTGGTAACATATTTAGAAGAACAAGAGATGATTGGGAGTTTGTTGGAAATGTATTAGATGGAAATGGTGAAACCATGGATGTCGCTGATGTATTCAACATAGATATTTATACAGATATAAACTTTGGTGCTGATGCTGAAAATCTATTATTTACAAAAAATATATTACCAATATCGAGTAATAACTTTGTTTTAGGATTACCACAACAATATGCGTATGAGATTAAGAAGTTAGGAGTTTTCTCACATGTAAATGCTTATGAGAGATTCGGAACAATATTTATTGTCGCTACACCAAATATAAGATTATTTAAGAATCGAAATGCTGATTATTTCACAATTGATATAAAAGCTTTTGAGCTTGATAGATATGAGAAATCTAAGATAGATAAATATCTTAGGACAGGAGGACAGTTACAATTAACAAGAAAATATAGAGTAGATTCACCAAAAATATCATATTATATAATGAATATATTCGTTATGAATTATTCGGATGCAACTGACGATTCGGTTAATGCACAAATATTAGATAAGATATCAGAATACTTTTTAGACTTAAAAAGAATAGATAGAATACCAAAGCTTGATATAATAAGAGAACTATCAACAATAAATGATGTACACTCTATTGATCTTCAATTCATGTGTAAAAAGAATGAGGATTACCACAAAGAAAATAAAATAAATGTTGAAAACAAATTATCAAATTTTGATTCTAAGATAAATGTTGATATATCAACACCAAAAGCTGATCCAAATTATATTTCAAATAAAGTTATTGGTTTAGATCCGGTTCTTGATGATATAATATTTGAAGCAGATGAAATACCGGTTATTAGAGGTGGTTGGTATGATAGAAACGGTCTATATTATTCTGATAATATAGATGGTGGTGGTTTAAAATCAGTAAATATTATTAAAAAGGGTATTGTTGATTCAAAAAATAGAGCGGGTATATAATGTTATACGATAGACAACAACTTAGTGAACTTAATTACATGAAACACAGACATGATGATGATGATTCAAATTTTGATTATGAAAATAATTTACTTGATAAATCATTATCACCTTATATGTATGAGAATGATGTCATGAATACTTTCCTTAAAAAATTACAACCCTTAGTTTCTATAAATTTCGACCATATGAATGTTATGAAGAATTTTAAGAACTACATGGTGGATAAATATTACTATAAACAACAAGGATAAAAAACCATTTCAAATTTTAATATATAATAAACAAAAGTAATTTAAACGAATGTCAGATAAGTCAAACAATAAGAAAATAGTAGGTTTCAGAAAATTCTCTGATATTAAAACCGAATCTAAAAAGATTAAGGAAATAGATCCATCATTACCCTTTAATGGATTTAAAGATTCTGATATTCCTATGAATCCAAATTTACCACTTGACTCTAAAAAGATTGAGAAACCAGCATCTAGAAAGAATCTGATGCCAGAAGATCAAGATATTAATTTATCTAATGATGATGAAAACGAAGATTTCGGATATGAGTTTGAAGAGGAGAATGAAAATAAAGAGGTTGAGACTTTTGGTAAAATTGCTAAATTCCCTAAGAATATTAAAGCTTCTAAAGCTTATAACTTCCTTGAAAATGTTAAAGTACCTAAGAAATCAATCTGGTATATAATGGTTGAGAAACAAGATAACGAACTTCAAATGGTTAAATATAACTATAAAGAAGGTGTTGATTTAGGTAAATTTGTAACTGAATTAAAATCTTATTATATTGATAAATATAAAAATGAACCTAAACTTAAAAAATTACTAGAATCTGTTTATGTTGATGGTAATGATAAGTATTCAATGGTTAAAAATATACCACTTGTTACAGTTGAAGGTAAAAAGCTTATAACTATAATAACTGAGGATTTAATTAGATTACTTTCAAAATAAAAATAAAAGATTATGAAACATATAAATAGGTTTAATGAAAATACTAAAGTCAATCGAATTTTAGAGATGCAAGAAGAGGAAGAAGGACCATGGAAAACCTTAGATTTTTTCACAGACTTAGATGATTTTCATAAAGAAAATGATGTACACTCATCTTGTCATACAACCTTAGATAATTTTGTCTCATTTCTGACAGATAAATATACTAGAGAAGTAATCAATACTATACTTGGTGAGGACGAAGACGACTATCCGGGTGAATATACCGATGATAATCTTGACCAAATGTGATGTTCGAGATGGTTTGGGATAGATTTCCGATATAACTCAAACCTGTTCATCGATTAAATAAAATTAATAAGTTATGAACAAAAGTTTCCACATATCAATTTACACATCTTTCCTTATTATAATTACTTTTTTTGTAGTTAAAGTTATGTTGTTATCTGGATTTATTAATTCTTCGGTATATACAGATTGGTATGAGTTTATTAGTTTGTTATTATTTTTACCACCTTTTTGTATTATACTAAAAGAAAATATAGGTAATAACTCCAATTTCAATTCCAACATGTTAGACGCTATTAACAAATCTAATTCTGTAATAGAATTTTGTCCTGATGGACACGTAATTAAAGCAAACCAAAATTTCCTAGACATATTTGGTTATACAATAGAAGAGGTTAAAGGTAAACATCATAGTATGTTCGTTAAACATGAATATAAAAACACACTTAAATATAAAAAGTTTTGGAAAGATTTAAGAGATGGTGAATTTAAAAGTGGTGAATTTGTGAGAATAGATAGTGAAGGTGATGAGGTTCACATCAATGGTAATTACAACCCTATTCTAGATGGTAATGGTAAATGTTATAAGATACTAAAAGTAGTAAACAATATAACAGAAATGGTAGAACAAAAAGCTGAGATAGAAAAAACCAACTCCTACCTAGAACATGCTGCAAAAATATTAAGACACGATATGCATAGTGGGATAAACACCTATATGCCAAGAGGTTTACGTTCTTTAAAAAGAAAGATGTCTCCCGAAATTATTAAAAAATTAAAACTAGAATCCTCTTTAAAGTTAATAGAGGAAGGGTTAAAACACTCACAAAAAGTATATACTGGTGTTAAAGAATTTACAAATCTTGTTAAAAAAGATGCTACATTAGAAAGAGAAATTTTTAATTTAAAGGATATATTAAAATCACACCTAAGTACTACCGCATACTCAAAACAAGTTATTATAGAAAATTTAATAGAATGTAACGTTAATGAATCTTTATTTTGTACTGCTGTAGATAACCTAATAAGAAATGGGTTAAAATATAATGACAGTGATTCAAAGTTAGTTAAGATATATATGGATGAAGCGAAATACAATAAAGATAGAGGTTCGTATAGAAATTTACTAATAATAGAAGACAATGGAAGAGGGATGTCGCAAAAGGAATTTGAAGACTTATCTAAACCATATATAAGAAAAAATAAACAACAAGAGTCTGGAACGGGATTAGGGTTAAACATATGTTTAGCGATAATGAAAGAACATGGTTTTGGTGTTAGTAGTGAAAAAATAAAAATAGGAACTAAAATAAAAATAGAAATACCATTATGATTGATTCAATATTATTAGTAGATGATGAAGACTTATTCCACCTAGTCTTCGAAGACGCTTGCAGTCTTTTAGATATAACATTAAGCCTTACAAGTGTGTCTAGTTCAGATGATGCTAGTAATATGTTTAAAGAATGGTTTGAGAGTGGTAAAGGAAAACCTAGTTGTGCCTTTATAGATTTAAATATATTAGGTAGTTCTTTCGATGGTATAGAATTGATTAGAAAGATAAATTTTGAATACGGAAATGAGGTGGTTGTCGGAATAATATCCTCATCCAACGAGGAATCCGAAAAAGCGAAAGCAATAGCAGCTGGTGCTCAATTTTGGATAATAAAATCTGACGAGATAGAACCTAGACTTGAAGAGTTTAGAGAGGATTTTAAAGGTTATAAATCTAAAAGTCTTCCATTTAAGGTTTATAAATAATCTACCTTCTAAAAGAATTTCCTTTAGCCTTTTCTATATCTATAATCGGTGTCGATGGCATTTTTATTATTTGGTAATCGTCATCTTCAAATTCTTTTAATTCATCCAAAGAATTGATTCTTCTTAAAGGAATATTATCAACGGATGAGTTATCTAAAAATTCACCAATTTTCTTTTCTGTTTTAATTATTATCATATTTATTTTATTAAACTTTTTATTATAAAATCAACTCTATTATCCATATTCTCATTAGATAAATCAATATGTTTTATATTTTCTATTTCTAAATAAGACTTTATCCAAGTTCCTAACTTCTCAATCTCACCTTTATCATGAAATCTAATACCATCATCACTATCATTAACTGACATAGCTGGTACATAAAATATTTCATCAATCGTATTTATGTGTTTTAATATTTCCTTCTGTAAATGATTTATTGATGCTATATCTTTATTAGATAGTTTAGAATCGAATAAATTTCTGAAATAGAAATAATTTAGAATCGAACTAGAATCACATATTATATAATCCTTACTATCTAAAAACATTAATTCCTTATTCAATTGTTTATAAAAGATAACCATTTGATCATTAGGTGAATCTGGAATACCATACTCAGCAATATAATCAGTTGCAGATTCACCTACAAAAACAGAATTAATATTTCTCTTTTTCAATTCAGTGTGTACCTCAGAAGCTAATGTTGATTTACCACTAGCAGGAGGACCCATTATCATTATTAATTTACCCTTAAAATTTATATCTTTCATATTCTATAAATGAATAATTATACTCGTTTTTATCATCCTGTTCTTTATTCTCTCTTATCACTTCTACCCAATCCTCATCAATCTCAGGAAAATAAGTATCTCCTTCAAACTCCTCATCAATAAGGGTGAGATATATTTTATCAGCTATATTAATTGACTGTTTATATATCTCACCTCCACCAATTATAAAACAATTAGAACCACATAATAATAAAGCTTCTTCTAATGAACCAACAACCTCACAATCATCCACCTCATAATCTTCTTGTCTTGTTATTATTATATTTCTTCTATTTGGTAAAGGTCTACCAATTGATTCATAAGTCTTCCTACCCATAACAATTGAATTATCAGTTGTTAGTTTCTTGAAGTGCTTCAAATCTGATGGTAAATTCCATATCAAAGAGTTATCATTACCAATGACTCTATTTTTCGAAGTTGCTACAATTATCTTAATCATATCTACTTATTGTTACTAACATAATTTACCAGTATATGATATATTATTTATTAAAGAATTGACCATTTGTTTCAATCTTCTTCAAATCATCCGGAGTAAAAGATTGTGGTTGTGTTTTAACTAAATTGACTATCTCTTGAAAATTAGCCTTAGCTTCATCCATTCTACCAGTATAAAAACTAGCCGCGGCGTGTGCCTCAGCAAACTTCCAAGTATAAAGAGCCTCATCAACAAATAATAATCTCTTAGGATAAGGATTTTTACCGTGGAAATTAACCTTACAGAACTTCGTATAAAGATAAGCCATATGCCATTCACCAACTTGTAAGTAATAATCTATTATTGTTTTTATAGACTCACCTCTCATTGGATCCATAGAATAAGCTTTCAAACACTCTTGATGTGTTAAAGACCAAGGTTCTTCAAGAAGTCTCATAACTGTTCCTATTCTAAATTGTGAATAGTAAATTTCTTCAGCATAACCATCAGGCCTAGAAGTTCTTTCTCTATAATATTTAAGAGATCTTCTTAACCTTTCTTCATTCTCGTCTTTGTTATTTGGTAAAGATGCTGAATCATGATATGATTGAGCTGTATAGAAAATCCACCTTGGATCTTTTCTATCATTATCAATATAATTTTCTAATACGTGAGCATGAGATTTATATTTAGCTGGTATATCACCTTGCCAAGAGTTACCAGTCATCTTAACATCAACATGAATATTCTCAGCAAGTGCCGAGGTAATATTCTTATCTTCACATATGATAAATTCATGAACAGGACCATACCACTTAAATGGCTTAGACACTCTAAAGAAAGTATTTCTAGTATATTTCATTTGACCGATATACGTATTCATCATATATAAATCTTTTGTGAATTGTCTCTTATCGAATTTTGGCTGTATGATTACAGTTTCATCACAATCAAACCAATACCCGTATGTTTTATCTGCATTCCAATCCAATTCTTTAACAACCTCTCTTAGCTTCTCCATTGAATGGTTTCTACTATTTTCAAAGTTATCAAACGGTCTATCATAAACATACGTTGGTATGTTGTTATCTTCTCCGAACTTTCTTATTATATCCTGTGTACCATCAGTAGATCCGGTATCTGTTACGACAATTAGATCAGTGAATGATTTTGCACTTTCTAACATCTTTCCTATCACATGTGATTCGTCCTTACATATGAAATTAAGCGCTAATTTCCCCATTTAAATATTATTATTTTTTATTTATATCTACTATAACCGATTTGTTTCATTCAGTATAGAGTTTATTTTGATATCTCTTAATTTTGATTTATTTATTAGATATATTTTATTTACTTTATTATGGTTTACCCAACCAACACCATCAGTGGAATGTTGAGCAATAGTTATATTATCATTTTCTATATGAGTGATTATATAAACCTCATCTCCCTTAACAGATTTTGGATAACCATTTTTTTTTCTCTTCAATAGAACGACCTCATCTCCCTTACTAAAGGAGATTATTCCTCGTTTTATCATATCTTTTATTACCCACTCATTCATTACAAAGGTTATTTTTAGTCTCCGAATGTTAAAATTTCTTTATTCACTTTCTTCAAATCTCCCCACACTTCACTATATGTTATCCCGCGTACTTTACGATTATCTATCCAGATATATTCATCATCCTCACCTTTACACCTTGGTTTATCTGTTATTAGGCCATTATATTTAAACCCATTATCATCTAACCATTTTATTGTAACATCTCTATCTTTTGATTCACGAGCCGTGAAAAATGTAATATGATGTCCATCATCATACCACTTATTAATTTGTTCTAATGAACCCTCAATAACTTTTGCAGTTGCATATAAGTGTGAATCTTCATTACTAATATCATCACAACAGGTTCCATCTATATCTACTAAAAATACTTTCATACTAATTATTATTTTTTACACTATATTCAATTCATGAATACTCTTTTTCTTTGAGATAAAATTAATAGACTTAGCTAAAATTCTATCACAAGAAATGATGTTTAATTTTTGACCACCCATAACACCTTCTCTGTTTTTCAATGACTCATTAAACTTTTTATCAACAACTGTTGAGATACTATCAGAAACCATTAACTCAGTTAACATAGATGTTTCTAAATTATCAAGTGCTTTACCACTCAATACTCCATGTGTAGCTATTGCTCTAACACTCTTAGCTCCCATCTTCATAACCAATTCACTAGCTTTTTTTAATGTACCAAGTGTATCAGCCATATCATCAACGATAACAACATTTCTACCCTCAACATCACCAACCAATTCCATAGAGTGAATTTCATTTGGTTTAATTCTTTTCTTATTAATCATTGCAAATGTTGCTTCAGGGAAAGCTTTACAGAAATCTGTTGCTCTCTTAACAGCTCCTTGATCAGGTGCAATAATAGTTAAATCATCAATTTGGTTATTTTTGATATGTTCAATGAATATCTTGTTACCATTAAGGTGAACAACCGGAACATTATAAAATCCCTGAATAGCAGATGCGTGTAAGTCAATAGTGATAATTCTCGTCATACCAGCTTTCTCTAATATATCGGCTAATAGTTTAGAACCAATAGATGATCTCAAATGGTCTGTTTTATCTTGTCTTGAATATCCTTGAAACGGAGAAACTAACGTAAATGATTTACACCCTGCTCTCTTAGCAGCATCTATTATTAATAGAGTTTCCATAATTGTATCAGAAGACATTGTTGATTGAATAAAGAAAACATCTTCATCTCTAACAGTCTCTTCGAATAATGGCAATATCTCACCATCTAAGAACTTGTCTATCTTTAGTTTGCCTGGTTTGATATCGATGTCAAACTCTACACATAGTATATTACAAATACTATTTGCTAATTTCTCACTAGTTGATCCGTTGAAAATTTTCATATTATTTATTTATTTTTTAAAAGTAAGTCAATAGCAGATTCACGTAACTGAACCACATTTGGTTTGTAACGTAACTTCACACTATTGATGAAATGTTTTATATTTGGTGGGTAATTTATTCGCTCAACCCATTTGAACCTTTTATTACCATATCCATATCTTAGTGGTTTTCTATTTCTTGGTAGGAATAGTTTATCTATAACCTTTTCTGGTTGTGTTAATTTATTATGATATTTTTCTTTTTTCCATTGAAATAATATATCACACTGGTTTTTTTCAGAAAGAGAATTAAACCAAACGATATTAGAACCCATCCTATTTCTAAGAGAGTTTAATTCTTTTTGATGTTGTTTTCTTTTTTTCGATTTATTTGAAATCATATACATAAAGGTAATTAAAATTATTAGTTATTACAAGTTTTTATGCCATTTCCAAGCAGATGATACCATATCTTTAATATCATATTTAGTTTCCCATCCCAAAAGTTTTTTAGCTTTTGATGAATCAGAGTATATTTGAACTATATCACCTTCTCTCGCATCACTTATTTTATAGTTTATATTAACACCATTTACCTCTTCAAATGTTTTAATCAACTCTAAAACAGAAACACCATCACCTGATCCTAAATTAATAACATCACAAATACCAACATTTGATGACATATAATTAAGAGAGTCAACATGAGCTCTAGCTATATCTGAGACATGAACATAATCCCTTATACAAGAACCATCACGAGTATCATAAGTATCACCAAACACCACCATTTCTTCTCCTGTATCAGCAGAGTTACATATAACCGGAAGTATATTATTTGGTTTTGTTATTGGATATTCTCCTATCTCTCCACTTTCGTGAGCACCAACAGGATTAAAGTATCTAAGTGATACAACACTAATATTCGAATTTGAATTACAAAAATCTGATATTATTCTCTCACCAACCAACTTAGTATAAGCGTATGGTGATTGTGGATCAGATAACTCAGTATCTTCATTTACTGGTAATTTATCAACATCACCATAAAGAGAACAAGAAGATGAAAATACTAAACTTCTAATATCAAATCTTTTACAAGCATCCAAAATATTTAATAAAGAATTAATGTTATTATCATAATATTCTAATGGGTTATTAACCGATTCACCAACTGCTTTAGATGCTGCAAAATGTATAACACCATCAATCTTATGATTAGTTAATATATCATCTATTGTATCTCTACAATCTCTAGCATACACTTTTACATTATTAACCATCTTATTAAGTTTATTAATAATCAAAGGGTTTGAATTAGAAAAGTCATCAAGTATTAAAACTTCACATTCTTCACTTCCTTCTTTCAATAATTCTAAAATTGTGTGTGATCCAATATACCCAGCACCACCAGTGACTAAAATTGTTTTCATCCTTCTATTATGTTTTTTAAACTAGTAGGTGAGTAGTTAATTGACTTCAATACTTTATTATCAGAGTTTCTGTAAACAACATATTTACCATTTACTTCTTTATAATTACCCTCTGTACCATCTTTCTTTTTGTAGTGTGATAATGTAGCCAAAGCTTCTTTCATTGTATCACATGCCTTTGACATATTACTTCTTTGTACCTCATCGAATAACTCAACAAATTTATCACCTAAACCAAATTCAAGAACTGCACCAGACAATACATATTGTAAGTCACAAAGAGCATCAGCTACCTCAACAAGGTCGTTTTCTTTTATTGCTTGTGATAACTCATCTAATTCTTCTTGTAGAAGGTTTACACGTAGTTCACATCTATCCTCACCTGGTATTTGTGGGGTATCTAAAATGGGAGCTTTGAAAGTTTTGTGGAATTCAGCCACTTGATTTAAAGAATCTATCTTTTCCATAATTATATAATACTTTTTGTTTATATGTTTAAATTAAATTATAGTTTAGAAAACTAATATATAGATTATATAAAAATATTATAAAATTATGAAATATGTAAGAACCTTTGAATCTTTCAAGAATAATAATAATAATAAACCAGTCAATGAAGAATTTCTTGGTGCTATTGGTAAATTCTTCGGAAAAATGTTTAAAAAAGCTGGAGAAAATATAAGAAAGACGCAGGGTGGTAATGAGATTGAGGTTATTTATAAAAAATATCTGAAGTTGATAAATGATGCTATTGTTAAACAAACTGGTTTAAACTTAGAATTAGGTAAAGTTTCTGTCAAAGAGTCTAAAGTATTCGAAGCAGAAGAAGCAGTAGCAGAAGAAGGAGAAGAAGGAGCAGTAGCAGAAGAAGGAGCAGAGGAAACTACTGATAAAAAACCAGGAGAGGCCGAAAAGAAACCAGCTGTAGATCCTAAGATATTAAAACAAAAGCAAGATATCTTAAAAAAGATAATTGTACAAATGAAAGGTATGGCTATTAAAGAGATGGATGCTGTATTAGTAAAACAGGGTGGTGGTTCTAAGAACCCACAATTACAAATAATAATTAATATTAAAAAGGATCAATTCACATTGGATTTATTGAATGCTGAAATATCATCTTTAGAAAAATCAGAGGATCCAGAATCTAAGAAACTAGCCGCAGCTAAACAAATAGAAGCTAAAACACTTGGAGAGAAACAAAGAGAAGACTGGGTTAAATTTGAAAAAACTGGAAAACCAGTTGAGTATAAAGAAGATGATGTTGTTATTTATAAAAGAAAGGATTTCAAAGAAGAGGAATGGAATAAACTTTCAGATGAAGAAAAAACAGATGAGGATAAGTGGGATGATGTTCAAGTTGGTAGTAAATCAATTACTAAAATTGATGGTGATAATTTCACATTCAAGAATAAAGATGATAAAGATATAACAAAACCTCTTACTGATATTTTACTTAAAGTTAAGGTTAAGGAAGAACCTAAAGAGGAAACTGATGAATCCACAGAAGAAACAACTGAGGATAAGGCTAATAAGTTAATGGATAAGGAGCAAGAAGACGCTAAAGCTGCTGGTGTAAAAGCAAAAGCTGATAGAGCATCGGAAGATTCTAAAAAATAAATATAAATAATATGAAAAAGAATTACATAAAAACATTTGAATCGTTTAGAAATGCTCCCGTTAATGAGGAATTGTTTGGTGGTTTAATTGATTTTTTTAAGAAAATGTGGGGTAAGGCTGTACAAGATCTAGAAAAAATGGGAGGAGATAACCCAAAAACAGAAGATATAGACACTTGGATAGAAACTAAGATATTTAACCCATCAGATGGTACTTATTTATTCAAATCTGTTATTGAAGAGTTTGAAAAGAAACCAGAAGCAAACAATGAAGATTGCTTAACCTTGGTTGATAATATTCTAGATCCTGAAACAGGAGCTCTTGGTACACAAGGACTTGAACCATTATACGAAAGTCTTAAAAAGGTTTATGGTGATAATTTAGCACCATTAGAAACTATTAAATATTATTTTGAAACAGCTAGAAACAGAGCAATAAAACAATTTAAATATGCTGGGGGACCAGACTTGAAAATTGGAGAAGCTAAGATTGACCCGGCTTCTAAGAAGATGGATATGGCTGACACAACACATTTACCAGATTTTAAGAAGGTTTTACAAAGCGCGGGAGAAGATGGTGTGAAAAGAAAAGAAGCAGCTCTTGGATGGGTTAATAAAACACTAACACCGACATTATTAAAATACGTAGAGGAAGTTGATTCTTCAAAAGTTGAAGAATACTTGGATTCTAAAGGTATAGAAGCATCATCAGAAGGACCAGGTGAACTTAAATCTGGAGATACAATTGTTTATAAAAGAGATAAATTCAGTGCGGATGAGTGGGAAAAGTTAAGTGATGATGATAAGAAAAAAACTGATGAAGGACCAATGCAAGACTTACAAGATAAGGAAATGATTGGTGTTAAAAAGGTTAAAGATGTTTCTGGTGATGATATATCTTTCGAAGATGCTGATTTTAAAAAGACAAAGGAAGATATCTTAATGAAAATTGAGGTTGACCAAAGTGAAGAAGCTAAAAAAGCAGCAGAATCTTTGGGTAATATAAAGGATGATGCTGATAAAATGAAAACTGTCGCTGATTTAGCTGATATGTTACAAGATGATTCTAAAAAAGACCAAGTAGAAGAAATCAAAAAGATAATAACAGGTGAGGAAGAAGGTTAAGAAATTCAAAGTATTTGAGTCGAGCCACAATTATCTAAGTAATGATGATGTTAATGATTTATTCATTGAAATTATTGATGATGGATTCGATATAAAATTTTTTGATACTGCTTCACATGGATCTTATTTCTTTGAATTTAGAAAAAATTTAGAAGAATCGATACTTGATCCGATTGATGTTGGTAGTGCTTATGGAATAACAAATATAAGTGAGATAACAAATCAAATGAATTTTCTAAAAACAATCGAAGAAATTAAACAAAGGTTAGAATCCATAGGATATAAAATTGGGTTTGAATTTGAATTCAATTTCGGATTAGGACCAATGTTATACTTTGTGTGCCATATGCAATATATTTCAGATGTTGATACCACATTAGATAGTCAGAACAGACGGCAATTTTGGTGATTTCATTCGCTATATGTATCAGTAATGACTAATGTATATTTAGTTTCTTAATATATAAGTTATGAGCACTTTATACAGAAGAAAACAAGAAAAAATTTATAAAAAAATTGATAGTATCGCTACTAAAGGTAGAGATAATGTTTTTGAATACACTAAATATATTGATGAGTTGGTATCGAATGGTGATTATGCTGAACTTGAACAAGTTTTATATGATTATTATTATATTGATATAATCGATGCTGCTGATGTAGATGTTGTTAAAAAGAAAACTTGGGATCCTATTTTATTCCAAACAACATCCTCATTTCTAAAAAAATTATCTAACCTTTATAACAAAAATAATGTTTATCAAAGCTCATTTGATATACTAACATCTGATGCAAATGCTATACAGATGAATTTATCTAATCCATTATCAAGCACATTCTCACAAACTGGATACACACAATCAATATCATTTACACGACAAGAGGATGTAGTTAGTATTAATGTTTTAAATTCGGATACTTATCTTATTCAAATATCAAGAGCTGAATGGGTGGATGATTTACCAACGAATATTGAAATATTACAAAATATAAATATTGGTACTCAATCATCAATAGAAACTCAAATACCAACAACACACTCTAGAGAATACCTGATAAAAACATACGAAAGATCTAGTTTCTTAGAATTAAATTATAAATTAGATGTTGTTAAAAACAATATCATTGGTCAAATAAGAGAGATTGATACATATACAGCAAATGCTAAATATTATTTAGAGAACCAACAATATGCTAGAATAGTTGGTGAGGTTATTTATTACTTAGAAGTAACAGAACTAAATGGAGAAACAACATTAATAGATGCAAATAATACATCATTATCATTCGATCAAAACCTATTAAATAGGTATAAGACAGCTTTAGATATTTTAATACCCAACATTTAAGATTATTATACTATAATATGTAAATAAAATTTTAAATTATGGAAACCAGAATAGTAGATTTCGAAATCTTAACAAAACATTACATAAACTACCAAGACGGTGTTAAAGAAATAAATACCGAAAGAGAAAGATTTGTAGATAAAATGACACCATTAAAAACAGAAATGGAATCAATTATCAGAACCTCTAATAGTGGAGTGGTTGTCGATCAAAAAACACAAAAAACAAGAGCTGAAAGGTTTCAACAATTACAAGAAGAAGCTGTTGAAATTGATGGAGAATTCAAAAATTCGATGAAAAAATTACGTGATGATCTTAACACTAAAATATATGAAGAATTATCCGTAATTATATCAGAATGGGGTAGTAATAACAAAATTGATTTAATTACTGGTAAAATGGAAGTTGTTTATTCAAATCCTAAATTTGAGGTTACTGATAATATATTAACTTTACTAAAGAAGAAGGAATTATTTATTGAAATGTTAGAGACTGTTTAATTAATTAAAACATCAAATAAAAAAGAGACTTAAACAGTCTCTTTTTTTATTTGATTAAGTTTTCTCCTGTCTTTCATAAATTCCTTGAAATAATATTTTATATCATCCGAATTCATCTTGAAACATTGTGGATCATTATCCATCTCATTACTAATCCATATCTCACAACCATCAGGCATGATATCATACCTTGCTTTTATAGCATATGAATAAGCAGCACATTGCTTTTTATAAGATATTATCCATTTATCTGGTTTTCTTTTCTTAGACGTTTTGAAATCAATAACTTTCTTATGTCCGTTTTCAATAACAACACTAAAATTATCAACAGTACCAGCATAAGATAAATCCTCACCTTTGTATATAAAATAGTTCCATAAGAATTTCTCTTGGAATATTCCCTTTTTGATATTATCAAAGAATCCAGTGTGGTAGAAGTTGAAAAATAATTGTGTTCCTACTATGATTGCTCTAGTATCATGTTGATTAACCTCACCGTCAGTCCGAGCTGTCTCCAACATCAATTGCAATCTCTTGTGTTTATCCATATCTGGTAGCTCACAATATAGCTCACAAAGTCTGTGCATAACATTACCACGTTCTGTAGCGTCAACACTTATCTTATAAGCTTCGGCATCCCCAACACGATCTTTCCACTTTTTTAAAAAAGTTTTATCTTGTGTCTCTGATAAAATTGTTGTTATACTTGGGAAAGCACCAATTATAACACCATCTTTTGTTGTTACTTCATAATGTCTTTTACCATTGATATTTACCCTTCTGATAGAATCCGTTTGTTCCGGTAAGATTATTTCTTCCGGAACATCACCATTTATATCGGGTATTGATGAAAATATATCCATATGTATTATATACAGATAATAATCAAAGTTGTTTGAAACGTTAAGGTGTATTAAAATCCTTCAAATATAGGTGGAGGTACAAAACCCTCTCTGTCGGTTAGTCTATCCGCCGGCTCAACATCGAATTCTAAGTGTGTCAATCTGATCACTATCAGATCTACCTTCGATAATTTCCATAATTTCCCCTCCTGTTAACAGATCACTTCTGACCAACCCGCTGTCACGTTTCTTTTTGCGAGCCAGATATCTATTTCTTTCTTCTAATCTTTGTTTGTTGTATGATATTCTATCATCAATTCTTTCTCTATTATTATTATACTCATTTTCTCTGTTGAATATATAATCTTGGGCGTCTTCGCAGTATATTGCATCAACATTTAAGATATATTTATCATTAGATTCTGAGTAGTTACAGTTATCGTGGTGTGTGTAAATTGATTGATATTCTAACCAAACAGTATCACCAGGATATCTAAATACCTTAGAGATTGCATCATATCTCAGATAATCACTTTCTTGTTTATAACCATCAGTAGAACAAAGTGTTCTATAATCAACACACGTTGGTTGATAATTATATAAAGTACCATTAGTTCCTAAGAACTTAAATGTATCCATATATGGGTAATAGTCATATGAGCTGTATCTTAATTTCAATTCTAACTTCAACTCAACTCGTTTTTGTCCAAATTGTTCGAACAAAATTGTGTTATACCAATTTTGTTCTTTCTTATGTAAGAAATCATTTTTAACCGCCCACTGCTTAAAATAAGAAGAGTATTTTTCATCACAAATTGTATAGATTCTATCCATCAATTTATAAGATTCGAAACTCCACAATAAAGCTCTACCGATAAGTTTACCTTCTGGATTAAACATTGCCACCATAGAAACTTCCTTATTATCAACATATATATCAAGAAATTTCTGACAATGCTCATGTTTCATACAAGAGATACCAAGTGGTCCTCTATCAGAAGCATAAGATTCCCAGTAATAAAGGTCTTTTATTCGGTGTCCAGTCACCACCTCGAATTTAAATGCTGGTTTTGAAACTTCCGCTTTGAAAAGGTTAGAGAATTTCTCAACCTCCTTTGATGGTATATTTTTGAATATCTTGGTGATAAAAGATCCAGGTTTTGCGTGATATCTACGAGAAGAACTCCAATATTCACCTTCGGATAATGATTCAATTCTATCTGTTGTTAGATAAGATATTCTACGTTTATCTTGTGATGATAGAGATATGTAATTCACGAAATCCTCCGCTACATCAACCTTATCATGTCTTTTTTTCAATAAAAGTTGAGCTACTAATGAATCGTGCTCGATTTCTTGTAAAACTTTTTTCAAATTATTTGAGATATAAATATCAACTGTTTTTCTTTCGTATGGCATAATTTTTTTTACAAATATAATTAATTAATTCTTATTTTATATATTATTGAAGGTCAAAATTCGAACTTCTTTTGTGTTGTGTAATTTTTTTATTGAATAGTATAATCTTCTACCTTCGCTTGTTAAGTCTCTAAAAGTAGCACACCAAGGAATATCTTCCTCCCTAAAATCAAATGTTGATGTGTCCCACCCTACACAAATACATGCTGTTAGTGGTATTGAAGATACAAAATCTTTCTCATTTTTAATGAAGGTGTTTGGGAAATATCTACCGGTATCAATCAAAGATTTTGAAAAATCTTTACTTCTCATTGATACATCATCCGATACAAAATTTCCTCTAAGGTTAAGGTTAATATTAGATAAATCATATCCTTTATTGAGGAAATCTTCTGAATCAAAAGCTACCAAGTAAATAAATGTTTTACCATTGGATCTACTGAAATATTTACCTTCTATCGGAAAGGTCACAAAACCACTATTATCTTCTCTTAACATAAATTAAATTCCTAATGATTCTAAAACTGCATTTCTAACTGACCATTGAGTCATTTTCATAATTCTATCAGTTTCATTCTTTATTATATGAGAATCTTGTTTATTGAAAATTCTAAGATAAACTTGGAATGACCAAAAAGCATCAAGGTAAAAATCTTTATCATTTGGCACCTCTGATAAATCCTCAGAATGTGTATATAACATCGTTCTCTGTTCTTTTGTTATACTAACCCCCGTAAATGGAGTAGTTCTCACAGAGTTCTTAAATGCGTCAAATTTAAGGTGGTTGATTCTTGGTATATCTTCTTTGTCTCCTAAAATAACTTCTCTTAATTTAGAGAATGATATTCTATGACCGACTAATGATTTTAATGATTTTATTTGTTCATCGAATGTTTCATCATTCAACCCAAGCGTTGCTTCTTCAGCCGCTTGTGTAACACCTTTAAGATGTTTTTTAGTTAGACCAATGTTTTTTGAACTGTTAACTACATGGAACTTAGATGTTTCTGAGTAAAGTCCTACGTTGAAGCTCAATCTTCTTGATTTATCACTTGAGTTTAGTATATAAAATGATTTATAAAATTCAACACCACCAACATCAATCTTATCAGAAATTAGCTTAAGGTATTGTTGACCACCCTTAATTGATAGTTGGTAATTCGTGATGGTAAAATTATTCTCAATATCATTAATCTTATCTTTAAGATATTTAACAATATCAAATATCTCATATCGGTTAGACACATTAGCAGTTTTGATCACGCGACCACCATACTTGGTAATTATCTGATTATTAATCCTTTCAATAGATAACTGGTCTATCTGGTTAAATAATTCTTTTTTATTGTAGCTTCTAAATCCTCTCATATTTTTTCGTTTTAACAAATATACATATTATTATTCGTTTTTCAAAATTTAATTTAATATATAATAACAATGAAGTATTTGAACAAATATAACAAATTTTCCTTAAATGAGAGCAAATTCGAGGAAGAAAATATAAATCAATTATTACCTGACTTGGTTGATATAGTCCAAGATATTGCTGATAAGGGATATCTTATTTGGTTTGAATCACCTAATGGTAAAATATCAATAAGTGATTATATTGATAATGGTGATGTATCTGACTTCAAACCAACATTCAAAGCTGGTAATAAAATTAAAAATAAATTAAATATAGTTATAAATTCAAATTCTGCTAGTAAACATATGGGTAATGAAGAGTTTGGTGATATAGTAAGTGAAATGACAACCGCCATTGATAGACTAGCTGATATTGGGTGGATATTTGATAATTTTAATGTATCAACACCTAGATCATCAAACAAAGATAATACAAATTTTAGATTTACTAATATAAAATATTCATTTAATAAACCAGATGAAGTAACCGATGATGAATTACCAAGTGTGGAAGAGATAAAGGCTAAGTTCGCTAACTTTGGATTAAATGCTGAAGATATTGAGTATGAAGTTGATGATAATATGTGTCACGTTGGTGCTGAATCATTTGAATATGATGGTAGTATACCAGATGATATCGAAGATAAATTAGATAGAATGATAGAAGTACTTGGATTTGATTATTACGAACATGAATTAACCGGAACTGATTGGTTAAGTGTTAAGTTCTGGATAAACCCAGATCCAAATCCAGAATAATTTATCTAAATTTCATTTTATAAGCAGCATCAACAGTAACACCTTTTAAATCAATCTTGGATAAATCAGCCTTATCTAAGTTACCAACTTCCTTTTTTATTATACTTAATAATTTTTTTGAAATTGGTTTAACTGATGTGAAAGCTACTCCTCTAGCATCAGATACTTTAGATTCCATTCTAGAAGCGGTATTAACAGCATTCCCGAAGAAATCTTTTAAGTCAACCTTTTGTAATCTATAAGATCTGGCTTCCATATTACCAGAACAAACACCTATTCTTAGTTTATATTTTTTCTCTAATTTAGTTAAATCTTTTGAGAATTTAAGAGCATTTACTAAAGATTTATCACTACTTTCAAAGTATACCATAAAAGCGTCACCGATTGTTTTAACAACCCATCCACCATATTTTTCAGATAAATTATTTACAAGTTCATGATGATCTAATAATTGCTTTGACATACTTAGTGGATCATCAGACCACATCTTAGAAGAACCAACAACATCACTAAATAGCATAGTTGGCATGTTTTCAGTTTTTTCTATACCGGATTCTTGTTCATCATCCCATTCTTTTTGAGCTTGGTTCAAAACTCTCTCTGATCGTTTTGGTTGCTCTTTCGATTCAACTTCCTTTTCATCAGCTTCGTTTATACTAAAAGATTTATATTTATCTAAATGTTCCATCAAAGTATATATTAAAAATCCTTATTACTTATTTTAATATATAACTTGATGAAACATATAAGATTATTTGAAAAATTCTATGAAGATGAATTCCCGGATATTTTCGGAAATTCATTACTCAGGGGAGTTAAAGTTGATAAAGAAGAATATATTGATGATCCTAAATTAAGGAATGTATCAACAGGTCAATCTATGGATGAAGACTATGTTTCTTTTCTTAATAATTATAAAAACCTTGGTTTACAAAATCCTACAAAATCTATTCATTTTTATTTAAATCCAACAGAAAGCCAAACAAAATACTTATCTTGGTATGGAAATCCATACAAACCAATTCCAAATAAGGATGCTAAATTCTCATTTAGTAGGGAATTAAGAAATGGTGGGTTGGGATCTACTTGGTGGTTTGTAGAAAGAACAATAGAGGAATTTTTGGATATAGATAACCCACTTTGGAGTGGTTATTGGGATTTTCCTGACATGGAGGAAAATAAATCTGATTTTTTAAAAGAAATTTCTAATTATCAGAACCTATTAATAAAAGGTGGTGTTGTTGGTAATTTAACGTATGATGAGCTTTTAGATTTATCAAAAAAAGGAGAAAGTAATTTACAAATATGGACAGAAAGTAGTGTTCTTCATAAACATATTATTTAGAATTATTTATATAAAAACTTTTGATATTTTTCTTCGCTCTTTAGATCAATCTCCATTGTAACTTCCTTCAGTGGTGAAGTAAATGTTATTGTGACAAGTGATATTTGTTCCGATTCAATACCATTTAATAACTCATCTAATATAATATCTCTCTCATCCTCTTTCCCTAATTTAAGACCTGTATCAACATACAGATTTATTTTCCAAGGCAATCTTTTATTAACAAATGATAATACAGATTGTCTATAAACCGATGGTTGTCTAATTTGCCTTTTATAAAGAAAAAGTGAGAATATTATAACTCTAATTATGTATTGATGATATATTTCATTAATATCCAGTTTCATATTTAATATATATTATTATGATTCAAGGCTGGAGCAAATTCAATGAAAATAATGATGAGATACCATCATATTTAGATATGAAAGATAGATTAGCTGCTGAAAATACACCTCAGATTAAAAAAGTTATTGATGATGTTAGAAATTGTTTTATATCATTTGAGGATAAAGGTATTATAAATGGTTATAAATTTGGTGGTATTTATAACCCAAAGAAAGATACACCTAGAGATTTAAATATAAATTATTCACCATCAATATCTGGAAATAAATTTCACAGAGAACCATCAAAGAAAGATTTAGAATCGATATCTGAATTTTTTGTACCTAAATACTATGCTGAGTTTGAAAATACTTTTATATCAATCGGTGTTGATTTTACTTATGATGGTACACATGGTGGTTGGTTAAATGAAAATGGTATAGATTCGATTGATGATATAATTGAAGCTAAGAATAGATTGAAATTAATGGGTTATGAAATGAAAATTTGTTTTTGGCAAACAAAGTTCGATACAGCCTTACGAGAGGTAGATCCATTAGAGATTAGAGTTTATTTTAAAATGGATTGTACTTGGGGAACCTTTATAACATCTTCTGGTGAAGTGATAAAAAACTCAGATGACTTCAATAATCATCTCAACGGAGATTGATAGGGAAGTTCGTTAGAATCAGTTATCTAATATCTGACTTATCTTGTATTGTCTTTCCTCAAGTATTTTATAATCTTCTATTGGTATTATCTCGTCTTCATTAAATAATGATTCATTCATTTTACTACCAACACACCAAATACACTTATAAATTCCGTCACTAATACTAAAAACCGACATTTTATTCCCACCGGTTGTTTTTATAACTAAGTCTCCTGATTTATATTTCATAAAATAAAATGTTATTTTATTATTTATTAATTAACTAAGTACCTCATCTATTTTTTATCACGTTCATACTCCCAAATCACTAAGATTTTTTAACCTTCTTAATTGTTTAACGTTATCTAATCTCAATAGATACATTTCATCATATCTAGCGATTGCATTTACAGAATTAATTTCAATTTTTAAAAGCTCATCTAAATATTCTTTTTCAATTTCATTGATATCTATATCATTGATATCTAATTCATTTTTTTCAAGAACTTGATAAAATTCAATCATATCATTAAGTAATTTACTTTCTTGATCTCCTCGCGTGGCAAAACATGGGACACCCATCGAATTAAGTTCTTGTATAAATTCAGCACTTAATTTTATCCTAGTATCATATATAACAAAGTCTTCATCATAATACATTATATAGATAATTGGTGCAAACGATCCCTCATCTGGATAAGTCTTGGATTTAAGAATCCTTTTCATTTATATCTCAAATGTTTCTTCTTCCTCTTCTGAGGATTCCAAATCATCTTTAGGTATACCATAATTCATTATCAGAATTTCTGTTCCCTTTGTTTGTGCCTTACCAGACTTTGCCATAGAAGCTTTATGAAAGTCTTTCTGCTCCCATCTATAATCACCTCTCACGAACCATTCTTCTAATTGATCAAAGTGGTAGTAACTCAATGAGAATTTACCAGTTGTTGCTTTTAATGAATCAGCTAATCTTTCATGTGTATCTAAACCGAAATCATGATTAGCATAATACTTTTCTGTTTTATAGTAAGGTGGGTCACAATAAAAATATGTTGATGGTGAATCATACTTCTCAATAACATCTTGGAAGTCCATATTCTCACAAACAGTAATCTTATCAAAATAACCTTTCCACTTATCATTGGTTAACTTACCTTTGAATGAATCAAACTTAGATTTATATTTACCCTTTAAGTCAATAAACTTACCTTTCTCTGGATTAGTACCAGACCAAACTTGACTAAGAACATACGCATATTTTGCAGCTGTATGATAATCAGGTTCAGATAAATCAACTTGGAAATCGGGATGAAATATTTCACTCTGACATCTATTGAATAATTCCTTATCCTGTGATTTATAATCTTTAATCACATCATAAAAATCATCATAGTTTACAATACAATTAAATAGGTTAACATTTAATGGATTAAAGTCATTATAAACAACTCTCTTTAAATTTTTGAATTGTGGAACATCTAACTTAAAGAATACCCAAAACATACCCGAAAAGGGTTCTACGTAAGTCTCTACGTCATTTGGAATGTAATTCCTTATCCATGTACCAATGCGACTCTTTCCGCCAATATAACTTAATGCCATAACTTTTTATTTATTTTTATAATGTTGAATTACTCACCCTCTTTTAATTCATTGATCCTATCTCGAATCTCTGCTGCTATCTCATACTCTTCATTATCAATAGCGCTATTCATCATTATTTCAAGGTCCTCAATAGATACAATTCTCTCTGGCTTCGGTTCAAAAATATCATTAAGTTCTGAGTCAATTTCATCATCCCCAAATTCATAAATACTGCCTTCTTCATCCTCACTTGATATAACTATACCCGCAGATTCTAATATATCAGTTGTTACAAAAATAGGACACTTGTAAATTACGGATAAAGCCATAGCATCACCAGCAGTACATTCAATCTCAAATTCCTCTATACCATTTGATGTAACAAGTTTAGTATAAAAAACACCCTCTAATAAAGAATGTATATAAACCTCTTGTATATCAATACCATATGAATCACTCATTGATTTTATCAAATCATGTGTTAATGGTCTAGGTGATTTAATACCCTCTAACTCAAGAGCTATTCTCTGAGCTTCTAGTGGTTTAATTATCAATGGTAATTTTCGACTACCATTTTTATCAGAAAGTACCAAAACATAAGATCCAACTTGGCTCTGACTATATGATAATCCTAATATTTTTAATTCTCTTCTCTTCATCTATTTAATAGTTTATTTATTTTAAAATGTCTTTCATATTCATCGTTACAAGCTTCGTTAATAATTATCATCTTAAATAGACTCTCATTTGAGTTAAACTCAACATAATCAATAACGGGTAATTGATCTATATAATCAGTTATTATAAATTTATATGTATTTTTTGATTTTTGTTTTTCGAAATCCGAAAGTTCTTTTATTAAATAGCAAAATTTTCTATCCTTTATATCAATAAAAAACTTTATCAAATCATCATCCTCAAATAAATTCAATATCTTATTGTTATTAATACAAGTTATGTACAGTCCGATTCCCGTTGATCGGCAATAGTCAACCCATCCCATCTTTCTTAAAAGGTATTTATTTATCTCAAACATCAATCTTTTAATAATAAATCTGCTGCTGAAGTTGCAGCGAATGCTTGCGGTTTACTCCAAGTTCTAAAACCCATACCTCTCAACCAAGGAACGTAAGCCTTATAAGCAGCATATGATTTATTCTTACGAACTCCCTTTTCATTCATATTACCCTCAAATGGATTGAAGTCAACGTGTAAGTCAACTAATCTAGGTTGTAATCTATCAAGTGGGGTTATAACAAGGTTAGTCATAACTCCATCTTCATGATGTGTTTCAACATTAGAATACTCACCAACACATTTTAATAAGTGATACTTATATCTCTTTATCTCATTATCGGTTAAATCTTTTCTAATATAAAAATCAGATAATTCCTTATCAAGATAAGTTCCAATATCATGTAACCATTGAGCTTCTTTATATAACCTTTCTTGATTATCCCTAATCTTACTACATTCCTCTCTAAAGAAAACAACGTGTGCTCCCCTTTTAATATCCGAATTGTAAATCATTATAGTATTTGCATAGACTGTCTTTCTACGCTTTTGTATTGAGTCACAACCAACTGTTATAGTTGATGTAGGATCGTTTTTAACGATCTCTCTAAGATATTCTATTATATCAGGTATATAATCACCACCAAATCTCTTGAATCTATTTTTAAACATTCTTTATTTTTTTTACTAGTAATATAGACTGCCGAACTATCTCTGGTGGGAAAACAACAAATGATCCATCCTCACACGTTAATTCAAACCCTGATCCATTATAAAAACTCTTAGACATCTGTAATAGATTTTTGTACTGATCTTCACTAAGAACTGATTTCTTACCAAGAAATTCACCAAAGTGATTCTTTAAAACTATTTGTATCTCGACTTTATCATCATTCATATATTATATATCATTTTATTTTTATTTGTTTGAGCAAAAAAAAGGGGATATCCAACCGATACCCCCCTGTTGTGAATCTTATTACTAAGATTATTTACTACCCGGTTTGTTGATTTTCTTAATAGTTCTCAACAATTCCTCGAACTCTAAAAGGAAGTTCTTTAATTTTGGATTTGTAACATCAGCTACGTTATCCAAGATGTAAAGTAAGTAAGCCGTTTTTTCATCATCACCAACATTCTCAAGAAACTTAACAATGTTTTTAAGTTGTTTATTAGTTAATTTAGTGATTTCGATCTCTTTTAATGATTGAATTAATTCGGAGTTTTTATCACGGTTGTATTTAGCCAAGTCTTTCTTAATACCATCATAGTTGTTAAGAACATCTTCAATAGAGATATTTAACATATCCTCACAGTACTGTACGAACTTCATAGACGAGTTACCAAGGTAACCAGTTGCGACTTCTTTCACTAATGGAAGGAAATCTTTAGGAGAAGCATCTTCACCAAAGTTGGTAATGATGAACTCAGACAACATCGTCCAAGAACGGGGAGTAGCGTATGCTTTAGCGTTATCACTAGTTTTATACATTTGCTCAGGGTGTGCTTTGATGAATGACGTAATTAAACGGTGAACATTCTCTTCAGCGAAATTTTCAATCCACTCGTCAACACCAAGTACGTGGTTGATATGAACTAAACGGTTGTTAAGTGCCGCATCGAACTCTTCAACATCTGTCCCATCTTCGTCTCCAAGGTTACCAGAAGACATCATAAGGACATTATCATTAAATTCAAACTCTGTTCCAATCTGACGCTCAAGTAAGATTTGTAGAGCCGCGTTTCGAACTTGTTGAGAAGCTCTGTTCAACTCTTCAAAGTGAATAATCGTTGGTTGTTTGTTAGATTCAATTGCCCATCTAGGAACAACGAAGTCCAAACATTTAACTTTTTTACCATCAACCTCAATCTCTGAGACATCTGGATAAAGTCCTACATCAGTTTCATCAACCATTGATAATCTGATATCCATATATCGGAAACCTAATTTATCACAGATTGAACGACCAATCGCAGACTTCGCAACTCCTGGTTTAGAAATGATGTTAAGAACACCATACTTGGCCCACATAACAGAGAAGTATTTTCTTTCTTTAGGAGTTAAAAGAGATAATTTCTCTTGTAATTCTGGACTTACTTGTTTTGATTTTGAAATTTTCGACATATTTTTATTATTTTTAATTTTAACTTTTACGAATATACTAATTATTAATTTATACTACCTAATTAATTTGAATTAATTTTTTTCTAATTTCTGTTCCCAAAGTTCGGTCATTAGGAATACTCTTAACAAATTCATCAATAGGAAAAGATTTCCTAACTATATTACCTAAATCCTCATCATTTGGATACGATTTAGCAAATTGTTTCAATATATGTGTATTTTTAAATAAATTCATTTTATTTTATTTTTAAAGAGAGTGTTATATATTATAACACTCTCTTAGTTTTATCCTTTAATTACTTCTACGTTTTTCAAAGCGATTACTGGTCTAACTGACTCCATTACTTCACCAATTTCTCCGTAAGTTTTGAAGTTATCGATGGTTCCCTTAGCCACAGAGAATTTAGTAGTTGCTTTGATGATTTTTTCTTTGTCTTTATCTGCAATTTCCACAGAATCCATAATCAACTGAGAAAGAACTTCTCCATACTTCTCAATCATTTTTGAATCGAAAGAGAAAGTAGTATCTTCGTTAACAATTTCTTCTCCGTAAGTCTCACGTAACTCTTCAGATCTTTCCTCATTGATAGTGATATACTTATCAGTAGGAAGGAACATTACTTGTGCAACATCGTCAGAATCATTAATTTGTTCTAACATCACAGATCCTGGGTTTTTACCCGTTTCGGTGTAAAGTTCAGCCCATTTTTCTTTTCCAAGGTCTTTTAGTTCATCAGAAATCATATCTGCTTTCGCCTTAGATGATTTCATAGTTGATTGAAGTGCCTCTAGTTTTGTAACTTTATCGAAGAATGTTGTATCCTCGATAGTAATTCTTACTTTTTCAGCTTTTGCTTTAGTAGTTTTAGCTGGTGATTTCTTTGCTTTTGTAAATAATGACATAGTTTTTGTTTTTTTTTATGTAGTGATTAATAATATTGTTTCTTGTCTTACAAATATACGGAACTTTATCTCTTCTACCAAACCTTTTTTAAGTTATTTTAACTTTTTTATTCTGATTTTGACAAATGATATATCCCTCATATTGTTATTACAAATATAATCATAATATTATAACACACCTAATTAAATGGTTATATTTTTCTAATTAAATTCCCGTATTCATCACGTTGCTCATTTCCATTTCTAGTACGAACAATGATATCTTTATCAACAAATCTAGCCTCAATAGCATTTTCGCAGATTTTTCGAATAGGATTTCCATATCCATCTCTTGTTTGTACGATACCATCTAAATCAGTAACAATAAATATATTTCTAGACTCATCAAATGATGCAAATGATGTATTATCAGCAATCTTTCTTCCTTTATTACCATACTTATCACAAGTATAGAGTGTTATTCCGTCAATTTTAAATTCCATAGTTATTTCTTTTATAGTGATTAATAATACAATATACACATTATTTATTAAACTACCAAATTAATATATAGATATGTATGAGACTCATATAATAGAGGGTGATATGAAGAGGAAGAAAAGAAAGATGTAACTATGGATCACATACTAATTGTTGAAGATGATATAAACATCCGAGAAACATTACAAGAAATATTTGAATTATCAGGATACAAAGTTTCAACTGCTACTAATGGTAGATTAGGTTATGATGCAATTATGAAAGATTGTCCAGACTTGGTTATTTGTGACGTTGCTATGCCTGAATTAGACGGGTTTGAATTACTCTGGGAGTTACAATTGATTTGGACAACGGAAGTAATTCCTCCTTTCCTATTTGTAACAGCAAAAGTAGATACTTTGGACCTTCAAAAAGGAATGAATTTAGGAGCCGCTGATTACATATTTAAACCATTTGATCACACAGATATTCTTCGATCTGTTCGACTTCTGTTAGACAAGAAGAGATAAAAATGATTAAAAATACCAACTTGTTTAACACCGGAGTTCATTTCTGGTCAAAGTGAAGAATGGTTAGAATATTACAAGACTATTAGATTGATCTAAGATCCAACACACCTATTAAATTAAAATTTGATTTAGGGAGGGATGATTTTAAATAATTACCTTCTTCTAACATACTTTCATCATCTTCTTCATAATACCAATTAACCTCCGTCTCCATAGCTGATTCATATAACTCTTTTACCAAATGGAAAAGGTATTTAGTTGAAACTGAATTTAATATTTCTAATGCTATTCTGATTGTGATTTTAGATTTTCCCAAATCACTTTTACATTTATCAATCTCTTCCACTATCGGATCATAAAATAATGATGGGTGTTCTGGGTAAGATTTACCTATAATAGTAAGTGTACAGTTTTCTTTATCTAACTTTACGTATGGAGTACTTTGATCGCCCTTGATTATCATTATTTTATGATTATTTTTTTACTGTATAATAAATTTTCAGAAGTAGCAACTACTAAATATGTGCCTGATGTAAGGTGATGAGGAATATCAATAACAACCAACCCATCTTTACAATCAACAAATTTTATTATAGAATATGCTTCATTACCTCTTATGTCTCTAAGAACAACTAGAATTCCCTGCTTATCTCGATGTAAACTTTCAAATGAAAGACTAATACATTCTCCTTTATTTACTGGGTTGGGGTAGATGTTCATAATACCCTCACCTTTTATAGCGTTTTCAACAGGAATAATATTAAATGTCTCTTGCTTACCATCAAAATCGACTTGAGTGAGGCGATAGTAAAATAGCCCCATTAGTGGGTTGTTATCAATTTCAAAATAATTGATTATGATATTACTATTACCTGCTCCCTTGGCTTCAATTACCTTACTCCATATAAATGTATCTTTACTTTTCTCAACAATAAAATAGTCATTGTTTATTTCGGATGCAGTTGTCCATGATATTTCTACTCTATCTTCATTTACAATAGCATTAAATTCTACTAATTCAATTGGTAAAAACCCGCTATTACTAACAATGGTTGGGCCTATTAAGGGAGGATCTGTTCCACTCCACCAAGTAGTTCCACCTATCGTTAATCTAGAACCAGAATTACCACCGGTTAATGTTCCTCCAGTATAAATTTCAACAATACCATCACTATCCATGTTGATTTTCTTTCCATTACTGAACTGCATTGTTCCATAAACTTCAATCCTCATATCAACATAGGTAGGGCTGTTTAAATCAACTACAACAGTCATAGAAGAAGGGATAACCATAGTATCCCCATCCGATGCAGGTATATACCCACAATCCCAAGATGAAGCACTACTCCAATTACCATTATCTACAACCAGTGTGCACATAGCTGGTATAGTATTTGTTATTGATAGTAATATGGTTATTAATAGATTTTTCATGTGATGTGGTGTTTAGATATAAATATTGATTTAGTTGTTAATATTTTATGTGTATTTTAACACATTTCATGTTATCTTAATGAATTTAGGACTAATAGTGTGTTATATATCTCCACTACTCTAACCTTTAAAACACCCATTTGACTCTGGTGATATGGTCGACCTTTTTTATTTATAAGTGCTGTTACATAAAGAAACTCTCCTCTTTTAACTTGTTTATCACCCAACTCAGCATTGATTATAATAGCTTCGTTTGTTGGTTTGTTAGCTGATACATCAATCACATTACAAATCTCCCACTCACCATCAAGAATAGTATTCTTAACTTCATCCGATACTTGGTCATTCAATTCTGTTATATCATTTGATAAATCTGACTCCTTATCTTTATTGAATTCCATTGAAGAATCTTTATCTGTTATGTCGGTGAACTTTTTCATATACTATATATTAGTTTATTCAACTCGATATTTGATCACCAATATCAGACTTGTTGATGTTTAATAATCTTCATTAAGAAAATCATCTTTATCAATATCATTCTCTCTTTCAGTGTATTCAATAACATCGTTTTTATCTAGAAGCTTTAATAACTTATCTAACTCATCATCAGATAAATCTAAATCTTCTATTTCTAGTATATCATATTCTATATCATAATATAATTTTCCTGCTAATTTAAGTAGTTCTAACCTACCTACTACTCTTTCTCTATCTATGCACTCATCTAAGCTGTAAAGTAACTCCATATTATTTATTCAATTTTTTAGCAATTTCTGTCTCTGACATACGAGGTAATTCCTCTTCGATTGGATATTTTGTAACTATCCAAAATTTCTCACCATCATCCATATAAGTTATATCTATATAATACCCAGAACATTTTACTTTCAAGTGTGAATCACTTATAGACACAGGAATAATCTCTGATTTTGGGTCGAGTTGGTAGTTTTCAATCTTTCTTATAAAATTCCAATTATCACTCTTATAAAATTCCTGCTTCAAAAGTTTCAGAAACTTACCCTCTTTTTTTACTATCTCATTTTTTCTAACACCAAAAACATCTTTGTGTTTAAATCCTAAAGTTATATGAAAGTCGTGATCTTTTAACCCATATCTAGTTCTAATAGCATCTAATTTATCACTTTTACAAACAATAAAATAAGCTCTGTTTGTATTTCGTTCAGCGGTACCAATACCCATGAATTTCAAATCATCTATCTCATAGTTGAAAACTGAGTCAAGTGATGATACAAACTTATCCATACCAACTTCTTTAGAAAGTTTATTATAATCCATTACGTTAATAACGGTCATGTGATGTGATCCACCATCTCTTTTTTGTTGGTTCTCTGTAAAGTTTTCGAAATCAGAACCAATAATTTCTTTTAATTGGTTTAAGTATGTTTCTATTGTTCCTTTATCGAATTTGATAGCCAGGTAGTTATTACCAACGACATCTTTTACATATGTAACGAAGTTTATCATATGAGTATATATTGTAAAAAATTATTAAAAAAATATTAATTTGAAATTATAGAATATTCTTGAATTTTTCAATCTCCAATCTCTTGATTTCCTTACCCAAGTTAGATCCCTTGAACCCTTGTAACATCAAATCTTTTGCAGAGACAGATGGTTTGTATTCAACAAACTTGATAAAATAATCATCTGTTATGTTATTAACATCTAACCACTCTAAAATGGTTGTATCATCAATAGCGCATTGTTGTTTCTTTTTGAAAGTTTCAAATACCTTATCAGTATCGAATTTTAAGAAGTCAATTAAGAATATTATCTTAGATACTAAGTTATCTACACCAGTAACATCTGAACAAGAATCCATTTTATACTCTTGTATCAATTTAGTAGCCAAACCACTAGTAGATTCGTTCTTAAATAGGTTAGATATAACAACAGCAAAGTTTTTACTATCAACCAACTCTGTGTTGATGTTAGCTCCAGGAAATACTTGATCCCACATATCAAACTTAGTAAAGAAGTTTAAGTAGTATCTGTAATCTTTAGCTTGCTTCCAAGCTTTAGTCATTTCTTCCCAAACTCTTTCTTGTGATATTCTTTTCATGTCTCCTGTCTCAGGATCGATGTTCTCAAGTTGTTTTCTCTTCTCTATTGCACGTTCTGTATCTTTGTGTAATGGATGTTCATATCTAGATGCAAATCTAAATGCTCGAAGAATACGAAGCGAATCTTCATCAAACCTCTCTATTGGCTCACCAACCATTCTAGTGATACCAGATTCTAAATCTGCCTTACCGCCAGTTAAATCTATAATTTCTTTCTTATCTAAGTCATAGAAAAGAGCGTTGTAAGTTATATCTCTACGCTTAACATCATCTTCAATAGTAACACCAAGTTTAACCTCAGGATTTCTACCTTTACTTATATCTTCTCTGAATGTAGCCACTTCCATTCCTTCTGGAATTTCATCTGTATAAACAACTACAACACCAAATGCCTTACCTTGTAAGTTAGTTCTGTATTTACCTTTAACAATCTCTAACACTTCATCCGGAAGTGCATCAGTTGCTAAATCAAAATCTTTTGGGGTGTCATTTGTTAAAAAATCACGAACTGATCCTCCAACAAGGTATAATTTCTTACCACTTGATTGGAAAAGTTTATGCAAATCTTTAACTGAATCTGGAATTATGTTCCACATATCTTGTTCTGTTTTAGTTGATTCTAAAAATTTTTTGTATTTTTTGATTATCATTTGTAAATATAAGTTTTAATCTTTATATAATCTATTAATATTTATTCTTCCTAACCTTTCTAGCCAAATTTGGAATTCATCAAAATCAAGATAGTTATTATCTGATATTAGAAAGTCAATAATTTCTTCCTTTAATCCGCCAGGTTGTTTACTAGTTTCTTTATAAACGATATTACCCTTAAATATATCTATTAAACCCTTTCTAAACCTAGATGCTGATTTTCTATCAGTAAAGTAGAAAGGAACATCAAAATAATCCATAGAAACCTTACCTAAGGGGTTAACCACATGTGGTATTTTAGATGAGTACTTATCCTTTTGGTATATTTGATAAACTTTTTCCATATCATGCACATCCAAATCCTCAGGAATATTACCCAAATGTATTGATATCTCACCTATTCCATAGGATCCATTAAGTTTTTCATTAATCTCTCCAGAACTAGCAGAATCATGTTTTTTGAAAGAATCATCTACTGGTAAAATACTAATATTAAAATAAAGCCAAAGATCAATAACATCACCACAAATCCAGTTGTAATATCTATCATTGAATTGATCCTCATCGAATTGTAAATCTATATAAAACTCACCAGTATATGTTGAGCCATAATTGCTATCAATAGTTAACTCAAAGGTTCCTAAACTTTCAATTCCTTTCCTAAGAGAATTGTATGCACTTTTTTTGGCCCAGTCTTTTAATTTAGATACTCTATTTTTATGACCTAGTTTACCTAGCTTACGAGCGGCATCTAAGTAAGTCTTACCATCTAACTCTTCATTATATTTTCTTAAATATCTCATTAATCTCTATATAAATTATTTAGACCCATACGTTTAATCGCTTTCTCAAAATAATTATAATCACTTTCCTTTAGATTACATTCTTTATCACCAAATGGCCAATAATATTCAAAATTACCTTTTTTTATTATTTCATAATCATCTCTATCGAAAACAATACCGTTCCCAACAACGTTTTTTGGAACCCTAGTCAAGTAATAACCATCTTTATCATTATAACGTTTAATCATATCACTAATTATTGATTTAACACCACTAAATGCTTTACTAAAATCATTATCAACACCACTCAATGAGTATATTAAGTATCTTTTGAATTTCATAGCTTCAGACCTACTTGAAAATAAAAAATTACCATCCTCTCTTTCTTCCCAAAAGAATGCTGATTTTTCTTGATCTAAAGTAGTTTTATCATTATTTAATCTAATTGTGAAAATAACTGGCCAGATTTGATTATTCCATTCATTTTCCCATTCTTCTTTATCAAACTTTAATTGTGTTTCTTCATCAGCTGGAAAAAGTGATAAACCAAATGAAAATTGCATCGTTGATTTATTATCCTGTTCATATTCCATAAAATATTCACCATCATAAGCCCAGTCTTCTTCAAAATAAGCTCCTAAGTAAAAATTACCTTCAAGATAAGGACCTTGTGAGAAATCTCTACTTTTCGTGGCACTATTCCACTTATCTCTGAAAATTTTCATACTAAATGGTGGTGTCTTTTCAAGCTTAGCTCTTAATTCATTCGCAGCTTTTATTTTTTCTCTTTTCTTGGTTTCTTCTCCCCATTTTGTTAAAACACTAGATCTTCTATTATGACCCATTTTTTTAAGAGCATTCGCCGCTTTAGTATAAGTATAAGAGTTTAATTCTTCGTTAAATCGTTTTAAGTATTTCATTATTTATATAGTGTATTTATTGATATAGTATTTATAAACTCAGCAACATCTTCTAATTTAAATCCATAATCTGATGAGAATCCAGCTTCGCTTAAAATAACTTGTTCAAATGCTTGATACACATATTCAACATCATTTCTACCACTTGGATAATTGAATGATGGATCAGTAAACATCTTCTTTAAGATATTTCTAAATCTATTTGCGGTTCCTCTATCACCTAAAGAAATATCACCTGATATGTGTTTGTCATAATTATGAATTTCAAATTTCTTGAAATTAACTTTATCATCTTCTATTTCATAATCTAAACCAACAGACAATCCCCAGAAAAAACCATTACCCATATCATTATCCGGAAATTTATCTTTACATTCTTTTAAAAGTTCTTCTGTTGTTGGAATAATACCAACAAAGAACCATATACCACCAGATTTATTAGAGGTTTCTTCATTGTCATATAATGAATCCACAAAACTATCACCATCAAAAATAATATCTAAGAAAAAATCACCACTTATGTCACCTTTCTCTGTTTTAATATTCAATTTATATGTTCCAAATTTACTATATTCTTCTAAGTTATTTTTCCATTTAGTGATATTGACATCATCTTCTATTTTATAAGACCAATCCTTTAATTCCTTAGCTCTACCAGTATGACCCATTTTATCAAGTTTATGAGCCGCTCTTCTATATGTTTGAGGTTTTAACTCTTCGTTAAATCGTTTTAAGTATTTCATATCTTTATATCTTTATTTATTACCATATCAATGCATCTCATTATCCCAACCATAATTATTATACCATAATTGCTCTGGGTTTGATCTTCCTATTGATTCATCATATAGATAGTTGGTTCTGATATTTTTAAATGCTTTAATTGCTTTTTCAAAATCTTTTGCAGAAGCTCCTATGATAGAGAATATCTCAAATATTTTATCATGATGTTCTTCTATAGCAGGACCAAGTACATCTCTTTTAAATTTATTGGCTGATTTTCTATCACTAAATATACCAAAGTAGTGATCATCTAAAGGTCTTTGTATAGAAATCTGTGGATAATGATAACCATCCATGTGTTGATATAAATCAAGAGCATTTTTTACTATCGGATCGTCATCTACACCTTCAAAATCTTCTTTTTCTACCCACTCAGCTATTTGAAAGTTTATAGAAAATAATGGAACTTTCCATCTTTTTAATCTATCATGTACTTTTAAAGATTCACCTGCGGTTTTGAATGTGAAATTTATGGTGAATGATAAAGAAGAAACTCCATCATACCAATCTTTAACTAATTCTTCTGGACCCTTATTGGAAAGTTTATGTTTAATGTCATTAGCTTTCGGTCCTCCTCGAGTTATCTTAAAAACGTTGTAAATAAAATCAGACTTTGGATTAGTAAACACTAAAGGTTTTTTACTAATGGCACTATTTGTGTTTCCCCACCAAACATTATAGAATCCGAAATCTTTTTCATCAGCATAATCAATTAGTTTTTGACCTCTTGATATCTTATTGATATTTATAAGATGATCTCCAGCTGATCTATATGTATTTGAGTTTAATTCTTCAAATCTTTTAATCCATTCCATAACATTATATATTATTTTTTATATATAGAAAGATGAAAAAGTGCAATAAATGTGGTGAAGTTATGTAACTCAATATGTTTCATAAACAAAAATATACAACACGTTTGTAGAAAAGTGAATAAAAAATATTAAATTCAAACATGAAATGGATTAAATTATTTGAGGATTTTAAGCAAAATAACGAAGAAGGATCTTTGATAACACAAGATGATATCATAAAATGTATTAAAGGAGAAGGTGTTGTTTATGCAACAGCTATTAAGGATTTACCTGGTATAGAAGAAGAGGATCCTTTGAGAGCTGTTAGTGTAGATGAGGATGGATTAGTCACCATAGAATATGATAATAATGAATATGGGATAGACTTACGTAATATCAAGAAGATTGAGTTTTAAGATGAAATAAATTAAAAATTTGTATATAAAAAGACCTAGAGAAATCTAGGTCTTTTTTTTCACATTAATTTTAAAATCTACTTAGAATGACTAGCTTCTAATATAGGTAGACCAGCTTCTGTTGGGATATAGATTTTTTCACCGTCCATCTTGTCAATATTCCTTACCCAAAGGTAATGAATATACATCGCTGTTAATTTTCCATTCTCTATTTCGATAGCTTCAGCCATACCAGTTGCTCGTATAACCTCTGCTTGTGATTTAAGCTTCTGTACTTCTAGGTCTGCTTTACCTTCCTCGATGGCAATCTTTCTATTTTCTTCAGCTTCAGCCATAGCAGCCTTACCGTAGTTTTGGGCCTTTTCAATCGAAATTGATGATCTCCATACGTTATACTTGGGTAACCCAATCATTAGTCCAATTATTATCACTATTATCATTGTTGATACTGATAAAAACCATTTAAATTCACTCATTTTTATTTTAATTTAATTTATGTTTATACAGATTTATACCTGGATATTTTTAATTTTATTTTAGTCGTTTCTTTCGACAAGTATTTGTTTTACTTTTCCATTAGATCTCGTGATAGGTACTTTAACTCCAATTGAAATCAGTAGTACTTTACCTTTAATTCTTGTTAGGTCAAGTGAATCACAATAACCATCTGTTAATACAACAGTGTTGAAGTCGTTGAAGTCTGCCGCCACCATATCAATTGCTGGTTGTAGTATTGTTCCACCAAGTCCTTTAATTTTAAGTGTTTCTAACCCTCTTTTCTTCTTTATGGTTTCAACCCACTTAACTTCGGTATCAGCCTCAATTAAGTTGATTTCAATATCATTTCTATATACATAAGAAAGAACTTTCTCAAACGTACCACCCATTGAACCAGAGGTATCAAGGATACAGTTTATCTTAGTCTTAACTTTACGATTTCCTTTAAGACCCTTAATCTGTCGTCTGTTTGGTTTAACAATCGTCTTTTGTTTCTTAGTACCGAAAATCACATTAGAAACTGCTCTCTTTATATCTTTTAAGTAATCTTTTCTTCTCTTACGAAGTTTGTTAAGTGTTTGTTCAACGTTACCCGCTGATAACCCACGAGCCGCAAGTCTTTCCATAACGTCTTTAACCATTCCTTCTCTCATTTCTTCCGGGACATCATCAGCAATGTGTTTATCCATATACTCACCATTCCCATCTTCCATATCTTGGAAAATTTGTTCTTTAGACCAAGTATCTAATGACTCAGAATCTTTTGATGGGTTTTGTCCATAAGGTCCGTAAGCGTCTTTACCACCAGAATCTTTACCACCCTTGTTTCCAGTTCCATCACAATCAGGACAAGATTCTCCTTCTCCGTCACCTTGACCTTCGTCTTGACCCTTTTCTTTAGACTCACCTTCTCCGTCACCTTCACCAGGCTTCTGACCTTCGCCTTTTTCTTTAGACTTTTCTCCTTTTTCGTCTTTATCTTCTTTCTTTCCAGATCCATCACAAGATTTACACTTGTCTTGTTCTTTCTTTTCTTTATCCCATTTCTCTTTCTCGTCTTTCAACCATTCGTATAACTCTTCAAAGATAAGTTTACCAGGGTAATCTTTAGGTACAAAAAGTGCCATATTCTTACCATCTTTCGACTTAGGAATCTCAACAAATGAGTGTGGAATATCTTCCCAAATAACGTGATTAATAATCATATCTTGTGCGATGTTAGACATCTTGTGGTCGTATTGACCACTAACAGTACGTTGTGGGTGATTGAATAATAAGTGGAAATCCTCATGTATAGTAATGAAGTTTACTTCTTTTTGTGACATATCCTCTAAGAATTTAGGAGAATAAAAGAAGTTCATACCTTTTGAAGATACGTTTACGGCGCAAGTACCGATAGAATCTTGTTCAACAAAATTGATATGTAAGTTAAACTCACCGTAGTATGGTAAATTTACTTTAGTATCAATTAACATTGTTTGGATACCATTTAAAAGTTTTTCGTGTATGTTTTTTATAATCATCTTAACTATTTATTGTTTTTACAAATATACAAATATTATTCTAATAATCTAGGTTTAAGTTAATATCTTTTCAAGTTTTAAGTTGTGATATCATCTTTACCAATATCATCTTCGGATAAATCATTTAAGACTGATGTGTCATAAGAATTCGAATTGCAGAATTTATCAAAATCTGGCTCTTGTTCAAAACCGGTACGTATCATTTTACCAACAAGTTGATGCCAATTTAATTCACCTCTATATTCAAATTCTCCATTCCCAATTAATGTGAATTTACCAGACGAGTCGATATCAATAACATTTGATAAAATTTCTTTACTAAATTCAGATTCATTGTTTTCAAAATCATCCTTTGTATTAATTCTTATTTTATAGAATCCACCGGTTAAATACTTAAACAAAACATCTTTTTTAAGATTCATTAAATCAGCAATCTTATCAGCTATTTCTTTTGTGTTTTCGTCAAGGCCAGTTTCATTCTTTTGTTCTTCTGATACAAAGAATACAAATCCATTTGAATCTTCTCCACCAGACATACTATCGAGTCTTGTCTCAAGTATACCAAGTGCATCTTGTGTTTCTTTTAACTTAGACTCAGAGAATGAAATCTCTTTTTGATATTTTCTAACATCATCTTGTTTATCAGATACTCTAGTTTTTAATTCAGTTACTTTTTCATCATTCATTCTTTCGAATTGCTCTTCCATATAACTCTTAGGTTTTACTTCTTCAACAATTTCATTTACTTCTTCATCAATTTCATTTACTTCTTCATCAGTCATATCCTCAACCATTGAGTTCATAACCATGTCTGTTGTGTGTTCTTCGTCAAATTCTTCAACATCTTCCTCAACATCTTTAGTCATGTTAAGTAGTGCATCAAGAGCACTAAGACCCTTATTGGAAAGTATTACTTCCTCTGTTTCTTTATCCATATCTTCAAAAAATGATTTTAGTTTATCAATTGGTTTTTGGTGTTCTACTTCTAAGTAACAAAGATTACCATCAACATCAGCAAATTCTAGACCATTAACAACGAACTTCTGTGCGTATCCTGTTACATCTATTACATCAATATCATCAAGTAATCTTTGACGCTGAGCTGCGTCTGTTTGTTTAGTACCTTCTTCTTCAAATTTTATAGTACCTTCATCACAAATCGTTAATTTGAAAATAACTCCTTCTAAAACTCCTGAGAGTTTCTCTCCTTTTAGAAAGGCAATATCACGAATTAAACGAACTCTCGCTCCATTAATTGCTGATACGAAAGTTAAGAATTTTCTCTTTGGTTTAAATTCACCAATCACTATTGGTGTTTCTTTCTCACTATTTTGTTTATTTTCTTCCATGTTATAATTTATAATTATACAAATATACTCAATTTATATTAAAATACCAAATTATACGACACTATTAATGATATCAATTTTAGCATCTCTTACTTCTTCTTTACTGAAAGGTGATGGTAATGAATCACCATTTTGACAAATTAAGTTATCAGTTTCGATATATTTATCACCAGTTTCTTTTATTAATTCTTTTAGAACTTCATCTTCTGTTTCTTTATCATCTTGTATATCAAATATTTGCATACACTGATCTTTGAAATCTATGAAGTTGTGTACAACAACAGGGTCTTCATCTGAATGTTTATCCAAACAAACTAATAACAAAAGATATTGTTCTCTTTTTGATAATCTTTTCATGTTCTCTACTTGAGTCACAACATTAAAATTTGTATAAATATCAACGAATTCATTTGATACTTTTATTTTTTGCACTTCTTTACTATCCATAATTTACTTTTTTGTTTTTGTTTCTAATTTGTCTCTAAATTCACACATGCTATATTCCTAATTTCTCAAGTTTGTAATTTCGATAATCTTGTTTTGAAACCGATCCTAATTCAAAAGCTCTTTGGAAGAATACCTCAAATACACTTTCATACATTCCATATTCTTTATCATCTAAGTAAGGTGCTTGTTTAGCAGCCATAGCTCTGTTGATAGCTTTCCATTCATCAGTTATTCTATTTGCTTGTGTCGTTGATAAAGCAATAGCCTTATCTTTATTACCGTTACTCTTAGTAACGATATCTTTAACTCTTTTTGAGTTCTTATTAAATTCGGTCTTAGTTTGACCGTTCCATTCACCCTTTTTCATTATTAATAATTTAAGTTATTGAACAAATATAAGGATAAAAATCAATTAAACAAATCAATTTAAAATATCATCAATTCTATTATTTCGACTATGGCATAATTCATCTTCATCACACAATATAGATTCTCCATATTGTATAATACTTGAGTTAGTATTTAACATTTCAGAAACATAATATTTTATCTCAAATATATCATTTGTGTTTTTTGAAAAATCATATTCTAATATTAAATAATCTTTTGATTTATCTTTTATTTTTGAAACAATTGATCCAATAGGGTATTGTAATAAGCAATGTTCTTTATTATCATCATATCCCCATATCATTTGGAAATAGTTTATAGTATCCGTTATACAAGAAACATAAGCCATTATACTAGTTAACTCACCAGAGAACTTATAAGTATATCTGGTGAATGTTCTATTTATAACTTCATGTTGTTCTGATTTTTTACTTACCAAGACACCGACATCAGGTTTAATTAATTTCCTTGTCTCATTAGTCATTTTGTCCGATGAATTATCATTATTCGTAATAGATAAATTTGTCAAGAATTCAGCACTTAAAGTCTTTTCAAGAATATCAAAAAAAGATTCAGTTCTGTTAGAACTAACAGAGAATGTTAAGTTATATTTAATGTTTGGTTCTGGTACTTGTTCCATAGACTGACCACCCCAAGGATCACTTACATCTTTAAATATTAGTATATCAGGAACAGATGAATAACGACCATCGTATGATTTTATGATATAATTTTTCACAATATCATTCCATTTCATTATTTCTTTATCAGTTAAGAATTTTTTCATTTTAATATTTTCTCAATTTTACTACTTCTAATTTCATCAATTCCGATAAAATACTTATCGAAATCCTTTTTCGATAAGGGATAAAACTTTTGAATATGGTTTTCCATCAATATATAAATATGAATACCATTTTCCACCTCATAATCTTCTGGTGTTATTGTTTGATAATACTTATCTCTACCCCACCTAATTTCATCATTGTTTATAAATGTCCTTTTACAATAAGCTTTCAACCATTGATATTATTTTTTGGATCAACATTATACATTAGTTGATTTAATTTAGTATCTCTCATTAGTTGTATAAAAAATCTTTCAAGATCACCTTCTGAAAGAAACTCAACAATTAAAGAATTTCCTGTTTGTTCTACAAAAACAAGCGTATTTTTTCTTTGGTAGATACTACTATAAATAGTAACACCAGGTATTATTACGAAGCTATCAACATCAGTACTATCATCAGTTTCTTTATAATACCTTTTAATTGATATTACTTTACTAGTATTATTTGATATTCTTATCATAATCTTTTATTCTTTTTTCAGCAATAGTTATATAATTAGGTTGTAATTCAAATCCAATATAATTCCTATTCAATTCTTTTGCGGCTATAGCTGTTGTACCAGTTCCCATAAATGGATCCAAAACAACATCACCTTCTTTGGTTGATCCATTTATAAAATACTTGACCAACTCGATGGGATAAACCGCAACGTGACTATCAGCAATCTTTTTAGACTCTGATGATATATTTATAAGTGTTGTTGGTAATGCTCCTTTTGGATTTGGTGCCCAAGATTTATATTCATCACAATCTCCATCCCTAGCATATCTCTTCTTTAGTGGTTTCTTCATCCTTTTGATAGAAGTTTCAGAATATTCTGTTCTCATTTCATCTATATTGAAATAGAAACTTTTATCTTTAGCAAACCAGAATAAATATTCAACTCTATCACCAAACCTATATCTATTAGGAAGACCTTTCATTTTATTCCAAAACAACCTCTCGAATAATTTTAAGTCTGTTCTCTTATGTAACTCTGATATTAAATCAAAAACATAAGGGTGTCTAAATCTTTTTTCTACTTTATCGTTTATATTTAAAATAAAAGAACCAGTGGGTTTCATAACTCTACATATTTCACTACAATAAGGTAAAAACCACTCTACATAATCATCAGCAAGTATTCCCTTAAAATCAATATAAGTTTTTAAATCAGCATAAGGTGGCGATGTGATAATTAGATCTACCGAATTATCAGACATACTCTTTAATAATTGTAAAGAATCACCTTTGTATATTTTATTACTATCCATTAAAGGTCTTTGCTTTTCTTATCTAAGTATTCTTTTTCTTCATCAGATAATGCATCCAATCCCTTTTTATTGATTTTATCAAGTATTAAATCAATATCAAAATCAGGAGTCTCGGAGTAATCACTACTCACAATTTCTTTAACCGATTCGAATTTTATTATCTCTGGATCAATTTCTGGAATAGAATCAACCACATCTTGGTTGTCATGATATTCTGACTCTATTGTCATTTTAACTTTAGTTATTTCCTTAACAATACTATTAATTATTTCTGGTATACTTCCTTTCTCTAATCTATTAGATAGTATAAATTTACCGATCTTCATAGTTATATTAACTCGTACCTTAGATAACTCAAAAGTTAATCTGTCTTCAAATAACATCTTAGAACTCTTTTCATACATATCTTCATATAGTTCTTGTTTATCATCAACCTTAGGTACAAAAAACCCATAGGAGTAATAAAACTCTATTTTTGATTCATCGATTTCTTTTTTAATAAAAACTTTCTGAGCAGTGTCTATCCATTCTTGTACGAATGGGAAATCTTTTAGTACATCTTCTCTATTTGTGTCAATTATAAACATATTATTCTTATATTTTTTTATCCTATATTATCTTATATTGTCTAAACCTTATTTAGTTTCTCTATCATACATGTTTAAAGTTTTTATTAACCCAATCTAATGGGAAGGAATTATATTCATTCGCGTATAAGTTATGATTTAAACAAACCATAACTTCAACATCCTCATTATCTACATAAAGTACATCATATGTTTTACTCTTTTCAAAAAGAGGTTGTTTTAAAAAGTTATTTACTTCATTAATACAGATTAATTTATCACCTTTCTTCATATATTTTTTATTAAAAAATTAGTATAAGTTGAGCTTACCCAACATTTTGCTTTATGCTATCATCTATCTATTGCCACAAACCCGACCATCAAAGGGGAACCGATACCCTAGGTCTGTACGTGTCGCTACTTCCGTGGTAAAAACGACTATCCGAAGACTGTCTCCCACGTTAGGTTCAGTAGTGTCGAGGTTTCTCCAGTATATTCCACCCTTTCGGGACCGGCGATAGCTTCTCTGACTTATACTAATCTTTTTAATCCAACACTAACATCAGATTATATTCTCTTTGTAATTTAGTTTTCCAATTCGTTACTTTGTTTCTAATTAACTGATGTAGTGAATTGTATTCTTTTTTATTAATTTCTTTTTCGTCACCAATATGTTTATTAAATAACATAACCAAATCTTCTGGTGTCATTTGCTTTGTAAATTGCTGCTCATGGAGATGGTATCGTCTACCAACTGGGTCTAAAAGGTTAATTTCATTGATGAAGTTAATAACTGGTAATATTTCATTCCAGTGTTCTCCTTTTTTATCCCATTTTGTAAACCATCTTCTTATATTTAAATGAAAATAAATCATATTTTCAGAAAAAAACTCAAATGATAAATTTACTGATTTTGGTTTTACACCAATATATTTATTCCATTTTTCAATTAGATAATCTCTATCACACTCAAACACTTTTATATCCATAGTTTGGTGGAAATGAAATGTGAAGTAAATAAGATTATCTAATTGCTCTTTTGTCATATCTAACAAATATAGTCAAAATTGAAAGAAAAACAAAGGTTTTTTATATATAATTAAAATTTGAAAAATTTATTATGAAAATCAAACATAAATGTATAAAAGAGTTTCAATACTTGAGCCCTGATAAGAAAATTTTTATATTGAAGTTAGGTACTATATTAAACGAATACGTTTATAACGTAAAAGGAGAAGATGTAAAGATAGATAGAGATATAATCGACAACAACCCTGACTTTTTTGAATTGGTCGATTGGAAGGCAGAACTACACTCACTTATAAAAATAAATAAGTTACCATCACCAAAGACCTTGGCTAATAAATTGATTCCATTCATGGAGGATATGATATTATCATCTATGAGTAAAGATGATGGTATACAAGTCGATGAATATCGTTTAAAGGAAATAGAAAATAAAGAATCTGAATTAAATAGTAGAGAAAAAGTGATTGAGAGTAAAGAAGAAGAAATTGATATTAGACTCAATAGAGTTGAAAAGAGAGAGAATGAATATAAAGAGGATATCAAATCATTAGATAAAAAAGAAGATGATTTAAGAAATAAATATAAAGAAGTAAAAGATAGAGAATTAGATGTTCAAGATAAACTACAAGATATAAACGAAAAGGAAAGAAACCTTGATAGAACTATACTAGAATCATCAAAAGACATTGATGGAAAGTATATAGAGTTAAAATCAAAAATTGATAAAGATTTGAAAATTGTAACAGAAAAAGAAAAGAATTTAGAAATTAATATAAAAGATATTAAGAATAGAGAAGATATACTTTTGTATAAAGAAGAAGAAATTAAAGATGCCCTTAGGGATATAGAAATAAAAGAAGAAGAATTAAGAATTAAAACAACACCAGTACCAAGAAATCATGCGGGAAGAAGAGGTGTTCCATAAAAAATCCATATGTGATAAACAGTAAAAAACCGAGTAATATTATAGTATAGGGTATCATGATGTTACATGAAGTTTAGATAGAAAATAAAAAATAGTCTATATCTACACCAATTGTATTTTTTATTTTTCTAAGATCTGATTTTTCGATATTATCAAAAGATTGGTACACGTTAATTATATCGTCACCATTTTGCTTATCTTGTATGAATTTAGAGATAGAGTCACAAAATTTATTTAACTTCGAGATACCATCATATTTTTCGAGTACTGACCATAATATTTCCTTTCTATCTTTCATACTATAAAGATAAGGAAAACTATTGAATTATCAAAGGATTTAGACAGTAACCTCAATGAAAATATTCGAGGATAATTTCTTTTCTGATAACTTATCTTTCAAATTAACAAGACCAAACATCTTAGATCTTTGATAAGTTGGGAACTTACTTGTATTTTTAATAATCCATTCCATATCATGCAACCTCTTAGTTGAGTATATAACATAATAAGTTGTATATCTTTTTTTGAAATTAATTTGAATCCAGTTTTTTAATAAGTATTTTTTACTTACTCTTATAAAATCCGGTCTTTTTTGGAATCTATCAATACTATCTTTAAGATTATTAATCACAACAGAGTATGATTCACCTTCAACTAAAAGCTTTTTTATTTTTTGGTCTATAAATTTTTCTATTCTACTTGGATTCATAGTATAAAAGTAAGGAAATATTATTTAGTATTGATACTTATCTGGTAAAATTATAAGATAAATTTAAGATAAGGATATATTGTCAAGAATTTTACTCACCTAACTCAGTCTTGGATGGGAATGGATTAAAGTTATATTTATTACCGATAATTTTCAATAATGGAGTTATAGCAACCGACCCACCTGGTATTCCTTGTATTGCAATAAGTGGGAATATCTTAGCAACATCACCAGCTTGTTTTTTAAAGAATGATTTCTCTTGGTCACTAACCTCTTGTCCTTTAATCATTTTTCTTAAAATACCAATTGCTTGACTAGTTTCTTTACCTTCACGTTTAGTAGCTTCCCAAAAACTCTTAGTAAAATCAACACTATCTCTATATAATCCTTTAATACTAAAGTCTTTTACTTTCTGTTTAGTACTATTATAAGCTTTCTTAATACTATCTGAAAAATTCTCGTTTACAAATTCATCATATTTTTTTAAATGATTCATAAATTATATATTAAATATACAATCCATAATAAAAATATTTCCTAATTAGAGTTAATTAGACCACCCTCTTTTTTCGATTTTTCGATAATTGGGTTCATCTTTTATTTCCTTTAAGTATTCCTTTAACTTCAATAAGTAAGTATCATTAGTGTCTCCATAAAAAGGAGGTATTTTAATAACGTTACCATACGAATCAATATGTTCTGGTTTATCATCAACCATCAATACTTTATTCATATCATATCCCTTCTTACTTAGCTTAGTAATGTTTTTCTTATATACATAGTGACCCATTCCCCATCCTTCACCATAATCATATTTCGGAGTACAGTTTTTCTCAGTGTAAAAGAATTCTAATTTTGTTGTATCAAGTTCCATTTCGTTTAAAATGAATTCAGCATATTCTTTCCCAGCCGCTGTCCAAACAGCAACATTAAAGTTTTCAAATGCGAATTCTAGGAATTCTAGTAAGTGAGGCCGAAACATAGTTCTATACACACCATCTAAAACCTCAAATGAGTTTTTTATGAAGTCGTAACTTTGAGTACTAAATTCACTTTTATAAACTGAGTGAAATAAACATTCGTCTAGGTCTAGTATTAATAATTTGTTTTTCATTTTTTTATGAATTTATTTCCTAAGTAAAATAACCCTCCAGTTAGTGATCCACCTATATGAGCAAAGTGTGCTATATGGTCAGTAGGATACATTAATCCGAAATATAATTCAGATATTAGTATTAATGGTATAATTATTTTTGCTTTTATTGGTAGTATAAAGAATAAGTAAAATTTCTGTTCTGGGTTAAGAATAGCGGCGATTAATAGTACACCAAAGATTGCACCTGACGCACCAACCACCGGAGATTGACTCCCGGTTATGATTATATGCAGAAAGGCTGCTCCTAGTCCTGATAGTAAGTAGAATACTATAAATTTATTACTACCAAAGAAATTCTCAACATTAGATCCAAAGGATAAAAAAGCCAACATATTAAAAATTATATGTGTTGGTGATGCATGTAGAAACATATGTGTTATATATTGGTGTGTTTGGAATAATTCGCTACCATTTGGGAAAAGAGCGAATTGATCATAAAATGAAAACTCCATAGAATATGATATGATAAAAATTATCACATTTAATAATGCAATCTGTTTAACTATTTTCGTTAGTTTCATTAAATAATTGTTTTAGTTTTTTTTCTCTTAATTCTTCTCTATCATCAAATCTTTTTCGGAATTTATCTTCCATCATTGGTAAACTATCAGTAAGCTGCATACGATTTAAGTAGAGAGAGTCACTATGTACAGAATAAATAATAAATCCAGTTTCTTCATGTGTGTTGGTTGTATATTCATATACCTGACCAACTTCCCAAATAAAATCATTTATCTTAAACGATTCAATACATCTACATTTCATCTAGTCTCTATTATCAATAACAACTCTTTTACAAGCATCACAAACTACTACAATACCAGATTTAGTTCTTCTAGCTTCTGTATCACATTTACCCTGACATAATGCTTCTCCAATAGGAGTATAACCATCAGTGGGTCCTTTTCTTTTAGTTCTTATTTTTTCCATTTAAACAAATATACGAAATTATATTAATATATACAATATGAAGTATATTAAATTATTCGAGGACTTTACTGATGATATGAATTTTCATGATATTAAAGATATATTTGGTAATGTCTGTGATTTTGGTATGAGATTTCACGATGTTAATCTTGTAAATATAGCATCAATGGGCGGCAAAGACATTATTGAGGACCACAATGAATTAGATATGACTAATATAAAACGCGGTCTGATGATAGATCTAATTATGATTAGAGAAGCACATAAAAACTCGGAATTTAATTTTAGTAATGATTTTTATGAAGAATTAAAATTAACAATTGATCACTTTGAGAGTAGATATAATTGTAAGTTATCTAATATTTATCTAGTGAAAAATAATGTTGTGTGGGTAAGTAATGTTGATAACTTCAAGAAATATATTGAATCTATGTCAGAAGCAGCACTTAGTTGGATTTCTTCTATTGATATAGCTTTTGAATTAAATGATACCGTTGATAATTAAATCTCTACGTATTGATATTAGTTGTGTGAGAGATTCTTCATCTTTTGGATCATAAGGACTTTTTTTCTCTAAAATCATTTCTAGGTTCCTTATCTGTTTATTAATAACAGATATACCCAATTCTTTCTTATTGTAGTTTAACCAATCTTCCTTTATATAATTTGGCATATTAGAAACATCTTTGAGTTTTTGATCATCATCTTTGATATAAAAATAATTACCATTAAACTCAACAATGAGTGTCAACATCATTATTAGTGTGTGGTGTTCATACTCACCTACCTGTGAAATTATTACCCATGGTTCAATATTTATTTCTATATTATCCATTATTTCTACTATAATCTTCTAGAAATAACTTTTCACTATCAGAAAGACTTTCCATTCCTTCTTTACTAATCTTATCTAATACATCATCGATATCAAACCGAGAATCATTATCCATTTGTATCTTTTCTATATCAGAATCATGTTCATCAATACCGGAGTCCTTAAACGCTTTTTCAAAATCAAACGTTTTTTCAAAATCTGGTCTATAAAATTTCAAACCTAATATATCAACAACATCTTCAATTTGTTTCTTATATCTCTTTTCGATTATGAATGAAATTTCATCAATAATATCTTTTTCAATAGAGTCTGATGTGTAGATACATTTGGATTCTTGAAATATAGATATTCTATTACTGATATTACTATCCATTATATAAACAATATCAACATCACCGTGATCTTCTAATGAAGATTTTATAAAAACCGTATTATTCACTCGGTTTTTAAATGAAGATTTTCCTCTTGTTATATTCAGTTGTATTTGTTTGAATTGTTTAGTAATGCTTGATAATAAATGATCTTTCTTATTCTTCTCTGACCAATCACTAATATATTTATGTATTATACCACCAAGTGTAATACCGCTGAAAAATACCATTATAATTTGAAAAATACCCATATGTGTTATTATTTATTTAATTTGTAAACTTACTTTCTGATTTTTTGATTTAGATTAATCTAACTTCATATTCTTAGAAATGTATTTTATCATTGTCACAAATATAAGAATAATATTTGAATTATTTGAATTTCTTTTTTAGATCACTCAAATCCAATCGATACATATCTTTTGGATCGGTATTCTCTAAAATTTGAATCTCTTCTTTCTTAGCAGAGAAATCCATTTTTAATTTTTCAAATAATTCTTTTGTTAGTGAATATATAGGCATCCTTAAAAGGTAATCATATGAATCATCAATTTGTTCTAACCCCATATCCACAATTTGTGAAATTATTTCGGATTTAGCAACATTATTTATCTTTAACTTTTCATCAAGTATAGCTTTTATGAACCTTCCTCTATTAGAAAGTATTTTTAATTCTCTATTTAACTTTTCTAGTAGAAATTCTTTTCTGGTGTGATAATAAGTAAGTCTGAAATTGACAAAATATTCAACTATCTCTTCACAGGTTTCAAATATTTTTAATTTACCAAACTCATCGAGTGTGGAGAATATCTCAGTAGATGATTCTTCTAATTTTAATAACTTTCTTAGTTTTGTATCATCCAAATCGGCTAATACACTTCTGTTGAATTTAATAGTATAATCTATATTATCTTTACAATTATCATCATAAGAAACAATGTCTTTATTATCAGATATTTTATCTAAATGATCTTCATATTTCTCATAAGTCATTGATGGTGGTAATTCAGTTATCCTTACTGTTGATGTGTTAACTCTTTCGAATTCACCTCTTATTATCCATCTCTTATTATTCTCTTCATCTTGTATGAACTCACCAGTAAATTCAGCGTATGAAGGTTTTATAGACTTTATTTTCTTACCATCTAACACCTTAACACAAGAGTTTATTAGTTGTTCTACGTTTCTGTTTAATACGTTTGATGCAAATCCAACAGCAATACCTGATGATCCATTTAATAAAACAGTTGGTATTATTGGTAAAAAGAATTCTGGTTCAATTGTTTCTCCTTCTTCCTCTTTATAATTTAGAAGTTCAAAATCTTTATAAATTAATCTAAAGTTTTCGTTTAATTTAGTACCAATGTATCTAGGAGCTCCTGGTTGAGGAGATCTAAGTGAGCCATATTGACCATCTTCTTCTAATAAAGCTGCGTTGTTCTTGAATTTTTGAGCCATCGTTACAATAGAATTCTCAAGTGATGTATTACCATGATGATAAAAAGCATCAGATGCTACTTTACCAGCTAATTGAAAGACTTTTAGTGTTTTCTCGCCTCCTGTTTTCCATATTTGGTTAGATATGTGTATTACTTTTCGTTGAGTTGGTTTGAATCCATCAATGACGGAAGGCATCGCCCTCCCCTCAATAGAGTACATCGCAAACTCTTTGTATTCATCAGATAAAAATTCTGAGATCGATTTTTCTGTCATCATAGTTTTATATATAGTAAAAAGTATATTTTGTTTTTGTATGAAGAGTATTAAGAAATATGATGAATTTTTAATTCAAGAAAAATATGATAAGAACATTAAGGCCGAATTAAAAAGGTTAGGTGTTACTAAGAAAGATATAAAAACACATTTATATCACGCTCATAGAGGTAATCTTGGTCAGTATTTAAATGAGAATGGAACATCTTTCACATTTGGTATGTTGAATGCATTATTCAAAGATGCTCAAGTAGCCAAGAAAAGATCAGCTATGAAAGTTGGTGTTATTAAAATGGTGCATAGAATTACACCCATGGCTTTAGCTCCTTTCTTCCCAATAATAGCAATCGCAGGGTTTTTATTCGGATCAACTAGAGCATTTAATAAAATTATGAAACCAATCTTAGAAGATCCAGGTAACAATTACAATTCCTTTTTGAAAAAGGTTATAAAGAGTTCAATGAAATTGGCAGAAGGTGAAATATCACCAAAGGATAGATTTACTAGAGCTTTTGTTGTTTCTGATAGATTAGTACAAGCTATAAAACCTACTGTACTCCACGAGTTCTCAATAGAATTATCAGATAGAATGGAACATATGGATCCATCTATGGAGGTTCCAGAACATTATATCGAGAATGAATTGAAAATGTATTTAAATGAAAGATTTGAAATCAAGCCTAAAATTCCATTGATGAATATCTAAAGTATGTTGAATGAAACACATAAACACATATAAAATATTTGAATCATTTAATAAAGTTCCTAAAAATCTTTATAATGTATATGGTGATGTAATTGTTGATATGAATGATTGTTTTGAATTCATTGAAGATAAATTATCAGAACTAGATGATATTGGATATGAAACAATTGCTAGTTTCTCACCAATGACAATGGCTAAAGCAAGAAAAACACCAGAGTTATACATAAATATTAATAAAACTGAAGATGGTGATTTCCACGAAAAATATCTTGTCGATTCTAATATAGAAGATATAACCGGATATATGAATTCAAGAGGATTCAAAGTGAATAATTGTTTCGATAATAGCAATCCGGATCCTATTAAATTTGAATTCACATACAGGAAAGCTTCGTATCAAATAAGCTTCATCAAAGGTGAGTAATTTCTAAAAATACATCATTCGAATTACTAAACTTCCAAAACAAAGTTTTTATTTTACTATATATAAACTAAATTCAAGTAAATTAAAAATGTCGATAGATAAGAAATTCAAGAAGTTAGATGATATAGACCACGTTATACTAAGACCTGGAATGTATATCGGTTCTATAAAACCACACACATCTAACAAATGGTTAATCGAAGGAGAGAAGGCAATTCAAAAAGAAATAACATACAATCCGGGATTTCTAAAAATATTTGATGAGATAATTACTAATTCAGTTGATGAGAGTAAAAGAAAAGGATCCAAACTTAATATAATTAAAGTAACAATAGATAAGGATAAGAATTCAATATCTATTTGGGATAATGGTGGTATACCAGTTGTTAAACACAAAGAACATAAAGAGTGGATTCCGGAGATGATATTCTCAAACCTTAAAGCTGGTTCTAATTTCAATGATGATGAAGAAAGATCTTGGGCTGGTACTAATGGTGTTGGATCTACACTAACAAACATATACTCAAATGAGTTCACTATTGAGACTTGTGATGGTAAAAATCAATTTAGTCAGACATTTACTAACAATATGAGAGAAAGAACTTCTCCTAAGATTAAAAAGGCTACCAGGAGTCATACTAAAATATCATTCAATCCAGATTTTGAGAAATTCACGATGGATGGTTTAGATGAATCACACTATCAATTATTGGAAAAAAGAGTTTATGATTTAGCCGCATGTAACACTAAGATTAAAATCTATTTCAATGGTAAAGTTATTAATTTCAAATCATATGAAGATTATATAAAATTATATGTTGATGACTTTTTCTTTGAAACTAAAAAGGGTAATAGTTGGTCTGTTGGTATTGCTTTATCAGAAAATGGATTCCAACAAGTTAGTTTTGCTAACTCAACAGAAACTTATGATGGTGGTACGCACGTAGATTATATTATGAATCAAATTATATTAGATCTTAGAGCCTATTTCTTGAAGAAACATAAGACTGATGTTAAACCGTCAGAATTAAAGAACCATATGTTCTTATTCTTAGACTCTACTGTTATTAACCCATCATTCTCATCACAGACGAAAGAAAAGTTAATTACTGAGATTAAAGATTTTGGAACTTCCTTTGAAGTTAGTAAGAAGATGGTTCAATCTATATTGAAATCCGAAATAGTTAACTCTATATTAGATTGGATAGAACAAAAGAAAAATGCAGATGAGAATAAATTACAAAGAAATCTAAATAAAAAGTTATCTAAGATAAAGGTTGAAAAACTTATTGATGCTAAGGGTAAGGATAGATGGAAGTATTCACTAGGGTTATTTGAGGGAGATTCTGCTGCTGGTGCTTTTAGAAAGTATAGAGATTCTCAATCAATGGGAGCCTTTGCATTGAAAGGTAAGTTTATAAACGTGTCTGATATATCAAGTCAGAAATTAGTTCAGAATACAGAGGCGGTTAACTTAATGGCCTCTATTGGGTTGAAATTGGGCCATGATATTGAATTAAAATCACTTAGGTATGGCCGAGTTCTTTTATATGTTGATGCTGATGTTGATGGAAATGCAATTGCCGCATTATTGATAAACTTCTTTTATAAGTATTGGCCAGATATGTTCGAAAGACGTATGTTATATAAGGTTGAAACACCAATCGTGGTAGCTATACCAAGAGCTAAGAAAGAAAAGAAAATTCTATTCTATAATCAAAGTGAATATAATGAATGGGAGAAGAATAAAGACTTAAAGAAATATGATATTAAGTATAAGAAAGGTTTAGCAGCTCTAGTTGATGATGAGTATGAAGATATTATAAACAGACCTAGGTTAACACTTATAACCAAAGATGATGTTTCAAAAGACTCTCTTAATATTTGGTTTGGTAAAAACTCTGATCTAAGAAAAACAGAGTTATTAAAATAATCAAACAATTAAGTATATTTAATATATATTCTATATGAAGATATTTACATTTTTAGTTTTATTACTACCATTTATTCTTAATTCACAAACAGTTATTTGGTCAGAAGATTTCGAATCATATACAGACGGTACACAAAATACTACCAAGTGGACTACATCTGCTAATAATTGTGATGCTGATGGAGCTCCCGGTACAGTTGGTAATAATTATTGGGGAACAAGAACAACCTTTGGTGATAAAGAATTTTGTTGTGAGGATATTGAGGGTTTAACTTGTTGTGTTAATAGCCAAGGTGAATCTGATAATATTTGGATATCAGAAGATATTAATATAATAGGATATACTACTATGTCTATATCCATCTCAATGAGAGCTGAGGGTAACATGGAGTGTAATAGTTGTGGTTCTGGTGAGGACCTACTAAATGCCGAATATCAAATTGATGGCGGTGTTTGGATAAACTTTATGGCAGTCTGTGGGGCTGTTAATGGTTATTCACAAATAGATTGTATAGATATTGGAACAGGATCTATATTGAAAATTAGAGTATTATTAGGTAATCAAGCTGATACCGAAGAATATTACTTTGATGATATCTTTGTTTATGAAACAACTTGCTCTATTGCTCTACCAATTGAATTATTATCTTTTACTGGTGAATACAACGAGAATAACGGCCTTGATGAGTTAAAATGGTTAACTGCATCTGAATCTAACAATGATAGATTTGAAATCTATTCATCTATTAACGGAGAACAATGGAATTTTGTTGGTCAGGTTGCTGGTGCCGGTAACTCTAGTGAAACACTATCATATTATTATGATAATAAAACAACCACAGACTTAGTTTATTACCGATTAAAACAAATAGATTATAATGGAGATTTCGAATACTTTAATATAATATCAATAAACAAAGATTCTGAAAGTCCAATATCCATAAAGTACTATAATATTTTGGGTAAAGAATTGAAATATGAACCAAATACAGGATATTCCATACAAGTGATTTCATATAAATATAGAACAGAGTATAATAGGGTTTATAACAATAATTAAATTATTACATATTCGAAATATACATTTTGAATAATGAGTGAGATAACATGATTCTGATTTCATGATATTAATATATAATGTTATGAAAAAAATACTAAGGTATAATAGGTTTATTAAAGAAGCTACTCTTAGTGGTGATAAAAAAATGCCTTATAGCCTTTCTAGAAAGGGGAAATCAGTGGCGATGAAAAAATTAGTAAATGAGATAGAAACATCTAACATTAATAATTTTGATATAAAATTAGATTTATCAAAGGGGGATATCCCAGGTGATGATGAAAAGGTTATTTGGATAAGAAATTCAACTGTTACTGAAATAAATTTCTCAGACTTAAAATTAAAATTAGAAGTTGAATCAAATGATGATTTAATGATATATCATACCGATTCTGATGATATTAACATTGACTGGGCTGTAGCCAAGAGAGGATCAATATCCAATATGGTTAGACAATATGATCGTGTTGGTCCTTCTAAAAGAGGTAACCATTTTAGAGAAACTGCCTTTCTAATAACATTAGCTATTAGAGCTTGGTTAAACGCTGGTGTTAAGTTAAACATACAAACACATCATGGTAAAATACTTATGAGGTATGAGACTAGAAAGGATATAAGATTTGCTAGTATATCAAATAATAAATCTATGGATGATATTAATAACTCATATGATATATTTACAACAGGTAAAAAAATCATGGAAGGTATGGAAAATCAATGTGATTTTCTACTGGGATATGATAAAAGCGGTAATAGAATTAAAGATGGATACCTTAGTGAGGATGATATAAGTAATATTTCTTATATAGTGAAGAATAGTAAAGATCTACTTATTAATAAATTTGCTCATTTTATATTTAAAGAAGAAATACAAAATAAAAAAGGAATAATACTCGAGGCTGGTGAGTTATTAGGTGATTATAATTTTTATGATATACCAGAGCTTTCAAATATGGCTAAATGGAACCCAAGCGATTTCTGGATAGTTTTTAAGGGAAATGAATCTTTATCTAATTATAATTCATATTATGATATGGATAATATTGATGATCTTAATGATTTCTTAGGTGAGTCTGTTATTCATCGAAAAGGATTAGTTGGAGTATCACTTAAGCAAACGATAAATACTCCAAAATTAATGATAGTTAATTCTGGTAATAAAGATATAGATAATAAGTTAAAAGCTGATAACCTGGATAAAGTGGTAAAGCCTTCTAGAAAAACAGCTAATATAGACTTTTCCTGGAAATTTGAGAACGAGGCCGATGTTGCTAATAATTGGAAAGATGGTTCAGGTATAGATTGTAGAACATTTGATAGTAATCAAACATCAAACATATCACTTGAGCTTAAGAGTAAGGGTGGGTATGTTAGTGGTAAAGCTGGATCAATGATAAATCATTTAATGCCAGATAATTTGTATCAAATCAAGGAGTTTATAAGAAAGAAAAAGGATAAATCTGAAATAAGAGAATATTTAGTTGGTGAGATGTTTGTGGTTGAAAATGATTACCTCAGCGGTATATTCAATCAAGATTTATCTGGTGATGGAGAAAAGTCAAATGCGGAGAATTCAAGACTACAATCAATAGTATTCATAGATTGGTTATATAATCTACCACAAGAAATAAGAGATGATTATATAACAAAAATAGTTGATTTTGCTAAATCAGAATCTATTTGGTCAGCACCACACTTAGTAGTTAAATAAACTTTTTTATTAAAATTGTTATAATTTACATGGGATTCATAAATGTAAATAGTCAGCAAGTACATACATCTAATATCAACCTCGTAGGTACGTCTAGTATTTATGGGGGAATTGGTATTTACACAAACTCAACCACTACACCAGGACGAATATTGGCATCATCCGGTGGTGCTACATTATATTCACACAAAGCTAAATATATTATATTAGGCGAAGAAGTGGAAGTGGATGGATATCAAGACTCAACAACCGCAATTATAATATCATCTATAAATATAATGGGTAAGCCATTCTATGATGATTTGAAAAAACAAAATGTTCATCTTCCAGTTGAAATAGAAGAATTCCTAGAACAAAGATTCATAATACTAGAGAGAGACAAGAAGATCGAGGATATACTTAAAAATTCATAATAAATTTTAGCTTACCACAATCATATATTCTATATATACCAATATTTTTCATGAACTCTGATTCCGTGATTGATTTACCCTTTATACCTAATTTATCTTTCTTATAATTTGATTTATGTTTTCTAACTCCACCAACTATATAAGTATAATCCGGGTAGCTTTTATTAACCAATTCAAATCCAATTGATTTATAAAGACCACCATCTGATAGTGAATAATCAGCATAACTTATCATATAGTCATATCTGTACTTGGATTTAAATAAGCTTATTATTTTTGAAGCTCCTCCTATGACTGATGTGTTTAACTTATTACAAAATCTAGTTATATTAAACCCATTTTTCATTCTTTTTCTTCCTTCGATATCATTAAATGACATTATTGATACCAATTCACCATTATAATATAAACCAATTGATTTTTTGATATTATTATTAAACCCTTGAATATGGTTGGTATTCAAAAAATCTTTAACTTCTGTTATATTATTAATTTCACATGCTTTACATTTTCGTGCAAATATTCTATTAGATTTTTTTACTTTATTTAAAATAATTGATTTCATTATTTCTCTCCTTTTCAACCAATCATCTTCCCATATGTGTATAATCCTGATACCCCTTTCCTTGAAATGTTCGGTTTTGTGTAGGTGATAATTTTTATTTTTATGTTCTTCTGAGTGCCAATATAATCCATTGAATTCAAATCCTATATTCAAATCCGGTAGATAAATATCTATCTCCAAAACATCCCTATATGATTGAATTATTCTCCCATCATAATTATCATTTATTAGATCATATACTTCATTCTCACCCTCGGATGTTAGTTTGTTTATATGATTACATGTAGTGCATATTGTTGATCCTCTATAATATCTACTATAAAATAAATTTGTAGTTATATTAAACTCATGACCAACTCCACATTTAATTTTGTGATATTTATCTACTTTGTTATATTCGATATAACCATCTTGTGTATAGATAAACTTATTATCCTTTATATAAGTTGGATTATCAACTCCCCAATTCAATAATGTTGTTTCTTTCTTTTTACATTTAATTGAATCTAATTGTGAAATGTTACAAACACCATATTTATCCTTAACGGTTTTTTTGGATTTTTCATTATTGTTAAAATAACAACCATGTTTGGATATCATAGTTTCTTTTCGCTTCTTTATGTTTGTGAAATTTTCATCATCATATTTAATCTTATTAGTCATTCTCCTTTTGATGTGTTTGCATTTTTGACAAGAATAAAATCCATATTTCAAACAATCATTATAATTTCTATATGTTGTTTCTTTCTCCATTGAGCAAATATCACACATTACACCAACATCAAAATACGAACTCTTTGGTATTTTATCTATTGGTATTAATACCTCATCATCAATTTTAAACTTCCTATTCATTTTTTTATTATAATATCCAAGATTACCTCTGTTCATTTTTACTTTTATCTCAATAGTTAACAACATAATTGACCTTTTTTCATATATATATTAAATAATACTTTTACGCTATGAGATGTGACTTAATCATCGATGGAAATTATATTCTTAGTCGTTTAGTTTTCACTTTACACAAAAATAATTTACTTTACGGAGCATTACATAAAGCATTAGAAAATGCTATGTTAAAATATAAGAAATGGTATCCGTTTGCTAACGTTTACCTAGTTTCTGATTCCAAAGAAAAATCTTGGAGAAAGAAATACATAGACGAGTATAAAGGCACCCGAAAGAAAAATACTGATATTGATTGGAAGTTTGTTTATGAGGCTTATGGTGAATTCAAAGAATCAATGGAGGGTACTTTCAAAATATTAGAAGCACCACATATAGAGGGTGATGACTGGATAGCTTATTTAGTTGAGAAGGCTAATGAAGAAGGAAGATCTACTATAATAGTATCGAATGATTATGATATTAAACAAATGGTTAAGCATAGTTTTGATCCACTTTGGGTTAATATGATGACTAATGAAATGTATAATAAAGAAAAGTTATTCTTACCAGAGAACTATCAAAACTTTATTAACAAAGTGCAGAAAATACCAAATGATAATATATTTGATATAAATGATAATACTGAATTTTTAAGATTTATAAATGGCTTTATTAAGAAGTATGAAGTTGTTGAGATAAATTATATGAAATCTTTAATGGTTAAGATTATATCTGGTGATAAGTCGGATAACATTGGATCTGTTTGGTCTGTTATTAAAAATGGTAAGAAGAGAGGTATTGGATATAAAGGAGCACAGACTATTTATGATGACTATTTACTTGAGTTTGGTGAGATGAGTTTTACTGACCCTGATATGAATGAAAATATAGCAGATTTAATCTGTGAGAAAAAGAAATTAAGTAAGACTAAAATAGATGAGATAGTTGAAAATATTGAATCTAATTTTACACTTATAGATTTGAGAATATCTAATCTTCCAACGGAAGTTGTTAATAAAATGATTATTACATATAATGATAAATACAAAAAGTGAAATACTTGACAAATGGATTCCTATAACGCAGGGTTTAGGAATTGTCAACAAAAATTTAGCAGAGATAATTAGTTTTTTTTGTGAAGATTATTGTGTTAGTAATCCTGATAAAGATGATTTACCAGAAAAGATAAATCATCTTTTAACAAAATTAAAAAAATCTAAAAAGAGTGAAATTAAAAGGACCTTGTATAATCCAATAAGCGGAGAGATTGAATATGAATTGGAAAATGGATTTATTATAACAGAGAAAAACAAATTCAAAAGGGAACCAACAACAGAAGAATTAGTAGATTTATTTGGTGTTGATTTTATTAGAGAATTAGATAAACAGAAGTGGAGAGAACACTCATTAAATAAAATATTATGAAACTATTTTTAGAATTATTAAAGGATAAACAAGATAAATATTGGGTTACTGAAAAATGTTGGTATGATTATGAAAAACCGATGAATGGTAGTGATGCTGGTTATGGTGTATTTGATACTTTTGATTTAGCTATTAAATGTATAAATGATACTAAATTGAAAACAAACAAAGAGGTTGTAATAATATACAAGTAATATGGCAGAATTAGTTGATGTTGCTAACGCAATGTTTAGAAATAAAAGTGATTGGGTTAATATTACGGATGATGAAAAGGATAAAAACTTCTTTATATTCAATCGGTATTTTTCTAAAAAGTTTCCAGATAAATCACAACTTCTTAACTCAAAAAGTATAGATAAAGTATCCTCTATGGACTTATGGTATTATTTTATGTTAAATAAATCATACCCTAATTGGTTTTGGTCTAAAAGTAAAAAAGAGAAGCCAGTTATACCAAACAAAGACTTCAAACTACTTTTAATGAAATTAAAGATTAAGGATTTAGACCTACACTATTTAATTGAAAACCATTTTGATTTTATTAAAGAGGAATTAAAATATTATAAAGCTCTTGATAAGATCGGATAAAATAATATTATTTAAGGAAGAGGAAATGGGAAGGTTTGATAACCTAGTTTTCTTTAATTATTTAAAGGGTGATAAGTTTTATTTTTGTATGGTTGAGTTTGATAGTGTAGATTTTGAAATATATCAAAAATCAGATGAGAATAAAAAAGATTCAATTTTAATAAAATATATTGAACTTAATAAGGTTTCTAAAATAGAAGAAGTTACAAGTAATGAAGAATTCCAGAAATGGTTATCAAAAAATAGTGAAGCTAAAGAGAAATTAAGAGACTTTAAGATAAATAAATTAATACAAATATTATGAGAACTAGAACAAAAGAAAAAACAATGAATTGGTATATTATCAGAACACAGGGTAATAAAGAAAGAAAAGTTTGTGAGAGAATACAAAAAGAACCGGAATTACAAAAGGCTGTTAGTCAAGTACTTGTGCCAATGGAAACTGTTGTGAATCTTAAAAATGGTAAAAAAGTTGTCAGAGATAAAATAATGTTTCCTGGTTATATTTTTGTTGAAGCCAATTCTATTGGTGAGTTGAAATACTTTCTAAGTGGTTGTGACGGAGCAACCGGATTTTTAACAGAAAGAGATGGTAGTATAAATCCTATGAAAGAAAAAGAGATAAAAAGAATGATAGGTCAACAAGAAGAACAAAAAGAAATGGATATTAGTGATATGTTTATTGTTGGTGAGGATGTCTCAATAACAGATGGCCCATTTGATACAATGATTGGTACCATTGAAGCTATTAATGGTGATAGGATTACAGTATCCGTTGCTATTTTTGGTAGAAAAACACCTATGGATCTTAATATAATGCAAATAGACAAAAAGAAATAAATATCATTGTCTAAAAATTTATTTGATAAAATATTAAAAACTGCTTCTAAAATAAACAAATATTCGAGAAGAGGAGTTGGTAATTACATAGTTACTAGTCAGGTTGTTAGTGACATGATTAATGGGCTTGATAAAAGATCTGAGAGGATGTATAAAATTAAAAATATATTCAATGAATAACTTTAAGTGGGAATTAATGAAAGAGCTTATGATAACTGGTAATCAATATATCAGTACTGATTGGGCTATTAAGAATATATTAAACTTATCCAGAGAAGTTAGAAAAGAGAAAATTAAAAGAATATTTAATAAAAATCGAAGTAATGGATACTAAGCAAGAAAGATATGATAAAACATATTTAGAGATGGCTAAAGAGTGGTCCAATCTCTCTCATTGTACACGTAAACAAGTAGGTGCTCTTATTGTAAAGAATGGTATGATTATATCAGATGGTTATAATGGTACACCCACAGGGTTCGATAACGCTTGTGAAATAGATGATGGTACTACAAGTTGGAGTGTTATACACGGAGAAGCAAACGCCATTCTGAAATGTGCTAGACATGGACATTCATGTGATGGTGCTACTTTATATCAAACACATTCACCTTGTAAAGATTGTTCTAAATTGATTTTACAATCTGGTATAAAAAGATTGGTTTATGTTATAGAATATAAAGATACATCCGGTTTGGATTTCCTAAAGGAAGCTGGAATAGAAATAAAAAAATATGATGTTTGGTGATTTTATTAAAAGTGTGAATCCAAAAAGAGAATTATCAGTATATCCAATATCTGAGTATAATTTAGAAGCTCTTAAATATTTAGTTGAAAATTGTGAGGTTTGTAATGATAGTTCTAATGTTAATGTGAATTTAGCAACATTCAATACTTCTTTATGGTTAGATGATTTACTTGATAAGTATTGGGATAAGATATCATATGTTTGTAAATCACCCGTTTTTAACATAATGAAATTGGAAGGTAATAAAATCATAACAAGAACATATGAGACACGTGCCTATACATTCAAAACCGAATCAGATTTGCATAAGTTCTTTGAAGAGGGTAAGTGGAAAAAATTCGCAATCTACACCATTTCAAAATTCGCCGATTTATCTAAAATGAGTAGTTTTTATGTTATTCGATATGCTGATATAACTGAGAAATATGAAGTTAGGGATAATAAACTAAGTTCAATATTAGGAGATGACAGTTAGAATATATGGGGAAATATATGAGATCGATATAAGCTTTTTTGATAAGATAAAAATATTAAAAGCAACTGAATACACAAGTAGTGTTTTTATTGATTATGTGAAAATTGATTGGGTTTGTAAAGGTGTAACTTATTACAGAGACAAGAAAATAACATTATCAATGGATAAGGATGATTACTTAAAAGTTAAAAGACATATGAAAATAAAATCATTAGGTATTTAACATCATCCTTTTAGAACCTGAAATTGTTTCCTGTATTTTATAACTGCGAGGTCTTTAGCCTTAGCTTCAATCTCTGTATCAAAATCTAATCCATAAGTTTTTATCTCTTCATAAATATAATCTGAGTGAGCTGTTTTTCTACCTGTTTTATCTTCTAATGTTTTTGATGAACTCATGTGAGTCATTACTCTCGTATTCCAAGTTGAGTATGCTAGTTTTATAGCGTCTTCCATACTTTGGTCTTGAGGTCCATATAAAAAGTGATGTTGGTCAAAAACAACTGGTATACCTATTTTCTTATGTAACCAATCATGTAACATCTTAACTGAGTATTGATTTGGTGAATCATCATTCTCAATAGTTAATCTTTTTTTACAAGATTCAGTTAACTCACTAAATCTATCTACGAATCTTTGAGCAGCTTCTTCTCTAGTTGGTTTTGTTGTGTTGATGTGTATATTAATTGGGTAAAATGTGTTTTGTTCTAAACCCATCAAATCCATTATCTCAGCATGTTTATTTAACTCTTTGATAGTTTTTAAAACAACTGCCTCATTCTCAGAAGCTAATACATTAAAAGGACCTGGATGATATGAAACTCTTATACTATTAGACTTAACTTTATCACCGATATCTAATAACAAAGATTGTATTTTGTTAAAATTTGGTAAATCTTCAAATTCATACTCAGACATCCAAGGAAATGAATCCGATGATAATCGGTAGATATAAATATCTTGGCTCAGATTATAATCCAATACCTTTAAAGTATCTTTGAGATTCTCAATTACTAATTCAGAAACATAAGATATGCCTTTTGAAAGAAATGTTCTACGAATCATTCCTCGGTTAACTTTAATGTGTTCTTTTGCTTTTTTATTTAAATTACAACCTAATGGTATGCAACAATATCCTATATTACTCATTTTATAAATATAGTGATTAAATATTAATATAACAAATGATAAAAAGGTTATATTATTTTAATATATATGATATGATAGTTAGAAAATATTTAGATTTTATAAAAGAAGAGTTATTTGCTGAAACTCCTGAGAGTTATATAGCAACGGCATTATCACAAATCAAATTAAAGATAGATAAAATGTTTGTTTTTCAAGATGGTGATATAGATAACCCAGAAGAAGAAGCAGAAGAAGATCCAACAAAGATTAAAAAAATATCAATGAAGGATAGTAATAAAATGACCTTTGAAGATTTGGGTGTTTCTTTACTAAGTTCAGAAGTATCAAAATATTCTAAAATGTATGACTCATTAACAATTAAATTTATGGATGATGAAAATACATATACTCTTATATTAATGATAGATATTAAAGAAGCTATACCTAAAGATCCAGAGAAAAATTTCGATAGTGATGATATAGAAAAATGTTATATTAAATTTAAGAAATATAGCTTAGATAAACTTACTGAAATAATTGGTCAAATTAGTAAAAATATTGATATCAAAGATATAGATGAGGAGTTCTTAATCGATTTAAAGATAGAACTTGATGATAAATTTGGTGATGATAGTGATGAGTTTGCAATCGAGACTGAGTAATATTTTCACACATAAAATTCTACAATCGTTGATAATTATCATTATTTTTAATCATATACATTAGGAAGCACATTTTTTTTAATAAATAACCTATGGCTTTACACGTTGTTTCATCATATCAAACTATAACAGAATTTAAAAGATCAAGTTATTTTAGGATAAATCTTGGATTAGTTGCTACTGTTGAGAAAAATGGTAAAAGAACTTTTAACCCAAACGATAAATTCACTTATTTCTATTTTAATCAATACAAAGCTACGATATATGGCCAAGGAAATGTTGGTGATATAAAATTCTATGCTGATCATTTTATAAAAGATGATACCTTCGCTGTTTATTATGGTGATACCTTCGAGGAATTTTTATATACTTTCGATAAAATTATGGTAATCAAAAATAATATAGATTTTTATCTAGGACACATTCTAAAGAATGTTGAAGATCAGTATGAGGAAAGGGTTAAGAATGAAGAGCTTAAGAAGCTTGAAGTTAAGGCAGATGGTATTGCTGAAAATATACTTCAAAACCCAGGAAATGTTACTTATGCTGATTTGAAAGCATATTTAGATAATAAGCAAAAAGAAAGATATAAAAATAATAATAGTTTATGAAACTAAAGAGAATTTTAATGCTGAAAATGTCCGGTGATGATGTCCGTTGGGTACAAACTAGATTAAAAGAATATGGATATCACAAAAATATAATTGATGGGAACTTCACTCAAAATACATTAGTATCAGTTACTAATTATCAAAGGTCTGTTGGTATAAAAGCTGATGGTGTTATTGGTCCACAAACTTGGAGTCAAATAACTAACCATTTAGAAAATAAAAAAGAAAAAGAGTCAAAGGGTATTGAGACTGATGTTGTTATCACTCCAACTCCTAGAAATGAAAATATACCATTTAAAATATCTTATATCGGCGAGGATTCATTAACAATATATGATTGTTTTTTAGAAGATGATGAATATTATAAAACAGAAACAGTAAAAGATACAATTTGGTTACACCACACTGCTGGTGGGTCTAGACCAGATTGGACTATCGGTGGTTGGGAAAGAGATTTCCAAAAAGATAAAAAGGGTAATGCTATTTTAGATAAAAAGGGTAATCCGAAACCATTAAGAGTTGGAACACAATTTGTAATAGGTAGAAGTTCTTCATCTAAAAATGATATATTATGGGATGGTAAAGTATTAAGATCATTTGATGATAGACACTGGGCTTATCATTTAGATATATCACACACAAAAAGTAAAGCATTAAACTCAAAATCTATTGGTATTGAGATATGTAATTATGGACCATTGACATTAGGTAAAGATGGTAGATATTATAATTATGTTAATCAACCTATTAATGATGAGGATGTTGTTGAGTTAGATAAACCTTTCAGAGGATATACACATTATGAAAGATATACAGATGCTCAAATAGAAAGTACTAGAAAACTTATTTTATATTTGAAAAAAAGATGGGATATACAAATTGAGACTGGTATTTATGACGAACAATGGTTTGAGTATGATGTTAAGTGGTTTAGTCATGGTGGTCTTAGAAACAATACACAAGTAAGAACAGGTAAATTTGATATATTCCCACAGAAGGAGATGATAGAAATGTTAAACACTTTATGAAGTATATAAAATTATTAAAAAATAAAAAATATTATGACAATTAGAAAAGGAGACAGAGGATCTGAAGTAGTTGAATGGCAACAAGTTTTAAAAACGACACCAGATGGTATATTCGGTTCTGGAACGGAAAGGTTAACTATACAATTTCAAAAAGACAACGGATTAGTTGCTGATGGTATAGTTGGAAGGAAAACATGGGAAGCTGCTGGTATTGATACTGATCAATCATCAACAACTAAAAATGAAGAACCATCTAACGATAAAGATGATAAGCTAGCGTATCATGGTAAATACACAACAAAGGATGGTCTAGTTATTGATAAGGTATATTTGGATTCAGATGAATATGTAAGAGATTATGGTAAGATTGAACCACTTGGTTTTTTCATACACCACACCGCTGGTTGGGATAATCCATATAACACAGTTAATAGTTGGAATAAAGATTCTAGAGGTAGAGTTGCTACACAGTACGTAATCGGGGGTTCTAATGTAAAAGGAAATGAAGCTAAATATGATGGAGTTACGGTGGAATGTTTTCCTGATAATTATCTAGGGTGGCATCTAGGAAAGGTCGGTGGTTTTAACATTTCAAAGTTTTCTGGTGGAGTTGAGTTATGTAACTTCGGATATCTTACTAAGAAAAACGGTAAATTCTACACATATGTTAATACCGAGGTTATGCCAGAATTTGTTTGTGATCTAGGTTACGAATTCAGAGGCCATCAATATTGGCACGCATACACAACTAAACAAATAGAAAGTCTTAGATTGTTATTACTACATCTAAAAGACATATATCCTAAAATGGACTTGGTACATGGATTGCCTAAATTATTGAGATATGGAATGCCACCTGCAGAAGCATTTGAATTTAATGAAGATGCGTATAATGCAAACCAATTCGGGTTATGGACACACACAAATGTTCGTAAAGATAAGTATGATTGCTTTCCGCAAAAAGAATTAGTAGAAATGCTAATATCATTATAATATTATATGTTGTTTATGGTGGTGTAAGTGATGAAATTGAGTAGTGATAATTATCACTTATCAATTAGTTGTAAATAATTGATAATAGTTGATATAATTTTAATTGACTTTCTTCATCAACATCATCAAAATCAATAATGATATCTAAATCATCCTTGAATATATGTAAGAAAACTTTATTTGTTTCGGCATCCCACTCAACTGAATTAAAATCAGCCATTGGTAGATTTATATCCATTAAAAGTTCATTAACACCAAATCCTAACAACTTTATTAAGTTAATTATTTTATTTTTCATAACTCTGTATAAAATTTTCTTCACTGGTTATATATTAAAATTTCAATTTGGTTAAAATTTAGTGTTTTGAATTTTTATATTTTAATATATAACAATAATAAAACAATAACTAATTTGATGAGTTTATTAAAATATAATGATTATATAACAGAAAAAGTAGCTTATGAGCTATTACTAGAATCTAAAATGGTTTTTTCTAAAAAGTTTATTAACTTATTGAATAAGATGAAATCAAATAAGATAGCATCCGAATTATTGAATCTTTATTCTAAAGATGTGAAAATTTCACACAACTATATTGATATTACTGATGCTAAGGATGCTGTTTCATTCACACCAGATAGAAAAGCACAAGAAATATTAAAGGATAAACCACAATTATGGGAAGTTATAGATTCACAAAGGTATTTAACACACTCCAATGGTAATAATAAACTTTTCGAAGCTCTTGGTTATGAAAAGCCATCAGGAGAACCTTGGGCACCCGTAGACCAAACTATTGGTATTATTTTAGGAGAAACTATTAGTGAGTCATCTGGTAAGATATATGTTATATTTGAAGAAGATGATACCGACTCACCTAGAAAAACAGTTCTTAATAAAGAATCATTGGAAGAAACAGATTCATCAGAAAATTCTAAAATATGGTCTACATCAAGAAATAAAATTAAAGTTGGTAGATTAGTTAGAGCTGTGTTAAAAGCATCTGGGTTAGAATTTCTTGATAAAGACATAGAAGAATTTACAAATACATATAAAGCCACATTTGATTTCGCACAGGACGTATTAAAACAATTCGATATTGTTAAAGGTGAAGATATAGCATATTGGTATGATAATAGCAATGAAGATAGATATGTTGATGGTGGAGGTGTTTTGAATAGTTCTTGTATGGCTGAATCACCTAGTGAATTTTTTGATATGTATTGTAACAACACAAAAGAAATTCAAATGGTTATTTTATATGGTGATGATGGTGAAATTAAAGGTAATGGTGTGTTTAAGTCAGATCAAATAAAGGGTAGAGCGTTATTATGGAAAGCTACTATTGACGGAACAGAAGGTACATTTATGGATAGAATATACACAACGAATGATAGTGATGTTGAATTATTCAAACAATATGCTGAGAAGAATAACTGGTGGTATAAGAAATCACAAACCATGGATCCAAGTGAAAAAATCACAAATGGTTCAACTAGTAAATCTGCTGTCTTGGTTGTTAAGTTAACCGGCAGTGGTGGTAAATGGACTAGATATCCTTATATGGATACTATGTGTTATTTAAGCTTCGATCATTGGTTGGGGTCGTTAACTAATGATAGAGATGGTGATTTATATATAAATAGAACATTCAGAGATACCGATGGTTGTTATATGGATGATGATGGTGATTTACAATGTCATGATTAAACATAAGTAATAAAAAAAACCCAGTCAAAATTGACTGGGTTTTTTGTTTTAATCTACCTCTTCAAATGGAGTGTCTTCCACTTCACCTTCATCTACGACCTCTTCTGTCGATTCGGCCTCATTTGTTTCTTGGTATAGCCTAGTACTGATTACTGACCAAGTTTCACTCAATTTCTTGGATGTTTCATCCATCTTTTCAATGTCTTGTTCAGAATGAGCTTTTTGAACCTCTTCAAGATCAGACTTTAGAGAATTAACATCCTCCTCCGTTAATTGTTCAGAGAATTCCTTCATCTGCTTATTTGTCTGAAACATTAAGTTATCTACTTCATTAAGTTTATCAACTTTATCTCTTTCGATTTTATCTGTTTCAGCGTTAGCCTCAGCTTCAGACTTCATTCTTTCAATTTCTTCTTTAGATAATTGAGAACCACCTTCAATTCGAATTTTATTCTCTTTACCAGTAGCCTTATCTTTAGCAGAAACAGAAAGGATTCCATTAGCATCGATATCTAATGTAACTTCAACTTGAGGAATACCTCTTGGAGCGGGCATTATACCATCTAAATGGAATCTACCTAAGTCACGATTATCTTTTGCCATTGGTCTTTCACCTTGTAAAACATGAATCTCAACAGATGGTTGATTATCAGATGCCGTTGAAAACGTTTCCGCCTTACGAGTAGGAATCGTTGTATTAGCATCAATCAATCTAGTCATTACTGACCCCATTGTTTCAATACCTAGTGAAAGGGGTGTTACATCAAGAAGTAAAACATCTGTAATTCCTCCTCCTAAAACAGCTCCTTGAATAGCCGCTCCAAGAGCAACAACTTCATCTGGGTTTACTGATTTATTAGGTGTTTTACCAATATAATCTTCAACAGCTTTTTGAATAGCTGGGATTCTAGTAGAACCACCAACAAGTATAACCTCGTCAATGTCTGCTGGTTTCAACCCTGCGCTTTTGAGAGCACTTTTCGCACAAGCGATAGTTCTATCCACTAACTTAGAAGTCATTTGTTCAAACTTAGAGTTTGATAACTTCTTAACAAAGTGTAACGGTGTACCATCTTTAGCTGTGATGTAAGGTAGATTTATTTCAGTTTGTGTTGATGTTGATAACTCGATTTTTGCTTTTTCACCAGCTTCCTTCAACCTTTGAAGAGCCATTGGATCTTTTGTTAAATCCATACCATATTCTGATTTGAATTCTTTTACCATCCAGTCAATAATCGCATTATCGAAATCATCACCACCTAAATGAGTATCACCATCCGTAGATTTAACTTCAAAAACACCATCACCAATTTCTAAAACTGAAACATCATGTGTACCACCACCACAATCAAATACAAGAATCTTAGAATCTGTATTCTTTTTGTCTAACCCGTAAGCTAAAGCTGCAGCAGTTGGTTCGTTTATAATTCTTTCAACTTTCAAACCAGCAATTTCTCCTGCTTCGATAGTTGCTGTTCTTTCAGCATCACCAAAATAAGCTGGAACAGTAATAACTGCTCTTTCCACCTCGTGACCTAAAAACTCTTCAGCCGTTTTCTTCATTTTTTGTAGAATCATTGCTGAAATTTCTTGTGGTGTATAGACTCTATCATCTATTTTAACACCTGGGACATTTGACCCCGTTTTTACTAACTTGTAAGGTACCTTTGATACTTCACTTTTACAAACAGAAAAGTCTTTACCTATGAAACGTTTAATTGAATAAACAGTTTTCTCAGGATTAGTAACCGCTTGTCTTTTGGCTGGATCACCAATCTTTCTATCATTGTCTGTGAATCCAACAACTGATGGGGTAGTTCTCTTACCTTCTGAATTAGTAATAACAATAGGTTCTCCACCTTGAACAACTGCTAAACAACTATTTGTTGTTCCTAAGTCAATACCAATTATTGTAGTTTCTTTACTCATATAATTTATTTATTTTTTATTATTAATTTCAATTATTGTACCAAAATAAATAGTATGACAAAATGTCACTACCATTTTTTAATGATACTTAAATTATATAAATATTGAATAAAAAGTTTAGTATTAATTTGATGTTTGTGAAATAATATCTACGGATCCTGGTCCACTACCCAAACTTCGACCCACAGACATAGGACCAGGTAGTGGTGAGCTAGCTATTGAATTAAACTTAGATGTTTTTGGTTCAGACTTTCTAAAATCTAAAAATTTCTTAATTCTTCTACGTCTGCTCTTCCTTTTAGCTTCTAATCGTTTTAGATATTTTTTCTTTTCAACCTTATCCATTACTTCTTTTTGTTCTTTTTCATTTCTTCTCTACGTAGTCTAGAAACTTCTTTAACAAATTCCTTTACTTCTGCTTCATCGCCAGTAGGTGGCAAGAAACCATAACCACGTAATCTACTATACCATTTAACTTGACCTATTGTAGTACCATTCTTAACTACGTTATAAACATCAGTCTTAGCACCTTTCTTTCTAGATTGTTTGTTAAATTTTAATTTAGATGTCGTTTTAGATTCTATTATATGATTAACTGATTTGTAAAATTCTATCTTAAATGATTCTGATTTTTTATTCTCATCACCATCAAAATCCAAATAAATAGAACCATCTTCAAAATTAAATCTTTTCAATTCATAATTATCATACCCCTTTGATGCAAAATACTCAATCAATCTATCATAGGTTTCCTTTATCTCGCTATATTCAATAATATCATTAATCCTATTAGATATATCAATTGATGATGGAACGTTTGTCCAGATAGAAACCACATCATCACATAACATATTACCTACTTTAGAACAATCACTTATTTTTATTCTAACTTCTAACCCATCATCTTTTAATTCTTGACATATATCACCTATATAACTATAAAGTTCATCATCTTTTAATTCTTGTTCGGATAATTCCGGCATTGAAGAATCACTTTCAAATAGTTTATATGTTTGTAGATATTCCATTAATAGTATATATAAAAAAAGAGAGTTAAAAACTCTCTTTAATTATTCTCTTCATCTTCTTCCGGGTCTTGGAAGAAAAGTGTTGGGTCTATTTTCTGTAACCAATCTCTTGATATCATCAACCTCTTAGTCTTATCTCTTACGTGCTCTTTAGCTATATCATAAAGATCTTTACCGTTTGCTAAATTCATAACATAACAGAAGTTAGGTTCTGCCTTCATATGTGTAAGAGCATACTCTTTTCTGTCTTCCCCCATATCAAGAAATACCTGATATGACTTCTTGATATCTTCCATCTTATCATCTATAGCTCTCTTAACTATTACAATAATCTTATTTATTCTTGTATGTGCTTCAACTTCATCCTCTGGTATTTGACTAAGAATATCATCAATCTTATCATCTAAGATATATCCTATTATAATGTGTTCTCTGTAAATATCATTAGTTAATAAACCATGACGCTCACAATACCAAGGAGTCTTTAATTTGAAGAAGAAATCTCTACCTTCACTATCCTCAGCTTGTACAACACATCCCTCTTTATCAACTTGATTAGCAACCAATTCAATTAACTTATCCAAGTTACCTTGGTGATCATCTTCGAATGGAGCAATCTTAGTCGAACCAATCTTATCTAAGTGGTCTTGTATATCGATATGTTTACCGGTTTTATTATCTCTTAATCTTAAAAGTATCAATTCCTCTTGTGTATATCTCAATACAATTCTATTATGAGGAGCGACATATTCAAATATAGGTATTATATCATTATCTAAACACCAGTTAACTAATGTCTTTATTTCAGTATCATTTTGATATATTCTATTAATACCATTTGATTGGTCATTATCAAACCCCATTTTAGATTTACCAACAATTTTACCATTTGGTAATTTCACGAATGTCGCTATTGAACCATCTTCTTTATTATTAACATATTTTATTTTATAATCCTTAACAATGGAATACATTGATTCCGGAACTTGATTTATATTAAAGAATTTTTCAAGCAACACATATCTATTGAATAATGTACCATCTTCATTAAAAATGAATGTTAACCCCCTCATTTCATAACCTTTTAATTCTGGTTTGTGATCAAGAGGGTTAGCAAAATCCTTATAACTTGTTAGTCTGTAATTGAATACAGATACATTAAATCCATCAACAATCATTTTAGATTCATAAAAAGCAGCATTTTTTGAGCATAACTCAACAGCTTCCTTATAAGAAGGAATTGAATAACCCTTGTAATCTGAGCTTTCATTTATAAATTCTAAATATTTTGACAATTTCTTCATTTTTTATATATAAAAAAACCAGATATAATCTGGTTTGTTCTTTTAATAGTCCAATTCAATTTCTGATATGTGTATTTTACCTGTTAGCGTTTGTCCCATTCCAAAATTCTGTTTCAACATAACTCCCTTATTATCTATACTGATAATGAAGTAAGTGCTTCTGTGTTGTTCTGACCAACACCATCTAACAATATCTCCTATTTTATATTCTATATTTAATTGTCTTCCGACTTCTAATCTACCTTCTTCTTTCTTCTTTACGACTGTTTTATTTTTTTCGGATGTTGATAAGTCTATCAAACAAACCACCTCCCCAATTCTTACCGACTGACCTTCTTCAACCTTTATCTTAATAATACCAGATTCTTCTGCTGGTAATTCTAAAGTTGCTTTGTCTGAATCTACTTCTGCGATTGATTGGTCTTTCTTAACATAATCACCATCTGATACTAACCAAGTGGAAATTTCAACTTCACTAATAGATTCACCCGGACTTGGAACAGTCATTTCCAAAAAACTCATATATTATTTAAATCTTATTTTTAATTAATTCATAAACTTCATCAGGTGTTCCTTCTCCATCAATTTCAATTATCCTCTCCTTATAGAAATCTTTTAAGGGTGCGGATGTTTCATTGTAATTTTTTATTCTTTCTTTTATAACTTCTTCATTTGCATCATCTGGTCTATTTGAAGTTTTACCTCTATTTAAATTTCTTTTAATAGTTGTTTCTTCACTAACATTTAACCAAATAACCTTTGAAACATCCATCATATTATCTAGGCTATTTCCTTGTCTTATTGTTCTTGGGTAACCATCAACTAAAAATGAATCATCTTCATTATCATCCAACTCACTTAATATTATAGTGGTTATCATCCCATCAGGGACTAAATTGCCTTTGTCTATGATAGAGGCAATTTCATTACCTAATTCACTACCAGACGATTTCTCTTCTCTGAGTAAATCTCCAGCAGAAATCAATTTATAATTATAATCTTTAGTTAGTTTTTCACAGATAGTTCCTTTACCCGCACCGGGTGGTCCCATTATTACTATATTCATATTACTATATCTTTTATTTTTTCACTGTTTTTGCTGTCATTATATATAATTGAATACGGTCTAGCATATCATAAATATTTATAATTCTAACTTAGTATTTTATCTAAATTAGCATTTCTATTGATGATTTTATCACCGCCGATTAATGTTTTAACTTGACCAACTGTGTGTTTATAGCTTTTACCATTACTACCAGTAGTTAAGATAGGATATTTTCTATTTCTGGTTTTTATATCAACAATTTCCATTAAAATTTTACCAGACATGAATTTCATACCAATTATGTTCTGAGTAAATCCTAATCTCTTACAGATACCCTCATATACATTAGTAACTTTGTTACTCTTTTCTGTGGTTGATACTTTTAGTTGTGAGGTATAGTATGCACTATTATATCTAATATTACCGAAAGATATTTTCACATTTTCTTCTTTCTCAATTTTAGCTATTGCTGCTTTGATTCTATTCTGTACTTTGTCAATTTTGCTGTCTGTAATCATATCTTTTTCTTTAGTGGTTTAATAATAAACAAATATAAGGAATTTATTACAAAATAAACAATAATTACTATATTATTATTTGTTTAAATTGATTTGGTGAGAATGTAATTGATTTACTACCATGTTTTGTTGTAAATGATCCATTCTTGTTGAGTTTATTAACGACACCAAATGTAAATTTACCAATACGGTAAGTGTTATTCTTTAACACAACCCCAAATAGTGTTTTCACATCCACCAACATTTTAATACCTATCATCTTTAAATATCAATATCTGGGTTAAAGATTATCACAAATGTTGTTTTAGCCGCTTGATATTGTTTATCACTTAATACTTTAAGAGTCTTTTTCCCTACCATAACTTTATCCAAATACTTAGATGTTTTTAATGATTTCTGTAAAGAAAGTATAAATGAGTTTTCACCATCATACTTTCTTATAAGTTTGTTTAATTCTAATTTTTCTTCTAATTCCATTTTAATTTATTTATTTGCAAATATATATAATATAATTAAAATAAAAAAATTTATTTGAATATTTGAGAAAAATTTATTTATACCTTTAACAAGGTCGAAATTTTAGATGTGATCTACTTTAGTGTTAGTTGTTTTTGCATAAACTTTGTTTTTATTTTGTGTATAATAATAAATTAGATATTAAATATGAAAATTACTTTATGCGCAGAGGACCTAATTCGTAGGTGTGTGTGGGACTCGTATGTATATTACATACTTGGATCAGACAAAGAAGGACAAAAATTACTTGAGAGTAACGAAGAAATGGAAATAACAGAAAGAGATGCTTTAATTATTGGATTATTAAAAGTTATCGAAACCGATAACCTTATACACAAATTCAATACTCATGTAGCTGAGTTTTTAGCAAACAAAACAAAGAAAGAGGGTACCTTACTACTAACAAGTAGAAAAGCATTTGATAATACTGTTGATAAGTTCTTAGATAAATTTCCTGATTATTGGGAACCATCTATTAATTGGACAAATTCTTTAAAGGATTTAGTTGATTATATCGAGGTATTTAAAACAAAATTAGCGAAATTAGAGATACATAAGATTGTTGATAAGAACATCACTTATGAATTATATAACTCCAATCATATTAGAAAAATGCTTAAATTTAATTATTAAGATGGAAGAAACAATAGAATTTTTGAGAGATAAGAAACTATTAGCGGAAGATAAAGAATCATTTAAGATTATACATGATGATGCTGGTGAAGTATCATTAAATGAGCTATTAGAAGAATATAAAAACAACGCTAATCTTAGATTAGCTGCTGAATTTGATAATTATAAAAAGAGAACTTATAAGGAAAAGGAAGAATTAGTAAATAATACTAAGGTTAAAATGCTTAGTTCTATACTTGATATGGATAGTGATATATCACTTGCGTTGAAATCTATAACTAACGAAGAAGCCAAAGAAGGAGTATCTCTAATATCTTCTAAGGTTAATAGTTTCTTGAAATCACAAGGTATAGAATCGATACAAACAGAGACTTATGATAGTGAATTACACGAACCTATAAGTGTTGTTGATATTGGTGAATCTAAAATAATTGATGTAATTAGTAAGGGATATACACTAAATGGTAAACCATTTAGATATCCTAAAATAATATTGGGTAAATAATGTCAAACCAAACAAGAAAGGATAAAGTTAAAGTTACATTATTTGATATCAAGTCTAATATAAAGTACAGACAGTATATAGTTGGTGAGTTATCAAATAGAGTTGATGAAAAACTAAAACCTGAATTTATTAAGATACTAAACCAAGTTATTGATGATACTAGTATTTTCGATAGAGAAGATTTAGAGGGTAGTTTCTATGAAGGAGAAGATGATACACTTGATTTAGTTTTACCAGCAGTTGCTAAAGTTTTACATAAAATATTTTTGAAGCCTCCTCCTATATTCCAAGGTGAACATGACGATGGTAAGAGATTAGAATTATTTCAAATTATGTTTGATATTGATGAATTCAATGAGTATTTAGTTGAAATGTTGATATCATCAAAGGGAATATTAGATAAATTGAAATATCTTGATAGAACCGCTGAAAACATATCATTAATAGTTGATAACTACGTTGCTAAATTAGTTAATAACGTTTTAGAATCGTATGATATAGAAGGTGAAATAATAAGAATTAGAAGAGAAAAGAAATTAAATTTTTTAACAAAATGATAGTAGATTGGTATGTTATATCCAATCCAGGATTAGGGATAAGTAGAATTCCAATTGGCGTCAACCGTGGATATAATAGTGAAAAATTTCTAAAAAAAGTTGTGGAAACAGCAACACCACTAATGGATTATTTTTGTAATAGATTAACTGATGTTGTGAGTGGAGAATTGAAAATATCTCAAATAGAAACAGTATTTGCGGAAATAATTGAGGAAATGCCTGTTATGAATTATAGGATAAGTAAAGAGAACGGAGTTGATCAATTTATTATACAATATAGTAAATACACAGAAATAAGACTAACGGATAGCACCAAACAAATATATAGAGATATTAAACTAACAAAGATATTAGCATAAGTTATGGCAAAAGATTATTACAACACACTAGGAGTAGATAAGACGGCATCTGAGGATCAGATTAAGAGAGCTTATCGCAAAATGGCGATGAAACATCACCCAGATAAAAACCCAGGAAATGCTGAGTCTGAATCTAAATTCAAAGAAGCAGCAGAAGCATATGATACACTCTCATCTAAAGAAAAGAGAGAAAGTTATGATAGATATGGACCAGGTGGTAGTCCATTTGGACAAGGTAATCCATTCTCCAATGGTGGAGGAGGTGACGGTGGTCAATATGGTCATGGATTTAATATGGAAGATATTTTTAGTCAATTTGGTGATATTTTCGGAAGCGGCGGACAATTCGGCGGACCAAAACAAAGAAGGAAAAATAGAGGATCTGATTTAAGAATAAAAGTTACATTGTCGATTGAGGATGTCTTAAATGGTACTACTAAGAAGATAAAATATAAGAGACAGGATTCTTGTAATAGTTGTTCTGGTAAAGGAGGATCTGGTGTTAAAGATTGTATTCCTTGTGGTGGTAGAGGAAGTAGAGTGGTTTTACAACAGACACCATTCGGACAAGTTAGACAACAAGCAACTTGTCCAGATTGTCAAGGCGGTGGTAAACAAATCAGTAATAAATGTGGTGTTTGTCACGGAAGTGGTACAAGTGTTAAAGATGAAGTTGTTGAGGTAGATATCCCGGCTGGTGTTTCTGCCGGTATGCAACTTAATATGAGAAGTTATGGTAATCATGTAAGAGATGGTGTTCCTGGGGATTTACATATTATGATAGATGAACTCAGAGAATTCTATTTCAAAAGAGATAGTAATAATTTAATTGTTGAGAAAGAAGTATCCGTTATAGATGCTATCTTAGGAGCACATCTTAAAGTTAAAACACCACACGGTGAATTACCAATTACTATCGATGAAGGAACACCTCACGGAAGAACTATAAGAGTTTCTGGAAAAGGTATACCTGATGTTAATTTAGGATTGGGTGATTTATTCGTAGTTGTTAATATTAGAATACCAACGAAGATTTCAATGGATGAAAAGTATATACTTGAAAAACTAAAGAGATCTAAGAATTTTGAAGCTTAATGTTGGTATTATCAACAGTACCAGAGAATCCAATAGAAGGAGATATTTATTATAACACGATTGAATCAAATAACTATATTTTTCAAAGTGGTGAGTGGAAATCATTAACTTTTCGTTCAGATATTTGGACCGATATTAAACAAAGTAATAGGAAAAATAAAATTAATAAAGTATTTAATGGATAAGAATACCGAATGAAATTTAAAGATATTAAGGAATTAGAATCTATTGCATTAAACGTGATAATAAGTTAACCGAATTGGGTATTGATTAATAATCCGTTTTATACTTAGGGTTTCTTGTATAAGTTTTCTTAGATTTATGAGTTTTGTGCATACAAGTCCAGCCAGTTGAACTTTCTAATTCAATTTCCCTAGAAATCTTTCTTTCAGATTTAAGAAGTTGGTCTCTAGTAATTTTCCCGATTTTTATTATTTTGGACTTTTTCATAATATCAAAACTATGAAAAATAACTGAAATCACCAAATTAATATATAAAGAAATATAAATATATTTATGGCTGATTATATTCCTTACCAAGGAGGTTACACAATAGATGAACTTATTGATATGGTTCAATTTGAATTGAATGTTGCATGTTCACTTCCGAAAACATTACCAGATGCGGCGATTAGACAAATAATCGAAGTAAGAGCACTTCCTTGGTTTTATCGTAATTATCAATACGCTGTTCAAAAAATGTATTTCTTTATAAACAGAGAAGCATTTACATCAGAAGAATTTACAAAATATAACTTTGTACAAGTTCCTTGTGAGATACAATCAGTTGTTTATTTATATGAGGTTAGAGGTGATTCTTTATTTCAATTAGGTATAAACACTCCGAACCTATCAGTTAATTTAGGTGTTACCAATCAACCATATCTATCATCTTACGTTACCACAATAGGTGAATTAGGTGTTTATAAGACTATATTAGATTCGATGTCTGATATGATGAACCAATTAAATAAATATACACTTAAATACCACTTTAACCAATTAAATCATAGACTTAATATACTAACAGCGGTTGAATATCATGTTATTATGGAAGCTTATGCTGATATACCCAAAGAAAATTTATATAAAGATGATTTATTCTTTAAGTATATTGTTGGATATGCTAAACAACAATTGGGTAATATGGTTGGTAGATACGATTTCACGCTCCCCGGTGGTATTAAGATACAAGCAACTGATTTGATATCACAAGGACAAGCAGAAGTTAAAGAAGTCGAAGAAGAAGTCAAAGGGCAGAGTAATAGTTCGTGGTTTTACATGGTGAAGAAATAGGTTACCATAATTTAATATATGGAAATATAAAAAATAGATTTAATATATACTTTATGAAACATCTAAATAAATATAACGAATCTGTTGATAATGATGAAGTATCAGATTATATAAAATTAGTTTTTGCTGATTTTATAGATGATGGATCTGATTTTGAATATAGTGGTGGTAAAGAGTGTTATGTTAATTTTGACCTAAACACTTTACACAAATTAAATAAAAAATTAACTGGATTTAGTATCGGTACGGCACATGGTAAAGTATCAGACTTTATAAAAAACACCGAAAAAAATTTAGAAATATATAAAGAAATCGAAACTTGTATTAATAGAATACAAGATAAATACTCAGATATAAGATATGATTTAGCTAAAGAACCTGATTATGAATATGATGGTAAAATATTATGTTATGGTATGATACAATTCAAATGGGGTAAACTAATGAAAGATATCATAATAAAACCGTAGATTACTTATTGAATCTATTAAATGCCATTGGACTTATTTGAACAAACTCTGGTCCACCAACAAACCCATATAAACTTCGATACCCAGTATATGACATAGCTGACTTTAAGTAATCAGTGAAATTCTCACACCAACCATCTATTGTATATTCAACCAAGTTATATTTAGTTATACCTTCACCAGTTTTCAATTCAGCTCTATTCCAAGATTTTTGGACTTCTTTAGTTGACATACCTCTATAATATTTATAAACAGACGCACCCGTCTTCAATGCTGTATTAGCCGTATCAAAATCAACTTCTTCATATTGACCATCTTTATCTTTCATAAAAGTAGTGCCACAACTTTCAAGTGATTTATTTAGAATACCACCTAACATAACGTAGTCAGCACCTATTGCCAAAGCTTTAATTATATCTGAAAAGTTTCTGAATCCACCATCCGCAATTATTTTGGTTGGGTTATCAAATTCTGATTTTATCTTAGCACACTCATCTATTAAAGATGCCATTGGAAAATGTATAGAAACATTAGCTGATGTAGTACAAGCAGACCCACCACCAATACCAACTCTAATATAATCAACACCAATTTCACAGTACTTTCTATAAGTATTTGGATTAGCAATATTACCAACCATTAACTCAATATCATTTCCGAATTTTTCTTTGATTCTCTTAGATATATCATAAAGCTTTTGCATATGACCGTTAGCCACATCAATCAAAACTCTTGGTGGTAATTTAGAACCATTTTCAAATAGTTCAATTATTTCATCCAATCCATAAGAAAAGAAAAAAGAATCACAACCATCATTCATCCAACTAGAATTATATACTTTAGTTAACACATTGTATTTTACATGACGAGGTAAACAAATATTAGTATTACCAACAAAGTGTTGTATGTTTGTATCATCAATAACTGTATCCATTGGTGCTGTAAACAATGGTAGTTTACCATCTTTTAATGGGTTTATCTCTGATCTTGAAGAGATTGAACTCAATTCAGAAGGCACTATTGAAACATCATTCCAATCTAATTTAATATCCATTTTGTGGTTTTAGTTTTTGAAAACTATTAGAGCAGTCATTAAAGCAGCAATAAATAGTATTATATAAGATAATGGTATAGTGCCACCATTATTAACTTTGAAGAAATATTCGTATATTTTTTTCATATCAATAGAAAGAATATTTATCCTCTACTTTGATACAGTATATTGATATTGGATAAAGTCTTATTCCTTTATCATCATCCTCAATTAGAAATCTCATAGATCCATCTATTAATTCCTCATTCATTACTTTAACAGTGGCGTTGTGTAATCCACTAAAGATAGCCACATTCACATCATCCTCAATTTTTATGAAGTTTTTTTTAGAATCTGTTATCTTACCACCAAAACCTTCTTTGAAGTAAGATTTATCAATGATTTTCATTAAATCATCTTTGTTTGTCAATTCTACTCTTATTTCGTGCTTTATCATATTTTTCGTTTAATTTACTATAATATTAGTATTAATTACTATAAAAGTTTAGACTAAAGATTTAAAAGTTTATATATATTACACGAACCGGAGGGCAATAGCCCCAATCTTTAGGACCGGTATTAGTTACGCTAATAGAAAAGACTGAATTCGCTACTCAGTCTTTTCACTTTTTAAATAAGTCGTACATTATAAAATCTCTTAATTCACTTTTATCACTAAGCTCTCTTTCTGATATATGTAATTTGAATGTTACTTTAACAACACCTTTACCAAAACTAGATGATATTGTTGATCTCTCAAATTGAGTATCAACAACCCACAACCCACTTTCGAATTTATCATTAAAATTCTTTAATTTATCATTCTTATCAACCAATAGCCTGAAATGAAAATTATTCTGGCTATCAGTTATATCTTTTCTCATTTCGAAATATTCTGTTAATGGTATAGTAACTGTTAATTTAACAGGTTCCATTGAATACCACATATCTTTCCTCATTTCACTTTTTAGTACACAAGGGTACTTATCATCTTTATAGATTAATTTCATATTCCTAATTCTTTTAATTTAATATCTCTTAATAATGATATAAGAGAACTCCATTTTTCAGGATTACTTTTAAATTCTTCGTTTATTACTTCCTTTATATCTTTAGTATCAAAAAAATGTGTATTTTTCATTAAATAATCAACTCTTCCGGGATTATCAACTACCTTAGAAGGGTCTAGTATCCTCTTAATTAACACTTTCTTACCCATGAAGTTTATATTTGTTCCAAAATCTACTGGTGTGAAACTTTGTGGGTATTCGTTCATCAACTCTTCCAAGATATCACATACAACATCTATCTTATCATATCTACACTCTGATGGTATGAGATAGGGATTACAAATAGATCCTTGTTCTATTAAGAATAAAGCACAATCTTTTGATCCATTTGATATTGATAATGATAATAGCTTTCTTTTTAATTTATCATTGAATAAATCAGATCTTAGTGAAGAAACGTTAAATTTTAGATTATCTAATTGATTTGCATGAACATTACTAATTAAGGCATCATTTAACCTATTGGGGTATTGAGACCATCTCGCTCTCTTATCTTTCTTTTCATTTCCCATAAAACTTTTTTAATTATTCTCCTACAAATATAGATAAAAACCCCAATAAAGTCTAAACAATTAGATATAATTAATATATAATACACATAAATAAATTATTTAAATGGTAGAACAAGAACACATATTAACAGAGAACCCTGGTAGGTTTGTGGTATTCCCACTAAAATATCACGACATTTGGGAAATGTACAAAACAGCAGAACATTCATTCTGGACATCAGAAGAAATTGACTTGTCACAAGACATGACTGATTGGGAAGAAAAACTTAATGATGATGAAAGACATTATATAAAGAACGTATTAGCATTTTTTGCGGCATCTGATGGTATCGTTAATGAAAATCTGGCTGAGAATTTTGTTAAAGAAGTTCAATATCCAGAAGCTAAATTCTTTTATGGTTTCCAATTAACAATCGAGAATATTCACTCAGAAACATACTCATTATTAATTGATACTTATATAAAGGATAATAAAGAAAAGGACCATTTATTCAATGCTATTGATACAATTGATTCTGTTCAAAAGAAAGCTCAATGGGCCTTGAAGTGGATTGATTCTGAATCTTTTGCTGAAAGACTTATAGCATTTGCGGCAGTTGAAGGTATATTCTTCTCTGGTTCATTCTGTTCTATCTTCTGGTTAAAGAAAAGAGGGTTAATGCCTGGATTAACATTCTCAAATGAGTTGATATCAAGAGATGAAGGACTTCATTGTTTATTTGCTTGTTTATTACACAACAAATACATTCAAAACAAAGTAAGTGAAGAACGTATTAAAGAAATCATTTGTGAAGCCGTTGAAATCGAAAAAGAGTTTGTAACAGATTCTTTACCAGTTGCTCTTATCGGAATGAATGAGGTATTAATGCAACAATACATCGAGTACGTTGCTGATTATTGGTTAATTGAATTAGGATGTTCTAAAGTGTATCACGCTGAGAACCCATTTGACTTTATGGATATGTTATCTTTACAGAATAAAAGTAACTTCTTTGAGAAAAGAGTATCTGAATATCAAAAAGCATCTAATACTAACATTGATTATGATAACCTTTCTGATGATTTTTAATTAAATTACTCGACAAGGTTAATTAACCCACTTCTTATGAGGTGGGTTTTTTTGTTGCTAAAATTTAATATATAAAACATAAAATAATTTTATTATGAAACATTTAAAGAAATTTAACGAAAATGTTAAAGATTATATTGATAATGGTGAAGCATCTGAATATGGTAATGTTCCTTCAAGAGAAGATGAATATAAAGAAATATCTAAAAAGGTTTGGTCAAATCCAAGAACACCAGGAATTAACTTAGAAAGTTTAGCTGAATATTGTATGAAAAGAGCTAAAGAAGAAGGTAAGGTCTTTATAATTAATGATGATGGTTACAGAATTCAAAAAATGTATAAATCAGATTTAGGAAATTTTTTGTTTTTTGAAGGAGAGTTTTTCAAAATAATTATGGATCCAAAAGATGATAGAGTTTATGATGGTGGTGATTATTATGGTGATTGGATTGTCACTAAAATATCTAAAGAAGATATAACAAGTGGTCTAAAATCAAAAATAGATACACTACAAGTAAAAATAGATGAAATAAACAAATTATGAAATACTTAAAAAGATTTAGTGAGATAAACGAATCACTACCAAGGCAACACACTGTTGACCAACTTAAAAGGTTAAGAAAGTTAACTAAAGGTACTGATATCGGTGATAGAATCTCTGATATGAATAAAGAAGGTGCTAATATACAATATATTCATAATCCTATTGATACAGGCATTGAATCTTATGAAGATTATGAAAAAGCTAATAAGAAATTCATACCATCTTGGAACTTAAAACATTTAAGTGGACCATTCGGTGGTAAAAAAGTTACAAAGATTAAACAATGAAATATTTAAATAAATTTGAAAAATTTAACGAATCATCTTATGGTGGTGAAAAGGTAGAAACAAATATATTGACGAAGAATCTTAATTTCGATTATAAAATTAATATCGATGACCTAAACCGAAGATACGGAGCAACGATTTTTCATCCAGATTCACCACCTAGAGAAGAAGAATATATTACTGGACCGATTGAAGTTGAGTTCATTAAGGGTATGGGTTCAAACCAATTAATGGCTGAAATTCCATTGCTTAATTTCTACACCCGGAAAAAAGTAGGTTCAAGGTTAAGATACATATTTAATAGTAAAGACAAAGAAAGTACCTTGTTGTTTAATTATAGGGGAGATGGTTGGAAAAACTTCTTTGAAGTAATTGACTCTCAATACCACAAACCATTTGAGAAAATTAAAACAGAGTTAGACAATGAAGCATTTAAAAACATTTGAATCACATTCAAACTTAGCAGAAGACATTGCTAAAGACCTATTACCTAAGTTAATAAAACTTAGAGAAGAAAGGGGTCAATTTACTGTTGGTATGTTTGACAACTATATGGAAGAAAGAAATGCTAACATGAAATTAACTGATGAAGTTATGAGTTACTTAGTAAGTATGGGATTTGATTTCGATACAGACGCTGAGGATGATGATTATGAAGATGAAACACCAATATTTAACTACAACTTAAACTAAATAAAAAAGAGACCTTTAAGTCTCTTTTTTTATTATATTATCTATTTTCCTATCTCTTTCAAATAATGCTATATGTAAAACAACATCCTTATAATAGGTTTCGGTTAATGTAAAGGGTATGAATTTACCAGTAATTGGTTGTATATTAACAGTCTGTTCGTCATTATACATTCTACCCTCAACCATATTAAAATCATCTAATGTAAGAACGTCTGAACCAGAAGACATCGAATCTTCTTTATGATCCATATTTGGAAGCTTCCTGTAATTTAAGTAAACAAGAATATAATTTTGGTTTATATCTTTAGTACTAAACATTATTTAAGTATCATATACTTAACACCATCCACAACTTTCACTGTGTATTTACCACCTTTTGATTTAGAAGCTTTTTTAGAAGCCCTTTTAGTAGCTTGGTTAGTTTTGATGTTTTTTTCAGTTTCACCGAATTTTTGCTTCATTACTTCCTTCATTGAATATCTTTGTTCCATAATTTTATATCTTTAAGTTATTACGAATATAAGGAATATTTTCTGTTTTTCCATCATAGAAATAAAATATATACATGATATGTTAAAGAAATATAAAGAATTTATTAAAGAATCAATAAACGGCTATGAATATGGTTGTGTTATGGTTGACGTACCAGTTAATAATTGGGAAGAAATAACATCTTGGATAGACCCAGAAGACATCTATGAAAGTGACGGTGATTCAACGTATGGTGTACAAAAGAGACCACACCTTACACTTTTATATGGTTTACATAAGGAAGTATCAAATGAGGAAGTTAAGTCTATATTCGATACCTTTGAAGGTGATATAAATATAGAAGTTGATGGTGTTGATATATTTGAGAATGATAAATTTGATGTTGTTAAATTCAATATTAACCCACAGGGATCATTACAAAATCTTTTTGATGAATTATCCGAATTACCAAATTCAAATGAATACCCAGAATATAAACCACATATAACAATTGCTTATGTTAAAAAAGGTATGGGTAAGAAATATCTAAAACCCGATTATAAATATAATGTTAAGAACATTGATAAAGTTACTTATTCACATGCTGATGGTAAGGAATTCAAATTTGAAGTTAATAACGTTTCAGAATCAATAAATGAAAATAAGATGTGGTATAAATCAATACCCGAAATACTTTCTTGGTTAGATTCTAAAACTGATATGCCTTGGATTTTTGTTGATGTGGAAACAACAGGATTAAATGGTCCAAAGAAAGAACAATTAACACAAGTATCTTGTTTAGTAACTGAATGTGATTTTGATAATAACGAATTCAAGGAGTTAGGACAATTTGATGAGAAAATAAAACTAACAAATGATACTAAGTCTAAATATAACGAACCAGAAGATAGAACTAAATGGGTTTTAGGATTCAACCATTATGGTAGTGGCGGATATAAGTACAAAGACGAAGAAACTGTTGTTAATGATTTCTTTAAATTCATAGGTGAATACGAACCTTGTTTATTAATTGCACAAAACGCGGCATTTGATATGGCTATGTTGAGTGGTAGATATGGTAATAAGATTGTGAATGAAGTATTTGATACTAAGATGTTGATACAATTATACTTTTTACCATTGTTACAGAAGTTAGCTGAGACTGACCCATCTTTTCAAGAGAAAATAGATTTTATTGGTACTTCACCAAGAGATAATGGATTAATATCATCATCTATGTCTAAAATAGGACCAGTACTTGGTATTAATATGAGTGGTTATCACGATGCTATTACAGATTGTAAAATAACAATACAAATGTATCAAGGTATTGTTGATTTATTAACAGAGCATCAAGATGTTGATATAATGAAGTATCAAACAGAAAGAATTAAAGTAATTAGAAAGTGAAATACTTAAAGAAATATAAACTATTTGAATCAGAAGACTCTACTAGATTCTCCAATCTAAAAAGAGAATTAGAGGATATTGTATTAGAATTATCTGATGATGGATTTGGTGTAGTTATAGATGAGACTAATTACACACCACCTATGTTTTCAGACTCAATAAGATCGGTATGTGTTGGTATTTATAGAAAGAATGATGAGATTTGGAGATGGGATGATATAAAGGATGCTGTTAAAAGAATAGAAGATTATGTTTGGAGAGCTGATGAAGGATATGGTGTTGATGTAGAAGTTACAAAGGAACAAGATTGGATGTCATTAGATAGATTCATCGATGTTTATGGTGGTGAAGAGTTTAGTTATCCAGGTATATCATTACTTATTTATTCAGAGGATGATTATGGTGATTTATTAAATTCAATGGATGAGAGTTTAAATGAATCCAACGAAGAAAGATATAGCATTTTTGATTTTTATAATGATTTATATTATCAGAATATGAAGAATAATAAATTAAGTGAGTCTGATATTAAAAAATGGACAAACCATTTTATTGGTGATAAATGGTATGGTATAATCGAAGATTATTTGACTAAAACTTGGAATTCTATGAAGAAAGTTGATATAGATTATGTTAATGATAGACTATATGATATATGGGATGAAATACCAACTGAAAAGGGTAAATGGGTCACAACTGCTATAACTTATGGTGATTATTATAAAAAAGATGAACCAATTAAGAATAAATATAATGGAACAATGCCTGTTTATGATACAGAAGATGATAGTAGGTTTTATATGATAATGAGAGATATAATTAGATCAATTATGTTACCGACATTTAAAATAGGTGGGTATAAAAATGATGTTTATATCAGACAAGATGAAGCTGAGGAATATGTAACTGATAAAAAATTCCAATGTGTTAACTTTGATATTATGAACTATGAGGTTGTTAGAAATAGTGATATCATAGTTAAAAATAAATATGATTTACAAAAATTGCGTAATTATAGCCCAGCAAACATATTAACTATGTATGTTCCTTGTGTTTATATTGATATAGGTAATACTGATCAGGGTATTGTTGGTATGTACCCGTATAAATCAGTACCGATGAATTTAAGGAAATTAGAATCTGGGTTAGATGAAGTTTTACCAACAATATTACCAACAATGGACCACGGTGAGGTTATTTTCGGGAAGAGTAGAGGAGATAGACAATTCGATGATGATAGGGATATAGAAGATTATACATTAAAAATATTATTAAAATTTTGAAATACTTAAAGAAATATAAATTATTTGAATCAATCTATATGGATTATGATACCATATCTGATGTTAATGATATATTATCCGAATTATCAGATGATAGTATACCAGTTTCGGTTGATGCTAGAGTAGATGGTAATGTTATAATAACTATTGGTGAAGAATTTGACCCTGTGCTTACTTTTTTGGATCAAATCAATAAAGTATTTAAGGTAAAGAAATATGAAGATGCTTTTATGAGATTAATAGAATATATGAATCCTAAAAATTATACTCTTATAGCATTTAATTATGATGATAAACATAACATTAGACAAACATATAAGGATTTTGGAATGGGGATTGATTTATTACCTAAACACTTGATGAATTTAGACGAGACTAATTTCATAAAACTTTATTTCAAGTTAAATAAAGTATCTGAGAGTATAAATGAATCAAAGGTTGTAACTAAAGATGAATTCCCATTGGATGTCGATATTGAAGAAATTTTCTATGATATAACTGATGAATTATACCACCACAACTTTGGTGTAGATCAAGGTGGGTATGCTTTCTTCCCATCAGCAGATTTAACAAGAGAAAGAAGATCACAGATGTTATATGATATGTCTTTTGAAGATGATTGGTTAAATAAACCAATACCTGGATTGGCTGATGAATATTGGAAAGAATATATTATGACAGTAGAGGAATCTAATAAACTTAAACTCAGAAATAGTAGCGTAGAATACCTTTTTTTAAGTGATTTGAAACCCACCACAAATCAAACCACTTTCTCTCGTAAATATGACTCCATAGAAGATAAAACATCTAATTTTTGGGATTTATTTTATGAGAATATATTAAATGGTAATATAAAAGCTTATCCAATTAAATTTATAAATATAACACTTGAAAAAACAGGTCTCGAAACATTATATGAATGTTTAGAACGAATATATGAAACTACTGAGTTTAGACCAATTGGTGGTTTGAGGATGGAAGACTACGTGGATGAAGATAACGGGGATATTATTACATTATATCACGCAGAATTAAAACTTTGTAAGGTTAGTGATATAGAATATGAGATGTTATCAAAATCGATATTGGCCGAGGGAGTAAGAACACAACGAGACTCAGCCTTGAATTCAGTACTAATTAGCAAATTTTCATAAGGTACGAAAATAATTTCAAATAACCTAATTTTTTACTAAACTTTATCAACACTAATCGATATAACATTTATCGGACTAAAAAAGGTTCGAATAATAACAAAATAAAAAGCAATTATGGCAGATTTAGATGATTTGTTTAACGGAGGGTTAGACAGCAAAATGGACTTCTTGAATGAAGTAAAAAAGACAAACAATGACGGAATTTACCGTGTTGATCTTTCAAAGGCGAAAGATAAAAAGAAAGGATGGAGATCCGTAGTAAGATTTCTTCCTAACTTAACAGAAGATGGTAAAGTAGGTCAATCAGCGATTGAAAAAATCGCTCACTATGTGAAAATCCAAAATCCAAGAGAATTGGGTGGTTGGTTTGACTCACCAAAGAATTTTGGAGAAAAGTGTCCTTTAACAGATTTGTATTACACGATGCAAAATTCAAAGAACGCAATCTTAATGGAGAAATCAAGAATGTTAAACTATTCTAAGAAGTATTACTCTTATGTTCTTGTTCTTGAAGATGAACAACAACCAGAATTAGTTGGTAAGATAATGATTTGGCAGTATGGTAAAACTATCAAAGATAAAATCTCGGCTGAGAGAAACGGAGAAATCTCTGGAGTACAATGTAATGTATTTGATTTATCAGCTGGAAAAGATTTCGTTCTTGTAGTAAAAGAAATCCAAACTGGTGACGAAACTTATCCTGATTACAAGATGAGTATGTTCAAACCAGAAAACACATCATTACCTATTTACTTCAAAGAGAAGGGTGAATTCAAAAATGCTCCTCTTAACGAAGGTGGTAAGATTGATGCTAAAGTTCAAGGGAAAATTAAAGAGTTTTTAATGGATAGAGATCACAATCTTGAAGATTTCGCTCCTAAACCTTTAACAGATGAGCAACAAGCTAAGATTACAGAAATTTCTAATTTCTTAACTGGTAAGTCTTCTGGGTCTTTTAACAAGACTAGTGAAGCATCATCTGATGATTTCTCTATGGATGAAGCAACTAAGGTATCTGAGGTTAGTTCTACAACAGAATCAGAAGATGACTTCTTTGCTGATTTATAATCAACAAATGATTAATAAAAACCTCATATTATATTTAATATGAGGTTTTTTTATACAACTATTTTTTCTTTTTTAATATAAAAGGAAGGATAAAAATATAATAAATAAATTATGAGTTTAGCAAAAAAAGTTTTCAAAAATAATTTAACAGGAGAAGAAGTAAAAGTAATCGACTCTTTTGAGAATATTGTTATTCTAGAAAACAAACAAAAAATAGATGTTAATATACTTATGGATACTAATAAATACACAGAACAAATAGACCCAGGTTCATTTTTCAATAGCCAAGGTTCTTATAATTCGCTAGCGGATAAAATAAAAAACATTCCTGTAAATAACATGATAGATGAAGAAGGAACAGTTTCTATAAATGTAGATGGTGGTGGATTACAACCATTAACCAATGAAAGTGCTGTTATTATGACAACAGAAGAGGATGAAAGAGCCGAATTGGCTAAGAAATATGGTGCGGTTGTAGATGATACAAATGCAGTATCTAAACAAAATGAAGCTTTCTCTAAAATATTAGAGGATGAAGATTTACCACAATCACCACTTCAACCAAAAACAACAATGGAGGTTGATAATATTCAAAGAGTTGAGGTAAGTAGAGAAGAGGTTCAAAAACCAATTAACGTTCAAAAACCAGTTGACCCTATTATAACAATGTTTAAGGGAGTTAAAAGAAATGTTAAGTTTGATATAAATGTTGAAATTTCTGATAAAATTCCTAGATTGGATTTTATTGAAATGATGGAAGATTCATATGAAATTAGTTTAATAGATTTTTTAGCAGAAGAATTTACTGATAAGATTTTACAAAATCCTAATATAATAAAAGATATTATTACAGAAAAAATAAAACTGTTAGTTTATGGAGCCCCTAAACCAATTGTTGTTTCGGAAAATGTTAAAACAGAAGAAAAGATTGTTGATAAAACTACCACCTCTAATGATAAAATGAATAACCTGAAAAAACTAAATGCTTCACAAAGAGCAAAAGTTATTTCAGAATTAAAAACAGTAGATATGGTTAAAAAGGCATTAATAGGTGAGAAAGCTAAGAGTGTTAAAGAAGCAGGTTCTAAAAGAATAGAAGAACTTGGAAAAATAATAAAAATGTAATGATAGATGAGAATTTTTTACAAAGCGCAATTCATATAAGAAGAACATATTTAAAAATGTCTAATAATATGGACTTTTATAGAAAAGCTGCGGAGAGTGTTGTTGAAAGGTTAGAGGAGACTATGGTTAAAGTTGGTGATATCCAAAAGGAAGCGGAGGAATCTCGAAATACTAAAAAATCTGGATTTTCAGGAGAAAAAGCTTTAAGTAAAATGCTTAAAATTTTAGAAGACGTTGATATTGAGGGTCAAAGATTAGAAAATCTAGTTGATCCTTTGAATAAAGAAATCGAAAAACTAGCATTAGAAGAACAAGAACTTTATAGACTAATAAAACAAAAACATTATAATTTAACAGATGATGAAATAGCAGAATCGGTTAAACAAAGACTAATAAAAGAAAACCTTTCATAATAGAAAGGTTTTTGTTTTTTATATATAAATCAAAATCTTTTATTACTAAATGTCTAAGATATCGAAGTTCGTAAAGCTTGATAAAAATATTCTTTTAGAGTATGTATATAATGATGGTAACTTAATAGGTGAAGCATATGATATACTTATAAACTCAAAGGAGAAGATACAATCATACATGGCCACTGAAACAAGTGGTACAGGAAATACACAAGGAAACCAACTATTTAGAATTGATGCTGTATCTGGTAGATATGGCAAGGTCAACCCTGACTATTATAATTTTTTACAAACAAAAAATTATTCTGCTGGGCCTCCCATAAGACATGATATTCTTAAATTTCATTTACCAATAAACTGGACATTCGGTGAATATTTAGGATTTTACATAAAAGTTTATTCTTATGATTCATTAAATCAAAAAACTTACGATTTATCTAACTTTTATTTTGATATGACTGATGTTAGTCAGCAATATCTAATGAATTTTACATCACCACCACTTCTTTTTCAAGAGAAGTTATGGGGTAAGAATATTAAAATTGAGATACCAGCTCTTAGTGAAATTTCTACTCAATTGGAAGATAATAGACCAAAAGTAAATAGTATAAATGCTAATTTGACAAATGGTTCTGGTTTAAGTTTAACCAGTCCGATATTCATTGATTTTCACTTTGTTAATAATATACAAACTATAAATGGAGTCACTACCTATTTAACTGATCCTAAAATAACTACTACTATAACTCAATCTCCTGAATTTGAAAAAATGGGATTAGTTATCGAAAATTCTGAAAATGGTGATTTCTTTGAGATATATGGAACTTATAATGACACACTAGGTGGGTTTAAGAAGTTTCTAGACGACTCCGTTTCACAAGGTCATAGATATTATGTACAATATAATATCACGATGTATGAGCAAAATATAAGAGGTAAAACTATAACAGTTACTATAACAGATTCTTTTAATGAGACAATAGAGTATAGACCTATAATTAAATATTCAACAACAACAGCTATCATTGATGTTGAGATGAGGTTGATTGATGCTGTTGATGAATCTTATATAATAAGAAGAGCTAGTTATGGTATGTTACAAGATGAAGTTTCCAAATATTCATTAAAATTGATGAAAATCAATCTAAAGAATGCGTATAAACCAAAAATATATAACATAAAGAATGCTATTGACCCATCATTAGTGGGTGTTGCTAATTCAATGGGTGTTATAACAGTTGATAATAAAATAAACACACCACAAACACCAGGTCCTGCTACTGCTGGTGGATTATTAAGTGGGAATGGTGGTGGAGCCGGAAATGGTCGAAACGGAAATGGTAATGTAATTGTTGAAACTGTTAATATTCCTTTCCCAGTTCTTATAGATAGATTTAATATTATTGGTAAATCCGAAAATGCAACTTTTGATAGTACGAATTTCTTTGGGTTAGGTAAAATTCAAATATTACTTTATCCATATGATAATATTGTTAAATTTTCAATAGCTACTGGTACAAATGAACAGCCAGAATATTTTAATTTAACTGGATTTAATGAAATTAAATTAACTATTAGAAATGATAAAAATCAAATAGCATTTCCTTTATTTGTAGAGAGTGGTGATATTAACCTAGATATTGGTCAAGTATCATTCAAAATTACTCAAAATAAATTTGCTGAGATAAAAAGAATATACACATCAGGAATTAATGTGTTTTATATAATCGGCTCGAATAAATCAACAACATCTGTTATTTACACCGGATTATTTAAGATTTATGATGATAAGGGTAATGTTAATGATCTTAATGATGCATCGGATAAACAAAATTCAAACCCTTCTATTATACCAGATACAAGTTTAGCACAAGAAACAGCGACCGTTACTAAAAAACAAGGAGTTCCTGTCCCTCCGGCTCCAATTCCAACAGGTGTGTCTCAGGAACCAACTGGTGAAAATAAAACAGATGAAACAAATTAAATGAGATTAAGTAGTCAGTCCAGTCAGTTTATATTCAATCTACCAGGTGATGTTTTGCCTGCTGAGATAATTGAAACTTACCAACCAATTCTAGAAAAGAATTGGATACAGTATGATAATGTTATTGATTATATTAATTCTACTATGAAGAGTGTTAACTTTCCTGGTATATCTTTTGATATGCCAAAACAAATTACTATGAGAGGTAAGGAAAGAAGTTTCAAACCTGCTAAAAATATACAAGATATAATAACTACAAGTGAATTACAAGTAACTTTTAGATCAGTTGATTCTGATTTGAATTATTGGTTAATGTTTGATATTATTAGCAAGCATTATTTAGATACTGAGAATTCTTGGTTAAACCCATTTACTATAACAGCTCTTGATATACACAGAGATGCTATTTATGTTATAAAATTCTATGAGATTGTATTAAAGTCTTTATCAGATAATGATTTCAATTACTCACAACAAAAAGTTAGTGCTAAAGAGTTTACAATGACCTTTAACTATAACTTTTATGATATTGAGTTCTTACTTAATAAAAGTAAACTTCTTGAACTTGGTACATTACCAACTATTGTACAAAAGATTTAAGTTGATTAGACTAGTTCTAAAGCCGGTGCGATTTTCTCTTTAATAACTTCAACTAAAACCTTGTGAGTATTTGTTAACGTTCTTTTAGACTCTAAAGCCGCTACGATGTTTTTAGTTTGTGTAGAGTATTTGATAGCCCATTTGATATCAGAGTTCTTACCACTATCAATCTTAGATTGAACATCAGATAAGTTATGAATTCTGTCAGCTAATTTGATACATAATCCCCAAGTTGACATAAAAGTCATTTTGTTAATTAAGTATTGCTCTTTACCAAATTGCTCAAGACCTTTAGGGTCAGAAGTTAATTCTTCAACTAAAGAAGCGATTAAGTCACCAAACTCTTGTCGGATAACTTCGATAGTAACCCACTCACAGTCTTCTACCGTATCATGCAACATGGCTACTGCTACTAAGACAGCAATCCTATGAGATTTCTTATGAGTGTGTATAATTTTCCCAACAGCAATAGGATGAGTGATATACTCTAACTTTTCTCCATTCTCATCTTTACCTTTACGGTAAACTCCTTTATGAGCTTCAGTAGCAAAGATTCTAGCTCTTTTGACTAAAGAAACGAAGTCTGTGAATGGTGATATGTTTTTGTTGTTGTTCATATAACAAATATACGGAATTTATATCTATATATCTAATATTTAAGAGGAAAATATCTTATTAATTGATGTTTTTCTTCGTTTAAATCTATCTAGTTCTATACCCATACTTTTAAATATTTCTCTATCAATTGATTTAGCTATCTCTTCCGATAACATCGAAGTTAATTCATCTTCTACATCCATACCATAAGCAGAACCTATATCTTGTATCTCAGTACTATTAATTTTAGATTTCATATAATTCATTAATATATTTTTCAACCAAATTATACCTCTCTACATTTGGTAATCCCCAGACATCCATATTACTATCACAATTTCTTGTATACCACATATGTATACCAATATCATCTGAATCTTTTTCTAATCTAGGATTGGTTGATTTAAATCTATCATCAAAAAATGGATATAAATAATCAAACTTACAACCCATTTCTTTCATTGACCAAAGGAAAGTATAATACGGTTCATGGTCATATTTGAAATTGGATCCACCTTGATCTTCCCACCTATAATTGAAATCATCTTTAAATATTTCTTCGAATTTTATCCCAAAGTTATTAGACCAATGATAGATATTGCCCTCAGAAACAACAATAGAATATTTAGCTGACTTTAAATCAACATCCAACCTCTTAACATCTTCTACTCTACCAATCATAAAAAATGTGTTTATAGCAACTGGATTTGCTCCTCTGAAGTGTTGATATCCATCCGGACACCCCAATAAGTCTATATTTTCATCTTCCATTTTTTGGACAGCTTTTAATAACTCTTCTTTAGAAGTTAAAAAGAAATCTTCATCAATATGAATATAGTATTTTTTATCTGATTTTTTTATTTCATCTAAATGATAAAACCAAGAATTTGGCCAATTTGCCTTGAATTCTGGTGTTGATCCATCAACAATTATATGATCGCTATTTGGAAAAAGCCTTTTAATTATTTTTGATTGGTAATCCATCCACTTTGTATAAAGTGAATTAGTAACAAATACTATATCATCTTCTTTAACTATCATCTTCTTATTATTTTTTTATACCCCAGAAGAATAAATCACAGTGATTTTCTTCCACTTCAAATTCATAAGAAGAAAATGTATCATCTATATTAACACATTCTCTTATATCACCTTCGGTTAAATTTTTATAATAATCATTATCCCAATTATCCCTAGACACATTTGGCATTGTTTTCCAATCATCATATTGTAGTTTACATTCTTCTTCTAAATATTTAACACCATGTACTGGTCTTCCGGTAGTAGCACAAGTGAATATAAAAAACCCACCACTTTTTAACATTCTAGTTGCATTTTGTATGCTTTCCTTGTAATAAGGATTATGTTCCCAACATTCACAAGAAATAATAACATCAAATGTTCCATCTGGTGCGTCATAATCTTGTGCCGGGCAAATTATATCAACTCCCTCTCCCGGACCAAGGTCTAACCCCTGGTAATCACAATCATTGAAGTATTCATTTTCTGTACCACAAACATTAAATGTTCCTATACCTAATACTTTTTTATTTTTGAAAAAATTCGGAAATTTATTCTTTATTCTATTGATGTAATCATCTTGTTCTTTGTGTGCCATAATTATTTTTCTTTTATATAATTTGCTAAATTATTTTTAGCTCTCCATCCTAATTTTTCATAAGTTTCTTTCCAATTAGATTCTGTATGTTGTCCTTCATTTTTTCTTAAAGGAATATGATTTATATTATCTTCCTCTCCCTCATAAACCATCATAGCTAAATCAAGTATTTTAATTGGTTCTCCACGACCCAAATCAAAGTTATCAGCCTTCCACTCACCATCACTAATTGATATCAACCCATCACATATATCATCAACGTGTGTAAAATCCCTACTCTGTTGACCATCACCAACAACCGTTATTAATTCGCTATCTTTATATTGTCTTAAAAATTTAGCAACAACTGTAGCCCATTCACCCATTTCTGGTTCCCTATAACCATAAACATTATAAAAAGTAGCCATCGCACAATTTATATCATAACACTCTGAATAAGTTTTGAGTACTCCTTCTCCAACTACTTTTGAATATGTATAAGGACTTATATAATCAGAACCATGATTTTTTGATGATGTGGTTGAGTAAACAACTATCCCACAATTATTTTTTCTAGCGAACTCCATAACTTTAATTGTACCTAAAGCATTTGATTCAAACCATTTAACTGGTTCTTCGAAAGAAGGTTGTATTCTAGCTTCTGCCGCTAAGTGAAATATCTTATCATATTGTTTATTCAGAATATCTATATTGTTAATATCTTCATAGTAATAATTAGCTAATGGATTACAATATTCTTTTGATGATGATATAGATGATAAATTATCTATAACATCTACTTCATTACCTTGTTCAACTAACTTATCAACCAAATTAGATCCTACAAATCCTAAACCACCGGTTACTAATACTTTACTCATCTGATACTGCTCTTCCTTTTTGTTTTTCCCAATCTTTATCACTACGAACTTCTTTGTTCTTTTCTATGGTTGCTGATAACATAGTTGTGTTTACACCCATCTCATCAGAAACATATTTAAGTGCTGATATATCTTTTGGGAAACAATGTCCACCATATCCAAAATCACCATCTGGTCCTGGTACAGACCAATGTGTATTACCCAATCTATCATCATATTTAGTATATTCTATAACTTTATCAAAATCAATATCTAATCCTTCACATATCTGATACATCTCATTAGCAAAAGATACTTTAGTTGATAAAAATGTATTAGTAACATACTTAATCATTTCCGCAATTGTTGATGATGTTTTAATTATCGGAACTTTCGGGAAAGCTTTTTCAAAAACCTGTTTTATTCTTGATGAATATGGTCTATCACCACCAATTATAATTCTATTTTGGGTTTTATAATCTTCAATAGCATTAGCTTCTGTTAGAAACTCTGGGTTAAAAACAATGTTGATATTATCATATTCATTATTTAACATCTCAGTTGTTCCTGGTGGTATCGTTGATTTTATTACCACAATGAAATCTTTTTTACCCAATGACTTTACAATACTTGATACATCATTTAAACAATTTCTAACAATCGATAAATCACATTCACCTGTTTTTCTCATCGGTGTTGGTAAACACAAAAATGTCTCATCAACCTTCTCTATCAAAGAGAATAATGATGGTTCTGTACAATTACCATTTAAATCAAATGTGACCATATTAAAGAAGTTTTTCATACCCTCATTAACAGCCCCTCCGACAAATCCTTGTCCTATTACTCCTAAATCCATTCTTTTTTATTATATTCTTATCCAGTTATCTGGTATCAAATCGCTTGTATTTATATTACTATCAGTAAACCATTTCTCAGGTGCTATTACTATTTTATCACTATCCTCATTTAACCAAGCTGCCCACCAAGCAAATGAGCTATTTGGTATGATAAAATGTTTACAATTCTTCATCAGTTGTAAATAATAACTAAATCTATCACCCTTATAAGAATGATCAACAATAGTCATATTATCAAATTTTATATTATCTTTACACCACTCAACATCATCTGAGAATAAAAAATAATGAGGGTTTTCTATTTTCGATTCAATTAACTCAACACCTTTTTTTAAATATTCATCACCCATAACCCCATGGTAATCTGTGTTTAGATAATCAGTCCTACGCACATTCAATAAAACCGAGTTTGTTGATTTTATCTGATTTAACATTTCCTTAATGCTTTCATCTGCTTCTTCAACCTTATCTCTAAATGTAAAATCGGTTCTTATTTGATCTTCTATATCTTGAAAATATTTTGGGGTTTGCCAATAACCATTTAACAAAAAAGAGTTATTTACATCCTCATCCATTTTAGACTTAATCATATCTATTAGTGGTTGTGAATATGAAAAATTTGGCTCATTAACACCTAGTAGATTAACCGAACCAATTTCAAAATCCTCACTCATATTGAAAATATTCAAATCATAATCTCTATAAGTGAAGTTAGTACCCATATTCTTATTTTTAAGAAAGGATAAATCTATCTTTAATTGTGTGTTATATTTAATTGATAAACTCCGTCCTAGTGCGTATTGGAACATCTGATTACCCATTCCACCCATAAGCTTAACTACTATCATTTATCTATTTTATTTTTTTCAAACTCAACCATTTGTTTCAAAGTTTCGTCCAAATCTATTGTTATATCCCATCCTGGGTAATCATTCTTAAATTTAGATAAGTCTGATATATACCACATATGATCACCAACTCTATTTTCATCACTTAGAGTATAATTATCCCAATTATACCCAGATATTTTATTTATTTTATCTATTGCTTCTAATATGGAAGTTGAATTATTTCTACCACCACCTACATTATAAACCTCTCCTTGTTTTGGGTCTTTGTGAAAATGCCAAAACATATTAACCAAATCCCAAGAGTGTATATTATCCCTAACTTGCTTACCCTTATATCCAAATATTGTATATGGTTTATTATGAACAGCACATTTTACTAGATAAGAAAGGAACCCGTGTAATTCAGCACCAGCGTGGTTAGGACCAGTTAAACACCCACCCCTAAAGATACCTATATTCATATTGAAATATTTACCATATTCTTGACACATAACATCGGCTGCTACTTTAGAAGCTCCAAATACAGAGTGTTTTGTATTGTCAATTGACATTTTTTCATCAATAGCTGATAAAGCCGTTTCTTTACTTTCAAAATAAGCTTCCCATCTAGTTTCCTCTTCCTTTATCATCATGCCATTATATTCTAAATCTGATGATGAATTATCATAAGATAGATTTGGTCTATCCCCATATACTTTATTGGTTGATGTAAATATAAATGTTGCTTTTGGACAATTCAGTCTTGTTAACTCTAACATATTCATCGTACCGGTCGCATTCACACTAAAATCAGTAAGTGGTTCTTTAACAGCCCAATCATGTGATGGTTGAGCCGCTGTGTGTATTACCATCTCAATATCATCAGCATGTCTCTTAAATATTTTATCCATCTCTTCATAGTTTCTAATATCTACATATTGATGTTCGTAATTTTCTAATTTATCTTGTAAAGATATTTGAGAATCATTAGTTGAAGCTTCTTCTCCAAAAAAGTATGACCTCATATCATTATCAACCCCAACAATTTTATATCCCTTTTCGTGTAAAAAATCACACGTTTGTGATCCTATGAGTCCTGCTGACCCTGTTACTATTGCTATTTTCATAATAAGTTATCGTAATATTTTTTAATTCCTCATTTTTATATTATTATGGAAGTCTTTTGTTTCTTTTATTTGCTTACCTAGATTAGGTATATTAAATATATCAATATCATATACTGTATCAAGTGTTCTGTTTACCAATGTTGATCCATTAGTTGGGTGTATTTTAATATCCAATTCGTATATTTCATTAATCATTTTAACCAAATCATATTTATTAACTTGGTTTGAGAATATATGTTTGACACCATTCCAATATAAATCGTTATCGATTATATATTTCATCAATTTAGATAATTGAAGACAAGTTAATCCATTCCATAGATGGTTTTTATACCCATCTATTTCATTACCTTTATTTGACTTAACCCACTCTAATAATGATAGTTTATTTTCTTCCTCCTCACCAATTATTGATGTTCTTATTACAGTACAGTTTTTTGGTTCACCCATTGATTTACTTCTACCATAATCATCATAAACACTATGTACATCACTTTCTTTGTAATCACCTATTTTACCATCAAATACACAATCAGTTGTTATGTGTATCATTTTCATATCCTGCTTCTCACATATATCGGAAATCCAGTGTGGTATTAATGAGTTCACATGTATAAAATCAGCAGTTGATGTATTCTTCCTTTGCTTAACAATACCTGCGCAATTTACAACAACATTACAGCCTGATTGTATTATTTTTTCCTTTACAATATCGAATCCACATTTGGATAAATCCAAATCTTTCCTATCTAAGGTTTTAAAATCTATATTTATTTTTGTTAAATATTTTTTAAGGGTATTACCTAACATCCCAGTCGATCCTATTATTAATATACTCATTATATCCATTTGTTATTTTTAAACCAATCCGGCACTTCTTCCATCAAAGAATATGCTTCATTAATATGATTATCAATCATATCTCTTTTATAGTGTATGTCCCAACAAGCATGATCATCACCTTTACCATGTTTATCACTCTCTTCCAATCTATCATTTATTTTTTGTCTAAAAAAGTCTATATTTAATAGTTGTATGTGTATAGAAACTAAATTATTATCAATTTCACACCCATCCTTCCCATGAAATCCTATATTTATATTCTTCTCAATAGATGATATTGTTGATTTGTGAGCTCCTGTCCAAGGTCTCCAATATTTTCTTTGGTTTGAAATTTTAATAGTATCATCATATAAAACCTCACCTTCTTTCTCATTTTGCACAATATCAAATATCTCAATTGCTAATTTATTAGGGGTTTTAAGTTTATTAATTAGATAATCTCTTAAATTTTCAGAGTTTTTTGTTATTATTAATTCATCACATTCCATAAAAACAACTATTTTATACCTTTCTAACAACCATTTATGTCTTCTATTTATCATATCTTGTATCCAACTATGATCGAAGACTTTTTCATTTGGTTCTGGTATAACATTACATTCTATATTAGAAGTACTACCATCATCAGTATTCTGATCAAATACATATATATCTTCTTTACTAGAAAATTGAGAATAGTGTTTTAACCATATAGGTAATCTAACTTTTTCATTTCTAGCAAAAGTAGCAAAGCATATTTCTCTTTTCTCCATTATATTATTTTTATTTTTTCTAAATATCTCTCACATTCAAAAATTCCAGTTATCTTACCACAACTATATGAAATTATATTTGAATTTGAATCACTTATCAATTCTCTTGAGTCAGAACCAAAATCAAACTTACTTTTTTTAGATATGAAGAAATATTCATATCTAAATTTTTCTTCAAAATCTGGTAGATACTCTATAACCTTATTATTAAAATTAGCTTTTGTTTTCTCCAACCACTCATTAGTTGGTATAAACTTATCCAAATCTTCTATGGAATCACTTACCATAAATGGTGTGAATTCAACATCAGTTAATGTGTATAGATTATTTTTAATATCATAAGGATATATGCTTAAAAATTTACCATCCATTATAGTATATGATGTTACTTCATCACTATCCTTTATTTTTTTATAGACAAATGAAATAGTATTCTCATAGAATACTTTCTTTTCATTATTTATCAACCCATAATTATTATTAGTCATATCCAATATTAAATCATATTCATTTTTCAATTCTTTGGGATTAGATATAGTTTTAATACTAACATACCTGGATAATGTCTCTTTGAAATATGATTTAACACTATCATGTTTTATTAATTTTTCATCACATCGTATACCACCCTCAATATTCTTTAAATTATCATTAACATCTATTGTTGAAAATTTCAAACCTGATGATTCCATTATTTGTAAATATGTTTTAAAATCTAATAGTGATTTGTTTGATATTAAATAAAGATTGTTATCGACATCATCTAAAAATTCACCATACTCATCAACAAATGAATCGAAATTGTCCCTACATAACATCCTAGTGTTATAAGATCTAGGATAATGAAAGCCCAAATGTAACCTATTTTGATTCAATGATGAGGACCCACTAAATATTCCCTTTTTATCAACAATTGTTGGTATTATACCACTTTTTATTAATTTTTTAGAAATATGACAACCATACCAACCGGCTCCAATAATTAATATATTGATATTACTAAACAATAAATAAAGATTTTTATCAATTTCTAATTTTGATTTATTTAACATCTCAATGGTTATCTTTTTATCATAAGATATTTCTTCTAATTTTTTCATTATAAGTTTATAATTGATAATATCCTTATATTCGAAAAGGTTAGTTAGTCTAGGAGCACTAAAATGAACGTGTTCTATTATTTCTTTGTGTTTTTCAATGGAAGATAATATATACTCATTCTCCATTTGCATACAACCGGTATCTATTACCATTTTTATATTATAACTATCTACCTTCTTTATAAATATTGATGTTTCGTCCGTATTGGTTAAAAAATTACAACCGTATCCTTTGGAATTTGGCTCTAGACATAGAATAACACACTTATTATTTAAATATTCAGATATTTCCTTGAAGAATTTGAAAATTGTATTATAATCATTTTCATTATTTACAATCCTTACCTTTGGTGATCCGAATACAATTGATTTAATAGATAAGTATTCGGATATGTCTATTATTTTCTTTAAGTGTGATAATACTTCGTCATAATTATCAATTATGGTAAAGTTTTTTCCAAAAAAAATAGATTGAAATGAATAGATATTATCATCTTTAAATTTATCAAAAAATTCAATATCTTCGTTGATATAATTAACACCAAAATGTTTACTAGGTGAAACTTCAATTGAATCTATACCATATTTATCATATATTTTATAATCAATATCTTCTGACCAACATATATTACTAACTATTATCTTGGATGGATTTACCATTTTATCTAAATACGATCTAATATCATTTAGTATCGTTTCATTATTAAGCCAATATCCAGTATTTGAAAATTTTGTTTTACAGTCGTAACTAACCCCAACACCACTATCCTTAATTATATTAGTGGTATCCTTAAATTCACTAAACAGTTCTAATAATTCTGTGTTTTTAATTGGTTCTGAAAATAAGTTCAAAACTTTAATATTTTGTTCAATTGAATATTGTATATCCTTTCCTAGATACTCGATATTATACCATTGAAATTTAGAATTTATGTTTATGCTTTCCAGTTTGTCGTTTATGAAATCAAATATTATGTTTTTCTTTAACCCATATCCATATAAACCACATAATCTAATTATATTTAAATCATCACCAAAAATATCAGAACACTTATTTTCGAAATAATGTCTATTGGTTCCATAATGGTGGTTATCATCACTTATAGAAGAATCTTCATCAGACCCATCCAAATCATCATAAACATCTATTGTTGATATTAATATAAATTTCTTACATTTACCCCTCAGCTCAGAAATAATACCAATCATATTATCGATATTATTTTTATCTTCTTCTGGGTTTTTATTAACTAACCATTTAGTAGCACTCGGAGCACAACATATGATTATATCATGTTCATCAACTATAATATCTTTTATGTTTTTGGAATTATACTTAAATGTTGGATCTAACACATTAGATAGATAACTACCAACAAAACCAGTGTGACCTATTATACTATATTTTCTCTCCATATTATAAATTTCTATTAAAGCTAATTTTTGAAAAATAATCATTCTTACAAACTTGATCTAATCTCATGTTGAAATCAAATCCCAATTCTCTTGAATTCATCATTTTTTTATTTCTTTGTTCGTTTTTTCCATCCCAATATAACCCATCATAAGCTTTTTCGAAAACAGAATCTCCTAATACATATTTACAAGCTAGTGCAAATATACTTTCAGCTACTCTCCTTTTCCTATTATCATCCATATTAGATAGAAAATCTATTATACCTGTTTCGTTATTTAATATTTCTAAAAAATCTATATCTATTATACCAAGACATCCAAAACAACCAGACCACTCATCCTTCTTTGGATACATATCCAAAGCATATTTTTTAAAATTTTCATTTGTTATAAAGTTTTTAATGCTATCCATTACAGCATCATCATGTACATTTATATTATTCTTTATGTTATATTCATTTTTTGGCTCGGGTATTATGTGCCAATATAATCTATGATTTGTGAAGTACCATATATACGAAATATCTTCTATATCTTCTATATTAACCAACTCAGATTCCAAAGTCATACTATCTTGGAATATAACAGCTTTCTTAAATAGTTTAGTTTTTCTAAAAACATCAAATGTTACCATATCACCTGCTCCTTTAACAAAGGATTTTATAACTTTGATATTATCAAATGATGATAATTTATCATCTAAATTTACTTTAGAATAATCATCGATTACTAATATTGTGTTATTTGGGTGAAATCTACGTATAGAATTCAGACATCTCAATAACTGAGTAAGATGTATATCATCTTCACAATATGATGGTATTATAAATCCAAAATCTTCCATTATATTGATTTAAATTTTATCTTCTCAGTATCATACTCGTTTATGTATTGTATTTTTGGAAAAGCTACCATATAATTATATTTTTTATACTTTGTCTTCTCCATTATCATTTTAGAATAATTCCAAGCAAATATTATCAATAAATCCACCTCACTATTCTTCAATGTTTCCACATCAACAATAGGTATATTTTTATTAGCAATATACCTACCACATCTTTCTGGTGATTCATCAACAATAAAATCTATTATAGTATCGTCAATATTTGTTATGTTACAGAACATATTAGCTCTACCAGAGGCACCATACCCACATATTTTAAGACCTTTATCTTTAGACTTTTTAATCTCATCCTTAAAATCTTCTATGTGTTTGTTTACTAATTTTTGGAAAATATCTAAATAATTTACATCACATATTGTGTCTCTCTCACTTTCTATTATCTCTGATACTTTTTCTGATACTTTCCCAGATTTCTCAGCGGTAACTCTTATAGATCCACTATGTATATCTCTATTTTCAACATCTATTATAGACAACCCAAATTTACCTAACATGTTTTTAAGAGATGTTACTGAGTAATAATAAATATGCTCATGATAGATATTATCCCATTGTAACTCATCTATTAAACTTTTTAAGTAATGAACTTCGAATATAAATTTACCACCATCCTTTAAGCAATGCTTTACAGATTTCACAACACTATTTATATCAATAATATGAGCAAAAGTATTATTGGATATAATTATATCGAATTTATCTTCCCACTCATCACCACCAAAGTTATCTATATTAAAATAATCAGTAATAACATTCAATCCTTTATCTCTAGCTATTTTTGATACATTTATAGAAGGATCTATACCTATGGCATTAGCCCCTAATTCTACCAATGGTTTGAGTAAAACCCCATCATTACAACCAAATTCTAAAATATCCTTACCACTTAAATTATATTTATTATCCAACTCAACAGCAACACCTTTAAAATAATCAGTTAGGCCAATTGATGATAGATATCTATAATCTCTGAATAAAACATCTGGATCTATAACAGAGTCCGTTTGTACCAACTTACAATCTTCACAAAATTGTAAAGCTAATGGATAGGTTTCTACCTCAGAAAGTTCTTCTTTTTTTGGGAAATTACCAGCTAACGGAACAATACCTAAATCTAAAATGTTTCTTAGATTTTTACTAGTACAACTAGCACAACATTCTCTTTTTTTATAAACTTGCATTTAATTTTATTATTTTTATATTACCTCACTATTTTCTAAAAATTCATAAACCTTATCATCATCCATTAATGAATCAAGTGAATTATATGATTTGGTATCATTTGTTACAAAATTATCAGTTATTAAGAAATTTTCACCAGCATCAACTGTTCTCATCCACTCAATGTCCGATATCATTTCCTCATGTAACTTTTCACCTGGTCTAATACCAACAATATCTAACTCACCATCAATACCTTTCCATTTAATTAAAGCATTTGCTATTGATTTAATAGAAAATGATTCCACTTTAGGTATGGCAATTTTACCATGTGTGTCATTGTTATAAGCCCAATCAATCAATTCGGTTGCTCTCTCTAGAGTTAATAAAAATCTAGTCATCCTCATATCAGTAATCGGGAGACTAGTCTTACCCTCTTCTAATAATTTCTTAAAGAATGGTATGACAGATCCAGTAGATTCTAATACATTACCATATCTAACCAAACAAACCTTTATATCACTTTGTTGATTTGCATACTCAATATAAAGCCTCTCTGATATAGCTTTACACATACCATAAACATTAATAGGTTTACAAGCTTTATCAGTACTAACAAATATCAATGTTTCTATTGTATGTGAAGACCATTTAATAGCTTGTATTAAATTTTGGTGTCCTATAACATTAACATTAACTGATTCATATGGGTTAGCCTCACAAATAGGAACGTGCTTTAAAGCAGCTGTATTAATAATAACATCTGGTTTATAGTCTTCTATCGTATTTCTCAAAGAATCTATATCTTTAACATCACCTATTCTAAATTTAACATCTTCACTCACCCATTCTTCTTTACTTAAATAGACATGTTTGTGTTCATCACGACTCAGTATAAGTATATCATTTATACCTTGATACCTTTTTATTAAAGTTTTACCAAGTGCTCCGGTCCCACCTATTATTAATATTTTTTTATTTTTCATATCTTATTTAATTTTTAATACCAAAGTACTCTTTTATATAATCCTCTAGCTCTTTAGTTTTAATGGCATGTACAATTTTATCCGATTTACCAAAGTCTATCATGTTATTTTCATCTGAAAATTGTGTATGTGTGTCAAAGTACCCAATATTATTAGTTACACATATCTCTTTTAATTTTGAATTGAAGTATAGTGTCACCTCGCTTCTATATTCATCATCCCCGACAAATGGTAAATTAATATTTGTTGATATACATTTATCTTCACACATTGGTGGTGTTATAGAACATAGGTGTAGATTATAAGAATCCTTATATGATTCAACTATACCATTTATTGTAGAAGACATATCATCTATTAATGATTTATAATCATCTCCTCCATGATTTTTTATATGACATCTGATATCAATCTCCCCAAAAACTATCATAACATCACTACCAATTTCTATTTTAGTAGAAACAGATTTTTGACCAGTTGGGTTATATGATACACCATTATGAAAATCCATTGCTACCTCTTTATCCCTACAAATTCTCCAGTATGTAAGTGGTCCTAACCACCTAACATCAAACAGATTAACGTAATCTCTATTTACCCACTTTCCTCTTTTGGTTCTAATATCATCATCACTGAATAAATCAGCATGACTATCACCTATTATTACTATTTTATTCATATTACCAATTTATATAATTACCATCGACACTAACATTACCTTCTACCCCAAGAACTTCTATTTTTTTATACTCATCTACAAAAGAATTCTTAAATTCCATCTCTAACATATTTTTACTATTTGAGCAATATTCTAATGTGCTTATGAAAGTATCAATATATTTTTTATTTATCTTATAAAAAACAGTAGCTATCTTTAACCCATCAGATGTTTCAAAAAATATGTTATGATCATTATCATATTTCATATAATCAAAATTATCATTAAGAGAGTATCTACCAGATATTTTATAAATATTATGATATTTATTAATATCAATCCTTTTAAGACCCTCTAGTATTTGTGTTGATTCAGCAGACGCTTTGAATTGTCCATCTATCACCTTTTTAATTTTATCATCTGTTAATTTAACATAATGATCAACCATATCCTTTATAGTATTTTCCTTTTCTATATCAATTTCAGAAGATTCTAAAAATAGAATGTCAGAGTTTTCTATTTTACCATTAATACTTTCTATTGTTTTTATTACTTGTGTATACCTTTCTTCTGGTGTATAAACAGATCTCACCCTACTATAATCTAATGGATCTTTAGATATGTTTATAACAGATGTTATTATAACTAGATTCATAGACTTGATAATGTTTTTATCCAAAGGTCATAACATGCTTTTGGTGATAAGTTTTTTACTATAAACTCTCTCGGAGAGTAATTATCTAAATTATCCATAAATGATTTAAAATCTTCTTTCCAATTTTCTGGATAGGATATTAACCCACAAGTATCATCAAAATAAGAAGCGGCTGTACCAGATAAATCATGACCAGGTAGATAATCAACCCACACAGTCTTAACATTAGGAACAACCTCATCCCGTAGAGATTTTATATCAATTACAAATATAGGTGTGTTACAACTTAATGTTTCTTGAAAAGCAAATCCTTGACTTTCGTGCCTACCTACCCAAATAGCATAAGGAGCCTTTGAGATAGCTTCATTAAATGATTGTTCCTGATATTTCTTTTGATAGTCAAAAATGATAAAATCGTTACCAAGGTGTTCTATAACATCACTAAGTCTTTTGATATCAACATGTTTGAAATAAATAACTGGTTTGCCTGTTTTTTCACCCGGTATAAATCTATTAACATCCACCCCGAATGGTAGAGCAAGACATTTTATTTTACTATTATGTATATCATTACATAATTTTTTATTCCATTTAGATAAAAGATTACAATATGTTCTTCCATCTAAGTTTGGTACAGAATTAATGTCTATTACATGAAATAGAATTTGCGGCCCATATATAACACCACCATTGTGATTATCATATACTTTAAGTTCACTAAGATTAACTATCCAATCATATTCTTTATTAGAATTAAAAGTAAAATCAACACACATACCCTCATTGATCATCAATTTTAAACCATTAAGATTTTTATGATGCCAATATCCTTCAAAGTAAAAATTCATATAATTATTTTTTTTTAATATTCAATTACTATTATATCTTTTTCATCATGAATTGATTTCTCATATGAAATTATATAGTCAATTTTATATTTATTTATTAACTCAATAATTTTATTCTCATTAATTGAGTCTGAATAATCTCTTAAAATTCTCATATCATCAATATAAATAATTTCCCCACTAACTCCCCTTTTCAATATAGATTCCAATTCATTCATTATTGGGAATTCCAAAATTCCAAATCCAGTATTACCTCCACTATAATGCCCATCTAACCAATAAGTAAATATTTCATTTGATTCGTTTATTAAATTATCAAGCTCATAATAAGAATCACCTTTTATTAATTTTACTTTATCATTACCACTAAACCTTATAGAGCAATGATTATAATATTCATCTGATAATTCTATTGAATATATATTATCAAATCCACTATCGATTGCTAATTGAATACCATCACCTAAATAAGATCCGGTTTCTATAAAATTAGATGTTTTGTTTTTAAATTTTTCTATTCTAGGCATAATTATATTATTTTTATATACAGAGCATCACCCCATTCAGCTTCGGTCATTTTAATTTCAACTCTTTTGAACCCATAACCACCAAGGTATTCATCTAACTCACTCAACTTAGTACAATTCATATAAACCTCCCCGGTGTTTACTTCGGTATAGATATATTTCATTTTTGAAATATTATCCCCGAATCCCTTTATAACAGGAAGTTCATATCCTTGTAAATCTAAATTCACAAAATCATAATTTGAATAATCCAATTCCCTTTCTTCAAATATGGTGTTTAGTGTTTTAGATGTTAGATTAACACTACCCTCCATAACAATATGTGGGTGGTTAGTTGCGTGTGTTCCAAATTCCAATACCGATGATGATTGGTAATTACCATTGTAGTGGTTCTTAGCTATGTTGAACTTCATAACATCCCCATCAACATCAGACAATAACTCAGATATCGCAATATGGTTAGTATCTTTTATTATATCTTTTAAATTTTCATATAAACTCGGATTTGCTTCGACCCATACAACATTTTTTATTCCTTGGTTAACATAATCAACCATCTCTTCTGCTAAGTGTGCACCAAGGTGTATAATACCATTGGGTTTACCATATTTACCTACTATTTCATTAAAGCTTATTAACATATATTTATAATATTTTTCTTAAATCGTGTCTTTTTGTATTAAAATTACTATTCGAATGTAATCTATGATGAACTAATTCTTCGGGTATATTTATAAAACTTTTACCCTCTCTCATAAGTCTTAACCAAAAATCATAATCCTCTATACCATCAAGTCCATCTTTCCAACCATTCATCAATAAAGCATCTGATTTCTTAAAAATAGCACTTGTGTTGGCTACTTGGTTAATACCAGCTAATGATATGTGTTTTATATCATTTGGGAAGCTTGATAAGATTGGTCTACCAGTTATATCACCATTTTCATTAATATAATTTATGAAAGTACCAATGACATCATAATCATTAACTAATTTTATTTGTTTTTCTAACTTTGTGTGAATCCAAAAATCATCATCATCTTGTAAAGCAATCCAATCATATTTAGCCTCCTTTAAGAGTTTATTTAGAGTTTTAGATTTTCCTTTATCATCACCATAATCAAAAACCCTTATTCTAGGATCATTATATTTATCAGGTATACTCTTAGAATCATCAGTAGTGCCATTAAACCCAATTAATAACTCAAAATCTTGATATGTCTGGTTTAAAATAGACTCAATGGATAGAGATAGATATTTCTCACCGTTATATGTTGCTAATAGGATTGATATCATGGATGTGCTACTAAAATATCATTTTCTTGAAGACCATCTTCATATGTCAATTGGTAATCTGGGTTTAATTCTGATAATTTTTTGAAAATATCATCTTTATAAAAACCGTGTACTGGATTTGGAAGTTCCCAACATCTCATATCATCTATTAAGATAGTATGTGTTTTTATTTTGTGTTCTTTTATAACATCCAACTCTTGCATTAGAGGTGCCCAGTGGTCACCTAAAGCTGTATCTCCACAAGAATGATGTCCATCTAACCAAAATGTAACTGGCTCATCTATGTCTTTTAACACATCGGGTAATACTTTGAAAGAATCACCCTTTACAATTTCAACATTTGGATTATTAGAGAATCTATTTTTTGATATCTCGAAATATTTATCGGATAACTCAATTGATATTATTTTACTAAAACCAGCGTTTAGAGCTTGTTGTATTCCATCTCCCATGAAACTACCAGTTTCTATAAAGATACCGTTTGGATATTTACTAAAATTTTCTGTTTTTGAAGGCATAATTTATTTTTATTTTTATTTTCTTAGTTCTGAATGATTTTTTGATAAAGCTACTAATCTTTGCTTAAATGGTCTATTACTACCCTCATGATAACAATAACTAGGGTCTAGTATAAGTGTTGGTTTATTATCTATGAAATATCTATTCATATGACTTTCATCGTGCCAAACAGCAATAATACCTTTTTCAAAATCATTATTAGTTCTATCAGATAATACTTTTGACATTTTTAGATATTCTTCTGATGTACCACCATTAAATCCACCTGCTAAATATTGCATTTCCTCATTCGGAGCAACATATGCGAGTGAATTTGTATTCGTTTCGGGTGTTCCTCTAACTTCATAATAACCACAATGTTGTGTAGCTACTCTTTCGCTTAAAATTTCATCACCAACGAAATCAACAAATCTCATATCTGCATCACAATAATATAGATAATCCATTTTTGATAATTCGTTTGAATTATTTGAGAATATTTCATATCGACCTAGTGTCATCCAGGGCCACTCTTTATGCTCAACATTAATTCTAACTACTTTCCTATTAGTATTAATCTGTATATCTTCATTAGTAAAAACAAAGTATGTTACATCCTGGTCTTTAAGAAAAAACCTATCAGCACTTTCAATTAGTGGTTGTAAAAATTGCGAGTATTTATTTGTTGCTATTATTAATAATCCTATTTTCATTATCTTAAATTTTATTTTATTGTCGCTACTTTCATTTTAAATAATAGTTTTTATTATTCTCCATAATTTATTAATGATCTGGACTAACCAAATGCTCTTTTGTATTTATCATCTTTGGTTCTATCCCAACACTTTTGAGTAGGATACCAATATAAAGATCTTCGTAGATGTGATCTAGATAATTAAAATTAGGTAAAGCTTTTTCTAAAGCATTTCTAGAAACTACATAACCAAACCCACCCATACACCAAGGAGTAAACTCACCCATATATGGTACTTTATCCCAAAAATTACCACATCTACCCATGTGCCAATTTCTACTACCATCAACATAATGAACATTTCCTAAATAATCACCTTCGATATTTTCAAACCGTTTAGTAACTTTCATATCATCATCTAATTTACAAAAGTGTGTGTACTTATTGAACCTATCATCACTAATTAAAAAGTGGAATGTTTTCATTACCTTTTCTGGAAGTCCAGCATATCCATCATTACAATTTAGATTTAGAATTCTTTTTTCTTCATCATATTCATTCTTAATGAATCCACCTTGAACAATTATGAAATCTGAATCCATCATTTCGGATATTGTTTCATAACAATTATTAATATTTTTCTGGTGTGTTATAAAAACATAAAGTGTCATTGATTTTTTATTTATTTTTTATATACAAAAAAAGGGAGAAAGTTAACCTTCTCCCTTTAATTTTTTGATGTTTTTTTAATTATTCATCACCCTCTTTTTTCTTACGAGTAGCTCTTTTCTTCTTAGTAAGAACAATCATTTTCTCATTTTCACTATCATAATCAAGTGTTAACTTAGATCCTTTAGGTGGATTAGATTCAATGATTTCTTCTGTTAGAACATCTTCAACGTGTCTTTGAATTGCTCTTTTCAAAGGTCTAGCCCCATATTGAGGATCAAATCCTTCACCAGCTATATAATTGATAGACTCGTCTGTAAAGTCAAGTGTGAATTCCATTTGCTCAACTCTTTCAACAACTTTAGCAACTTCAATCTTGATTATCTCATTAATATCTTCTCTATCTAAAGAGTTAAACATAATGATATCATCAACACGATTTAAGAATTCGGGTGCGAATTTTTTCTTCAACTCTTTATCAATAACCGCATTGGAGTGTTCACCTTTAGACGATTGTTTTGCTTTTGTTGAAAATCCAACACCATTACCAAAATCTTTTAATTGACGAGAACCAGTATTTGATGTCATAATAATAATCGTATTCTTGAAGTTCACCTTTCTTCCAAGTGAATCAGTTAATTGACCATCATCTAATACTTGAAGTAGTAAGTTAAATACTTCTGGGTGAGCTTTTTCAATCTCATCAAGTAAGATTACAGAATAAGGTTTTCTTCTAACTTTTTCAGTTAATTGTCCACCCTCATCGTGACCAACATATCCCGGAGGTGCTCCAATCAATCTAGACACTGCGAATTTCTCCATATACTCTGACATATCAATTCTAATTAAAGACTCTTCTGAGTCGAAAAGATACTTGGTCAATTCTTTGGCTAATTGTGTTTTACCAACACCAGTAGGTCCCAAGAACATAAATGAACCAATTGGTTTATTCGGGTCTTTAAGTCCAACACGACCTCTCTGAATAGCTTTCACAATCTTTTTAACAGCCTCATCTTGTCCAATAACTTTAGATGATACTACATCTTTCATCTTTCCAAGTTTTGTATTCTCTTTCTCGTTTACCTTACTAACAGGTACACCAGTCATCATCGAAATAACTTCAGCAACATTTTCATCAGTTACAGTTTGTCTATTGTTTTTTGAATCATCCTCCCAAGCTTGTCTTGCTATATCCAAAGATTCATTAAGTTGTCTTTCAACATCTCTTAGTTTAGCCGCTTCTTCATATTTCTGAGAACGTATAACATCGTTCTTCATTTCTTTAATATCGACAATCTTTTTCTCAATGGAAGTTATTTCCTTTGGAACAATTATATTAGCGATATGTACTCTAGCCCCAGATTCATCAAGAGCATCAATAGCCTTATCTGGTAAGAATCTATCATTCATATATCTTGTTGTTAATTCAACACAAGCCTTAATAGCATCTGGTGTATAAGTAACATTATGATGGTCTTCATATCTATCAAGTATGTTACTTAAAATTTGAATTGACTCTTCTGGTGTTGCTGGCTCAACAACTACCTTTTGAAATCTTCTTTCAAGTGCCCCATCTTTTTCGATATGCTTTCTGTACTCATCAAGTGTAGTTGCTCCAATGATTTGTATTTCACCACGAGCTAATGCTGGTTTGAACATATTGGATGCGTCAAGTGAACCTGATGCACCACCAGCACCGATAATAGTATGAATTTCATCAATGAAAAGAACAATATCAGGATCTTTTTCAAGTTCTGACATAAGAGCTTTGATTCTTTCTTCAAACTGTCCTCTATACTTAGTACCAGCTACCATAGAAGCTAAATCAAGCATTACAATTCTTTTATTAAAAAGAATTCTACTAACTTTTCTTTGAACTATTCTAAGTGCTAATCCCTCTGCGATAGTAGATTTACCAACCCCTGGTTCACCGATTAGAATCGGATTATTTTTCTTTCTTCTTGAAAGAATTTGAGAAACTCTTTCGATTTCCTTTTCTCTTCCAACAATTGGATCAAGCTTACCATCTTCTGCCATCTTAGTTAGATCACGACTATAAGTATCTAATACCGGAGTTTTAGATTTCGGGTCTGGTTTCTTAGAAGAAATGTATCTATCCTCATCACCACCATCATCAATTGAAGCTTTCACTTCTTCAACTTTATCCAAATATTCTTTCTCTTTATTTTCTTCCATATTATTTGTTATTTTAATTTATATATTTTTCTTATCAGAAGTTTCATTTAAAATATCATTGAGTATATTTTCTCTTCTTTCTTGTATATTCTCCATATCTATATAGTCACAACGTATATCTAAGTTTAGCAAACCATTCGTATTTATATCCATACTTTTTATACTACATCCAATGCCTCTCCAATGTGCGGTTATTATATCAAAGATATAATCTTTCTTATATCCGTGTTGACCAGTATTAGCATTATACATCTTATCAAATAAATCATAAAAGTATTTTCTATAATTCGTATATTTATTTAAATCCAGTGATATATCAATATCACTATGAGAACCTATTGATAACTGACAGGAAATAGATTCAGAATAAAATGTATCATCCTTTATTTTAAACCATTTACTTTGTGGTTTATTATTTTGTTTTAATACTGGTATAGACATTATGCTAAACTAAAATTTATTAAAAATTCTTTCATAAATGCGTTACTACTACCACCAACGAAATCAACCCATTTATTATAGATTTTTTGATCATGTTCATCCTCTGAATATTTAATCATCATCGATAGTTGTTTAGATGATTCAGCATATGATTGATTATCAGTATCTACTTTTAATAAACCACCATAATTTTCAATAACCCAATCTTCAAAATCAGGATAATCCTTTTTATTAAAAACTTCTTCTTGAACTACGAAAACAATACCCGATAACATATCATTTAGATCTGGTTCATAAAAAACACCAACTGGTATTCCGGCCTTTTTTAGAGTCTCTAGATTTGTTTCCATAGACCCGATAAATTCCTCATTTGGTTGATACCTATTAACCGAATGATTTGATGTACCACCATTCAATATTATAAATGTTTTCCAGTTATCTGCCCAATCTTCATATCTATTTATATGAGTAATTTTATTGGATTTTTTAATCATTTGACTATACTCAACAACAGCGTGTCCAAATTGAATACCTTTTTGTATATCTGATAGGTTGTAAGGCACTAACCCCATCATCCTAAGCTCTTTATTTTTCAACATCTCTTTTCCCATACTATTATTTTATTTTAAAAGGAAAAGTTTACAAATTGTATATAAATAAAAAACCCATCAATGAAATAAATCTATTGATGGGTTTATAGATGATGTTAGGTAATCAAAACTGTTCAAAACAGACCCTCTAATTAAAGAGAAGTTAACCACTACGAAAACTTTGTAGTCAGTATTGGATTCGAACCAATGTTTATAACCCGAAAAGGTTACTGTCCTCGGAGTATCTTAAAAGAGACCCCACCACTAGACGAACTGACCATATAAAAAAGACTGAGATTACATCTTTAAGTGACAAGTCTTTAGTTGGATTATTAATTCCCAACTTATCCACCGTTTCTTTTGTGAACGGTATCTTGTCAGTGACGGTTAGTTAGACTAACCACTTCTTGAGTTACTAATTACTCTCCACTTACTCTGCTTATTCAAGATTCGCATCCTGATTCGGGTTTCGACACCCTATAAGTTTTTCAGTGAAATCACGTCCGCCTTTCGAGCTTTCGTGGCCGTGAACGATTCACGACTAAGTAGTCACCTTTCACTAGTAACTAGGTAACACTTTCGATTTATTTTTAGTTTTGAATTAAAATTAAATTTAAGTGTTTGTAGATTGTTTCGAAGGAGTGGTTACCTCTCAGCTCTCAAAATTTTTGGTCTCAAGAATACTGGACTTCTCCGTGTGATGCCTCCACCACAACCATTTAAGATATCTTCATCACAACTGTACGTTTGTTAGACTGCTACAATCTACTCTCTTGGTAGAGAGATTAATGTTCTACAACAGCACCACCTGTACGAAGAATTGTCTTTCGACTTTGAGATACCTCTCAGATTGAGACACACAATGGTATTAACCGGATAGTCAACACTTCTTGTAATAATCTCTATGAGTTATTCTTATTGGTCTTCCGACCTCAACTGAACACCTACAAATTGCCCAGTCACGAATCCATTTCCCTACGGAGTTACCCTCGGTACTTCAAGATTGGTGATATCTCACTTGCTTACTCGAGCTCAAACTAGGTTCGAGCCGCAGACACATTTTACACATTGTATCCACTTTATCCCACTTTCGTGGTTTATTTAAGGACTATAAGCCGCCCTACATCCACTCTGTTCCGAAGAACTCTAAGACCGAAGTCGAGTTTCTGTGTATTTAACATTTCAAAGAACATATGTTACTCCGTTGAGTAACTTCTTGTAGTCGGTAGAGGAATCGAACACTCTGTCTGTAACCCGAAAAGGTTACCGTCCTAAGATTCTCTCAAGAGAAAACCAGCCACTAGACGAACCGACCATTTTGTTTTGTTTGTCTTACAAATATAAGTAGAGTTTTTCGTTCTACCTAATTTATTTATAATTTCTTTTTTTATTTTTTGAAGACTTCATTGTCTTTGTTTGTTCTTACAAATATAAGGAGACTTTTCTCTTCTACCTAATTTATTTATAATTATTTTCAAAAAACAATTAAAGTATGACGTATTATAGTTTTATGGAACAAACCGCAAACTACTGGTTCTCTTTAATTGTCTTACAAATATACGGATAGACTTTCGTTCTACCAAATTAATTTGTAATTAATTTCTACTTTTTTAATGAGTAGATAGTATATAGTATTTGATTATGTAAAAGTTTATTCTTTATAGAATAAAATTTGAATAGATAGAATCTTCTGTGTATTAACCCTGTTGTTCTTACGTTTGAGTCTTCGATTAATTAGATTTGTTATATCTATACTTTTTCGACTAGCTTGTAATTCTTTTCTAACTTCATAAGAATATCCATTTTCATTAGCATAATCTAACATTCTTCTGATATAAATTTCAACATCATCTATATTAAAGGATGATCCAATTTGCACACATAAACAATTTTCTTTCTGTCTAGCACGAGAATATGGTGTAGATGAGACGGTATACTTTTTAAATTCCTTTCTTCTTACTGAATCGCTCTTTTGTCTGAAATTTTTATATTTACTCCCCATGAAATCTTGAAGACTTATTTCTCTAAACCAAAGATTGTTTTGACGTAAACTATTTACGTAATTATCATCATCGATGATATCACTTTTTATGAAAATATCAAAATATTCAGATAATTCTTTTGATTCAAAAATAATATATGGTTTTATGTATTTCATGAAATTTTATTTTTGTGGTAAATTATCAATAGCTCCCCATATGTTATCAACACTATAACCGTGGTCTATCAAAATATTTTCAATCTCTTGGAAGTTTATAGGATTGTAATCTAACAAATTCACTATATATTCATATGACTTAAAATCTTCGAAATCCTCAAAATATATATCATCATAAGTTTCGTCACTTATATTATCGAGTGCTTTTCTGATAGCAGAAGTAACACCAGAATCATCATTCATCCAAATATCAAGAACACCACTCTTATCAATTGTTATAATATTACCTCCCTCGGTTTCAATTATAATATATTGGTATATTTGTGATAAATTAACTTTATCAGTTGCTGGAGTAAAGTTAGATTTATTAAATGATCCCTGAACTATTAACCTCTTATTTTGAGGTAAATTCCATTTACTTTCGAATGTTTTAATATGTTTCATTAGTTTGATAGTAAAGCAGATTTTTGCTCAGGAGTTATAACATTTAGTTTTATACAACTAGTTAAAAAGGATTCGATTAATCCATAAGCTTGAGTAATATCTTTAGTTTCAACATCATACCTCTTCCATTTACTTTGGTCTTCGTAATCATCTTTGTTTCTTATAACAATGTTTATGAAGTATTCTTTGGTTTTTATATCATATGATATAACTAACTGCACATAATATTCATTACCATTTTCACAAACTTCTTGTGAGTAATCATAAAAGCAATATATTTCAACATTATCATCAGTTGTTTTCACATCTTGGTGAAAACTTTTAAGTACGGGAAATTTAAATGCTATTTTATTTAGAAAGGATTTTGGCGTTTCATCACCTAAAGGTTCAGCAAATGTTTTCCATTTACTAATTTCGTCACCCATTTCACCTCTTAGATGTGGGATCTCGAATTGTGATTTTAGATCATCATCATCGAAAAATTCATATACCCCTTTAATACGCATAAGGTATATATAAAAAAAAATATACTACTTAATTAAAGTCTTAATTTTATTTGTGAGTAAATTCAGAGTTTCTTTATTTAATGTTAACTCATAAGAATCATCAATTAAAACATCACCAATATTTATTTCAACATCGGTAATTTCAGAATCACTACTTGGTGGTGTCCAATAATCACCTTCATCATAAATATAGTAACCAGTAACACTTAATTCAAAGTTTACACACATTTCAATCCCATTAGACTTGAATATAATATATTGATCATCACTTGAATAGTGACCATCATGCTCACAGATTAATTCATCCCAATCAGAAAATATATAAGTATCAACTACTTCTAAGTTATTAAGGTCTAATGTGCATTTTTCGATGAATCCCATATTGTGTTTGTTTTTTAGTGTATAACAAATATACGGAAATTATTTTAAACGGCAAGACTTTAAGGCAATATAAATCACCTTAAAGTAATATATTTTCAGTTTCTTTATAAAGAAATTATCTTATCAAATCCTTCATCTTCTTTAATATTTTGATATTGTGATATCATCCTTTTAACGATGTGCATTGGTAAGTCTTTATTTTCTTCTTCAATTCTCTTTTTATTTCTTCTTTCATATTCCTCATCCTTTAAAATTGGGAATATTACTCCTAATTTGAAATAATCATCTGAGAAGTAGTCTAAGTTTCCTCTTCTTCTTTTAGAACTCATATTAGTCATATCAATAATAGTATTCTTCATTTCTTTATCAGCATTAACCAATCTTTCTTTAAGAACTTTATCAACATTTCTTTGGTCCACATTCTTAAAAGCTTCTGAGTAATTTCTGGAACCATAAACCTCCATAAGTATTTCGTCTCGGCTAATAACTTCCGTATCTGGAAAGTTATTTCTTATCCAAGTTGTTTTACCTGAAAGTGGCGGTCCAATAAGTACTATAACGAAAGGTTTCTTTAAATTTATAAGTTCCATATTTATATTTTGTTATTTATAAAGATAAGCAAATATTTTGAATCAACAAAGTTAATATATAGAATTATGATTAGTAAGTATAATAAATTTAAAGAAGACTTGTTACTAGAGAGTTTAGTGAATGAATCTTTTCTTTATTTTTCACCGGATCTTATAAGCGTAATATCAAAGGTTGGTGGAGATATATCAGATGATTTAATATCAGTTGAACTGACAGATATTAAACCAGACATTACATTTGTTGATATTGATAAGGAAGGATATCTTTCTTTTACAACAATGAGAAATGCTGCTAAAACATTAGCCAAAGCATATCCACCTACTGGTGAAGAAGAATGGGGTAATGAAGTTATAGACAGAATTCACCGTAATGCTATTTGGATGAGACATCAAAATGGAGATGAAGATGATGTCTATAATAAATCAAGGAATTCTGTTAAAATAGGTAAATTTATTAATAAGTTATTAACTGGTAAATATAAAGATAAAGATGTCGAGGAATTTGTAAATAAATTCAAAGCGGCTATTGAAAACAAAGGTGAGAAATTTGAAATTGTTGATGGTGATGATATCGCATTTTGGTATAAATCTGAAAACTATGCTGGAAATCGAGGTACATTAGGTAGTTCTTGTATGTCAGAAAAGAATAATATATTTAATATTTATACTAAGAATCCGGAAGTTTGTAGAATGTTAATTCTAAAAGAAGATGATAAGATATTAGGGAGAGCACTTGTTTGGAAGTTAAACTCAATTAAAAAATTTAGAGGTGATGATTTGGATGTTGATTATTTTATGGATAGACAATACACTATTAAAGATTCGGATGTTGAAAAATTTAGAAATTATGCTAAAGAACAAAAGAATTGGGTATCAAAAGCAAATAACAACCATCACTCATTCGAACCTATATTGATACATAAAGGTGGTGATGAAGTAATAAATGTGGATATGACTGTTAAAGTTAAAAAGGTAGGAAGTTCTGATAATGATTATGATTATGTTAAATATCCTTATTTAGATACATTTAGAAGATTTGATCCAAGAACAGGAATACTTATGAATGATGAGAATCAAGGGTCTGATGAAGAAGGATGTTATATATTAGAAAGTACTTGTGGTGGTTATACTGAGGTAGAAGGTGGTTATTGGTCTGAATGGCATGATCGTCATATACCAGAAGATGATGCTATTTATTCTGATGTTTATGGTGATTGGTTATATAGAGATCAAGCTATTAACGTATCAAAGGGATCGCATACTGGTGTTTACCACCAGGATGATGATTATATAATTTATGATGAAAATATAGATGAGTATATACATCAAGATGATGCTGTTTATTCAGAAGCATACAGTCATTATATTTATGATGAAACTGCTGTTAGAGTAATTGTTGAAATACAAAATAACGGTGATATTGATGGTGATGGTGATTGGTATCCAGAGGGAGATGATGATATAATTAAAATTGATAAAGACAAGACATGGTTTGAATTTTTAGATTCTAAATATCGTTATTGGGATGATTTTGATTATATACTTAAATCAAGTAGTATTTATAAAAGTGGTGGATGGATAAAAGATGATATTATGATAAAAAATAGTGATGGTGATTGGATACCTAAAATATTTAGTGTTGAGTTATATAAAATTATACCTACAAATGAATCAGTTAATATTGAAGTTGAATACTTAAACAAGTTAGATGCTAAAATTCTTAAATATAAGATAGATGAAGAGGATTCTATTTTAACAGACCAATTCCAATATCATGAGGATATTAAAGATCATTTAATAATGATTTACAAAAGGATAAATACTGAACTTGCTGGTGTTTGGAATAAACTCAAAAATAAGAGTCAATTAAGATTAAAGTTTGATGAAGATGATGATACAAAATATAGAAAAGAATTAAAAGAAAAGAAGAAAGACCTAATAAAAAGAAGTGACCAAATAGAAGATGGTGATTTTATAGAGGGTATTGAAATACCTGACTTAGAATTAGATTCCTAATTAATTATAAGCTTTTAGAACTTTCACCTTATCTTTTTGAGTTGAAGAACATCTGTGGTGACCATCAATTAATCTCCATTGATTACCGACCTTTCTTTCTTTCAAAGAAACAATTCCTCTAATACCAGAATAATTTGAATCCGAATAAAATGTGAATTTTTTATTTTTTATTCTCCGATAAACACCATCTATACCCTTTTCACGGAAAAGTGATTCAGATATAATATCAGATTTATTAACTACAATAACTTCATATTTACACCCGACCAATTCAGGAAGTAAGTGACCATATTCAAGACCTAATAAATATTCTATTCTACCACTCAAATCATCAATTGAGAATGCGGTGTCTAAATGAAATTCAATTTCTTTAGATAATGATTTTTTTAGAACTATATCACCCATTTCTTGCCCATAGTATCCTTCATCTATTTCCATTTCCCAATTAAAGTTTTCCCAAATTTTGAAGTGTCTTAAAACTCTATCAATTGTATATAAATCAATATCCTTAGTAATTCCGAATATTATAGAATTTATACTATTATCACGTTTTGTTGATACGGAGTTATCAAAATATTCGGAATAAATATCACCAACAATAGCATTGAAATCAATTGAATTGATATGTTCATCATATATAGTACCACAACGGCATATATCACCACAACCACTATCCTCACAGGAGTATTGTGTATTAAAATCATAATCAATTGAATAACTGAAATTTTTATTTAATAGTTTTGACATTTTTCTTTAACCTAGCTTTATAACTCTTACCTTCTATTCTTTTATAGAAGAAGAATTCATTACTTTTTAATTTATCATAAATTCCCAATAGTATATTTCCTTCTAAAGTATACCAACCAACAGGTAAAATTCCCTCTTTTTCAAATGGGTTAAATTGGCTAACTCTATTAATATTTTTATTTCCATTTGTTATTGGATCATTGAAATAAAGAAAACTAGTTTCGACAAATTTCATTTTGTTCTCTATTTCATTTGTTATTAGTTTAATAACATGTTCTGTTATAAAGTTTTGTTTCATACTGCTAATCCGTTTATAATTCCGTTATGGTAGTATCTAAATTTAGATATATCTATACCCTCTACTTTATTTAAGTAATTAACTACTACACCTATTATATTACTTTTACCTGTTGTGTTGTCTGAGTGTACAAACCAATTAGGAAATTTCTTATCATTATCCATACAATAGTTAATTAAAAAATCGACAGCATCTTTACCAGTGTACTCTCTACCATCTTTATAACATGCAAGATCATGGTCAAACGACACTAAATTAATCTCGTCAAAATTTTGACTCACAAAATCAATAAACTCAAAGTAATCTCTAACAATTACCCATTTATCCTCTGAGGCGTAAGAAACACCTAACCCTCTTCCTTCGGAGTTAGACATATACGGCATTCTATTATCATCTAAATATAAATTCATTTAGTAAAAATAAGGATAAATATTTAAAATTGAAAGTTTTTAAGAAACTTATTTTCGATATTACTTAATTTATCAATACCAACTTCTGAAATTCTATCCAAAACTATATCTATATCTAAGTTTTGTAAAATCCAATCATCTATATCATCGACAAAAAAACTATACTTTATAGCGGTCGTGGCCGTAACCATTGACTTTAAATCTTTTGCTAAATTTATATTCCCACCCAAGACATCTTCTGATAAATCATAACAAACATTATAAATTAGATTATTTGTTAATATTTTTAGGTATCTATCTATCTCTTGTTGTGTTGTTATCACATAACAAATATAACATTCATCATCATCATCATAATCAAAGTAAGTGTCAGCGTCTAATTCAGATATTCTCTCTTTTTCATGATCTGATAATCTTTCATAATCCTCATTTAGATCATAGGATGATTTTTTGAAATTTAATTTATAGACTTTCTTTAACATATTTTATATATATTTAATTACAAATATAGTAAAAAATTTATAATATTTTATTATCAAAAATTATATATAAGTCATGTCTAAGTTTATAATAACAAAACAATCAACAATCCCACAATATGACTATGATATTCAAAATTGTAATGTACCATCATATTCTAAACTTTTGAATATAAATATAGTTGGGAACGAAATGAATATAATATTTGAATCACCAACAGTTGGAACAAACAATGATACAAAGGTTTTTTCATTTAAAGTTATCACTGGGTTATATCAAAATAATACTTTTATTGATAATAGATTTATTTATCATGACACGATTAGAGTACAAGAATCTGACTTTATCGAATATTATCATATATTTTATGATGAAATCAAATCACCTGATGAATTACGTGATGATAAACTACAAGAGATTATAAGCGATGAAGATTTCTAAGATTTTAAATTATTTTTCTTTATCTAAAAAATATAAATCACCAATAGTTAATTCATACCCAAATGAATTAAAGAATTTGACTAAGTGATTTAATGATTCGTCTGTAAATCCAAAAGAATTATCACTATCATACTTAGAACCTTTCCCATCATATAAAATAATATTTACTTTATTAGGCTTTTCGATTATGAATTCAGAACACATTCTATTACCATAAGTAATATCAACATTCAACCTCAAAGTATCTGGATTTGCCTCGAATCCATCATTATCTTTAACAAGATGTATATCAAACATTAAAAAAAAAGGTTCTCCTTTTATACGTTGTATATATGAAATTCTAATCAACTCACCGGTCATTGTCATTTGATTTGATTTCAAATTGAATAAACCATTTGATGTAATAATCTGTATTTTTTTTGGTAGAAGTTTTTTCCAATTATCATCAAAGATAGATATATTGTGTTCAAAGAATTTTTTTAAGAATTTCATTTACTTTTTAAGGTTTTCTTTGTGTTCCTTAATATTATATTCATAAGTACTTGTGGTGAATATAGAATACATCAATTTAGACATTTCATCTAATATTGCGTCAATCTTCTTTTCATCATAAAGGTGAAAGTCTAAACTAATATTACCATCAACTTCTAATTCTTTAACATCACCATCAGGTGATTCTATTTCTATTTCACCAAATTCTTTACCTATATTAATAGATGATACTTTCACACCTAATCTTTCTGCAATTGCTGATATATCATCCTCTGTTATTTCACCTTTATAATAAAATGAAATAGTGAATCCCAAGTCTGGTTCTGAATATCTAAATCCCACTGTTCTATATTCATTAATATGTTTAATATGTTTCATACATTATATATTAAATACTGGTATGTAAAAAATTACAAAAAGCGGTGTTTAATATATAATATATACAATAAGAAAAAATATTAATAATTATGAAATATATTAAAGCATTTGAAAGTTTTAAAATTAACGAAAATGATTCATCCGTTGCTGATATAAAGAAGCAAGTTGGTGAAACTGTTACAAGCAAGTTAGATAAATTATCTGATGATGAAAAAGAAAAAGTTAAAAAAGAGTTATCTGATTTAGCTAATAAACTTGGTTTATCACTAGAAGATATGACAGATACTAATAAAGTAGGAGAAGCTCTTGCTAAACAAGCAGCAGAAGCTGATGAACTTGGTGAAGTTAGTGAATCTCTTAACGAAGGTTTAAGTGATTGGTGGGGAAGAGTTAAACAAACCTTTTTCAAGTGGTTAACAAGATTAGGAGTTATGGGTATGATAGGTGGTATAACATCTGTTTGTATTGGTGCACACGCACTTGAAACAGCAACTAACTTAGCTGATTTCGTACCAAATTCAGTTGTTGAACCTAACACTGCTATTATAATGGGTGGTATTGCAGTAGTAATCTCTTTAACAGCAACACTAATTGGGTTGAATAATGTTGAAACGGATAGAGCAGGTAATTTTAAGTAAAAAACAAATAATATATAAAATAAAAAAGAGTCGAATTAAACCTCGACTCTTTTTTATTTTATATATATTTTTAATCAACTAAATCTCCTGTGAATACTATTTCTTCTCCGCCGATTTCTTCAAGTTTAGTATAGTCAAACTCTGGTAAATATTCTATTAAGTCGTTTCTATCACAATCTGAACTGTGTTCTCCACCATACTCAACACCCAAAGTCATTCCATCCCAATTGATATACTCATAATCCAATTCTAATGACTTTAGTAAATTATCAATGATTTTCTTTTCGTAATCAATACGTTGTTCACATAAATCAACTTTTACAACTTTATTAGTATCAGCAAGTACCTCGATACAAGAAACATAGTTGAATGTTTTATCGTGAACGTAAACTTTTACGTTTTTTTTTGGAGTATTATTAAAAGAACTTCCCCAATTAGATCTATTGTGTCTGCTATATCCAGTGTCGTAATCATCACCCCATCCACCATATCCACCATATCCACCATAACTTTTATATTCAGTTGTAGATGGGTCTCTTTCAACTGGTAGTGAATTCCAATCAACTTTACAACAAGCTTTCGCTAATTTATCTAAGTGTTCGATATCTTGAGACTCAGAAAAAGTGTGTTCTCTTTGGTAACCAACAGAAATGTTAGTACACTCAGGATATATTTTTACAAACTGAATAGAATCAGTAAGTACACCAGTTGAGTCATTTTCATATGCGAATGTTTCGTCAGCTTCATTAAATTGTTTACTTAAAGCTTCTCCAAAAGCATCAGATGCACATCTTTGTGAACTTTGGTGTGTGATTACGTTTGTAGTTCCTCTTCTATCGAAAGAAATAACTTTATTAATTCCTTCTATTTTTTCATCTTTTAGTTTATTAGCAACTTTTTTAGAACCGATACACCCAACCTCTTCACCAAGGAAAAAGTAATATAAACCAGGGATATTTTGTTCAATCATATAAAGCATAATAGTTACACCAGCTTTATCATCAGCTCCTAAGATGGATTTACCATCAGTTTTAATAATATTTTTATCAAAAACGTGAGTTATTTTACTCAATGCAGAAGTAGCTGTGTCTAAGTGTGAAGTAAACATTGCATCACTTTCCCCAATTTTTATAAATAAATTACCGAATTCATCTGGTTGTAATTCATCATGAAGTAAGTGAAATAATTCCTGCTCTGTTCCGTGAGGATAAGTTCTGCTTGTTAATTCTAAGAATTTTTCTTTTATGTTCATAACCATTTTTATTATGTATTAATTTTAACAAATATAGGTATTTATATTCATTCTACCAAATTATATCTAAATTAATTAACGAAAATATATTTTTAATATATAAGGATATGTATGATGTAGTTACAAACCTTAATGATGGTACTATTACCATTTCCGACAAATTCGATATAAACGCGGCTACTGGTTCGAGTGATTTCACTCCTTACTTTTATGAACCAGGAGATGAGTATGTTATTAGTTTTACTAATTTACAAAATGTTACTGAATTTACCAAATTTCAATATGATACTTTAGGATTATCTGATGAAAGATTTTTATCACAATATTATAGAGTATCTAGAGATGGTATATCTTGGTCTGAGTGGTTAGTTTTAAAAAGGTTTATTGATAATTTTCCGGTTATAGATTCACTTGATCCATTATATGTAGATATAAAATGGATTAGGGAAGGAATATCTACATTAGATAATATTAGAATATTAGAATATGAATTACAAGGTGAATTAGAAAGACCTATTGAAAATAGTGATATTGTTTCTATACCAACTGGTGAAACAAAAATAATAAAACCTCCTTTTATTTTTAAAATATTTAAAATAACAGATTTAGAAATAATATCAATATCACACCAAAGTGGGTTACCTGATGGTTTAACATTAGAATATAGATATTCACAAGATAGTTCAAGAACTTGGTCCAGTTGGGAACCTTTAACAAAAGAAAATATATCAACTACTGATATAAATCCTATAAGGTTTTTCCAAATCGAATATTCTATTACAAATAATTCTGGTCAATTAGTTACTATACAAGATATTAATTTAATCGGTGACTTTCAAAATGTAACAAATGATTCGAAAAAAAGTAATTTATTTGGTATAAGAGAATGTTGTTTGTCTAATATGAATGGAATATTTGATGCTGATGGTAATTTCATACCTAATGAGAATCTAAATTCTGGCGCAGGTGATAAATGTGATGTTGATGGTGTTAACGCACCTATGACTGATCAAGAAAAGGCAAATTTATATAACCCATATCAACAAAATACGGCTGTTAATTTATTAACAAAATTAAGTAAAGATGCTGAACAAGTATTCGGTCATAAGATTCTTTATTTTGTTACTGATCCTGATAAGAAAGGACAAGATCACACATTAAATGAATATCAATTATTTAATGTTGTTTGTGAGGGAGAAATTAAAATTTCAATAGAAGGTAATAATTTCCCGGATAGTCAAATTGTTATGAATCAATTTGACTTGAATCTGTTTGAAACAATGGAAGCACATATAACCAAACAACAATTTAAGGAAATCTTTGGTGTTCAAAGGAGACCATCTAAAGAAGACTTTCTTTATTTCTGTGAGGTGAATAGAATGTATCAAGTAGATCACGCACAACAGTTTAGAAATTTCAATAACTCAGCAGTTTACTATAAATTGATTCTGAAAAAATACACTCAGAAAGCAAATATCCAAGCTGGTACTATTGATATACAAAATAAACTTGATAAGCTTACTAAGAATACTACAATTGATGAATTAATGGGTATCGAACAAACTAAGGATAAAGCAGCAGTTGCTAATAAGCAACAATTTACTCCTTTAACAAGAGATCCAATTAGATTAGAATATAACGCACAAATAGATAAAGAACTTGTTGAGAATTCTTCAACAATTATAGCTAAGGCTCATTATGACTTATCATCTATCAATTATAGAAACTCTGCTGTTTCATATAAGAATCTTGATCCTATTTTCAAAGTATCTGATAATATTGGATTCCAAGTTTGGTTTAATATAAATAATTACATACAAGATGAAATTTATAATTTCATGACTCATTATGATACAACGACTTCACTTGGTTGGAAAGCTGAGTTATTAAATGATACAATAACAATAACACTTAACTCAGATACGTATGTATTCAACTTAACACCATATACAACTGGTGCTGATCCAACAGGATTAGAAGAGGAAACTTGGCACTGTTATGTTCTTAATATTGATCAGAGAAATAGAAAAATGGAACAATATATTTATAAGAGAAATGTTGACTTTGAAGAAGATGCTCCTAGTTTACCAAATACTCTTCTGAGAAAATTATATCAAGATACTCAAACAATAGTACCGATTGAATATGAATTATTAAACTTCAATCCTGAGATATTAGCGTCTGATATGAAGATTACTAATATTAGAATGTTCTTAGATGTTATACCAGAGAATGTACATAATAAGATATTAAATCAATATATTATTAGAGACGATTCTAAATACTTAGTATTTGCAGATAACGCAACTACTAGATTGTATCTTCCAAAATTCCCACTCTTTGAATAACTGGGTTAATCAAATATAAACAAAAACATACTAACCAATAATAACCTCTTTATCCATTGAATTACCATCAGAATCGGTAGCTGTTAATGTATAAATACCTTTATATAAATAAGAAATATCGATCTCATCAATTTGTTTTAATTCACCTTTCCAAACTACTAATCCATTTTTGTTTGTTAAAACAACGGTATATGTTTCTTCAAATCCTCTATAAATTCTAAATTGTATAGTTACTTCACATCTTCTTCTATAAGTTATGAAATTAATTGGTTCATCTAATGATGCGTACCATTCTTCATCAAATATGTCAGATGGTATATTGTTTTTTGTGTTAATCCATTCATCAAACGATAGTTTTGTAGTGGTTTTATCACTTTGTGAATAAGAAAATGATCCTATAAATAAGGCAAGTATTAATAATAAACTTTTCATGGTTTAGATTATTTTTTATACTCACTTGAAGAATCAATTGAAATCCCCAATCGAAACCCCCATCTTCCATGGGCAGGTCGAGTTACATTATATAATATATATTATAGTTTAAAATGATAAAAGGTTCTATAAGAGAACTTTACAATTTTTTATGATAAAATAGCTTTTTCAAAAATCAACGAATTAGCAATTCTATCTTTAACTTGGTCTTTACCAAGAATTATCATCGTTGTTATTAAATCTGGACCAGAGACACCACCCATAAGAGCCATTCTTAATCCAGGCATCACTTTACCCATCTTAACATCAACACTTGAGCAAATATCAAATATTGATTTTTTTAATGAATCGTTATCATCAAAACTAATTGAATCAATTTCATCAACAAAAACAGACATAGCAGATTTATATTTGTTATCTAATTTCTTAGTTGATGTAATCACTGGATTATCAAAGAATAAATCAACAATCGTATTCAAATCTTGTTTGAATTCAACTCTATCTTTAGCAAGTGTTATAATCATATCTACTTTATCAACATTATATCTACCATCGGGTAATGTGATATAAGGACGTAAACAAGAATTTGGTGTGTGTTTCAAGTAATGTGAATTAATCCATTGTGATTTAACCATATCAAATCTAGCTCCTGATTTGTGAACTCTATCCAATGTAAAACTATTAATCATATCATCCATTGACATAATTTCAACATCATTACCAGGGTTCCATCCAATTAGAGCTAATGTATTCATAAATGATTTCGGATCATATCCTAAGTCTTTCCAACCCTTAACGTAGTTACCATCACCATCATTATATCCAAGTGGAGCGATTGGAATACCATATCTAGTAGATGTTCTCTTAGATAATTTTCCTTTCCCATCAGGATTCATAATTAGTGGTAAGTGTGCAAATGTTGGCACATCCCAACCAAAAGCTTGGTAAAGTAAAACGTGTAAAGGTGTTGAGTTTACCCACTCTTGTCCTCTAAGTACGTGAGTTACTCCCATATCGTGGTCGTCACTAACATTACAAAGGTGATAAGAACCAATACCATTAGACTTTAATAGCACTTTATCATCAACAACATTAGTGTTAATTGTGATGTCTCCTAAGATAGCATCAGTGAAAGTAATATCAACTCCAGGTGTTACAGCAAACCTGATAACATAAGGTGTTCTATCATTAATAGTTTTATCAAAATCCTCTTTTGACATTGTGAATGAATTTCTCATTGATATACGAGTAGTCGCGTCATATTTGAAATTCGGAATATTTTTATGTGCTTTGTCTAAATCGTCTTTAGTATCAAAAGCGTAGTAAGCATAACCATTATCGATAAGATAATTGATTTTGTCACTATAATCTCTTTCTGATTGTGTGAATGATCCAATTGAAGTATCTGGATTCCAATAAGAAGAATCAGGTACAATTCCTAACCAATCTAGTGTGTCTCTGAAATAGTTTAGAAATCCAGGTGTGTATCTATCTCTATCGGTATCTTCTAGTCTAACAAGGAATTTACCACCATGCTTTTTAGCAAGTAAGTAGTTATATAATAGTGTTCGGATATTTCCAAGATGACAAAAATTTGAAGTGGGACTTGGCGCCAACCTTGTGATGATATTCTTCATATAGGGAATGTTTAATTATTTATAAGTCTTACAAATATAATATTTTTTTAATATTATTCCAAATAAATTAATCACTAATTGGTGAACAGATGATCTTAAAAAGAGTGACTAATTTTATTTACCTTCTTTATCTTCTTCTTCTTGATCAACATCAGTTTTTTCATCATTTAATTTATCAGTTTTAGCAGATACCGCTTCTCCACCACCAAGTGCTTTTCCACCAGTTACAGCATCGATTGCAACAAAAAATGCAATAACAGTAGCTAATATTTTAACACCCTTTATTGCTAATCCAAGTCCTGTAGCATCTCCTGCAATATCTATCAACCAATGTCCAGCAAAATCTTTAACAACATATTCAATGGTTAAACCAATTAGTATTCCGATAACTGGTAATGCAAAATTTGGACCACCTAACTTATTAGTGACATTACTAATAACATTAATAAGTTTATTAGCACCGGCCTCACCAGTATTGGCAATTTGTTGTAAAAAATTAAATGGTGGTATCTTCTCAATACCATGTATAAGTGTTGATATAACATTACCTTTTTCCTCATTTATCATTCCTTCAGCAATTGGATCTTGTTCTTTTGATAAAAAATCACCCATATTTTTTTCACAACTACCCAATAATTTAGACATAAATTTCGTTTTATAAAAAGTTATAATTTCTTTAACCGTTGATAAATCAGACATTAATCCTTCCTTTTTGTTTTTTGTGAGTTCTGCTATTTTATCTTTTAACTTACCATTCTTTATTTGATCAATAAAGAATGCCTTACTCTTCTCAACAACTGATAAAAATAATTCTTTTATACCAGATCCAATTTTCTTAACAAATGAAACAGCATCTTTTACTTTATTAAGTATATTACTTAAAGCAGATTCTGCTTTATCAGAAAGAATTTTAGAAATTTCAGCAGCCTTGGGAAATCTATCTTTTAATTTATCAAAAAATCCCTCATTAAGGAATCCCTCATTAAGCATTTCTGATTTAGTAAGATATTGTTTAATCTCTTGTCTTATAGATTCGTTTTTATAATTATCTAAAACTTTCTCCAATATATTCTTAAATAGTTGTTCATCATTATTACTAAGTTCAACACCTTGTAATAATAATACCTGAGAATTATATTTATTTTCTGTAATTCTAGCTCTCTTATAATTCTCGAAATTTCTTATATGGTTCATCATAACTATATATTAATTATTGGAATTCTTTTTCCTTTCTCTCCAACTATCTAAGTCTCTTTCCATAAACTTTCTTAATCTTTTAGATATGTTTATGGAGTTCTCATCACAGAACTGTCTATAATCTTCTAATAATTTTTCTGGAATTCTAAGTGAAAACATTTTATCTTTAGCTGGCATAATAAGTATTTTTAATTTAACTTATATATACAAGTATATACTTCCTCATAGATAGAATTTTTACTATAAAAGTTAAAATTGAATTATATAATTCAATATATAGTATATGATTAAGAGTTATATAGAGTATATTAAGGAGTTAAGTAGTGAAGAAATTTTATTACAAAAATTCAAAGGTTTTCCTATGAAAAAAGAAGAGGATAAGGAGTATAGAAATAAAGCAACAAATCAATTGATTGAAAAGTTTGTACCAACCTATAGCGACTTTGAAGAAACAGAATTATATTCATACAAGGGTTATAAAGTGGTTGAGAAAATAAATCTTAATTACTATTCAATAGTCTCAGGTATATTTAGATACAAAAGGGGTAAAATAGAATACAAATCTTATAGTTCTCTGTATAGAAAGAATACTAAATACTTTAATGATCACTTACTTGATAAGTTAGCAATATTTACTAACAAAGAAGATGCTATTGAATCATTAATAGAAACCAAATCAATGATTAAAAAATGGTCTAGTAATCATAATGATTTAGCATTAATGGAAATGGTGATAAGTGGTGATATTGAAAAAGCTAAATTTTCTAATATAAGTGTTAATAATAAAGACGTATTTATTGGTGATACTATTGAGTCTATTAGGGAATTAGAAATTATCTAATAGAAATTTCTAAAGCATCTGGTTCAGTACTTCTTCTTAGAGAGATAATCTTATCAACCACGAATACGTCATTTATAAGAACTTTTTTAGTAAATTTATATAATTGATCAAGTGTATAATCATCACCACTATGAGGATCTAATCTCATTATTAAATTACCATTTTGTAGCTTTAAAACATAAGCTATTTTACCAAATATCTTTGTAAGTTTTTCCTCAGCTTCTATAAGGTTACCTCTAAACTTCTTAAAAAAACTAAAATCCTTATCTGTAACAATAAATAAATTCTTTGATATTATATCATCTTTATGATAAAGACTTATTGTGGGATGACTGCTCATCACAACTCTCATAACAAAACCCATATCTTTTAATCTTTTAAGTATAATAATTTCCTCTTCTTTATTTTCGATTATTTTATCTATATCCGTTACATGTGTTGAGTTATTATTAAAAGCAATTTTATAACCCTCATACAATTTTTTATTATCAGATAAAAAATCTATCTTTTTACCAGGGTAATTAAATTCATCATCATATAATTCTTGAGAGATACGTACAAGATAACCATTATCCATAAGTTCATAGAAAACTTCCTCGATAGAGTCCTTTCTATGGAATGAAAGTTTATCACTCTTTATCAAATCATCTTTCCAATGAGCCTCAAATAATTTATCGTATGTGTTTAGGTATTTCATTAAGACTATATATAAAAAAACCACCAATAAAAAATTGGTGGTCTGTCTTAATATTTTATACTATTACTTATTGTAATAGGGAAATTTCGCATTGAATTCATCAGTAGTTAATTGTTTCTTCCATCTTTCTAAAGATTCAGACTCCAATTCTTTTAGATGATTCTCCACAGAGAAATCTTCTGGAGCTCTTTCAAGGTTCTCACCATATTGATTTTGTAAGTCGATAAATATATCTTTCATTCTTCCCATAATCTTTTTGTTTTAAGTGGTTATTAATAATAATAATAAATATAAGGAAAATATATTAATATACCTACTTTTTGAGTTTGAATTTCTTAACGAACACACACATTATATAAAGATTGATTGTTTTTTCTTCAATATCACCAGGAGTTATCCACTCTAAAGCTATCCAAAATGATACACAAATAAGTAGTGTTAATACAATATCATATATTTTTCTTTTGTAGCGAATTTCATGCGAGTTATTTTAATATATTTTTAATGAAGCGTCTATTGATGAACTAACATCTCTTTCACAATAATCTTTAACCTTCTCAACACCACCATCCCAATAAACTTGATGTACATCAGAACCATTCATATTCTCTTTTGGAGATACTACACCAAGTTCATAACACATTTCATCGAATGAGAAAGCCCAAGCAAACTTTTGTTTCCAATCATCAGCCATATCAGTAACTCTCATATCCCAAGGCTTCTTATCATACATATAAATTATATTAGCTGGCTTTATACTATATTTATGTAACTTGTGTAATACCCAAGGAATATCAAAGTGATTTATTCTAAACCCAGAAATGTTAAATGTTTTCTTCTCAATCTTTTTAAGTAGTTCATTAAATGAATTAACAATATCTTTTTCATCATCACCATAATATGATGATATTTTCTTTTCTCCTGAGTTATTAATGTATCCGAATGATATACAAACTATCTTACCGAATGTTGATACGATACCAGCATTATTAACATAAGCATCGTTTATGTCCTCATATTTTTCTTCCCATTTGAATTTTGAATATTTTGATTCAAATAGTTTAGCACCCCTTTCATCTTCTAATTTAAAGGTATCATAATCAGGGTGAGCTCCTGTTGTTTCTATATCAAACATAAATAGTTCTTTTTCCATTTCGATATTATTTTATCTTTTGATTCATATATCTCTTATCACTTTAGATGTTAAAAGTTTATCCAAAGAAAACATCTTCCAATCCCTTCTTATCTAAATTATTTACTAGTTTAACAAGTATGTCACCATGACAAGTTTGATTTGGATTACACCAACAACCCAATACTTTACCTTTGAGTTCATGTAAGTCTTCTAATAGATATTGGCCATCACCATATTGTAACCATTCTTTGTGATTATCAATAGCTTCTTTTCTACTAGAAACTAAATACTTAGCTTTTGAATGTGATTTTGTGCTATATGGAGAACCCCATTTTGAAGTTCTATCAATTAGTATATCATAAGGTTCCTTTCTGTGATGTACTCTTCTACATTTCTCCATATCATTTATATTAAAAATAACATACAAGTTTTAATATACTTGATGATAGATATGGTGGTTTAATGGGTGTCTTTATTGAGTTTGATTATGATAAACTATATGATATAGTTTTGAATATGGATAAACAGGATCGAAGTTACGTAGAAAGAGCATTTTAAGAAATTTTCTTGAAAATAAGTTTACAGCTCAGATTATGTGCAACTTGTCTGATAAAAGCCTCGTTAGCTTTTGTCTTGTGTAAAAGTTTTGGTTTTTTAACAATAGTGAAACTACTATCCTCGTTCATATAAATTAGACCAGCATAATCAGGAACTTCATCTATTGAGATTAAATCTTTTGGTGTGACAAAGTTAAAGTAATTTGGAAGTAAATATACTAATGAACCCTTTCGAGTTCTGGTATACTTCTCATTTATTATATGAGTGTGTTTTTCTTTTATAAAATCTTTCTTAAAATCAGCTCTACTAATCTTCACCTCATACTCATAGATATAATCGGCCTTTGAAATTGAAAGTACATCACATTCCATAAGACCCATGCCAGTAAAGTGTGTTGTGATTGGTGAGTGTGATTTCTCATACAGATACATACACATAGCCGCTTCTATGTTTTTGCTTTTTGAATTATCTCTCTTTATTTTATTTATACTTGATTTTCTTCCCATTCATTATTTATAAAATAATGAGTGTTCTAATTAAATAACAAATATGTAAAAAATGATATATAAAATATAAAAAAAAATTAAATGTATGGCTTTACCTTGTCCTTCTTGTGGAAAAGATATCGGATTAGACTTAAAATTTATCATTAAAAACCCAATTTCAAAATGTCCTTTTTGTGATATCATTTTAAATTTCACAGTTGATAAAGACATAAAAGATAAGTTTTCTAAGGTGTTGGGAGATATTAATGATATAAAGAAAAGGTATGAAAAAACAACGAAATTTAAATAAAAAACGTATTTACCTTTTAATATATAATAACAAATAACAAATAAATTATGGCAGAAAATAACATAGCGTCACAATTCTCTGGACTACCAATTGAAGATCTTATTGTATCACCATTAGTTGGTATGGCGAAAGGACAAGCTCAATTAAATGATGTAACCTGGAAATATATCTCAGAGGTTGCTTTCGTAACTGATGATGATGGTGTAACAACAGCAAGGTCTTTGGATGTTGAAATGAATAGAGTAGTTACTGATGGTGAAGGTGTTCAATCTTTAGAAAAAGTTTATTCGAAAATTCCAATGTTGCCATTAGTACCTCTTCCATCATTAGCTATTACATCAGCGGATATTGAATTCACAATGGAAGTAAAAACTGCTGAAGTTGATAAATCAAGTCTTGATACTGAAACAAAAGTTGAAGCATCTGCATCCGGAGGTTTCTGGGGAATGAAATATTCAGCAAGTGTTTCTGGTAAAGTTTCTACACACAAAGAAAATACTAGAAGTACTGATAATTCAGCTAAGTATAATGTAAAAGTTCATGCTGAGCAATTACCACCAACTGAGGGTATGTTGAAATTATCAGATTATCTAATACAAATGTTAGAACCATCTGCTATTCCAATGAATGAAGGTGATAAGAAAGATAAATAATTAGAATTAAAATTATTAAAAGGGTGGTTATTTAATAACCACCCTTTTTTTTAAACTTAGATTATTTTATGTCTATAATAAGAAGAAAAATATATAAAATAGATGGCAAGATTGAATATAGAGGAATTAGTGGGTGGTTTATTAGAAGCCGCGATGGTAGCTGGTAGAATTGCAGAAAAACAACATATCAATAACCTATCAAATTATTTTAATGATAATGGTGCTCCAAAAACACAAAAGTTTGTTATTGGTGATAAAGATGTTTATGTACCATTATACATATTAGCAGATCATTCTTCAATTGGGGTAGATGAACTTGATATAGAGTTTGATGCTAGATTGGTGATTGGTGATAACGAACCATCAGACTTAAAAAGAAGTATATTAGGATTCTTCAAAAATAAAGAAGATAGTCACGAACATAACATCAAAGGTATAGAAGTGGACTCTGGTAAAAACCCAGACGGTTCTGGTTTAGCTAAAATAAAAGTTAAATTCAAATCTGATGAAAAACCGGAAATGGTTTCTAGATTGATTGATTCATTTATACAAGGTCTTGATAAAGAACCCGAACCAACTAAACCAGTTAAACCAGATGCTCCTGATGATGTTAGAGCTTTCCAAGATTGGATGGATGTTACTCACTCAGGTTGGGTTAAAGGTAAAAACGTTAACAAATCAAATGGGTATGGTAGTTTCGGTCCTTTTACAAGAAAAGCTTGGTCTACTTACAAAAGTGAATATCTCAATAGTAAATAAATTAAATAAAAAGTCCAGTTAATCTGGACTTTTTGTTTTTATTATTCTATTGATTTCATGTTTCATGATATGAATATATACATTATGAAATATCTTAAAACATACAAGACATTCGAAGCAGTTATTATTCCACAAAAAATAGAAAGCGATTTATTTATCAATTCATTTGATGATTTAGTTGAATATGGAAATCAAAATGATTTTGATGTAGTTGGGTATGATGAATTTTATGATTCATTAAATGAACTTGATAAGAAAACAGCTCCACCAAAATTTGCCCCATTTTTTGCACTCTTCCACCCTGAGAGAAAAAAACCAATGTTTGTAATATCTGATGATAAGATCATTAAAAGATTTCCAAATTTCAAAGAAATAGTTAATGATATAATTGGCCATGAATTAATTCACAAAGAGCAAACTAAAAGAAGAAGAGGAATAAAATTTGAATTACCAAACCCTATTGAACAAAATAAGTATTTCTCTGATAAAGAAGAAATAATGGCTTTCTCTTGGACAATAGCAAATGACCTTTCAAAGAAAAGTCAAACAGTTAAAGAAGCTATTCATAGATTAGATACAAAGGGATTTGAGCAATTACAGTGGAAACAACTATGGGGTACTATTAATAGAGTTTGTGATGAGAATATACTTAAAAGGTATAGAAAATACATTTATTTATATCTTGAGGAAATGTTATCAAAGGAAGAAGAAAATATACACACCAAGATATCAAAAAGATGAGATACTTAAAAGCATATAAACTATTTGAATCCGAAAATTATTTACATAGAGTAGATTATTACATATTTAGAATAAATTAAAAAACTCCAGTTATTTAACATTTAGTTATTTCTAACCAAATTTATTTTCATTTATTTGGGAATTTCTTCTCTTTTAGTAGCGGGGACAGGATTCGAACCTGCGACCTTTGGGTTATGAGCCCAACGAGATACCACTTCTCCACCCCACGATATATATACGTTTATATATTAAAAAGGTTGGTATCCTTTTGGAATTTATTTTCAAAGTTAGTAACTTAATATATATTGTTATGAAGTATTTGAAAAAATATAGTAAAGTATTTGAATGGAAAAGTGAACCTATACCAGATAATTTTATCGAACTTCAATCAATTGGTCATGTTTTGGATCCGGATACTGGTCGGGTATATGCTATATTAACAAGAGGTGGTTATGATATAGAAAATCCTTATTGGGTAGAAGATGAAATGGGTAATCTATCAGATGAAGATATAAATACAGTATATAAGTATATCACATATTCTAAAGATGTTATTGATGTTGATGATGAACTTCTTGGTAATATAAAAGATTTTTTACTTGATTTAACCGATAATAGTTATAAAGTATCAGTTGGTATAGAAGCCAACACCGTTCATGTATTAACAAAGTCATTTGGTCGAGATAGAGATTGGTATCATTATGTAGATTTATTTCCAAAATTTCTAAAAATGGTAAAGGGATCAGATAAATACACCTATTCAATAAATATAAAAGGTAACTACTCATCAAAATTTGAATCTAATATTACTGATGAAGAATTAGTAAGTAACATAGTTAGTTTAATATCATATCTTAATGATAGTAAATATACTATTGATTATATTTCAATTCGTGGTAGAGCCAATTCTAATTATTTTTCAAGGATAACAGGCAAATGGATTGGAGATTGGTACAAAGAAGGAGATTTGGATTATATTGAGAAGTTACTAAGTGGTAAAGTTGATGATATAAAATCAGAATTTAGTATTCTAATTAAATAACAGAGTGGGTTTTAGAAATTAATATATAAGATATGAATAGAGGATTAGCAAATACTAGACAAATAGAAGGTCAGAAGGTTGAAGCCGAGAGAGAAATAACTGGATCAGAGGCAGAAGAAATTCTACGTAGATATGGTCATAACCCAGATGAAAGCTTCTCAACTCACAAACAAGAAGTTGAACCAGTAAAACCAGCACAAACATTTGAGGAAATGGTTGCTCAAGAAGAAGCTAAGAAAAAAGCTGAACAAGATAGAATAAAAGCTCAAAACGGACCTAAACCAATAACATTTGAAGGACAAGATGGATATGAATCACATACTAAGTATGGATCTGATGATGAACTAGGATTTGGATTTAAGATTGAAATTTCAACCGATATGAAAATACCAAAATATTAAAACAAAAACCCACTCAATCGAGTGGGTTTTTTAGTATTGTATCTATTTTATGTTCTCTTAATACTGAGTTAAGATAATCTTTTGAATTACTCTCTCTCATTTTCTCATATAATTTTGTCAATCTTATATAGACATCATCAAGTGTTAATACCTCTTCATCAAAATCATGTTCCTTTTCAATATCTCTTTCAATATCTCTAAGATATGCCGCAAATTCATACTCTTGATGCTCGATAGAAAAATCCTTCAAACTACGTATGAGATTTATTCTTCTGAATCTACAAGATAAATTATAAGCTTTCTCTTTATCAGTCTTAGACATTATACTTAAAATTGTGGTTCTCTTCAATATTAAGAAGTGTTTGGTATATTAACTTAATAACATTCTTAACATCATCTTTATGAACAGTTTCACAAGTCGTGTGCATATACTTCAAAGGTAGAGAGATAAGTGCTGATGGTACTCCTCCGTTAGAAAACGCAAACGCATCTGTGTCAGTTCCAGTAGCTCTTGATGAAGCCGCTAATTGATATGGAATCTTTTTCTCATCACCAGTATCTAAAATAAGTTTTCTTAAAATGTTGTGAACTGCTGGTGCTCTTGTTACAACTCCACCATTACCAGCAATATGTTCTCCTTGTTTACTAGGTGTATAACAAGGTGATGATGTTTCGTGACATACATCTGTGATAATTGCAACATTTGGTTTAAGTGTATCAGCAATCATTTGTGCTCCTCTTAATCCAATTTCTTCTTGAACACTATTAACTACGTAAAGTTTGAATGGTAATTTCTTACCCTTCTCTTTTAATTTTCTAGCAACTTCTGCTATCATAACCCCACCTATTCTATTATCAAGTGCTCTACCTGTATAATAGTTTTCTCCAAGTTTCATGAAATTATCTTTGAATGTTATAACGGTCCCGATTTGAATACCCATTTTCTCAACATCTTCTTTTGAAGAAGCTCCAACATCAATAAAAATTGAATCTAAAGTTGCTTCTTTTTTTCTATTCTTTATATGAATAGCTGGATGTCCAAATACACCATCAACTGGTCCATTTTCACCGTGTAATGTTACTCTCATAGACGGTGCAATTGTTGCATCTGACCCTCCATTACGAATAACTTTAATATAACCCTTAGAGTCTATGTAATTGACAAACCAAGAGATTTCATCAGCGTGTGCTTCTATCACTACTTTGAAATCTGAATCTAAATTACCCATCACACCATAGGCTGTTCCATAATTATCAATTTCAACTTTATCTACAAACTTTGAGATATAGTCCATCCAAACTTTCTGTCCACCTAATTGGTATTCAAAACCAGTTGGTGAATTAGAATTTAGGTACTTTTCTAAGAATTTTTCGTTTACTTTCATTTATTTATTATTTGATTAATATTCCTTCTAATTGTATATCACTGATTTAATCAGAAGTTATAATTCATTATATGTTTTTTACAAATATAATAAATAAAAAGAATATTCAGAAATAATATATAGAGTAATAAAATAATATTTTATAATGGCATCAGTAATATTCGGCAGTACCTTAGATATGTTAACAGCGGCAACTCCATCAAGTGGTGGTAAAGTTGTGGCTTATGATTTAGATGGTATATTAAAACAAAAAGATGAATTTGGAATTATCACCGAAATTGGTGGTGGTCCAGAATTAGGTTTAACCCCTTCTCTGAGTGAAGTTATGGGTATCTCAAACATTGCTAATGTACCCTTAATAATGGGAACATCAACTTCGATATTATCATCAAATGGTGGAGGTAGAATAGATTTAGATTATTCTGGTAGTACAAATTCAATATTAATATCAACTGATAATGCTTCTCAAGGAGAACATGGTATTTTAATGGATGATTCAAATTATTCACTTTTTGCTAATGGATATTCACAAGCTTTAGTGCTTCATGATGGAACTGATAATATTGAATTATATAATACATTGGGTGATTTGAAATTAGGTGTTGGTTTGTTATCACGCGATGATTTGAAAATATCAAATAATGGTAGTTCAACATCATCAACTAGTGATAATAACAAACAAGCTGTTTTTGTTGGTACTAGAAATTCAATGATGAGTCCTGGTGTGGTTAACTCTGTTATAATTGGTGGACAATCTATAACAGGATCACAATCTAATTATGTTTATATAGGTGGTAGTCTTAATATAAATGATTCTTATACATTACCTAATATTGATGGTTCTTCTGGTCAATTATTAACAAGTGATGGATTGGGAAATATTTATTGGTCTTCTGATGTTAATACATCCGGACTGAGTGATGTTTTATTAATTGATAATAATTCCGGTACTCATAATATAATAATGGGTACCAGTACTAATATTCTTTCTTCAAATGGTAGTTCGGAAATACACCTAGATTACAACGGATCACCAAACTCAATTTATATATCACCAGATCCTTTTTTACCAACAAACATATCATTAGATACTGATATATCAATTAATGCTGCTAATACAGCAAGTGTTTTTACTGGTAATTTACAAGGATTTGTTTATGTAACTGATTACTCAGGAACATTTGTTAATAATTCTTTAGTTAGTAAACTATATGTCGATAGTGGAACATCTTCATTATGGACAGCAATTGATAATATAAACAATGATTATATAACAGAAGTTATAGGTGGTGTTGGTTTAACTGGTGGTGGAACTGCTGGTGTAGTTACTTTAGATGTTAATCTAGAAACAAACTCAGGACTTACTTTTTCCGTAGATGATATAACATTAGAATTGAATTCAAATTCATTGGAAGTTGATTCTAATAATCAAATAAGATTAAAAGATACGGTTGTTGGTAATAGAACATTTGCTGATTCTGTAATTATATCTGGTGATTTAACTGTTTCGGGAACAGCAACTTATGTAAATACAGAAGAATTATATGTAGCTGATAATATAATAACATTAAATGCTACTTATAGTTCAGGAACACCATTCTTAGATGCTGGTGTTCACGTATTAAGAGGTTCATCACAATCATCATCCATAATATGGGATGAAACACTTGAATATTGGGCTCTTGGACTTTCGGGTTCTGAATCTACAATTATAACAGAAGCAGGAAGTGGTTTAACCAAAACAAATAACGAACTATCAGTTGATTTTGGAACTGTATCTTCTATTACTTATGTAGATACACAAGTTGGTAATTACTTACCACTTACTGGTGGAACAATGTCCGGTTCTATTAATTTATCATCTGGAGAAGCACTTCAACTATTAGATAATTCATACATTAACTTATCAACTGATGCGTACTCTGGATTACAATACCAATCAGCCGGTAATGAAGTTGTTTTATACAATAATAAACCAGGTGGTGATGTTGTATTAGATGGTGGTTCTACTGGTCAAATTAGATTTGAACAAGATGGTACTAATAAAATGGAATTCACAAACACCAGCCTTGCGATTGGTGGAACATTTGGTTTTAGATTTGGACTTAGTGGATCATTTACCGGAGATATAAAAAGCTCTATATTAACAGATAATAGGGATTGGATAATGCCTAATATTAGCGGAACAGTTTCTTTATCATCTGATTTAGACACAGCTACTAATTCTTTATGGATAGCAATTGATAACATTAATAACGATTATATAACAGAAGTTATAGGTGGTCAAGGACTTACTGGTGGTGGAACTGCTGGTGTTGTTACTTTAGATGCTCAAGTTAATAATGGTTTATCTATTACGTCTGACTATATTGGATTAGGTGGTACATTATCACAAAACACTTCCATTAATTCTGATGGGTATGATATTACACTAGGTGATATTGGGTATTTACTATTCACATCATCTGTTTTTGATGTTGAAAGTGACTTTGTTAGTTTGGATTCTGGAACAGGTTCTACACAGATTTTATCTGGCGGTGATACTACATTATCAAGTACTAACTTAGATTTATTAGCAACTGATGGTGTTTATGTCGTTGGTTCTTCATTCTCTGTTAATTCAGTTGAAATTGATCCAACATCAGCAACAAACGGACAAGCTCTTTTGTTTGATGGTGTTAAATTCTCACCTAGTACATTATCTGGAACGTATCTTCCACTTGCTGGTGGCACAATGAGCGGTGATATTACCAATGGAGGTTACGATATTTATGCAGACGAGATAACTCTTACTGGAGCTACTGCTATTGACTTTGGAGGAAATCTTGGTTATATTACAAATCCGGCCGGTGTATTAACTATACGGTCTAATAAAAATACAACAATAGATGCGAATGGTCAAACCTACGATTTTTCGGATAGTGGTCCTCAAATAACTATAACTGGTAGTGGTATGGCTCCTGGGTCGCTGGTCATGGATGCAAGTGACGGAACGATTAGAGCTACGTTATCTGGTATCGAGAATACTTTAGACCTATCGACTTTACCAACAACAGATAGGAGTTGGGGAATGCCTGACGCAACAGGTACAGTTGCTTTAGTTTCTGGTAATCCTACTGGAGATTTCTTACCTCTTGCTGGTGGAACGATGAGTGGTAATATTGCAATGGGACTTAATCAACTACAATTTGTCGGAGATAATATATACAACGATAGTGGTTCTTTGATTATTGAAGGTAATACGGCTGGTGTGGTTCTAATAGACGATACTGGTGATGAAATGGAGTTTAGTGGGGGTATTGGATTAATGACATCAGGATTTTGGCTTGATAGCACAACATCAGATAGAATGTTTGAATTTATACAAGCAAACGGAACTATATTTGGTGGAAGGTTAGGTTCATCAGTATTAATGGCAGACAGAACTTGGAGACTACCTGATGCGTCAGGAACTATTGCCTTGACTTCGGATATAATAAACAAAGTAAGTGATATAAGAAACTTCACTGCTAGTGTAGCTGAAACAATTATACACAATTTAAATACAGAAGATTTAATTATACAAACATATGATTCAACAGGACTTCAAATTATACCTGATACAATTCAGATTAATGGAACAGCATCTATTGATGTAACTATTAGTCAAACACTAACAAATATAAAAACAATAATAATATAAGGGATGCCAAAAATATACGGTAATACAGAAATACTAGGTGGAGACTTAACTGTATTGGGGAATATGGTTATATCAGGAACACAAACTTCTCTAAATGTAGAAGAATTATATGTATCTGATAATATAATAACATTAAATGCTACATTTTCTGGATCTCCTGTATTGGATTCTGGTATAGAAATAAATAGGGGGAATAGTACAAATTCTAGATTAATTTGGAATGAAACAACAGATTACTGGGTAGCTGGTTTATCTGGGTCTGAATCTACAATAATAACAGAAGCTGGTTCTGGATTAACAAAATCAAATAACCAATTAGAGGTTGATTTTGGAACTGTATCTTCAATTGCTTATGTTGATTCAAAAAATACTGGTATATACGGAGGAAGTGGTGCTTTACCATCTGACATTATAGTAAACACAAGTGGATTTGATATAGAGTTTTCAGGTTCGGGAGGATTGAAAACTACGAATGTTGATGCAAGTTGGTCAATAGGTCAAGGAAATACTCCTTCCTATCAATTCTATCAAGTGGCTACGACACACAATACGGCTCACTACATCATACAACAAAAGGCTGATGCAACGAATCCAATATATGGGTCTAGAATTTTAAGTAATACTACTAAGTCGGGAGCAAATGCAGTATATGGATATTTCGTTTCAATAGAAGGAACTCACGCAGCTGGGAATAATGTTGGTGGATATTTCAATGCTATAAACGGTAATAACAATTATGCTTTACTCACCAATGATGGTAATGTAGGAATTGGTGAACTTACACCAACAGAACAACTTCACGTTGGTGGTTCAATTAGAATGGTTGATGGTAATGAAGGGGTTGGTAAAGTACTAACAGATGTTGCTGGAGATGGTGTTGGTTCTTGGGAGACACCTTCGGGAATTTCTGGAACAGGAACAACAAATTATATACCTAAGTGGTCATCGGCAACTGGATTAACAGATTCTTTAGCATCATCGGACGATACTGGTGTTGGTATAGGAACAGCATCGGCTGATAATATGTTAACTGTTTTTGGTGATGTTAATATAACGGGTGATTATTTAATACACTCAGATACAATAACAACACTTGGTGGAACTGCACAGGGATCAGTTACTTGGTTTGATCATGATGGAGACACCGTACATATGTTACATAATTCTGACACATCTGGTACTAATGCTGTTGCTAGGTTTATCGTTGGTGATTTCACAACACCAGCAAATAAAGTTCATGGACAATTTGCATATTTCTCTCCGACATATTTAACTAGTGGTGGATCACCCAAATACCAGAATATGTTAGTTATGAAGGCCAATTCGGGACTGGATGGAATGATATTAGACGTAGATAGTGGAAGTGGAAAGACCATAACTATTTTACCAGAATCGGCTGATGTAGTTTTTTCAGAATCAACTGGATTTTCTGGATTTGGTACAGCCTCACCAGTTGAAAAGGTAGAGGTTGTTGGGAATATTAAAATAACTGGGCAAGTTTATGTTGATATACCCGTCACATTAAGCCCATCAACCAATTCACAAAATATAGATTGGGATAATGGTAATATACAAGTTGTTGATTTCCAAAGTGCTCCAACAGGAGTTACATTTAGTTTCTCAAACCAAAAAACTGGAGGAACATATACTATTAAAATAATACAAGGATCTAACTTAACTACTGTAAATTGGCCAACATCTATTAAATGGGAAAGTGGTGTTTCATTAATACCTACTAGTATCGACAACGCTTTAGATTTAGTAACTATGGTATATGACGGTACTGATTATTATGCGTCATTTGGTAAAAATTTCACATAATTATGATAGGACTTAGCAGACAATTTAGAGAAAAGAATGAGAATGATTATATCGAAATAAATATTAATGTAACTTCTCCACCCACAACATATAATTGTGCATTTACCCCCGCGCTTACAAACTATGGAGGAGCCAAATCTTACGATTTTTATCACGGTACTTTTGAAATTGATTGGGGTGATGGTAGTGATACACAAAATATAGATGATAGTCCATTCCTGGGACATTCTTATGGTGTTACTGGTAGTTATACCATAAGGGTATATGGTAGAGATCCCATAAATAGTTTCGGTGGGTGGCAATTTAGTGCACCAAGTGGGGTTGATTGGGGAACTTTGGATTTCTCAAATTATAATTATATGAGGAAATTTTATTTACCTAGCACAGCAACAGCTTCTATAATTATGCCAACACAATACTTATCTACTCCTCTTGGTAATAATACAAGTTTATACTTTCGAAGTAATAGTGGATCGATAAATATACAAGGTATTACGGATAGTACATTTGATACAACTCAGTGGGGTGGTTTTAATTCACTTTACACACTAGGTAGTACTGTTAATTTTGATAGGATAAAATTAAATGATGTTAATTCTGATTCAGGAGGTCAGTTTTTTTGGAGGTCAGATTTAGTGGCTGTTGGTCCAAGTGCTGGGGATGCGAACAACTGGGATGCTGATTTCACAAACCAAAATTTAAATAGTCAATTTCATATAAAGGGTACTGGTATAACTGGAGCCACAGGTAATATACAAAATATCTATTTTGATGGAACTTCCACAATGAGGACGATGAGTATATACGACACAGCAGTTAATGAAATTGATTTTAGTGTTCTTGGGTGGCAAAATAGTGTACAACTCTGGATAGATTGCCAAAACTGTCCGTTGTTACAAACTGTTACACTACCAGGAGCTACATTAGGCACTTGGTATATAATCCGATTCAATGATTGTGATTTAGTTGGACATCTAGATATGAAAGATTTAACCTTATGGGAAGGTCCTCAATTATATTTAGATGGATGGAATAACCCTAACTTAACCCAAGTAACAGCTCCAACTGGATCTAATGCGATAATTGTATCAGTAAAATATTATGGATGTGGCTTAACCGCTCTTAATGGGTTTGAAAAATTCACACAATGGGGTGATGTTAATAATGCCCGATATGAGGTGCATGATAATTCACTTGGTGTTGTAGAAGTTAATAAATTTTTAGTTAATGTTAATAATGGGTGTACCGCTGGATTCACAGGTAGACAAATAAACATATCATCAAATATAGCTCCAGATGGAAGTTCTGGTGGTTATGATGGAGTAACGGCTAAGAATGATTTAATAACAAAGGGGTGGATAGTAACAACAGATTAAAAAATATACATAGTTTATGAGTGTAGGGACATATAGTGTTGGTAATAAAGTATGGTCTCATGACTATTAATAAACTTTCGTTGTTCTTTAACAGTCTTAAATGTGATTTTTACATCGATGCCCATCTATCACTTACTTTATTAAAATTTAAATATCTTATTTGTTGCATAATAGTAATCTATCCACACCTATTGCAAACCCTACTCCTCCTTTATAAGACCCACCTCCACAAATTTGTTTAGCGGCTCCCAACTCAGGACAAGCGATTTCGAATCCTTTTCCACCATCATAGTAATCTAGACCTCTTGTTGCTTCTGTGTTTAGTTCATAATTTTTTGTAACTAATTGAATTAGTTTAGTAGCAATTTCAACCATCTCGTCTGAGTAATCTTTACTTGGATTCAAGACTTCAACACCAAATTGTGTAAATTGTCTCCATCTACCCCTTTGCGTATTCTCTCCACGAAAACATTCTCCTATGTAGAACATCTTAACATCTTTGTCAAATTTCATTCTATTAGAAGCTAATTGTTGAACAATTGCTGTGTATTCTGGTGATAAACATAAATCTCTGTTACCTCTGTCTTTGAAGTTATACATCATATTTTGGTTTTCATCACCAACCTTCAATTCGAAAGTTTCTTGCTTTTGAATGATAGGTATCATAATTTCTTGATATCCATAAGACTCAAGTATTTCAATCATATCATTAAGTAAAACTCGTTTACTCTTAGCTGTTTCCGCAAAAAGGATTCTTGTTCCTTTGTAAGTACTATCAATTTTAATTTCCATCTTTATAATTTTTTAATCATTTATTTTTTGCATAAAAAAACCCAGTCAAAATTGACTAGGCTATACATATATAATGTGTAGCTGGTATTAACCCCAGTCAATCATAATTTTATATGTGTGTAAATGTTTCATTATGTTACAAATATAGGTTTTTTATTGTTGATCACCAATCAAATTTAGATTTAATTCTATATTTTATATTTTTTAATAGGGTATGTTGGTGAATTTTAATACCTTTTTCATAGGTATTTTTGATTGTTTTAATTAACAATAGATTTTATAGATTTGATTCTTTTATCAATTTCGATTTTATCATTTTCTAGTTTCTCAACTAATGATAGTATCCAATCTTGGTCTGTTGGTAATGTAGCTTCTCCACCATCTAAAAAAATTTCATCACCTGTTAATAACCAAATACCCTTAACTTTCCTAGACAAACTACTCTTACTAAAAACCTTAAATGGTTGATTATTCCCAACTATTATAACTACATCACCATCTTTAATTAAATCTAATCTAGTTGAATTCATATTAATATTAATTTTTAGTAAAGCATAATCCATGAGTTATCGGCTTACCACCTTTTATAGTAACAAAAGTCATATTAGCTGAGCAAATTTGTTCTACCTCACCTTTCAAATCTTCTCTCCTTACCTTTATACGTATTTGTATAGATGATTTACCATAAGCTTTAATAGTGGCTTCCATAGTTACCAAATCACCAATAAAGGCAGGTTTCTCAAAGTTAATCCTGTCAGTTGAAGCAGTTACTATCATGTCAATATCGATACCATAAGTAGCTCTTCTAGCTATTTTAGCACCAGCATAATCCATCTCATACATTAACTTACCTCCAAATAGTGTATCATTACCGCCATTATCCCTTTTATTGAAATTACAATCTTTGGGCATAACCGTAAAGGAATGATATGCTTGTTGTTTATCTATCTTATACATCATATTATCCACCGAAAGCTGCTGTTATAATACCATTAGATACTCTGAAATTTATTCTAGATCCACTAACAGACATATCTAACATTACAGAATTACCATTAGTTTCAACTATTCTAACTACAAATCCACGTTTGCGAGCTTCATTTGTTGCTTCTTCCAATGTTTTCCCAGTATAATCACGCTCTGTTATTATACCACTTGGTTTAAAATCACTCATATTTAACTATTCTTTTTTTAATATATACAAAAAGTACAAAAAAGTTTTATGATATTAGACTATCTATCGTTTATTAATGAGTCAAACGGTTCTATAATTATAGATTGTTTTTGACATAATGTATATATAAAAAATATAATACAATAGAAATAAAAAAGACCCAGATTACTCTGAGTCTTTATCTTTCCTAAATTATTTTGTTAATTCTCTGAAAATTTCAGAAACCATCTTCTTGTCGTTGAACCCAGCGAACTCCTTCATAACAACACCCATTTTAGTGACACCAGAGTTTACAAGCTCAGTTAACTTTTCAGTTACTTCTTCTCTTGACATTTGTTTTGGTAAGTAAGCTTCAACAATAGCTAATTCTAGAGATGCTTGAACCCCACCATACTTAATAGTTTCTTTTAGAGACTTAGCTGTTTTTAACAAAATAGCCATTACTTCTTCATCAGATAGTTCTTTTATTTTGTTTTTTTCAATTGTTTGGATTTCTCCCTTAATAACAGAAAGTAAACTCTTTGCTACTAAATTTCTTTCTTTGAAAGCTGTCATGTAGTCTTTGCTAATTTGTTCTCTTAGTAACATATCTATTTTTATTATTTTTTTTTCAATTAAACTATATGATAAAATCATATTATCTGATATAATTTTATAATTACCCCAAAACATTTTATCAGGAATAACTATCCCCTTATGAACTTTATCATTATATGTAAAAATTATTCTTCTCATATTCACAGAAATAATATGAAGATTCTGGAACTTCTGTCAAGTATGGTCGGAACCCTAGAACCTTCTGCTTGACTTTTAGTGACCTCATCACTTAGGATTACCTTTTAATGGGCTCATCACCCTTGGTTGAGTAGTGTTACCTTTCTACTCGTTTTAATCTTCATAGAGTTGGGATTATTCATTTAGTTATTTGAAGTACTTTATCACCAACACATTTTAAGCACCTACATCTTTACGTATTATATAGTTATATACAAGGTGGTTCACTGGGTTTATCAAAGATGTTAACTTATTTAACAGCTACTTACCACCATAATTTCACTAAAACTCATCCATATTATATATACCCAAATCCTTTTAATCGGTCTCCGGATGGAAAGTCTAAACTTATCTCACGATATATTATCTTAGTGACTTTAAATCTTAGACAAAGATAGTAATAAAGTTTAGATTTATAAAATAAAATTTAATATATAATAACATGAAGTATTTATATCTATATGAGGCGTTTGATTCTGATGCAATTTCTAAAGTATTAAAATATGTTAGTAAAAGGGTTGGTAAAAAACATTCTAAAAAGTTTGTTATTGGGTTAAAAAGTATTTTGAAAAATTATGATTACCCAATTGATAAGATATCAGATAATGATGTTGAATATTTATCTGCTAAAAAAGCTTTATTAATAAACTCAGATAATGAAGTATCAAATGATAAAGGTGTTTTTTGTTTAAAATTCTGGTTCTCTTTAGAAGATGGGTTTATAGGATATACTGGTGTTGGTGATAAAAAGATGGATGATTTTATCATGTGGCAAAGTAATGATAATAACAAAAGAAATGTTATGACAAGTGAAATTGTATCATATATAAAAAACACATTAAATATAAAAACCGGAACATTAACTAAAATTGTTGATTATTATGATCTTAAACATGGTGATGATATTATTGGTTGTTTCAATAATTCACTAAGTTTTGATAGCTTTTCTAAGGGTAAAATATATATAGACACCAATGCCCCACATCCACAATTATATGCTATACAAGATGTTTCTTCGGGTAGCTCACCCCCTAATAACGATTGGAAAAATTGGGGATCTGATTCTTCAATAGGAATTCCAAATTGGTTGGGTGGAAATCATATGTATTCATGGTCATTAGGTAACCCAGGTAGTATAAATGATGACCATTCACTGGTGTATAAATATACAGAAGGTGCCTATCCTTTAATTATTAGTGATTTCGATAATAAACCTGAAGAAAAAATAGATAGTCCATTTATATTTAATTTACCATTAAGTGGTCGTGGTAGATTAAAAAATTGGTCTAAATATAAAGATGAACACACCTCACTTTATAATAAAAATTGGAAAGATATTGAAAATGCTGATTTTGCAGTTGTTATATATCTAGATAAAATGTTAGATGCTGGATTTAAGAAAAGTTCAGAAACTAATAATGATAGAATTGTAAATAGACTAGGAGCTTTAAAATTAATGAGTGATAATGATATTAAAAACGATAATATTAAAAGATATATAGGTATTTTGGTTTCCAAAATGGGAATAAATGTAAAGTCAATAGACTTGAAAAATTTACAAAAATTTATATCAACAACAATATTAGGAGATTATTCATACTTCTCAATTAATAGTAATAGACCAGAATTTGGAACCTATGTTGAGCAATTTTATAAGTCTATTTTGACTTTAATGGTATCCATTAAAGATGAATATAGTGAAGAAAGAATTAAAAGAAATTTTAATAAAGTAATAATTCTTTATGAAGATAGTAATGAAAGATCTTCTTTTTATAAAAATAAAATATCTAAAAATTATCAGACATATATAGATATACCAGAAAAAGGCAAACAATTTGATCTACTAAATGAATATCTTAAAATTTGTAAATATTTAGGTTCGTATATAAAAGATTACTTATTAAAACAAGAAATAAATTCTATTGAAGAATACATATTTTTATGTAGCAAAGTTGAGTCTATTAGAAAAGTTATGATTAATAATTTATTTAAGCCAGAATCCACACCTATAAGACATTGCTTAGATAAAATGTTTTCTAATTCATCATCACCAACGGGAGTTATAGATTATATGAATAATGATAGTAATATTGATGACATTGATATAATGAAAAATGATTTAGAAAGATTGAAAAATATAGAAAAGTATATAAAATCTATATTAAATTAATTATATCTTTTTTTCTATCATCGATTTCATAAACTAATGATATACAATCTCGTTTCAATGATTTGAATTTATTTATATTTGAGTTGTCTTTGTCTTTAGACAAAAGACTCATAATTTCAACATCAATTGATTTTATTTCATCCTTTAATGATTTCCTTATTTCTGATATTTCTATTAATACATCTTCCCTTACATCAATCAAAAGAGATTTGAAATATGGGTTATTAAGTATTTTATTCTTATAAAAGACAGAACTAGATTCTTTAAGAATTCTTTTAAGATTCTTAAAAACTTCTTCTTCATTATTTGAGTTTTCTAATTCCTCAAATAAAAAAATAAATTCTTCTTCTTTAGACATTATTATTTTAGATTTCTTTGAAGTTCTCTTTTCATATCCTTCTCTTTAATACTCTGCCTTTTATCAAAAAGCTTTTTTCCCTTAGCAACACCAATTTTTATCTTAAGCTTATTTCGTTTAGTAAAAATAGTAAGTGGAATACAAGTTATACCTTGGTCTTCTAAACTTCTACTTATTTTATTTATTTCTTTTTTAGTTAAAAGTAGTTTTTTATCACGATTCTCATTATGTGGTTCGGAAATATGAGTTTGTGCATACCTTGCTACCTTTAGATTCTTTATCCAAACCTCACCACTTTTTAAGTATATGAATGAATCAGATAATGTTACATTACCCATTCTTATAGATTTAACTTCACTACCCATAAGCACAACACCAGCTTCATACTCATCAAGTATGTGATATTCATAATATGCTTTTCTATTTTTTACTATACTCATGGTATATTTAATTAAGAACCTTTTCTAATTTATAGTTTCTCTCTAATGGTAATAAAATTTCTTCAAGTGAAACATTTTCACCATCCATACCATATCGATTCTTCATTATGGATATATATGGTTTCTTTCCAAGAAGTTTATCTGTTATATTAGAGTCTTGTATAACAAACGCTAAATCAGAAATCATTAGTGTAGAATCACCACCAGTAAAATTATGTATCTGAAACTTACTTGAACTCTTATACATTGGGGTTGTTATTATTAATTTATAAGGGGTTTCTATAACTTCTGGTTTGTGACTTTCTGGATCATCAAAATCAAGACCTAAACTTTCTTCTTGTATTTTGTTGTATGCTTTGAACATATCTGTTCTGATTTTCTCAATCATTTTCCTTATAACCACTGAAAATCCCATACCATCAACCTTACTCGAATATCTCACATCACCTATATCCAACACAACATACTTGAAATAAGGAGAATCTCCCAAAATCTGTGTTAGTTTTATTTCTCTCAAATAACTAACGAAACTGAAGGATGAATCTACTTCACCAATTTTCAAGTGTGGTAATCTTGAAATAAATTCATCCTTTATTCTTTCACTTTTATAAGTGTATCCTAAAACTGAAACATCAGACTTATCAACAAGGTCATATAAATATTCAATTGATTCCATTTATTCAGAAATGTGCTCGTTAATCATTTCTGTTAATTTTTCTTTAGTAATCGCACCAACTGATTTATTAATAATCACACCATCTTTATAAAGTAAAATAGTTGGGATGTTTCTGATACCAAGTTCTTTCACGATATCTCTATTTACATCCGCTTCTAATTTACCAACTGATAATTTACTTTGAAAATCAACTGATATCTGATCAATGATTGGACCTATCAATTTACAAGGTCCACACCATTCAGCCCAAATATCAACAAGAGCAAGATTGTTATTTGATAAGAAATCCGAATAGTTACTATCGTTTAATTCTGTTATAAACACTACCATAATTTTATTTTATTTTAAGTTATATTTAGTAAATCTTCAAAAGTTTACTAAATCATCTAAATCGGAGGTAAGACCGGTATTAACCTTTTCTTCTCAAGATAGAATTAACTTTACCTCTTGTATCATTAATGATTTCTTTTCTAACAGACAATTCTAATAATAATGAAGTTTGTTCGTCCAACACCATATCTTTATCTACTTTAACTTTCTCTAAAATTGAAATAGCAATAATTGGATCGTCTTTGAATTTATCAAGTAACTTCTTAACTATTATTACTTGTTCAGATAATTTAATACCCTTCAAGTTAGATATTGATTTTGGTGCAAATTTACAAAGTCTATTTAATAAATCAATATCTTCGTTATTAACTTCTTTATCAAAGTAATTAGGATCATCAAAGAAATAACTTAGCTTAGACCAAAGTTTTACTTTTTCATCATCTCCATAAATATTCCTCATATAGAATAAGTAAATACCAGATAGAAAAATATTACTTAGATTGGTGTCTTCTGAAAAGATAAGTGGTCTTCTATTTTCAAAAATATCAGAGTGTTTATGATCTTTCATTTCAATACTTTTAACATAATGTAATTCTGATTTATCACCAAACTTAGTAAAAACATATTCTTCCATTTCTTCATCGCGACATAGAATAAAATGTTTTTTAAGTAAATCTTCATTATCCTTATACATATCAAAATATCTTTCCTTGAATCTTAATTTAATCATATCACTGAACCTATAATATAAAGCGTACTGTAATAAATTACATTCAAACTCTTTTAATTCAACATTCAATTCTTTTGATTTTTTAGCTAATCTAACAGCACTATGTGATGGAGTCATTAAATTAGATATTCTTAACTCACCCGTTTCTAAAAACTCTTCAAAGTCTTTTGTCCAATAAAATTTATCCTCATCAATAGAGTACCCTACTTTAGTAGCGTTTATATCAAATGAGCTAATTACAAGCCCGGGGTCTGTTGTATTCGATTGATAGGTTATAGTATTGAAAATACCGTCTCTTAAAGATTCAGAAATGGTGTAGAAATCCTTGGTATACGAAGAGAATTGAATCCCTGAATAATCTTCGTAATACTTTAAGTCCTGATCTTTATATTTAAATAGAGTTTTGGTATTATCATCAATCTTATCTATCTGCTTTTCGAAAACGAAAATATCAATATCATTGACAACTGCTTTGTTACCAGAAACCAATTCCCAAATTATATTAGCAATTGATCCACCAGCGACAAATCCCTGTAAGGGTAAACCCCATTTTGACTTAATTTGGTCTATAGCTTGACGACCAAGGTTTTCTACGTCCATTGTTTTAATTTTTAAAGGTACATTTCATCTATTTCATCAAACTCATTTTGAGTTTGTTCAATAAGAATATGGCGGCCATTTCTAATTTGTGATTTAATAGTTGATAGGTTTTTACCAAGTTGGTCTGCTATATCCTTATATGCCATCCTGTTAATTTCTCTCATTTCAATTACCGTTCGATACGGTTCCTTTAATTGCTTGATTCTACTTTTCATTATAGTAGCCTTTTTATCAAAGACATTATTAACAACAGTTTGGTTTGATGTGTCGTCTTCTTCTATGAAATCTTTCATAGTTGTACCCTCGTTATCAAATTCAACATCTAATGATACTGACTTCTTAGAGACCTTAATGTTTTGTAATGTTAGATTTTTTGCGATTGTGAAAAGCCATGTCGAGAATTGTGATTTCTCTCTGTCATACTTTTCGATTTTTTCAAGTGCTGTCATGAAAGCATCTGTTGATAAATCCTCTGCTTTCTGAGGGTCATTACAAATTCTTCCTGTGAAATAAATAAGTTTTGGATAGTACTTTTGGTAGAGTTCGGTAAAATCTTTACCTGTTCTTTCTCTGAATAATTTCTCTTGATCAGAGAATGTAGTTATTGCATCTAATTTCATATTTATGCTTTTTGTTTTTAATTTGACTTCAACTTTTTTAGTCTTGTCAATCTTTTTATTGCCGTTAATTGTACTTACTTATACCCATTATATATTAAAAGTTGTTTCCTTTATTAACAAATATATCACTTAATTTAATATTGTTTCCAACTTTTTATTTCTCTCTGTTTTAATCACTTCGCTTAATAAATCACTACCAAATAAATCTATCAAAGCATCTCTTTGATTTAATATATCATATTTTGAATCGTATGGATTTGGTTCTGGTTGGTTATTAATTAAATACTCAAACCATTCTTCTTTTGAATTAATATCTGTTACGGGAGCATTCCAATCCTTTGTTATAACAGAACAGTTGTCATAACTAGGTAATATAAGTCCTTGATGATTGACCTTAACCATATCTTTAGATACTAAAATGTGATCATTACATCTCAAGTCAAACAAAGTTGATTTATTCTCAGTTACTAAATCAACTATTTTTCTACCGACTCCTATTAACTTTGATTCACCATTTACATAAACGTGTAACATAGTTCTCTTCGATAAACTAATAGGTTTATAATAATCTTTATCATAAGAACGTTTATCTCTGTGTATAAACCACATCTTTCTTAAATAACCATTTGTGTCATAAACTAAACCACTATTAGTACTCACAAGATCATACTGCTTACCCCATATCAACTTACCATTTTCTATGAATGGTAATATTTTAAGGGTATCTCCATCTTCTATATTATACATACGATTCAATTTCTTTTAATGTTATCATTTTAATATTTTTTTAAGTTTATTATCTCGGCGTTTATCAAGTGGAAGAATACTAAAATTTCCTTTATTGATTCTACAAAGCTTCCCTTTATTTTCATCATCATTACAAGTCCAAACTCTTCTTCTTTTCTGGTCTTTATTTTCTGCATAATGTGGTTGACTAACTCGATATCTATTACCAATCGTTAATCTTTTATCATTATCTTCTGACTCACCACCCATGTAATACATTTCGGTGGATTTATCACCCGGTACCCAGATATACCGTATATGTGTAAATCCTATCTCCAATTTTACCATATTCATATTATTTTTTAGACCAATTATCCCAAAACTCAGCACTACCTTTACTCACAGAGATATAATCACTCTCTGGTGTTATTCCAGCATTCGATAATTTCTTTTGGATTTTGTTATAATTGGATTTTATTTTATTTTTTATGAATTGTACTATTTCATCTGTTGCATCTCCGATTACTTTCCAAACTATATAATTCATATTATCCTAATATCACTTCTAATTGTTCAACTGTTATAACCTCAATATCTTGTCCAGAATCTTTTAACTTGATAGCTTTATTTTCTTTTGATGATCCACTTCCAGTAGCCTTTACAACTAAGTATGATGTGTTTTTAGATACACCACTACCAATCTTACCACCTCTTGATTCAATCACTTCATTCAAGTCTTTTCTACGAACTCCTGTGAAGACAAATTGTTTACCAATTAAATCATCACCAACGGGAGCCACTTCGACCTTTTCTTCGATAGTAACGGGTAAGTCTTTTATGAACTCAAAGAATTCATCATAAGAATCAATGTAAGATTTTGCTGACTTCTCAGCGAATCCATCAATCACCATTACGTTATCAATACTAGGCTTTTCAGTGAATTGTTCTAGTAATACTAATTTCTTACTTCCCAAGCCTCTAAAGATACCTGTAGCGTGTTGTAGTTTACTCAATTGAACGTCTTTAACAGACTTTTGAATAGAGTTGAACACTATACTTGACTTTCTTTTCCCGAACCGGTCAATCTTCTCTAAATCAACTTTTGTGAGGTTTAGAATGTCTTTTATTGTTGTATGACCAGCTTCCCAAAGTTGGGTAATAACACCCTCTGATACATTATCAGCTTCTAGGATTTCAAAGAATGCAACATTCTTTTTTAATTTTTGGTCGTCTGTTTCTGTTAATGTTATTAATTCAATACCAGCTTCATTCCAACCAATATCAACACCTTCGATTGTAGGTTGTATGAAATCAACAGTTTCTAAAACATCAACGATTAATGGTATAACCATACCACTACGTTTCACTAATACTTTAGCACCAACTCCGATACCCATATCTTTTACAAAACGAGCGTTGTTTCCAGTAACATTAGATACTGTAACACCATCAAGTTTAATAGGAGTAATGTGTAGAATAGGTTTTAATAAACCTTGTTTTGAAATATTCCAAGATATCCCGATAACTTCTGACTCAGCAGTTTGCTCGAAACTTGGATGTTTGAATGCTCTTGCCCAAACTGGATTGTTTGAGGAAGTTTCTCTACCCAATCTATTTTGTATTGATATATCGTTAATCTCAATGATTAAACCATCAATTTCATAATCAGGTGATAATTTATGGAAAAGGTCAATAAGTAAATCTTCTGTTAATTCTGAAATCATACAGATATGGTAATTAACTTTTACTCGTTGACCATTATTTAGTTCGTCAATTATTTCTTTTTTTGTGCTAAATTTAGTTCTACAAATAGCACCATACTTAATGTAATCACAATCTTTTAGTGATTCACTAATACTTTTTGAATTTAGTAAACCAGCAACAAGATTTCTTGGGTTAGCGAAGTCTTTTGAATAATCATCTTCAAATTTTTTCTTAGCCATCATCACCTCACCATAAGTATATGTAAATGGTAAAGTATTAACATCTTCATGTACATCTAAATGATTACCAATCAATTTATAATGTTCGTCTGATTGTTGTCCAAAAGTTCCATCACCTCTTGTGGATGAAGAATTATCCAATTCATTCACACAAAGAGAAAGACCATCAAATTTAGGAGTTATGATAACTATTTCGGATTTTGAAATACCTTTAAGACGACACCAATCATTGACATCATCCATAGATTTAATTTTATTCATTGATGCCATATCAATGGGAAGTCTTCTCTTACGAGATTCATCAACAACGACATGACCTACTAAAGATAGTAAATCATCATCTGGTGATAGTAAAGCTAATTCTTCAAGTAATGTATCATACTCAGAATCAGACATAATAGGATTACCTTTTCTATAAGACGCATTGGCCTTAATTATATTTTCTTTTAATTGTTCTATCATATTACAAATATACTAATTTAATTTTAATTAACCAATAAATTATTCAATTTAACCAATAAATTACTAAGCTCGAATAGTTTTATAACTACAAATATATAAAATTAAAATTAAATAGTCAAAGAAATAGATAAAAATTAATATATAAACAAAATCAAAGATAGACAAATGCCGATTCAAAGTTCATTTCCTAAGGTAGCTGACCAAGTCATAACTTATAACAAGAACATTGTTGATATTTTATCAAAAATCAACACTCTTACAACTACGACTGATTCAACTGTTAATATTCAAATTTTTGATGAAAATGGGGTTTTAAGAAATTTTTCTTTACCATCATTTACATCATTAAAAGCTGAAATTGATAGATTGAATAATAATATTAATTCACTTTATAGTATAGATGCTGATGGAGCACTTATACAAACAAGTAATCAAAACAAATTTAAGAAGATTATAACTGTTGATTTAAACAGAGAACCTAATTCAGTTAATAGTCTGGGTAGTATTTCTAACTTTAAGTCTGATGTTAATTGGTTTTTTGATAGTTTACTTGATCCATTACTTTCTGTGGAAATTGATTTATCAGGAAAGATAGAGGATAATGTAAGAAAGTGTCAATCTAGAAGATATATTGTTGATTTTGCTAAAGATGTTGCTGGTAACCTAACAAATTTAGGCCAATCAGCTCTTACTAGCTATAATAGTTTATTCAGAGGAAATGCTAATATTGTTTTTTCTGATTTTGAATCTTGGCATAAAACAACACCAGGGTTGGTTGAACCGAATAACCCAAGGTATGATGAACAAGTTTTCGATTTACAACCTAATAGTTTATTATATGATGGTGAATTTTCTGTATTAAGAATACAAGAAGATAGATTAAATAGAAAACTTTGGTATGTACTAAATACATTAGAATATATTATTGTTGATACTACTGAGGTTCAAACCTTAACCGAGGGAGATGAAGTAATTATTAATTCTCAAAGAACATCATCAAGATATAAAGTAATAGAAATATCAACAGCTCAATCTAACCCAAGAGCTAGATTTGAAAGAGTTGAAGGTATTGAAGTAATTCCAGTAGCAATTGGAGCATTGAAAATATACTCACCGGTTATTTATACTAAAAATGTGAGGATTAGTATTGGATATAATGAAAGAAATATTGTTTTCTTAAAACCGATTAATGCAAATAACCATTTAGTTGCTAAAAAATGGAGTTTAGGTACTGGGTTTTATACAAATGATTTAAGATTAGAAAACGAATCAGATTCAAATGGGTTAACAATGGAACAATTCTATGTTGATTATGTTTATGATTATGGTGAAGTACTACAAGATTTGGTTGCTAAAAAAACACCAAGTAAATTAGCTGGCACACCAAATTCACCATCATTAGTTAATGATAATTTCAAGGTTGTTCAGGTTAACAAACATTTAACTGATACACCAGATGGTAACCTTATAAAGCAAAAACATAATTACCAACTTTCACTTAAATCAGAAGTTATACAAATACAAGATGCTATTTTAGATAGAAATAAAAAATTGAGATATAATAAATTTAAATCTAAATCTTCTAAAAAGCAATCTAAATTAGAAATCACGGAATTAGGAAGGAAGAAAGTCAGTAAATCTAAATTACTAGCATCTGTAACAAAAGAGATAATTGAGTTATCAAAAAGTCCTTCTACAAAAGTTGAACCTAAGTTTAGAGTTAGGGGATTCTGGACAATGCCAGAATCAGTTGTAACTAGAGGAACTAAACCACAAGAAATTGTTCAATTTAGAGTACAATATAGATATGTTAGTAAGGATGGGCGAGAAACACCTATTGAAACTTTCCAAGTTAATAACACACAGGAAAGAGCTAGTTTCTCTAACTGGACAGAATTCAAAACTGATGCTAGGAAAAGGACATATAATAAGGAAACAGGAGCATACTTTTGGGAAATTGAAGATATAGAAAATGCTGATACACCAAACATAAACCAAATGGATATTGCAATAAAAGCGAATGAAAGAGTTGAGGTTAGAATAAAGTCTATATCTGAGGTAGGTTGGCCAGAATCAGCAGTTGAGTCTGATTGGTCTGACATTTTAAATGTAGAATTTCCTGATGATTTAAATAATGTTTTAAACGATACTGATTTTATATTACAAGAAGCTACTAAAGAAGATTTGATTGTTAGTATGGAAAATGAGTTATCAGCTAAAGGTTTAGATGATCACTTATCTGATACAATAACACAAAATTCTAAAACATTTCATCATGATTCCACAAAGATATTGTCTGGTTTTAGAGATGAAAATGGTATATCACTTGATTTATTCGAATATATGAAAGGTCTTGAGGATAGAATAAGAGGACTTGAAGAGAAAATTAAAAGATCTAAAGGTGAACTTGAAGTTATTATACTTAGAAATAACCAAGAATATATTGTTAGTAATGGATCAGAAACAGTGTTCAATGTAGAATGTGAAGATTATCTTAATAACTTCACCGGTCAAGGTATACCTACTGGTAGAGTTTATGCTAATGACATCTACGTAATAAAAGATTTCGTAGTAAAGCTTAGAAATAAAGCTACTGAATCACCACTTGGGTTATTATCAAATAGAACATATTTACAAAATTCTAATGTTTATAATACAGCAGTACCACAAGTATTCTGGGTTAATGATCAAGATGAGATGATAACATCTGATATTTCAACACAAACAAGAACACAATTAAATAATCAATTTATTTGGGGTATGAATTATGATTCAGTAAATGAAACAGAAGTTGCTAAAGTTTCCGAAAATATCGGAAACTCATTTACTACAAATGCAGATAATTCAATAACACCAATACTGAGTTCAACAGAATATAATATTGGATATAACGAAACAACGATATTATCATTTGTTGGGAATAATAAATCATTACTAGATTCAGCTAAATGGGTTGATTCAAGTGTTTCAGTAGCATCAACAGGAAAATTGTTATCAACTATACACCCAGTTATTAAGGATTTAGAAACTATTGTTGAATCAAATAGTGATAAGGTTAAGGTCGTAAATGCTGGTGATAAAAACTCACTAATTGTACCACTTAATATTTATTTCAAGATGAATGCTTTAGATAATAACCAAAATGGATTAAACTATGAATATATAAACTTAAATAGAAAAAATAGAACAGTCAAACACATTAAAAAAGTTCGATTCTTTTTGGAAAATGAATCTGAAAACAGACCTTTTATATTCACTATTAAATTTAATTTAAATAGAAACAAAGTCATTGTTAGAAAAACATCAAGGGCTATAAATACATTAGTAAGATAATAGATGAAAAGCTTTGGTTTACTCAGAACAAACGTAGGATTAACAACCAATATTAAGTTAATGGTTGATTCTAACTATTCACTTAGCTTGGATAGTATTGATTCTGCTGATGAATTATCTTTAGATAAATATAAAAATGTTTCGTTTATTAAAACAAATTATTATGATGAACTAATACCATATTTTTACAAGGGTTTGCCTAGTGAAATAGCTTATAGTATTAAATATGATAATGATGTTGATACAATGAGTGATGAATTTAGTGAGCAATATGATGAGATATATCAATATGGAGCTAGAAATATAGTAAGTAATAAAAACTATAAAGAAGAGTTTGAATATTTTGCTCCATTATATATAACTAATAATCTACCTAAGAAATTCATAATATTTAGAGTTGATGGACCTGGATTGGGAGTTTTATCAAAAGAGAATTTTACATCAGAGATAATAAATAACTTAAAGGTTATTAAACTATTTGATATGACTAAAGAATCTTCACTAGGAGAATGGTTAGATATTAATTTTGTTAATAATGAATTTTTCCCTTTAACACCATTGGATGTGGATTTTAGAAATCTTGAATTCTCTAATTGGAATGGTATTGATTATACTACTGGTGGATATACATCAAAATCTAAATTTATAGATGATATACTAGATGAGGAAAAAGAAATATTTGAACTGGATAAATTCATTTTAGATTCTTATCAAGAAAATAAAGTTGTTTTTCCAAATATAATGAATTTTACATTCTTATTTGATGACACACCATCAACACCTGATATTAAAAGAAAGTGGTCTTTAAATAGATATCTTGGATTTTACTTGGAAGATATGGAATTGACACAAACAATATCACCTTATATAACACCATTTTTAAGAGATGATGTTATTATATCGGATGGTAATATTATATATTCACCAACTAACACTGATCCATTTTATAATGAAGAGACAGGTACAGGTTGGGTATCTACTAGACCATTTTATGTAGAGTGTAATGGATCTTATTACAAGGTAGAAAGATTTGTTGAAAATGTTGGTGTTAGTTTACAAAAGTCTAAGAAGACTAAAGGTGTTAGGTTTATAAAAGAGTCATATCAACCAACAGAAGTTACTAGATATAGAATAATTTCTGATGTTGACTTAACCGGTAAGCAAAATGATTTAAATAAAAACTTTGGATTAATTGATGTTGATAATAAATTAATAGATTATAATATAGATTATCTTCAAATAGATGGATTTGAAGATGCTGATGTTTGGATGATAGAGATAGACGGAATTTTACATAACTTGATCGGGGATGGTGAATCAATAAAAATAGTTACTGATTATTCATTCAACTTCAACCAAAATGATTATGAATATACAGTAAGGAATGAAACTACTAAAGTTAGTATAATAGTTGATTATAATAACCAACCTAAGAAATTTAACATTTATAAATGTAAATTTAGTGATATCAAAGATTTTGATGACAGAATAATTGACACAGAATATTCAAAATATGAATATGAAAAAGAAGATGAGATAACATTAACGGATGAAACAAAAATGTATATGGAGAACTTATCAAGTAGATCCAACCCGAAAGATTTGGATGATTTTATCTATAAGGACGAAGTTGTTAATATACCAGTTTCATCTGAATATACAGCTAATTACGAAACATTTAAGATTGATGATGATGATTTATCGGAAATTTGGAGAAAGAATCCAGTCTATTGTAGATGGTCTTATCAAAATTCCACATCAGCTAATGATTATCCTTATTCCTTAAATAATTCTAATATGTTTGAAGAATTTAATAGAAGTGTTAATCCTTTTGATCCTGATCCAAAAAGGATAGAAAGAAATTTAGATTATTTTTATACAATAAATTCATCAACAGCTTCATATTTACATCACACATTACACATTGAAAGTTTTGATGATAATGGTGATATAGATACTAACTTTAGATTTGAATTGGATAAGTATTTAAATGTTGCTACATATTCTACTGGTAGTGCTTCATCAGCAACCTATTCTTTCGATTATTTCACATCACTATTTGACAGAAATACATATTTCAACAATTCTGATATTAAAAAGAATGTTAAAAAATACTCAGAATTTAATATTGGTGATAAATCAATACCAAATACAACTTTATTAAGAGGTATTGAATTTTCAATTTATGATGTTGAAAGTGTAACTCTTAATGATTCTGATGAATTGGAATCATTTAATATATCATCTAGTAATAGATTTGATGGTTATAAATTTTCTATTCTATTATCGGATAACAATTTTTCAATTGATGTTGATAATAATAATGTTACTGTATCAGATAATTTAATGGATTGGACGATAATAGATGATTGGAAAATGGATAAAGATTATGCTACTGGTTCTGTTGTTATATTTGATGATATATTATACGTATCAAACTCAAACGTAACAACTAATAATCCAATTAGATTATATTCACTTAGACAAGTAAAATCAGCTCCTTATAACCAATCACAGTGGGAATTTTATGACCAATTAAGTATCAGCTATGGTGCACCTATTCAATTCCTAGGTCCAAATAATATATTTTGGGAACCTAACACGACATATACTACAAATGATTTTGTGTATAATCACGGTGAGTATTATAAATATTCATCAGGTGGAACAGAAGATTTCTGGAACCCAGCATCATCTAGTACTGGTTATGATTTTGGTGATGTAGTTCTTTATAAAGGTAATTATTATATGTCGATGACAAGTAGTAACCATTATGATCCAAATTTCAGAAGAAAATTTGTTAGGAATAATCAATTTTCTACTTCAGGGTATTGGGTGGGTACACAATCAAGTAATCCAAGGTGGAAAACTATTGAACTTTGGAACCCAAGTGTTTCTTACCTAGAAAATGTATTTCCGGTTGGTACTCAATCAGTCATACACAACGATACTATTTGGTCTACAAGTACACCAGCGAGACCTGGTAATGAACCAGGAGTTTCTAATATATGGACTCAAGAATATAGATTAGAGCCGGATACTGATTATGTTTATCCAGGACAAGAAGCACTACCACCGCTCTACCCAATTAACCCTATTATAGATATGAATAATAGGTATTATCTTTGTAATTCTAATATATCTGATTCCACATTAGACAATGGTATTGTTATATACATAAATAAAAAGTGGAAAAATGTTTTAATAAACATTAATATATCTGATAACACACTTCCGAATATATCCGAGACTGATAGGGATGAACTTTATGATGATTTATATAAAAAGGTAACAGCTTATAACTTTATGGAGTCTATAAACGATATTTCTAATAAAAACGGATTTACTGATTATGTGAATTATGTAATTATTGAAGAAGATGGAACTTTTACCAGACACAATTATAAAAATAATATAGAAACATTACCTTATATGATAAAGTGTAATAATCCTGATTTATTTTCAACTAAAATTAAATCTTTAAGAAAGATACCAATTGAATTACCAAATGAATTAAACCCTAAAAAGGAATTATCAAATGGAAAAATTAAATCTTTAAATGATCTAAATTATTTCAATAAAATACCGATAGCATCTAATATAATCGAAAATCAATTTCGACCAAAAGTTTTTGAAAATTATCATGGTAATAAAAATATAGTCGCTGATAATATTTATAGATTTAGTGGATTCTATATGCCACTATTCTATGATTTACAAATTTTTGAAAAAAATAGTGAATATAAGACGAGTGGTAATTATAAATTTGATACTACCTTAACAGATTTTGGTATTATAAAAGAAAGGAAAATAAGGAAAATTAATAGAAAAGGTTCTGTATTAAAGTTGAGTGAAGAAGAGGATATAAAATCTATATACCCTATGGTTGATGAATTTGGATATGGTGTTAAAGACTTTTTCATATTTGCATCTACTTGGGATTATAAATACCATGTAGAAACTCTGAATTTACGTAAGAGGACGAGACCAAATATTCGAATAACAACACCACTAATTATCCCTAAAATAATCGGACAACCACTAATTATAAAAAAATTATCATAAAATGAGAAGAACCTATATATCACCTGAATATTATTACAATAATGTATATGGTACATTTAATATGGTAGAAGAAAGTAATTTCTTCGGTGCTAAAATGCTTGAAGTTGAAGATATGATACCAATAGATAAACAAGATATAATCTATTATCAAAAATTAAATAATGAACAAATAGATTTATCAATAGAATCAACATTATCATCTTATATTTACTCATCATCAAATGATAAATTGGATAATCATACATTAGTAATAGATGAAAGTCAATCTAAATACCAATTAGACAATAATACTAAATGGATAATGTCGATAAACCTTAATCAAATACTTTCAAATTATTTATTCTCTACATTAAAGAATTTTAGAACCTTTGAGGGTGTTAAAAACGGAATGAATAAATATAATGATGTTGATGTTGCCATAAGAGATTATATAAGGTATAATGTATTGAATAGATATAAGTATAAATCAATTGATTTATATGTTGATTATAAAGATATGAGAGACCAATCTTTATTAAGATATAAAAATAATTGGAATATTAATACACCGATATCATCTAAATTAACTAAAATTCAAACTGAAACAGCTTTTGATGGATCATCTATAAATCTCTTGTTTAATCAAGAGAAAGATAGTGCTATCTATAACTTTGATTATTATTTCAATATTTTATTCGAAAAGATATAAACTTATCTCTACTTTCATCATAAACACTTTATGAATAATGATGACGAGTTGTATAATAATTTAGTTACTTTACTTAAATTATTTAAAAATAGACCATATCACTTAAGCAAATATTTAATCGAAAATTCCGCTCTCGATACTAATTTTATTAGTAAAATTTTAAAAAGTGATAAGTTACAGGAACTACAAGAAAAAATGTCAAATGAAGGGGGTTATGAATTAACACCTATTTATTTTCCTGATATCTCTAAGATGGAAGAATTCTATAATTCACTTTCGAATATATCTGAATCAAAAGATAAAAAAGAAATATTGAAAGAGTTAAATCAAAAAATGATGGAACTATTGAAAGGTGAAAAGTATGAAGAAGCTGCTAGACTAAGAGACTATATGATAGAAAATAGAATTAAAAGAAATAATTAATTTTACAACTTTTCAGCATTTTTCAATAAAAAAACACGGAACTAAAAAAATATGAATATGATTAAAACAAAAAATGAAATGGGTAATCCCGACTTCGATTTATTATATAGTAATGATTCACTCGAAGATAAAATGAATTCAGAAGAATATAAAAGATTATCAGATCTTTATGAAGCAACTATTATGAAAATGCCAAAACCTGGTGAAGTTGTAAATGGTGAATACCAAGGTATTTCATCTGAACAATATGTTTTCTCAGTAGATGGTTTTAAGGATGATGTTAGAGTTGATGTTAAACCAGGTGAATCTAAATATCTTAGAGATATAGAAGTAGGAACTACAATCGATATTATTGTGATAAGTATTAATCACGATGAATTTTTCATCAAAGGTAGTGTATCAGCATTGTATGAAAGTATGGCACACGTTACACTTAAATCATTAAAAGATAACGAATCTGTACAAGCTTATGTAAAAGCATTAAATCCAGCTGGGTATGATATTGAGTTATTACACGGTGGAGTTGTTCTACCAGCATTTATGCCGAACACACTAGCTGGTATCAATAAATTACACGACCCAACATCAATTATTGGTGAAACTTTCGATGTAATGATTGAATCTTATGCTGAGAGAGAAGGAACTTACATTGTAAGTAGAAGAAAATATCTTCATAGTTTAATACCATCAGTTGTTAAAGAATTAACATTTGATGAATCTTACACAGGAACAGTGACCGGAACCGCCCCGTTTGGAGTATTTGTTGAGTTTAATGAATGCTTAACTGGTATGATACACAAGGCTAATATTAATCCAGAGTGGGAAAATAGAATATCAGAAATAAGTGCTGGTTTCCAAATTGAATTCTATGTTAAAGAGATAATAAAGAACGCTAAGTTCCCTAAAATTATCTTAACTCAAATTTTGAGAGAAACACTATGGGACACTATTAAAAATGGACAAGTTATCAAAGGTAAAATCAAAGATGTTAAACAATTTGGTACACTTGTTAATTTAGACGAAGAGACTGTTGGTCTTATACACACATCAGAAATGTCTAAGTTAAATAAATCTTTCTCTAAAGGTGATAATGTTAATGTGAAAGTACTTTCTGTTGACCGTCAAAGTAGAAAAATCTTCTTGACACTAGATTAATTAATAATTAATCAAACGAAAAACCCAGATTTATCTGGGTTTTTTTATGCTTAATTTTATTTATCACAAAAAGGTATATTTCTATATTAATATATAACTTATATTAAAAAAAATAGAAAATTATGGGTAATGTTAAAAAATTTAACGAATTTAATACACAAGCTATTAATGAGAGGATGCTTGATAATAAAGATAAAAAAAGGTTTGAGGAACAAGCTAAATTCGGTAAAAGGATTATCCGAGGTAAAGAACAAAAAACATTAATAGCTCCTAAAAATTTAACACCTGTTTTAAAAAAGTTAAAATCTGAGCTTACAAAACTTAAAAAAGAACAAAAAGGATGGAGGAATAACACTAACTCATCACCATATATGGGACTTGCTTCTATATATTTTCGAATATATAATATTTTAGATTTTGCTAATATAACTAAAGATGGTTTTGTGAAAACATATGATAGATTTATACCATACCCAGTTAATGATAATTATGATATTGATGTAAATACATTCGAACAGATTTGGATGAGGATTGTACAAGATGGTTATATATTTAGTCATGAATCGGAAAAATTCCCAACAGGAAATGAATATTTGAGTGAGTGGAAAGAAAAAGCTGGTGGTGATTACCAGATGTTGAAGTTTGGTTTACATAGAGGAGAGGAAGGACTTAGTAAGAATTTTGAAGATTTATTAAAGGATATACCAAAATCAAAAGTATCAGAACCAGTAGAGGTTAAACCAACTGAGAAAAAGACTCCTTTAACTGATACTGATACACCGGATGATTCTTTTGATATTACACCAGAAGAAGAAAAGGAAATGATGGGGAGGGGTTCGATAGCCTATGAATCTAAACTTATACATATTAATAAATTTACTAATTTCAAATAAAAAATTAGGAAATAACAAAAACAAACGGTGCTGGTGAATTAATATATGATGCTGGTAGTGATGAGATTTATCTATCTGCCTTTAGTGGTGCAAATGACGAAATTAACAAGAAACACCCGGAAATAAGTAGAAGAGGTTTAAGATTAGTAATTAATTGTATTAAAAGATTTAATAAAAACTCTAAAATATCACCTTCGGATTTTAAAATTGTTAAATAATTAGGAAATAAACATTAATAAAACCCTTGAATCGATTTGAGGGTTTTTTAGTTCAATTGGTAGGAAAGTATTTTTATAGCAACTTCTTCAACAAATTCTTTCATGTCTTTAATATCAATAGAATCAATATTATCTCTTTCGTTGTGACAATTGAATAACATTTGATAATCCAAATAAACATCTTCTTCCCATTTAACTTGAGATTTACCTTCTAATAAAGGTGGTAATGGATTAATAACACAAGAGTCTATACCATTTCTACGAATAGTAACAGAATCATTATAAGGAGTGTTTACAATAGGACAATCAAATAAAGACTTGATGTGCTCTGTTAATTTACCTGGATAATTACCGATGAAAAAGTGTTTACCACCCTTACCAGTTAATTCAAAATTTAATACCCATTCTATATCACCGTAGTAATTTTCGTTTATTTGCTCAGAAACTCTTTGAGAACCTAACCCACCAAACTCTTCACCATCCAATAGGACAACATTCATATTCGGCATTAACTTCTTAACCATTATAGCATTTATAACGGAAGCTGAGTTATCATTAGCATTATCTATGTTAGGATTGTTAACATCGTGATGTGCAACAACCATTCGATTTGATGTACCCTTTAATATTAAATTATAACCAACTCCTTCTTTAGAAGTCCAACCCCCATTTGTTGGGAATTTGTCTAATTCATATTCAATACCCTCTGAGTCTAGTAACTCCATAAGGAATATAACTCTTGGTGTTGGATTTTCGGGATCATTACTATGAACACCACCAACATTTCTTACTTTACAAAAGTCATATATTTTATTGTACATAATGTATATTTTTATTCAACTATTAATATACGTAATTAAATTTACATTAACAAGTTTTAATCTATTTTTTTCAAAATATCAGCAAGTGTCATATTTAAGTATGGATCAAAATCACTAGATTCTAATGAAAGTTTATCTCCGTGTTTATTACAACCCCATTCAATAACTGATAAATCATGTCTGTATGGATCTAAAATAGACTTAGCTAATATTTTCAACAAAACACCATCTTTATCATCAACCAATTCAATATTTCTTTTAACTGATTCTATTATGATATTAGTATCGTCATTATTTAATATGTGATTTAATGAAATCTCCCTTGCTTCATCTGAATTGAGTCTTCTAAAACTCCAAGAATTAAATTTCAACTTTCTTTTTATACCAACAAATTTAACATAATTTGTAGTTACATTTCTAGTAGTGTTATTATATTTGATATTAACAACACTATTAACGGTTGTTAATTCTTCAATTTTATACATACCACCCTTAACAAATGTTTTATATCTATCACTATTACAAACTAATATATCTCCCTTACTACAATCTTCAAATGTATATCTTGTTGGTCTTACTATTGTTGCCTGATAATCTACTTTAGCTATTTCTTCACCATTAGTATCAGTAAAGCTCTTAACACTAAACCTACCAATATTCTTAATAACTATTTTACCGTTTCTCCAAGAACTTCCAACTCCACTATTATATAGACTTGTAACTTCATATCTATGTCCTTTGATTAAACGTTTTGTTCCTTTTTTACAAACTACTATCATAACTTATTTATTTTCTTATTTTTACTAAATATTTATTCTAAATCTTTTTTAGATATTATTAATCATATAGTTGATTTTCTATTTGTTCGGATAACTTATCATATAGGTAAAAATTTATGATTTTTTGATCAGTATCACAAACACTATCTAAAGTATCTCGACCAATTAGTTCATAATTATGTATTACATATGTTGATAATTTATTTTTTTCTAATTCATCTATTTCCGTCTTAATAAGTTTATGTATTTCAGATAACTTATATTCTGTAAGAAATTGACATCTTTCTATTCTGCTATTAATAGGAGAAAATACGCTTATAGTTTGGTCCATTTTTTTATCCCATCCTGATTCAAATAAAATTGAAGAGTGGAAAATTGTATAAACCGAATTTGAATTTTTTTTATTGAATCTATCGAAAGCATTAAATATATCTTCTTTGAAAAAGTCAATAACTTCACCGAATTTATTATCACATCTTACTCTATCCATATTTAGGATAACATTATCGAAGTAATATTCACCCATTGATAATTTTAACTTTTTTAAAAGTTCGATATTATAATTAATAGCAAATCTTAACACAACATCAGCGTCAAACACTGGTATATGTATTTGTTTAAATAGCTTGGCTACTCTATCTTTACCTGAATATCTATTTCCTGTTAATCCTATATGAACCATTATAATTAATTTTATAAAACAAATATAGTAATAATTAATAAATAAAACAAATATTAATTGATTAAATGAATTATACCAAAGAAGAACTTGGGTTTATATTATATAACAATCGTTCTGTTAAAGGAGTTGTTAATAATTTTTTATCAGATGATATTAATCCATTTAAAATTATAAACATAGAAAGAAAATTTAATAAATCAAAATCTTTATATGTTTCTGATTCAAGGATGGTTGAAGTTAATCTTAGTGAAATTGATACTGAGTGTGATGATGTTATAGTGAATAAAGAAGATTTAGAATCATTAACAAATCTATTCATAAAGAATAAAGGTAAATTTAGTGAAAATGAATATAATTATCTAATTGGAAGAGGTTGTGATGTTATCATTGAAAAGTATGACTTATTAGGACTATCAAACATAAAAGATTATAAAAATCTAGAAACAATAGGAGCTACTTGCCACCCAACTCTTAAAAAAATATTAGTTGATGGTATAAAAAATGGTGGTATAATTATACCACTATTTGAAAATGGAGTTTTAGTAAATTGTGCTATCAGAAAAATAGCTATAGAGAACACAGATAAGAAATCACTAAAGTATTCATTAGCTTGTCCAGATATCCCAGTTTGGGGATTAGATAATATAAATGAAGGAGATGAGGTATGGTTAACAGAAGGAGTATTTGATATGATGGCTATACAAACAAATGGGGAGAAGTGTGTATCGTGTTCAAGTGCTATGTGGAGCGGGGTTCAATTATACAAAGTACTCAAAAAGAAGCCATCTAAGATAAACATATTCTCTGATAGTGATGAAGTTGGTTTAAGAACATCAGCCATATTAAAAGATTTTTTTATGAAAAGCTTTATTGATTGTGAAATATACATTAGTAAATCAAAATTAGATGCTTCGGATCATTTCTTTCAAATGGAAGATGGTTGGGATAATGTTGATAAAATAAATGTTACTAAAGATTTAATAGGAGATACCATCGATAATTCATTTGATTTTATAAATCATCTAAAAAATAGAAAATACTAATTAATATATACATTATGGCGATTAATCGGAAATATAGTGACTTTATAAAAGAATCTTATTATAGAAAGTCTAAAGTACCACAAAAGGTAAGTGATTTTATTATGGAACATAGATTCACTAGAGATAAGATGACTGTTTTAAGAGATGAGTTTACAGATGATGTTTTACTTTTAAGTGAATTTTATAGAACAAATTTTTCTGATTTGTGTAAAAAACACAACCTTACCCAATCAGATTTAGATTTAGATTACAATAATATGCAAAAATTACTCGATAGAAAGGGTTGGGATTTTGAAAGTATAAAAAATCTATTTTCTAAAGAGGTTGATAAACTTTGTGGTGATGATATATTTGGTGTTATACATAAATCACCAATGGATGTGACAAATGGATACATTGATTATTATTTATACAGAACTGTTGATAAATTAGGACTTGATAAAAACAAAGTTAGATTAGGTGGTAACGGATGGGTTGATTCTTTATACATGGATGAGGAATTACCAATAAGATATAAATATGGATACCACCATACACAATATGGTCACTTGATGCTAAAACAAGCAAACAGTAGTGTTGATGAATTTGTATTAAAAGTTACTAAGTTTTTGGTTTCTATGATGAAAGAAGATTGGTTAGATGACGTTATAAATAGTGTAATTAGGAGTAAGTATGAAAATCAAAACTATACGGATATTAGTAATATAGTGAGAAATAGTAATGTTAGAGATTTCGATAAATATCATATATTGGAAGAAGATAGAATTATTTTCTTCATAAGAGAGGCCGTTGAGGATTTAAACGAATTACTAAGTGAATTAAATGGTGGTAATAAAATCACAAATGAGGAATTTGGAAGTGAATTATCAAATTTATTATATGGGTTTGGTAAAGATATTGAGTCAACCGGAAACGAATTAATACTATACGGAGATTTCGAAAAGAATTTCGACCATCATTATTAAAACCAGATTGTGTAAATGACAGAACTAATATATAAATTATACTATAATAATAAACTAAATATTTTAACATGATAATAAATTTAAAATCACAAACAGATCTATCTGGATTCTATGTCGTATATGACGGATCAACTAATTTAGAGAAGCCAGGATGGTACGGAATATCACATTTAATGGAACACTTGATGTGTAAGAATTTCGACCACCTACAAGAAGATTTCGATAAAGATGGTATTGATTGGAATGCTTATACTTCTGGAAACGAAATTGTATTTTATATACAAGGTTTAGAAGAAAAGGTAAATAAATGGAAACATGAATTTGTAAAATTACTTGGTCAATTTAACGTTACTAAAGAACAATTTAAAAATGAAAGAAATATTGTTTTAGAAGAATATATGGATTGTTTTAATGATCAAACACAAACACATAGCTTAAATCTTTCTCGTAAATTATTTAATGATTATGATCCAATTGGATTAAAATCAGATTTAGAGAAAATGAAATTTATGGATTGTCTTAATTATTATGAATTACAATATGCTAGACCAACTAAGATAATAAACGTTTCTAAGGGTAAAGAATATAAAAATAATACAATTGATTTCGCCGAAAGAGAAATAGTTAAACCATTAGTTTATGGTGACTTCGAGACTGACCTTGAGTTAGGTAATGAATTTAAAGATAAAACATCATTGATAATGTTATCTCCTGTGATCGAAGAAGATTTTGGATATGTGCATTTTATAAATGCTATGTTATCTATGGGTCTTATGTCACCTCTTTATCAAGAGATAAGAGAGAAAAAAGGATTAGTTTATTACGTACATTGTTACTTATCTAGAGTTAATAAACAAGGTATATCTACTATCGCAACACTAACATCAAATAAGAACTATAAAGCTGTTGTTGAAGCTACTAAAGAAGTTTTAACTAAACCAGATAAGTATCTAACGAAAGAAAGACTTAACATATGTAAAGAATATTACTTAGTTAGAAAACAAAAAGATGAAATTCTTAGATATAAGAATGTTGGACAATGGATTAGCCCAGATGGATGGTCTGTTTATGACATTTTAGATGACGTTAACATGAAAAAGGTTAAAGAAGTTTATGATAAGTATTTTCAATTTGAGAACTTCCATATCTCTAGTGATAAAAAAGAGTTCAAGAAATAAATGATTGTTCCCTATCTAGGAGAAAAATCAAAGCTTTCAAACTTTATAACACCAAATATACCTACTGATATTTCTACTTATGTGGAGCCATTTGGTGGTATGTTTGGTATTTATTTCTCACTCAATATTAAAGATATTAAATACGTTTATAATGACTCTAATCATTTAAACTATAATCTGTTTCTTCAATTACAAGATTCAGAGTTTATTGATTTAGTTAAGGCGACTACTATTGATAAACTTTATTACCAAAACTCATTAAATAATTTAGAGAATAAAGATAAGAAACAATTAGCATTGGATTGGTTAATTGTATTAACTTGTTCACACCCACGAAAAATAGGAGAAGACTCATGGATAGGATCCGAGGAATTTAATATTTTTAAGTTAAAGTGGAGTTCTTATAAGAAAAAGGTTAATAAAATAACTGACATATTAAACATAGATTACAAAGAAGTTATCAGTAAATATGATTCTGAATCAACATTCTTTTATTTAGATCCACCCTATATGGATAAAGAAGATTATTACTTAAATCATAGCTTCGATAAAGAATCACATAAAGAATTATCAGAAATTATAAATAAAATTAAAGGTAAATTTATATTGAGTTATTTTTACTTTGATGGATTAAGAGAACTTTACCCTAATTGTAAATTTGAATCCAAGAAGACTATAATGGGTACTGAATATTTTATATCCAATTATTAAACCTTAAATATACCAGACTCATCAGACGAATCTAAAAACCTACCAAGTTCAATCATAACTTCATCGGGACCTAAGTGATGTGTAGAATCAACGTTTATATTAGATAACTCACCAACAGAATAAACACACCTAACACAATCAGGAACATCTTGTCTATTCATCATCTCTACAAAATAAGAATATATCTCTTTTGATATCTCTTCAACAGACTCAACAGTTGTTGTACAACCAGGATGAACAGTTATATCCATTGGTATAACTATACTATCTTTATAATCAGAATTTATTTGATTTACAATTTGTCTTATATTAGACTGTAATGAAGTTGGTGTACTACTTAATATATGACAATATTTTATCCATTCAGCATTATGTCCTTTTGGTGGACAAATCTTGACATAAATAACACCATAATCCATATTAGTAGTTTTCTTTAACCCAATCAACAAGTTTAATTAAATTCTCTGTGTTATTTGGATATTTATCTAAGAGTGATTCTAAGAACTTTAATCTACCCATCTTATACATTTCATCACCATAACCCTTAAACTCTTCGTGGATACCTTCCTCCCACATTAGAAGTTGATCAAAGTCTCTTTCAACTATGTTCATATCATAATTATTAAAAGATTCGGATAATAGTGTATTTGATTGGTGTGTTTTTGTATCAAGTATCATTTGATTAATTTCTTGTATATCTTCATTAGTCTTATCAACAGCACATTCTATAAAGAAATCTGCTGACTTTTCTTCGTTATCATAAGCCATTGGATCATAAATACAATCGTGAAAAAGTGATGTAATTAGGAGTTTTTCATATTGTTTTTCTGAAAACTTTGATTTATTTTCATTTATCTGATCAATAAGATCATTTAAGTGTGTTAATGTATGATAAGCTCTATGAGATTCATTCCACATAGCTAATACTGTATTAACATCACATTTTATATTCCATTTATTTAATAACTCCTGTAAGTCCATAAAAATTAATTCGTTTTTGTTATATATTAAATATTTTCTTTATACTTTGACACCTTGAGAATTTTTTATATTCCATGAAATGTTTCATCATATTCATTGAATTCATATAGGATTTACCCACTTGTCTCGACTTTAGTAAAATCATTTGTTTCATTCGAATATTCTTTTAATTTTATCTTTACGTCTATTATGTGGTTTCAACCTATTCATCATCTGAGTCATTTGATTCATCATATTTGATAAATTCATTGAAGTCTTACCAAGGTTATTAAATCCACTAATAATACTAGTATGGTCTATAAAATATGGTTTGTGTTTACTAAGATTTTCATCTAAATTAGGTAAAAATCTAATTTTCTTCTTAATATCATTCACCGTTGGTTTATATAATACTATCTCATTAAGCTTTTTCATATAAAAGTTTTTTCAATTTCTCTTTCCTTTTTCTAGATTTCAAAAAGGTACTACTCTCTCGTAATGCCTTATTTAGATTAGTCATTATCCAACTATAATCCATTAGTTTATTATTTGGTTTAATTTACTTTCTCTTCTTATACTCACTATCTCACTATTTATTAATTGATTTAAATTTTCAATATCTTCTAACATAACTGATGATTCTACTAAATTATCTAATTTTTTCTGAAATCTATCATTAAGTATTTGTGTAAACATACAAGTTGTTGTTCTTATTTCTATGAGGTCTGTTTTCCAATTTTCACCATCATACTTAGCATCATTTATTCTTAAATTATACCACAAACCCTTATCACTTTTATTAACAATGAATACATTTTCATCATTCACATATATCGGAAAATAATAATCTTTATCCTTTCTATTATGTATCCGGCCATTTATATTATATGATATTCTAGAATCTAATTTATAACATAAGTTTAATTTCTTGGGAAGTCTATAAAGTAATTTTATATTTCTAAAATAATCTGAACGACCTATCTTAAATATAGATATTATTGACGGTATTGATATCATCAATGCGAAAAATGGGATGACTATTGAAAATGCTATTAAGAAATGATATATTCCCATTATCCTAAAATTTGATCAATCTTATTATTTCTTTTCAAAGCTTTCTCTCTCTGTAAACGATCAGATATTTCAGATTCGGATTCAACCTCAACAAAATTACCCATCGTGTAATATTTAGAAACCTCTTTCACACACTCATCATAAGTTTTATAGTAACTACCGTACCCATCACCATACTTCACATTATAGTAATCTCCGGATTTATAAATATTATATTCTTTCATATTAATTTAATTAAATCATTTTTAACTTTTTCCATTCCATCACCAGCACCACCCTTAACGTGTTCAAAAAACGGTTTTCTCTGTTTATCAATAAAGAAGTTTATTTCAGATGGATCAACATAATATATCAGTGAATCTCCCTTTGTTAAGAAAGGTATAGTATTTGCAGGAGAAACTTGCATAGAAGTACCAACAACAACACAAACATCAGCTTCTTCTGCTGCAACGTATGCCTTTTCAGTATCTTTAGTAGATAAAACCTCACTAAACCAAACTATATGTGGTCTTAGTTGAGAACCTTTCTCACATTTATCACCTATATTCAAATCATCTTCCCAATCATATATTAATCTAGGATTTAATGTTGAACGAACTTTTGTTAATTCACCGTGTAAATGCACAACATTAGTAGAACCTGCTCTTTCGTGGAGGTTATCAACATTCTGAGTAACAACAGTTACATCAAAATCCTTTTCTAATTCAGCAATTATTTCATGAGCTTTATTTGGAAATACAGTTTTTAACTGTTTTCTTCGTTGGTTATAGAACTCTAAGACAGTTTCTTTGTCTTTTTTCCAACCATCAGGAGTAGCCACATCTTCTATCTTATGATTACACCATAATCCATTGGTATCACGAAATGTTTCCACCCCACTCTCCGCCGAAACTCCGGCTCCTGTAAATACTAAAATTTTCTTTTTCATATTATTTATACAAATATAGGTAAAAATGTTTAATACCTTATAGAAACTATTAACAAATTTATATATACTAAAAAGTTTGCAAACTATTAATGGCATCATTTTCATCTTTATCTAAAAATATTGGGAAATTAATTTCCACCAAACCTAGATTAATATCATCAGAGGATTTAAAATCTGCTGGTGATAATATAAAATTGGTTGGTGTTGATCCTCTCAAAAGCTTAGATTATCAATCAGATAAACCCTTTTCACCAAGATTATTAAATTGGGTAGAGCCTTATATAATAGGTGGTATAAGAAAAACCTTGTTTTATACTGAGGTAAATTCTGGATTAAAAGTTGGTGATAGAGTATTTATACTTAACGGTAATTATGACAATGATTTATTAATAAAATTAGATAAATATAAGAAAGGTAGGGATGGTTATAAAGTTATATTCATTGATAATTGCCAAGTTGTTTTAGATATTGATTATATAGGTGTTCCGGTTTGGCAAGATGATGATTTAGACCAATTTATAAAAGTTCGTAACGTTAAAACAAAAGAAGATTTCTTAAATGTTAATAGAGAGATAACAACTAGAGAAGGTAGTTTTGATTACAAATATAATTACTATCAAAATAGTATAATTTATACAGAACAAAATTGGGATCCACTAACTTCTTGGGGTCAGAATGATGGTTTAGTTGGTAGTCCAGGATTTTTTGTTAGAGATGACATAGATGGATGGACTAATATAACAACTGAGTTTATGTCTGGTTCATTTTCTTATGCACTTTCACCAACATACACAAATAATAACAAGGTTAGAATATTAAATGATACATTTAGTCATAGTTTTGGGGGTAAATCATTTGAATTCAAAGAAGGATTTACTTATGAGTGGGGAACGGCACCAGAGCACGATGCTGTACCAGGTACACAATCAGAATGGATAATTAATATTTTATATAATCAATCTTTGTTAACTAAGGGTAATTTTAGGAATGGTAATTTTAAAGGAGATTGGAACACAGGAGTTTATGGTAGACAAGATGAGAAAATAAAATGGGAAGGAAAAGGTTCTTGGTACAATGGAACATTATTAAATACTGAATGGGAAGATGGTACATTTGATTCTAAATATACATTACCAGAAAGTTATTTATCTGAGCTTGATGAATATGGAATACCTTACCAAAAGGTAAACAAACCAGATAATAATAACAAAGGGTTTAATTATATAATTGATTCTGAAATCAAAAAATCTGTTGTTAATAACGGAAATTTCATAAATACAAATATTGGTGGTGATATATCATTAACATATTCAATTGTCGAAAGTCATATTTTACGATATATCAACAAACAACTAGGAATAACACAAAAGTATAATAATACAGTAAATAAAGCATTCTTTGAGAATTGTCGGTTCGAAGATGCCTTTGTTAATAATTCAGAAGTTAAAACATCTAGATCAACAAATACAATGTTTAATAACATAAAGTCAGTTAACTCCAATTATGGTAAATCAGTTATAAAGAATTCAAATTATCTTAGTGATGAAATAATTAAAATATTGGATTATGATGAGTTTAACATTTCCGAATATAAATCTGGTGGTACATTTAGTTCAAGAGAAATATCACACAAAGTTTATAAATTTTATCTTAGTAGAAGTGATTTTGAAAGGTTAAAATTAAAAGATTCATTTTATATCAAAGGAATTAAAATAAATGATAATTCAAAAGATGTTATTAAATTCTTTGATGATAAATTCAGAGTTGGATCATGGACAAGGTATATTGATGGTTATACAACCACGGCTATTACACAACCTATTGCAGTAGCAGCACATTCTTTTTATAAAAGAGGCATAGAATATTCAGTGTTTTTATCAACTCCGGGAGATAATGAATGGAGATATACATCTGTTAACGGCACTCCAGGAAGTTACACTGATGTAGTGGATGAAAATTCTAAAAAGGGATATTCAATTGATGTTGTTGTTTCAATTTATGATATACATAGCCCATCAGGTCCTACTGATGTTGCTAAAGATTTTAACAGAAGTTCTGATATCACGTTATCAGATATACCTACTGTACCACAATATAATGGAGGTTTTATTAACATACCACCATTATTAGGAAATAATATAGATTTCTCAAAAGCTTATATTGTAGATTCTGAATTTGAAAGTGGTTTATTTGAAACATCAAATTGGAATAGTGGTAGACATATTGATTACAATAATGATATTAATATTACGACACCCACAACAGAAGGTGGTTATTATAATTTAAGTATATCAACATTTAGTTCTATATTAACAGCAACAACTACTTATAATTCTCAATATCCGGAGGCATTAGAGGGATGTATGGGTGTAGGAGATATCGTGTTCTTAAATAATGTAGATTATGACACAACAGGTAAAGTAACATCATTTATGATAAGTGCTTCTGGTTCTGGTTATACACAATCCAATACTAATGTATCAACAATAGGTGGGTCGGGTGTGAATTTAACAGTTGATTATACACCAGATACAATTGGTACTATTTTATCTATAAATAACCTAACTCCTGGTGGTAATTATGGTGATGGTCCTTATTCTAATATCCCTATTACTGGTGGACTTGGATCAGGAGCTACGTTGGATTACACAGTGCTCAGTAATGTAGTTATATCAGCAACAATATCTAATGGTGGGATAGGATATCAAATTGGTGATATTCTTGAAATACCAGGTGCTACACCAACCGCATCCGTAATTGTAGCAACTATAACAAATGGTGAAGTTTTAAGTGCGACTGTAAGTACATCAGGTATAGGATATCAGATTGGTGATTTAATCACAATTAACGATGGTGGTGTTAACTCAGAAGTTACTGTTTTATCAACAACCGGTTCTGTTACCACATTACCAGATACATATAAAATATTATCTAATTCACCAGGTTCCACTTTTAGTACATTAGAATTGGAAGAAGTAATTACTGGAACATATAGTGTATTATCTACATTATTAGATGGTGGGTTATTTAATACTGGTAGAGCATATAATAGATATGGATATATACACAAATCTAGATTTGACAAATCTAAGATAAAATCTGGTTTATTCAGAAGAACTTATATAAAAGGATCATTTATAGAAAATGATTCTTTTGATGTAGAAGATAAAGATTTCACGGATTTAGAGAAAATAAGAAGCTTAGTTATATCCGATTCACTATTTAGGGATAACTCTAATATTCTATCGAAGGGTCTTTACATGAATTCTCATGTAGTTGACGGAACAGATGATTGGGTAAATGTGTTGGGAGATTCATTGATATGGAATGGATCTACACTGAAAAATGGTGTTATAAAAAGAAGTAGATGGATTGATGGAACTTTAAAAAATGGAACATTTTATGAATCCAGAACGTTTGATGCTAACCCAACAATATATAATGAATTTCATTATAATGAAAATATAAAATCGTATTATAAGGATGGAATAACAGATGAATTTATATTCAATAATAGAAATTCTTGGCAAAATGGAACATTTGAAAAGGGTGAATTTCATAAGAGTGATTGGGAAATGGGTAAGTTTAATGGTGGTCTATTTTATTACTCTAAATTCTATGATGGTGTTATAAATGGTGGTTTTATTGGTGATTTAACTACATCAACAACAGACACATTAGTTTATAACGGAACAGTTAGTTACACAACAGTTGAAAACGCAACACTATACGCAATAGACACAAGTTTGACAATGACAGATGATAAGAATATCGTTTGGGAAGATGGTGTATTTAACGGTGGTGTGTTTGGATGTGATATTTTACAAACTACCCCTTCACACACGGCTACCTGGAAAGATGGAACATTTAATGATGGACAATTTGTAACAAATGGGAAGTGGGAAAACGGAATATTTAATGGTGGACAATTTATATCAGGATATGGATGGACATTAGCAGGATCAACAACACAAACAGATTATGGTTGGGAAGATGGTGTATTTAACGGTGGTGAATTTGGAAATGCGAATTTAGCAACAAATTCAATTTGGTACTCAGGAGAGTTTAATGGTGGTGAATTTGTTGGTAGATATTGGAATGATGGAATATTAACAGCTGGTAAATTCAAAGGATCATCTACATATCCTGCTGTTGGTGGGTATAAAGTTGATGGTATGACAGTATCAAATGCGTATAACTTCGTAGAGTCTTATACACAATCATATTATGGTAAATGGAATACTGGATATTTCACAAATATTAAAGATAAGTTTATAAAGGATAAAAAGATATACTCTGTTAAAGAAAGAGCTATCAAAAGAATAAGCCTAAAAAGAGCAACATTTGAAAATGCACTTTGGATTAGTGGAACATTTAGTCACCCATCAGGAGAATTTAAAGAAAGTGTTTGGTTAGATGGTGGATTCGATGCAGGAACATTTAAATCAAGTTCTTTCAATCCATGGGTAATTAGATATAATAAAGTACCTAATGGTTATCCATCAGTACCCATTACTGTGGTAGGATCTTATCTAACTGATAATTGGATAGCTGGAGGAACATTTAGTCAAAATAACAACCCTTCATTTTTAGGAGAAGTAATTTCAACTGCCACTTCTTCTAATTCTATGACTTTTATAGCACTTCAAGGACAAATGATTTATGGTCCAAGTGGAGATGATTTAATAGATCAAATAGGATCCGAGGACTTTTATGCCCCTTTTTATGGAGAAGATGGTAAATCATTTAACTTAAATGATGATTTAACAACTGGAAGTGGTTCTTGTGTTTGGTATAATGGTAAATTTGATGATAGTGACTTTTATATATCACAGTGGAATCAAGGTAGATGGTTATCTGGTACTGGATTTGGTATGGTTTGGAGAGATGGTATTTCTAACTATATGAATGCTTATAATATCTGTTGGGAAGATGGTACTTGGAGAAATGGTAACTGGCAAGGTTCTTATTTCAAATTTGATGGGTGTGTTACTGATCCATTCAATAAGCAAATATTATATAGAGTTATGAATTGTACTGGTACATCATCTATGCACACTTGGAATATATTTAGATCACTAGATCTCGGGGTTATTTGTTATGAGGAAGGTGTTGCATCAAACCCATCTTGTAGAGGATGTGTGGATATTAATGAGCTGAACAAGTGATGAACATGAAGTAAGCTTCAAGTTTTTGACTGAATCGATAAAGTAACATCACGGAATATAGCGGTGAATATTCGTAAGTATTTTTACACAAAAGGAAGTATATAATTAATATATAGTTTATGGCATGGCAAACAGAATTTCTTAACAATAACATTCCTCCATTTACAGGTCGATTTTGGGATGATAACGGCACGGGTATGACCACACTAAATAATGGAGCAACTAATCTACCTGTACGGAAAATGCTTTTTTGGCCCGAAACTAATGGCGCTACAACGTATAATTCTAATAAAAATTACTTATTTTTAACAAAGGTTAATGCTTTCACATCCAGAGGTGGCGGGGGAGTTCCTTCTGGAATAGATAATTTATCTAGCAATAGATATCTAAAAATACTGACACCTTGGGCTTTCGACACCACAGGAAATTTATCAATACTTCAACCGAACACTGGATATTTTGAATATAAAACACACACACTTGCGGAGTTACCATTCTTTCCACCATTTAATTTTCCAGAAGATTGGAGAAAGGATAGCAGACCATTGAGTGAGGGTGACGTTACGTTACAATATTTCTCTAGTCCAAGTAACATTATAAACCCCCAAAATATTGTAGATGTCAATTCTAACAGTCCTGGTAATACAACAACAAATGCTTATCGATCGCCTCTCGGAAGACCCGATCTTGTAACCTACGAATCTAGTTTTGATGAATTTGGATCTGCAGCATTTCCCAATTATTATGGAACAGCAACCATTAAAGAATTCAAAGTGGTAGAAATGGACTGGTTTGTACAAGGGTGGGCTTTGAGTTCCAACCAAGGTGATGTTGGTGAGGCTGATGAAATATATTCAGCTGGGTGGAAATATGATTTTACTAATGATAGTTTTAGATTTCAACCACAAAGACCAATTGAATTCATATCTGCACCACCAGATGGTATTCCGGTAGACTTTGACGGACAGGATGCTTACTCAGATAGATTACCTTACGGATACTACCCGGGTTATTTCATTTTTACTTACCTCGGAATAGATGAACAGATTCCTTTACCCTATCAACCATGCTTAACTGGATTCACATCAAGTAACTATATATCAAGGTTTATACCATACGCATCATTTAATATATCATTTGATGCTGATGCTGGATTTAGTGATGATTCATATGTTGATATGTATTTAATTGATAGTTTGGGAGATAATTTAAAAACTAATAACATCACAGATTTTGAGAATATATTGAGTGGTGGTCAATTTTTGGGTAAAATAGACGCTGATGGTAATTATAAATATTTTGGTTTAAAAGGAAATCAATATCTCCTATTTAGGGGTAATAATGATGGGTTTACTCAAAGTGGTGATTGGGCCTATTCGACATCGATACTATTGAGTAATTTTTCAATAGATGGCGCATACCAAGAAAATGATAACAATGAACAATTTTTATTCACAGAAACAGATTTATATGAAGAACCAACAGAACTTTGTGTTATTGGTGGTTCATATGATGCGACTTATAGCGTTAATGTTGTTAATGAAAATACATTACATGAAGTATTGACCTTTTCAGCATCGGTTCCTCCGGGAACTGGTGTAACATTATCTGAGTTATTTGGAGCAACTGGATTCCCTGGATATTTTTCAAATTTATATGGTAATATTATAAATCTTAATTCATTAAAAGCTAAAGTAGGAAATGGGATATTCAAACAAGGTATTTGGGAAAATGGTGTTTGGAATAGTGGTTGGCGAGTTGATGGTGATGTTCAAGAATTCGATGATGTAGAAATATCAAAGATGATGAATACAACAAATATAAGATGGAGGATAAAAATATCCGGAAGAAAAGAGGTAGTATCATACTTTAAAGTTGGTGATAAAGTGTCAATAGGAAATATAGTTGGTATAGATATTAATGAAAATAGAAAGTTAATGACAAATTACTTCACTGTATTATTTGTTAACATAGTTGGTGAAGGAGGATTTGATAATAGTATTGTTGTTGATTTTAATAATACATTTCCGCTTAGAAGAATTGAAAAAGATTCTGATAACCATAAGATAAAAATAACAAAAAATGTTTGGTTGAATGGTGGTTTCTTAAATGGGTATTTTGAAGGTATTTGGAATAACGGACTATTTAAAGGATTTCCATATATAACAGAAATGTATAACACACACTGGATAGACGGTAGGTATGATGGTGGTCACTTCTACGGGAACTACCATGAATCTAGTTTTGTTGATACTTATTGGTGGCAAGAAACCTCACCAAACACACTAGGGTTAACATTTGGAGCAACAGCACATGGATTTGTGGTTGGTGATAAAGTTAATATTAATATGGATGACCAAAATTTTAATATACACTACAATGGAGAATCAAATGTTATTGCTGTTGTTGATGATTATATGATTGTGATTGATAAACAATTTGGAGCCTCTTCTACATCAGAAGGTGGTCTAGTTAGTAGTAGAACCGGAACTGCAGTTATACAAAACTTTGATTTTATTGATAATAATGTTGCTCCGAGTACTGTTCTAGAAACATCTAATTTAGAATCCGTTTATAGCTATAATTCGTGGATTGATGTTAAGTGGTTGGATGAATCAGCTACCAACCTAGGAAGAAGTCAAACTATATATGAGTTTGGGTTTGGGAAATACTCACAGAATAATTTATACGGACACATAACAGAAGATGTTCTTGATAGTAAATCATCTTTTAGAAATAGTTATAATTTAAGAAATACTATTTATTCACTAGGTACTAAATATGAAATTTATGAAGATTTCTTGGGTGACTTCTCAGAATTTAATGATCCATTTAGCTCTGCTACAGGACCATCTTTTCCTTTTGGTTATCAAACCAGGAACTTTAATGGTGGATTAGGTACCTTTATAAATGATGGATGGACATATAGTTTATCATCCGGATTATCGGAAAATGAACTTATGTTAGAAAGGAATGATTCAACTGAATCATTCCAAATAGATATTATAAAAGAAACTGGTTCTGGTTCAGCTTCTGGTAGTTTCAAACTAAATAATACAAATGTTACTATTGAAAAGAAAAGATATTCAATGGTTGAATTTGATTTATTATCCTTTGAGGGGTTAACCGGAGGTGGTAATCCACAAAATCCTCTTAATGTTTATGATGGAGAAAAACCAAGTATTTATTTATTAAATACTTTAGATGTTGCTGCTGTAGTACCATATAAAGCTTTCCCAGATCAAGAATTTGTAAATCACATACAAACAAATAAAACAAGAAAGTATGAATATTTCTTCAATAGAAGAGATTTAAATATTTTATTACTAGCTAATGGTGATTTAACAACATCTATGGATAATATCAAATTCTATGAGATAGATAAAGCTCCTTTTTTCAAATACATAACTGATGATTATATAAACAAAGCTGTACAAATTCCCTTTCAAGGAGTAGCACCATTTATAGATTATGAAGATAATCAATTCAGCTTTATCGATAATATCGTTATTGGTTTGGATAGTTTATCAACAGAATCATCATACAATGATCCAAGTGATAATAATGATGGAGAATCATCAGGTGGTGGTGGCGGAGGTTCTTGATAAAAATAGATTAAAAACATAAATATGGGGAAATTTCATTATAAGATAGGGTCAGTAGAAACTACCACACCATGGTTAAGACCTACCTATGATAGGTTAAAAAATTACTTGATCGATATCCGTGAAAATACTGATATCCTGGATAAATTCGACCTTTACATATATGGTAAATGTTTATTTGATTGGCATACGTGGGATGTAGATTTGTATCTTTATGGACATTATGAAAATATAGAAGAGTTGGAAAGTACGATGAATGTTTTATACGAGAAGGCACTGAATCAGCATAAACTTCTTGTAGATATTTCATGGAAACCTAAACACATTGAGGTAATAACACATGAAATGTATTCGGTACAAGGAGGTATTGAACGCGAAAAAACTGATATGATCAGGTTTAATTCAAAAAAGAAGAATGATACCAGAACACCCGATTCCATTCGCCAGCCGAGTTTTTCATTCAAATACACAGAACTGGATTCAGATTTTTGGAAACGAAATGAAGTTGAAGCGGTTGGTACTAACTTGGTAAAGATATGTTTCCATGCAGGGAGAGAATTTCACCCTAAAATGAGACAGTCAAATCAGAATCATAAGCTATTTCAAGGAGCTCCTATCAATGCAAATATATTCATAGATACGGATATTGATTGGTGGTGTTCAAACAGAGACAAGATTATAGGATAAGTGAACTTTAAATAATTTAACTAAATTCCGGATATTGATAACTCTTTACTCTGGTGAATCTGAGACACAGACGAATATAGACTTATGAATTATTTTTGATTTTTTTCACTAAAAGTAAGTATCCTACACCATTCTTAGAAAAATGACCCATAGTATCTAATTTAGTTTCATCATCAGTAAGTTTAATACCTGACAATTTTTGATTACCCATTGTTCTACCATTACCTTCACATTTATCACAAGGTTTTAATCCAACTTTTCCTTGACCAACACAAAATGAACAATCTGAACCATCATAGCTTTTACCAGTACCCTCACAGTTATTAACAAGTAATCCATCAATAGTATATTTATGTGTTTTATCAACTGTTATATTATATACTTTATTATTTAAAACTTCTCTCTTATTAATACTCTTAACTTTTAGACAAGTACCTTCCTTTATTTTTTTATTATAAATACCCACTTTTGTCAAATCTCCAACAAAAGTTATATAAACTCTATAACAAGCTTGGTGATTAACATCATGTTTATCAACATATGATTTATACCTTGATATCGAAGCATTATGGCCTAATCCAAGAGCTAAGTGTAATACTTGGTTACCTAATTTTTCAGAAACAGTTGTATATGTTCTTAAATTTTTCTTATGATATCCATCACACAATAATAGAGTTTCTAGCAATGACTGATCTGATGCACCTAGTATATCATTATTTATAAATTTATTTTCAGCTCTATGGCCACAAAATTTCTTTAAAAATTTTGATAATTGCGAATTAAAAATTTCAATTTTTATAACCTTATCACCCCAGGAATCATTTTGAAAACATTTAATGGTATTACCAATAGACTCCATATAATGCTTTATAAAATCAACCAAATGTTTATCCTTTTCTATGTGCATTGTTATAACAACAACTCTATCATCTCTTGTATTACCCTCGGTAATATAACAAGCTATAAATTTAACAAAGTTATCATCTATTAGTATTTCAGATAAATCTCTATTTATTGTTTTTTCTAGAATTATTTTTGATTTTGGTTTATATTTACGTGTTTGGTATAAAACAAAATCATCAGTTGTTACTTCATCAACTGATGATTCCAATATATCATAATTATTTATATTAACCCTACCCTGTTTATTTCTTTTAAATCTAACAATATTAAATTTATGATTAGGAGTAACACCAACAACATTAATACCACAAACATTAATATCATATAAGTTACCACTATAATCCCTATTCATTAAGTTTACAACTTCGTAGTAATTATTATTACTGGATAGAACGAAATCACCCAATTTAACATCTTTTATAAATTTTGGACCATTTTCAGTTATTACATTATTATACCCATCAAAACAGAAATCACAACCATCCTCAGCATCAAATGTTTTCACAATATTACCTTCTAAGTCACGAATAAGTATTTTCCCCGACATATCTTTTCCACTACCATCACAAGGTTTACACTTAACCCATCTAACATATTCAATTTTACCATCAAATGTTTCATCAACTTCAATTTGAATGTTATTTATTTCATTTCTTTTGAATTTCTCTAATTGTTCTTTACCATCATCATATGAAAAATCTACATTGATATCAAATAATTCATAATATTCATCATAACATTTACCATATCTACTTTTACAATCATATTCTTCTCGTATTTTTTCATCATCACAAAGAACATCATAAGCTTCTGTCATTTCACCAAATATAATAGCATCACCACCTTTATCAGGATGGTGTGTAAATGATAATTTATAATAAGCTTTTTTTATTTGATTGTTATCAGAATCATGAGTAACACCAAGTATATCATAGTAGTTTTTATTCTTATCCATAATATTCCTCTATTAGTTTGATGTGATATTTTACCAACTCATCGAATCTACCAGTTATTTCTTTTGGTGTATCCTTTTTCTTCATAAAATCAGTATCAATTTCATTTAAAATATCACCAGTTAATAAAACATCAACCCAGGATGGATCTGTTTTAAGATTTAAAAGAACATTTGATAAATTAAATAGTTCTTTGTAATTTTCATGATTTAAAACATTATTATGATGTGAATTAAATATTATATCCTTTTTAATAACTTCTCGTATTTTATTATATTTTACGCACTTGAAATTAAAATTATCATAAAAATTACTTGACCAAGTATCAATTATTAAAGCATCAGCATTAACCAACTTACATATAAAATTAATGTTACTAACATTCTCAAGTATCATTTCCTTTCTAATATATCTTTTATTAAAACCCATTAATCCTTTTCGTTATCTTTAATCTTTTGTATATAAATAGCTTTATTCTTTTCTTCTCTACGCTTAACACTTTTTTTCTTGAAGTTTTTTCTATCTCTAACTTCATTCATAACTTTCGTTTTTCGGTGTTTATTTTTATACCTTTTCAGAGCTCTTTCAATCTTCTCACCCTCTTTAACCTTTATTATTAACATAATACATTTTTATTTTATATCCCTAAGAATTGATTTTCGTTCATCATACTTATATGTATTAATTTATACCTAATTGTTTTAGTTTTATTTCATGAATTTGTAGCTTTTTCATTAGACATACTCATAAACCACCTCTTCAACAGATGAAAAAATATCTTTATTTATTTTAATAATTCTATCAAACATCTCCTGACTTAAAATTGCGTGATGAACAACAAATATATTGATATTATAGTCGTTTGCGAATGATTTTAAGAGACCCAATATAGAATCTATTCCCTCTATATCAATAGAGGCAAATACTTCATCTAAGAAGAGTATATTGATATGTTTCTTAGTTCGTATCAATTTCAAATAAGCTATCAAAATAGCAATATTTATCTTTTTAGTTTCACCAGTTGATAATGAATCATGTTCAATGGGAACACCTAACATTTTAATCTCAGCAGTAAACGTTTCGTCTAACTGAACATCAAATGGTAACCCCATTGTTTTAACATTCTCTTTTATGAAATGGTTTATTGGTTTAATAATACCAGCGATAATTGCTTTCTTAACACCATCCTCACCAAATATGCGATTCAACTCTTTATAATAAAGTTCCTTTTCTTTACTAATAGAGATATTATCGTGGCTAAAACCTTTCTTTTCTTCTAACTCTTCAATTGTTTTTTGAAACTCTTGTACATTAATAGATTCTTTACCAATCTCCCTACCCTGCTTTCTTGATAATTCATCAATCTTAGTTTTATAATTACGTAGTAAGTAAGATAAATCGTTAAATGATGTTGTTGTACCATCAGCTATTTCTTTCAATTTAACTTGTTTAGCCTTAACACTTTTAATATTTTCTTCGATTTCAAGTTTAATATCATCAAATCCTTGTTTCTTCTCCAATAAAGAAGTTCTCAAATCAGCAAAATGTGTTGATTTGAAATCAGTTGAACAAGTAGGACATTTACCAGAATCATAAAGGTCTATTTCCCTCTGAACATTCTTAATATCATTCTTTGTATTACTATACTGACTTTTCTCAGTATCCATTTCTTTGGTTAAAATTTTCTCTTTACCCTTTATCTTCTCAACTTTTTCTTTTAATAACTTGTAATCTCCTTTCTTAGAGTTCATTTCTTTAATTAAAACATCTATCTCTTGTTGAAGATCTTCTTTCTCTCTTTCAATAGCCTTAGCAACTGACCTCTTAATAGAATCAATCGATTCTTCTAATGTTCTTATCTCAGAATCCAAAGAAGCTAATCTAACTTTATTATTTTTATTGATATCCTTTAATATACCATTGAGTACATTAATAACTTCAAGATTAAATAATTTATCAAGTAATAATTTCTTTTCTTCATTAGTTAATGATATAAAGTTTTTGAAATCATTAATAGACATTGATATAAAGGACTTAAATGTCTCAATATCTAACCCAATATACTTTTCTATATGATCGTCTATGTTTGATTTACCAGCTCTTTCATTAACAACACCATTTTCGGTTAATTCTAAGATACCTGGTGATATACCACGTTTAACTTCAACCTCTGTTCCATTAGCAACAAATTTTATTCTATTAAGAAGTTCTCCGTTTATTCTATTTGGTAGTGTTGACAACTTGTGCCATTTCTTTGTTTTACCTGACTTTACTTTACCATAAAGTACGTATTCAAAAGATTCTAGTAATGAAGATTTACCATTACCGTTGTTACCGACAAGAAGTAGTAATTCACCTCTTTCCGTATTTAATTTTAAGACTTGTTCATTGTTTCCAAATGATTTATAACCCCTAATTCCTATTTCACTTATAAGCATTCAAATATGATTATTTTTTATTTATATCATTTTTGTAATGTAAGTTTATTGTTATTCTGATTTATTATCTAATACGATTCCATATTGAGACATATCAATCTCATCACACCTACCAATCATTTCATCATAAGGAACTACTCTTTTAAGTATATCCATCATTAAATCATTATAACCTTCCCAGTCTTCTATAACTGATCCAAGTTTTTCTTCTAATCTTTCTTCGGGTGTTAAAGCTACTAATTTATCTTTATAGTATAAAGTACATTCATAGTATTCATCATCATATGATAATGTAAGTAGTACAATGATACCCTCATCAAACTTACCTAAGTATTCTAATATATCAGCTTTTATTTCCATCAAGATAATATTTGTTCAATTTTCTCATCGCGAACTTCTTTCAAATACTTATTATTAAATAATGTATTAAAAATAGATTTAGCCACTTCTTCTCTTTTATCATGAGCAGAATGTAACATATCAGTATAATAACTGTGTATTTTATCTTTATCACTTTGTGTTTTTAATTCACCAACCTTTTCTAAATCTAAATAATAGTTTGAATAATTCATATTTTATCATCTATTAGAAATTCTAGTTTCTTAAACTTATCATCAGTATCAAAAAATATTACTGATACACTCTTAATACCTTTGAATTCATGTGCATCACCAGTAACTTCATTAATCATAACATCTTTTTTATAAACAACATCAATACCAGGTTCTTCTCCTAAGAATTTTCTCATATCTTCTTTTATTTGAGCAAGTCCCCAATCATCTCTTTTGAAGTCTATATTAGATATGTACTCTCTAATACTATTTTCTTTTACTGATACCATAACAATATTTTATTTTTATATTTTTTAATTCTAAAAAGTTTAAAACTTACCTTTTTCTAAATAGTAGTTGCCCTGTGAAACAACTTCTAGATTATTATCTATTTGTTTACACATTTCTCTAAACTTTAGTATATCATCTTCATCTAAATCAAACCACTCACCATTAACCTTTTTATCTCTAAAAATTTTGTGTAACTGAGCTTCAACCATCGTACCCCACTTTGATTCAAATGAATCAACAATATAAAATTCAGAAGCGTTACCTGTCTTAAATTCCTTTATTCTTTGCTCAATAGTACGTTTTGTGTATCCTATCTTGTGAAGTTTTTCACCACCAATTTCAGCACATATCAAGTAAATTTTAATCATAGAGTATATATTATACTCACATGATTACCTTTTATTTATATTTTCTCAATAAGGATTTTATACTACCCAACATAGTTTTTTTTGCTCTTTTCACCAACTGGTATTGTAAATGTTCTTCTGGGTTGAGCAGTATTACTACCCCAAAGGACTTGTGGATTGGATAATAAAAGGTCCTCATATTCAAAATCAAATATTTTAGCAATACTCCTTTTTCTAGAATATGTATTAACTCGGTTAGGAAACCAATAATCCCTTTCTATTTTAAGTTTATTAAACTTTTTCATTTTTCTTTTTCTTTTTACTTCTTCTAGTCTTTTTATGTGTGTTACTAGATGTACCACCACCATATTGATAATCCAAATAAAATAAATTACTCTTAGGCATTTGTTGTTCTTTATATTTAGGGTGGTCTTCGACTTTCATTTCATCAAAACATTTATCTTCTGTAATAGAATCTATTTTTCTATCACGATTTTCAATTTTAATATCAGATCTTATTTCTTTCATCTCATTAGATGAGTTTCCACCACCAATAGGATTAACATCTACCAAATCTAAACTAACCGTTTTAGCAAAAACTCTTTTAGCTATAGGTAATAGTGTTAAATTAAAATTGGATTGAGTTGATGATATTTGATTCTCATTAATAGAGTGCATTTCAACATATTGTGACATCCAATCTGCTTTTGAACCAGTAACACCCATTGAATCGATAATAGGTGCCCATTTTTGAAGTAATTCTTCTTTAGAGCTTTGAGTCATTTAAATTAATATTTTCTTATTATAGAAAATTATTAACCAATGTTTAGGAATTCGTATTCTTCTTGTAATTTATTATAAACTTCTTTAGATACTTCATCTGTAAGCTCAGAATGGTTTGATTCGAACCACCCAATCATCTGTTCTAATATAATGTCTTGTGCCTCACCATTACCACTTGTAGTGTAATCATCTGCCCATTCAAGCATTTCTTTTTCATAAGATTCTTTAACCTTATCAATAGTAAACTCTTCTTTTATCTTAGCTAAAACAAAATCTAAATCTTGCTCTTGTTCGTTTGACTCGTTATATTTTCTTAAATATTTCATATCTTATTTCAATTTTATATGTATGTATAACCAAAATGATTGTGGTTTAACACTCACCAACACTTTACCACCCCATTTCTTAGAAATTACCCAAGTAGTAAAATTATTTTTAATATTCATATACTCACCTTCATCTAATTTACCATTATCCCATTTACCGACACCATAATACCCAAAAGATATAACTCTATCATTTATAGTAGGATAAGATCTCTTTTCATGATAACCAGGGTTAAAATCTACCATATCCATTTTAATCTTACCAAGTAATAATATATCATTGTATGTTAGATTAACTAATTCCTTTTTAATGGATTGTGCTGATTTTGATTGTTGTTGAACTAACCACTTAATACTTGAGATTGATAACTTAAATTGACCAATTGGAAGTAAATTATCATAAGATATACCATATTCAAATTGACCATCACATTTGATACCGAAGTAAAGATTTATTTCATTCTTACTATAATCAATCTTATCAGAATACCTTAAAAGTGATTTGAATCGACTAAATATTATTTTAACATCATTAGTATTTAAATTTTCATAATTGTAATAAATCAAGAAATCTTTTGGACAATTCTCATAATCAGGACTAGATTCTTTTCTACCGAGAGCAGTTAATGATTTAAGGAAAGATGAAAATACACCTTTACCAGCAACACTTATTTCTTGTTGTATAACCGGAGCAGGCATTAATTCCAAACTCTCACTCAAATCTTCAATATCAGTAGATGTTAAAACTTGTGGTTCTATCTCAACAAGACCATTTTGTAAATAATCTTGTACTTGTGATTTTATATCAGATTGTTCTACCTCATCTAATAAATTAATAGCATTTGATAATTCTATATCTGAACCAATATCACCTAAATATCTATTTACGATGTTCATAACATACTCATCATCAGATATAGATTCAATCCACTCACCTAGTGATTTAAAATCCTCTGAGCTTTCTTTTATAAATTGTATGTACTTTTTAATTATCATAATAATCCTGTGAATGATATATTTACGATGTTATTTGGATCAAGTGTTCCAAAAGAATCTGTTATATTAAATCCTAATGAATATGTTCCTGATGATGTTATACCACTTATAACCAAACTTGAATAATCATATAATATGTAGTTACTACCCGTAGCTGAGAAAGTAACACCATTAGCTTCTTCAACATGGTCAACTAAAACACCAGCCATATCCAATGAACTAACCGTACCACCATAACTAGACATAGTTAATGAAACTGTAGCCCCAAATGTAGCACCTTGTAAAGTATTAAATGGTGAAGCTGTTGATCCAGGTAAGTAAACATCGGGTGTGAAATAAACAACAGGTGTGTATATTGTGTTGTATTCTATAACAACATTATCAGCAACATTAATTGAGTTATTTAAAGAATCTGTTATATCAAATTTCATAGAATATGTACCAGATAATGTAAATGAACTAATTGGATTAGTATCATAATCATACAACAAATAATTACTACTAGTGGTACTCAATATCAAACCATTTGACTCAACAACATGGTCTACAATTTCAGTTCTTAAACTATCAATATCATATCCAATAAAATCATTAATACTTGATATAGTTGCACCAAAGTTGGTACCAAGTGATGTATTATAAGGTCCTAAATAAACAGCATTTTCTAATGTTACTAATGGTGTAAAATAAACAACAGGGCTATAATCAAAGAATGAATTATCATCAATAACAGCAACCATAACATCAAGTGTTACTGGGTATTTACTATTTGGATTTGTTAAGAATAATTGTGGTATCCTATTACTTGAATTACCAGTTAATACTAATAACTGAGCCATTGAATTAACTCTAGAAACATCATCATAAAAAGACCACTCAACATAATTATCTTCTTCAATTACAGATTTAGGATCATAGGTTACTTTAATAGCTAAAAATGTTGCGTTATCTCCTAAACCTAAATGGTTTAATAAGTAATCTTTTTGACCAATTTTTAATAAAACTCTACCTTTTAATAATTGCTTATAAGGCATTCTCAAATTAGATAGAATTAAATTCTCGGCTGTATTTGATCCCTCAATAGCAACGAATGATCCATTTGATACTTTTATATAGTTACTACCACTACCAAATAATGATTGTCCACAAACACCCATATAACAATTTTTTATTTTAATTATATATTAAAATTTGAAAGTTATATAATGTCATCGAGTTGTAAAATATACCTTTCGTTTAATATAGCTGAGTTACTAACTCTGGTAACATTTATTTTAACACCTTTATTCAAAGAAAAATAAGGTATGTTTGATAAGGATGTTGATGATGTTCCGTGTATCTCTAATGGCAATGATGATGATAATCCATAAGAAACTAAATCATCATTATCACTAATATCAAAGATTATATAAGAACTAGTACCACCACCAACAGAATCAATTTTATACTGACCTGAAAAATCAAAAATAGAAGATGTACCAACATAGAAGTTATTCATTTGTAATGTACTACCAACTTTTAAAGAGTTTTCAATTATTGTAGTATTACCAGAAAACGGAACTTCAAGTCTAGCACCCGTTATTAGATTAATAGGTTGTTCAAAATCAATATCAAATCTAAAATCTTTCCATAGAGAAGCCGAATTAGGTAATTGTGTTGATGTATTATAAAAAACTGGTAAATCAATATCACCAATTAATAAAATCTCTGTTGTTGTACCATCATTTGATCCTATATCACTTTCCATAAAAATATCAATCTTCTTATTCTGAGAAGAAAATTCACTCGGTGTAATTAAAATATCAACCGATTGATTAATATATAGATCTTTATCTAAAATAAAAGTTAATTTGTCATTATTATCTAATTCAAGTTCTACTTCATCATTATTAATGAAATTAATTAAAAAACTTTTATTCTTTGGTACAGAAATATTTATAGGTATAATACCTTGAGCATTATATAAGTCAGTCGCTTTGTAATTATCAACCCTACTATATAATGGATCAATGCTATCCAAAAAAATCTGTGGCGGTGATCCAGGTAATATATTAACCTCAATACTTTCACTAGTACTCATTTGGTTTGCTGAATAAAGTCTTATTAAATTCTCAAGATTATTCATTCTAGTATTTAATACAGTTAAATCAGTCTGTGTATATACTAAACCTTTTATATTTCTCAATTCTTCTGATATCACAGAGTGTTCTGCTATAATATTAATGAAACTATCATTAGTAGATGCTAACCTTTTCATAGCATCATTAAATAAATTCATACTAAATAAAGAATTTATAGCTTCTGGGTTATAAGCATCAATCGTATTTTCATTAATTATATTAAAGTTAAGGTTAAGGTTATAAGAATAAGATGTACCATCTTGCTCACCATCAGAAACCAACTTTTTAATAGTTGGAAATCTTAAACTTATTTCTTCTGTTTTTAGATTATTATTTGGGTGGTCTAAAAATGAAATACCATATAAATTACTTTTAGAGTTACCATCAGAATCCTCAACAGTATAATACCATAATATAGCATTATACTCAAAACTCTTAGGTGGATTATTATTTACCTCAAGGGCATTAAACTGATCAAAGTTTGTAACAACTCTATTTGGTATATTCATCTTAACATAGTGACTTGTATTAAAGTCCAATGTGACACCATCAATTGTAGAACCATTAACAACAGGATTATTTACATCACCTTTAACACCATAATAATTACCGCTTCTTCTAATACTATCACCGGGAGCAGTTTCATATGTAAAATCTAAAGTATCAAACTGACCAAAGTAAGAACCTGGATAATTTTGAGGTGTACTAACAATAGGAGAGTTAAATATCTCACCTCCTTGTATTTCTGGTTGATATTGACTTGGTAAAATCGGAAATGTTAAATTTGGTTTATAATTAACATCAGTCAGAGTTCTAAAAAGAACATCAGGTGTTTGTCCCGTATGATCAGGAATATTAGCATAAACTTCTGTATAACTTCTATTGGCTTCTTGAACATTACTAATACCATTAACCTCACCAATATATTGAACCAATCTACTATAAACTAATTTCGCTTTACCCGATGACTCAGGAGTAGCACCAAGAACTGTGTCGATATCGAATATAATTCGCTGACCTTGTGTAGCACTTGATGGAACAATAGAAAGCACTGTCGTATTTATACCATCTACTGAATTCGAACCAACAAGTCCTGGGACATTATATATCGTATTATTACTAACATTAGATATATTAGTAATATCACCAACTCTGAAATTAGTAGTCCCACCAAACTCAATTTCTAATTTACCATAAAAAGATGGATCAGTTGATCCAGTTTGTTCAAAAATTCTCGTATTCCAATTAGTTACTTCTCTTTCTTTCCATAAAAATTCAGGAAAATAATCATCTAAGTTAATATTTCTCGATTGAAATTCTTGTAAATTACTAAAATACTCATCCTCTGGTATAGCAGGTTCAAAGTCAATAATATTTAATTTCTTTGCCCACTTAAAGAATAACTTCTCAGAAGTTGTTTCTAAGGCATTTGTATCATAATAATATTTAGTGTTATTTAATCTACTCTCTCTAATAACAACTTCTTGGTTGGCAACATAGTTTCTCAAAGATTCAATCATAGCATCAGAATAATTAGATGGTGGTGTTGCGTTTACAGAACCCTCAAAAGAATTCTCAAAGTCAAAATAGATTGGTTTTGATTGTGTACCAGCATTAACATTCTGCTTTGGTAAATTTACCAAAGTATATTTACTGAAATACATTTTATAATTTGTATTTTGATATGCTGCTGATATGTCCTCGGCCGCTCCCGGAAAAGCATAAAATGATGTTCCGTTCGGTTTAAGAGACTTATAAAGTGGAGTAGATGCCATTTACTTTAATTTTTTTTTAAGTTATACTATATATATTTATTCTCGGCTTCTATAAAAACAAAAAGGGTAATAATATATATAAATTAAAATAATTAGACAATGGGTTATATTTTTTATGGTTTCGGTATATTGATTTTATTATCTTGTGTGGTGGCTCTTATACAGTTTAAGAAAATTTCTTTTGTTAAAGAATGGTTTATTAAATTCAAAGAATTGTCAGGAGAATCTCCTAAATCAAATGATTTTAGAAGTAAAAAAGACTTAAACCTACACACAAATCGAAATTTATTATCTGGTATCGAACTTTTATGGGTATTATTTGGTTTGTTAACAAACAATTGGATTATATTCCTATTCCTGTTAATAACATCTATAATGCTTAAAGTTATTTTCGGTAAAATTCAATACACGATAATTGGTAAGATAATATCAATGATATTTTTAATATTTAGAATAGTGATTTATTTATTATTAATAATAAACCACTATCATTTACATATGGATTTGGTTAGTTATTTAATCATAACCTAATTCAAATTTCATAGAACAATCACAACCAGGACAATCACAACCAGGACAATCACAATCTTCGCAATTATTCTTTACACATTCTTCACAATCACAAGTACATTCTTGTTCATTCATGTTTTATGATAACATTTTCACAATTTCATTCATAGAATTCTCGGTTCCCTTAATAACATATTCATATAACCCAAATGCATTTATTTCAGTAGGAGTTTCTCCAAAGAATTTAATATCATTTAAGATTTCATCAATATCATTTCTCCATTTCAAATAAAATTCATAAACATCAGAATCATTTATAAATCCTTCTATTTTAACATCTTCTGGATTTTTGATAAAGGAATCAACAAAAGAAGAAAATTCACCTCCACTTTGTTCGATAGTTTTCTCAATCATTGATTTAACCTCATCTTTAACATCTTCAAATTTAGATGAATCTGGTTCTGATTGAATTTCATCAGCTTCTTTTATATACTGTAAATATTTTTTAATCATAATCTATATATTAATTTATCAAATCAAATTACATCCAAGTAGCATCACCAAAAACACCATTATACCAAAGTCCACCTTCCCATAATCCACTATCTAATATACCATTTGTCCATATACCTGATTTCCAATTAACGAATCTAAACCTACTAACCAATCTTAACCCTAAGTCAACAGGAGCATTAAGATTATAAGTCATAGTTCTATCAACATAAACTTTTGTCCATTTATTATCATTATCTTCATTTGTATATAATACGGTATACTTACCAGGATCAGAATTACTTCCAAAATCAACAGAATAAGAATTCCCTATTTGATTATCAATAATATTAAACTCATCACCTATATTAAATTTGAAAATACCATTCAGTGTAAAATAATTTTCACCAACAGCATCAAAACCAAACCCAATAACTTGAATATCTTCTAATATACCACCATGCCAAATTCCGGATTTAAAATCCATGTTATAAGCTATACCACCATAGAAATCACCACTAAACCAAGATCCTGTTTTCCAAATACTCAGATTATGTGAATCGGATACATCATACTCACCATCATCATTTAAATTTAATTTAGAATGGAAACTACCACTAACCCAATTACCAGCATGCCAAGTAGCTGTTCTACTATTATAAGCATTAACACCAAACCTAGATTCATCATTTTTAGCTTCGAATAGTCCATTATACCACATACCATTCTCAAAATCACCACCAAACCATTCACCATCTAACCAGTAAGCCGGTTCGTTATCAGTGTTAAATATACCATTATTCCATATTCCAAGGATCCAAACACCTCCACCAAAAACTCCATCGTTCCAAGTACCATCGTTCCAAATACCCTTAAACCAATTCCCACCGTTCCAAGTACCATCATACCATCTACCATTTACCCATAAACCATTATCCCAAGTACCATCATACCACCTACCACCAAACCAAGTTGATTGTGATATATCAGATGATTTTTCATCAACTTCAACAGAAATATAATTATCTTTGATATTCTTAGAATACCAAGTACCATCATACCAATCTCCTGATAACCAAGTTCCTGAGTACCAAGTACCACCAAACCATCTACCACATTCCCAAGTTCCTGAGTACCAAACTAACTCACCTTCACCTCCTAATCCCAAAACAGCTTCTGATATCTCAGCTTCAAGTATCCAAGGAAATTGAATTGCAAGTTGTTCAACATTTAACCCATCAACCAATCTAAATCTATATTTACTAAAATCAACACCAGATAATCTATAAACATCATTAGTCAATTTTACGTTATCAATAGATAATTCAATTGACCTTTTACCTTTTTTATCAACACCCACATCTATTATATCAACTGGTTGATAATTCAAGAAAGGATCCTTTTTAGTGTATTTAACAAATCCAGTGTCATTACCAACTAAAGGAGTTGTACCATAAGGAATATCTAGATAAAAGTTGTATTGATTTACAACAATAACCGGGTGGAATCCATAATATTGTTGATTTAATTCTTGTGAAGAACCAGTACCACCATTAAAGTCTAAAACAATACCCTCACCTGTTTTAAGATCGTGCTTTTCTGTACAAGAAATAAATAAATTCCCACCAAAATTTGAGGTCGTTAGGATAGGTATATTATACTCTCTTTCTAATCTTGTCATATTCATAGATAACTCATTCTTATAATCAATATAAAATATAGCACTCAACTCTTGTATAGTTTCAGCATCAGATAACATTACTTTAGCATAAGAATCTGTCGGTATCTTAAAGTTTAATTCTCTTTCATAATTATCAAAAGAAGATCCTATGAATATACCATCAGATGTTTCCAATCTACCCCTCTGTATATTATTAAGTTCTTGTAGATCACTACTTATTTGGTGGAGTTTTCTTCTTGATATTATATCAACAAAATAAAGAGGTGTTCCTAAATCAAGATTTAGTTTTTTATGAAACTCAATAACATAAACATTATCCGCTTCATTAAAGTATTTTTTCATAACCAACAATCTTTCTGTTGTTGATGAAGGAGTGGAATAAGTAGCTGAATCATATAGATTAACATCAACAAATGTATTAATAAATACACTTTCCCATTCTAGTTTTAGATCTACACCAAATGAAATTTTATTACCAGCAGTATTTGAATATGTTATACCATTATAATCAACATAAGCATCACTATCAGTTATCGTAGTTATACCAGGTAAAGGAATTCCTCTATAATCAGGCATTGCATAATATTCTTTATCACCATAGAATGCTGGACTTGGATCACCAATATCATTCATTGATTCTAAATAATCAAGTAAATTGTAAGTAGGTGTATATCCGAATTTCAAGAATCCATCAGTATATGACATTGTGTGATAATCCCCAGAAAGGTAAGAACTAGCAGAACTAGTAATAACGTTTGTAGCTAAATTATAATACGATGTTAAATTATTAAATTTAGGATTAATTGTTAAATTACTAGGGACGGAATCATCGGTTATTATACCATAACTATTGCCATCTATAATTAAATTGGTAGATGATGATAATTTAATATCATCTATATAAATCTTTTGTGAAGGATTTCCGATAGGAATGGTCGTCTGAACAAAACCCTGATGTAAAACAAATCTAAATTTTTTATAACCAAATGTTACTGGTATATTATAAGAAACCCACCCTACTAAGTTAATAAGAGGTATATTTAATAGGGCGATATCCACCCAAGTCACACCAGATAAACCTTGTACCGTTATACTAGAATATGTACCAGATACATAACTACCAAAAGTTCCATTACTGTAATTATATAAAAAGGATACGAGATCAACACCCTCAACCTCAGGTGATTCTATTATATATGTTGTATTTTGGTTTAATGTTTTAGCCACATCAGGTCGACCCCCGAAAATCGGGTCGAATTCCAAGTTGTTATCAACAACCCAATTTATATAAGATGCTGTTGTTCCAAACTCAAAGTCCATCAAAACCCCATTATTAACTGATGAACCACGTATTAACTCATAACCATTTGATATAGGATGTGTGTTAAATCTTTCCTGTAACTCATCAACATCAGAATATTTATTCAGATTTGTCAGAGTCACGGAATATGTAGTAGTTGATAATTCGGTTATAATGTTTTGATTAAACTCACTAAACATATATAAATATTTATCACCACCAAATTCAGCAATCTTATTAACAACAAATTCAGAATTAACAACATTACTTTCTAATCCAAAAGCATCACCAACCACAACCTCATAATCATCTGCTACTTTAGCAACCATTAAATAATCATATAAATATAAATCATATGATGATGATGGGGCTGATATAGCAGTCATACCAGCACCATTAAATCTACCAAGACTTCTATTATAAATATTAGGAGCTAAATTTTCTATATCAGAAAAAGTATCTGTTATTGAGGATATGATTAATTCTGATTGAGTTGGTGAATATGAAAAATCTGAGGATAATAAAACTTTTGTTGATTCATCCAATGGTAACCCAGTAGAATAAAATTCAAATGTTTTATACCTATCTGACCAATAATCAAACCAACTAACTTCTGATTGTGTCATAAAGCTAGGTGATGTAGCACCATAAACTAACGAACTAAGCGATATAGAAGAAGTTGATGAAAATAAATCAGCCGGGAATGATAAGGAATTCGGTAATCTATATTGACCATCATCTGTGAAGAAATTTAGCTTAGAACCCATATCATAATCCAAAAATAACATCTTAGACTTTAGCCTCGACTCAAAATTCTCATCAAGAATTTCAAAATTAAATGTAGTACTATAAGTTGAACTTCTCAATAAAGATTCATTTCCACATAAAATCATTTCATCACCTAAATAATCGAAAGTATTATTCGAATATAAATTTGATTCAAATGTAGCTGAAGCGGTTGTTGTTATTGTATTTGAGTATTCAATATCGTTATTATGTTCAACACCAATTTCACTAAAAAGATTAATATTGAAGGAAAATAAACCACTTTCGATATTAATATCATTTATACCAGTAAAATAAAAATCATTAGTTCCTTCTCTCCGAGATATATTTCTAATATCACCATATTCATGTAATTCAATATCATTTGATCTAAAATCTAAATAAAGAAAATCATAGTCGGGAATTGAATTATTAATATCGTGTACTATAAATTTACTATCATCAGTAACTATAAATAACAATTCTTTATCAACAGAAATCGATTGACTACCGTAATTATGAGAATGTGTTAATCCCCAGGTATCTATGTTTGTATATAACATATCATTAATATTATCAACTAGTAAATACTCATCCTCACCACTTGTGTTTTGTGGTGTTGATCCATCTATGAATCTAGATATTCTTCTTCTATAAGCTGTCCATCCAGATAAATCTTTTATAAACTCAATAAACACACCAACATTACCACCTATGAAAAACTTATTAGGGTCATAAAAAATAACCTTATTATAATAATAAGTATCGAAGTCTGGTATTTTAATAACTTCCCAATGAAATCCAGAATCATTTGTAACTAAAATAGTATTTAAATCACCGACAACAGCACCTCTCAAATTATCAAAAAATGAAACAGATTTTAAATTGGATGTTGTTAAGTTTTCAACTTCAATTCTCTCAACATTAAAATCATGTTTCCTAACTTTCAATAAAACACCACCATCACCACAAATCCAATAATATTTAGATGTTTGTGAAATACTTCTTAAATTAACTTTATACTTATTACTAATAATATTAGAGACATTCTCTTGGTTATTTAGTATAACACCAAACTCACCAACAGATATAGTTCTTTCTGGTATACTATAAGTAATACCACCAATCTCATAAGATTGTTCGCCATGTTTTATAACGTCATAATAGTTTATCTCAAATAAATTATTATAATCAACTCTGTTTCTTAGTAACCAATTATGTTTTTCGATGAATTCCATTGGTTGATCCAATGAGGATGTTGGATAATATCCATTTAATAATCTAGATAAATGAAATTGCTTTTCTCTGTTATTAGCACCTAACTTAGCAATAATACTAAACCTAACACAATCTTCATAATCATCTAAATCAGATTCTTTTGATAATAAAAAATTTTCATATTTATAAATACCATTTTCATTACTATAATATTCATATTGTATTGTTGTACCGAAATTTTGAATTTCTGTATAATTACCACTGAAATAATCATCTGGGTTAGTCGTATTTGGTAAAACTTCTGTTGTTTTTTGATCTTTTATTAAAATTCTATGACCATCTAAAAGTCTAGTACCATCAATAACCCTATTAATAACAGGATCATATAAATCAAATATTTGAGTTGTTGTGGTAACATCAACATATATGTAGTTATTAATAGAATCACTTATTAATCTATTTGGTGTGAATAGGTTTTTTAATGTTAATCCATATTCAGATAAATATTTAGTATAATAATCATATGATGAATCATTAGTTATTTCAACAGCATTTTGTGGTGGTATAAGTGAATTACTATAAGGTGATCCACCCAAACCAATATACCAGTTTCTAGGCTTATATTCACCTAATATATCATATATATTGTTTATATTATTCATAGGTAAGTATGCAGCACCACTCAAACACTTAGAATAGAATCTAACAGATGATAACTCTTGTTTTAAGTAATCAAACTCACTCTTAACTAAATTATCACCACTAGAAGACCATTTATTATAATCATTATCGAATATCCACATATTACTTTTTTACTTTTAATTCCCAAATAGCTGTCTTACTATCAAGTTTAACTTGACTATCAACTATTTTTACTTTCGATTTTTTTAAAACTGATTTCATATCAGAAACAAATTCTTCATATTGATAAATATCAAGTATATACTCAGATATATCAACCTTATAATTAATTTCTTCACTGAAAATCAATTCATATATTAAATCGTCTTTACTCTTCACTACAAAAATATATTTTTTCGGTATATATATTAAAAATTTTGAGTTCTTAAAGAGATATAATAGAATAAGATATATATTAGTATATACCAAAAAATTAATTTACTGAATGAGTAGAAGAAAACAAGATCAAAATGAAGAAGTAAAAACCGGAATAAAAGATTATGAATTTCAGAAAATATCAAGAAAGAAGAATTCATTAACAAAAGCTGAATTTAATAAGTCTAGAGTAGAATTAACACCAAAACAACACTTATTATATAAAGGAATAAGAAACAGTATATTAACAGCCGTTCACGGCCCAGCTGGTACATCAAAGGCACAGCCACTAGATTCACCAATACTAACACCCGATGGATGGGTAAAAATGGGTGATTTGGAAATTGGTGATAGGGTCATGTCTGTGGATGGCAACTCAACGATAGTGACCGGTGTTTTCCCACAAGGTGAAAAGGAAATATGGGAATTAACATTTTCTGATGGATCAAAAGTGGAATGCTGTTCCGATCATTTATGGAATACACAAACTGAATCTGATAGAAATAATAGGGAATGGACAAAAACAGTAAATGGTGTTAGGAATAGGTATAAATCACCAAAAAGTGGATCCACAAAAACAACCAGTGAAATAATAGACACTCTTTATACAAATCGTGGTAGAATAAACCACACAATACCAATTACATCACCTGTAAATTTTACTGAAAGAGAATTGGAAATTGATCCATATATATTGGGTTGTTTAATAGGTGATGGTTGTTTGAGACACCATGTTGGATTTAGCACAGCGGATTCTGAAATTATCGAAAAAATAACAAACTTATTAGATGATGATATAAGTGTATCTGATAGAGGAGGTTATGACTTTGCCTTAGTTAAGGAAAAAACAACAAGGGAGAATAAATTAAAACAATATCTTAAAAAAATTGGAATATGGGGTAAATTATCATATGAAAAATTTATACCAGATTGTTATAAGTATAACAGTGTTGATAATAGAATATCTATGTTAAGAGGGTTAATGGATACAGATGGTACGGTATCAAAAGATGGTACATACGTTAGCTTTTGCTCAACCTCAAAGGAATTAATAGAAGATGTAAAGGAATTGGTACAATCATTGGGTGGTATATCCACAGATCAAACACCAAGAAATGAAAATTACACACACAAAGGTGTGGTGAAACAAGGAAGAACATCATATAATTTAACAATTAAAATGAATCCAGATATAAATCCTTTTTCATTAAGGAGAAAATTTGACCGAGTTATACCTAAGACTAAATACAAACCATGTAGGTATATAGTATCAGCGAGTCTTATTGGTGTTAAAGAAGCTCAATGTATAAAAGTAGATCATCCTACACACTTATATTTAACCAATAATTATATTGTTACACACAACACATTCACAACGTGTTATACGGCATTAGCCTTACTAGCAGATAAGAAAGTAGAAAGAATAATAATAACAAAACCGGTACAAGAAAGTGGTGAAAATTTAGGATTCTTACCAGGTGATATGCAGGAAAAGTTAGACCCATATAAAAGATCATACTACAACACATTCGTAAAGATAATAGGAAGACAACAAACAGATTTTTTATTCGCATCAGAAGAAATTATATTTGAGCCACTAGCTTACATGAGAGGATCAACGTATGATAACTGTGTAATGTTATTAGATGAGTGTCAAAACGCATCTGTTAAAAAATTAATGTTGTGGGTAACTCGATTAGGCAGAGAGTCAAAAGCTGTTATGATGGGAGATACATCACAATATGATGTTAGGAAGAAAGATTCTGGATATCTAGATTTTATCGGAATGGTAACGGGTATGGATAAATTGAATTTATTCGAGTTTAATAATAATGATATTGTTAGAAATAAGTTCTTAATTGAAATTGCTAACAGATATGATAAATATCGAGCGGATAATCCAAATATCTAACTTGATTACCAATCCTCTCCTTCGTCATATTCTTCTTCATTATACTCTTCTTCTTCACTTTGTCTCTCAACACAACCATCACACTGTACTAGTTTATACTGATATCTGAAATTCACAGTATTTGATAACCAACCACCATATAAATCAAAATACTTAAATGTATCTAAATAAGGATAATCGTTCATTTCCCAATTATTTAATTTAATTCTTAATTCTAAAGTAGTAGGTTGTCCATTCACATCAAACAATACTTCTGATTTAGCACTTTGTTCTAATTTAGTTATATAACCATTTTCTTTGGCCCAACCCTTAAATAAGAACATATCGTGGTCATAAATAGAATAAATTCTATCCATCACTTTATAAGAATTACCATATTTATCAACAACATTTTCCCACAAAAGTGCTCTGGCTCTTAATTTACCATCGTCTGTTAAGAATATTAACATCTTCACCAATGAAATATTTTTTGTATAAAGAACCATATACTTATTTCTTTCGCTTTGTCTCATACAAGACTTCCAAAGACTACCACTTCGATTACCACAAGTAGTTGCATAATTATCTTCTAAATACCATTTTAATATATCGACACCATCAGTTATTTGTAACTTATTTTTATCAGGAGTGAAATATGATTTGAAAAGGTTAACAAAATCTTCAATATCTTTATCAGATATACCAAAATCAACAATTGATTGGCTTGATAAAAATTTTCTCAGAAATCTACCAATTTTAACATTTATTCTATTTGTAGATTGTATCATAAGATTATCAACATCATCCCAACCGAGCTTATCAGCATCAAAATCAATCTTTTTAATTGGAATAAATGATACAACATCAATTTTACTTCTATCCCTACGAATAAAATTACCAACTTCTATAATAGCCCCCTGACTACCATTAAGCATTATCATTGAAATTTTGTTATTTGAACTAACTTGTAAGAAGTTAGTTATTTCGTTGTCAAAAAAGAGTCTACCAAACATAATATATAGTATATGAAATTTTTAAATGAATATAAATCGTTTTATAAAGAAGGAGATATAGTATTAATTGAATATTGGTATAATGATATGATTACACCAGTAAAAATACTTGAAAAGGTATCAAGTAGATCTTTCAAAATAACACATAATATATCTCAGTCTAAAATTTTTAATGCTCCGGATGAAACAATAAAGACAAGCGATATCATCGATAACGCTCGAATTTAATTACACCACTTGTTCTTGTAAGTATTCATAGAAATATCTATCATACTGAGTATTTAAATCTAAATACTGTTCGCCGATAATTTCTAGACCATCTATTGTTAATTCCTTTTCTAAAAATTTATCTAGAACCCAACTGTATTTATCACCACCTGTTAGTTTGTTATATTGTTCTTCATCAAATTCATCATTTTTAGTAGTCATTTCAACTAACCCATTAGATCCATCATAATACATTCTTGATGTTTCTTTTTTTCTCGACTTATGTGATTTATTTTGACTTTTGAATGAATCCCATCCATCAATATAATCTTCATCATACCAATCATCATAAGTGCTATAAGTTTTACTTGAACTAGTTCCATAACCATAACCACTATATGGCTTTGGCTCGTAAATATTAGGATTTCTTTTCGTTGGTAATCCTTCCCAATCAACTTGAACACAAGCTTCAGCTAATGCTGTTAAGTGTGTGATATCTTGGTGCTCATTGGTTGTGTGTTCTTTGTAATACCCAACAGATACGTTTGTACATTCTTGGATATCATCAGCAAATTCAGCAGAATCAGTATAAACACCACCAGAATCTTTAGAGTAATCTAGTCCTAAGAAGTTAAATTCACCACACAAAGCATCTGCGAAAGAATCTGAACAAGAACGACCACAAGATTGGTGTGTTATAATTGATCCTGTACCTCTTCTATCAAATGAAAGTATTCTATCATAGTCTTTGAAATCTTCTTTCTGTGAAGCTAATCCTGAACCAATACATCCTACTTCTTCTCCAATGAAAAAGTAATAAAGTCCTGGAACTTGATTTTTAATCATCCAAAGCATAACCGTAGTACCAGCTTTATCATCAGCACCAAGTGTTGTTTTACCATCTGTTCTTATTAAGTCACCATCTAATACGTGAGTAACTGCAACATAATCTTTTGAAACCGTATCTAAGTGTGAAGCAAAAATAGTTCTTGATTCACCTATCTTATAGAAGTAGTTTCCATGAGCATCTTGTTCAATATCACTAGGGAATAGATTCTTAACCTCAGCCATAAACTTATCCTCAAATCCATAAGGAACTGTCTTGGATGTCAGTCTTAAAAATGTTTCAAATACAAAATCTTTTACTTCGTTCATGTTATTATTTTATTAGTTATATACAAATATAAGGATTTTTTAATGGAAAACCTAACTTTTTACTATATAATCTTAGCTGTTCGCTAACTTATGTCGGGTATCTTTAGGGTATCTTCGAGATTTTTAAAAGAATTAAAGATATAGGTATATAAATAAAAATGAATACTATGGTAGCAAAAACTACGGATATCCATGTTATACCAAACGCATGGATTGTTTCACCCAAAGATAAGGGTAGAAAATCAATTAAAAAAGGAAAAGTCTTCTTAAATGATGGAGACGAATTCGAAATCGAACTATTTAATCCACTTACGGAATGTGTCTTAGCTGACATCAAATTAAATGGTCAATCAATCTCAAAAACAGGATTAGTAATTAAACCAGGTCAAAGATTTTATCTTGATTGTTTTGTTGATGATAAAAAGAAATTCATATTTAACACATACGAAGTTGAAACTAATCTACAATCAATACAATCAACTAAAAACAATGGTTTATTAGAAGTTTTCTTTTATAAAGAAGATGTTGTTACTATTAACAACTGGAGAAGTAGATTTGATAAAGTTATCGTTGAAAGATGGTATCCTACATATTACCCAGGTTATAATCCTTGGTGGGAACCAAATAGAATATATTTCAATAGCGGAGCCACAACATTAGGAACTTGTGGAACAACCACAACTGGTAACTTTGATGGAGGTTCAACATCAACAACAACTTACGGATCTGTAAATGCTTTTGTGACAAATACCGGAAGTGTAGATTTAACTTCACTAAATGCTGTTTATGATAGTGGGTTTAATAACAACTCTATGCTTTGTTCATCAAACAGTAATTTCAACATGAAACATGAAACTGGTAGAGTTGAAAAGGGATCATCCTCTTCTCAAAAATTCACAGAGGTAGATATAGACTTTGAAACTAATTATATCTCATCAACAATTATTGAGATTTTACCAGAAAGTGTTAAACCACTTGATATTAAGAAAGTTAAGAAAAAAACGAAACCAAGCGAATCTGATGAGGTTATTGACTTAATCAGAAAGCTTTCTGAATTACACACAGCCGGTATATTAACCGATGAGGAATTCTCGTCAAAAAAATTAGAACTACTATCTAAAATATAATAAGTAAAAATACGAACAGTTAATTAAGAGAGTCTAAATGACTCTCTTTTTTTTATATATACACTATGATTAAAAAGTATTGGAAGTTCATAAGAGAGTCTATAAAAGAAGATATAGACGATGGTAAGTTCTGGAAGTTAGACGAAGATGATATACGAGAATTTCTAATAGATTTAGATGATGAGAATTATTTAACAACAGTAACATTTGGGTTTGTTAATGAAGAAGAATCATATAACTATAAAGTTAACAAAACAACCACTAGTCAAGTTTTCACAGAAAAAGTAATACCTGGTGATGATATTAGACCAGCTTATTGGATATTAATAGAAACCGGTAGAGATACTTCTAGTGTTGATGTAACTGATTCTGTTATTTTCGCACATGATATAATTAAGGAGAAGGTTGATGGGGAAATAACAATACATGATGAGGATGGTCGATTAGACATAAACAACATTCAATTAAAAGGTGGTTTATGGATAGGAAAGGATGAATCGAGAAACCAAAAAGGAGAAATATTTTTTAAACATTCAGAACAATTAGAAGCTAAAGAATACATAGCTTTGTTTGTTAAACAAAAAAATACTGTTGAATTAACACAGAAACAAGTTGCTGATTATTATGGACTTGCTTATGACAAAGAAGATAAATCAGGTGGTGTTTATATACACGTTGATTTGGAAGACATGGCTGATTGTCTATTAAATAGAAATGATGATTATAAAGATACACTAGTTGGTGGTACTGAGAATATGTGGGATCATTATGAGTCACATTATTATATACCAGACACACAATCATTTTTCCAATATACATTAGATAAAGAAAATGAAGTTTTAATGGTTAAGTCAATTATTAAAGAATATGGTGGATTTCAAGAAGTATTAGATAATTTTGATTGGCCACATATGTCAAATGGATTTGAAAATATATCATCAGAAGATGAGCTTATTGAATTTTTACTAAAGGAAAGATTTTATAGGTCGATAGATGAATTATCAAAGGATATAGAAATATCACAAGAAGCTAAACAGATAGCAGCCGATTGGGAAATGGGAGCACACGTTGATGAGACATATAACAGTATATTAAGTTCCTTTGATTATAAGGTTGATGAAGAATTTGACTATCAAAAAGTTGATATAGATACTTGGGTTAAATCAAAACATAATTCATCAGGTTACACACAAAGTATAACTTATTATGAAGTTGAATTTGATTCTAAATGGATGGATGACTTTGATTCAGATGATTTATTCAGAGAATCATCAATAAGAAATTTATGGGATGAATGGTGTGGACAACAATGGTTTAATGAAACTTTAAATCCTAGAATACCAGATTATGGAAGTGCGGATAGTAAAGGTATAAATTCAGATATAAAACATCTATTAGATAATTATCTTAAAGACCACTAAGATATTCTTTCAATTTAAGTAACATATAATCAGTTATTAAATCAGAAGTATTCATCGAATCAATATATTTAGCATCAACTTTAACAGACTTACTGAGTTCCTCAGCTTTCGAACCATCACCCTTAGCGATAACTTCATGATAATCTCCCTCATTTAATGGAATTATAAATGGTCTGTATTTATTAGTATGTGCTTTACTAATAAATAAAGGCTTCATTTCTTCTAATTGATAATCTTCTCTTAAAACAATACCAGCTTCTTCTTCTAATTCTCTTACTAAAGCTCTTTCAGTAGTCTCACCGTCTTCAATACCACCACTTATAACAGTTATATGATACTCTTGACCATCAACATATTTAAAAGGTGGTATATATTCATAACGAATAATAAATTGATTACTTTCAATTAAATAAGGAATACAAACAACAGCATCTCTTTCTTGAATAATATGCCAATCCTCATATTCAATAATTTTGAAGTAATCATCATTATAGATAATTTTATCCTTTTTACCCCCGAATTCATCTTTCGACTTTAACTTTGAAAACTTTTCCATTAATTTATTATGAGTTTTTATTATATATTAAGTTACTAATTTAGAATTTATAATTCTTAGTAACTTTACGACATTTAATCTGACTCTTGACATTGTTAAGTTCATTAACACCGATTTCAAGTTTGGCATTCTTACGTTTCATAACAAGACCTTCTATCATATCGATTGGGGTTAATGTATTAAATAAATCAAGAAATCCATCATCATATGATTTAACTCGATAAACATTATCAGTTACTTTATAAACATAATCTTTTTCACACTCAATCTTACCATAAATATTGTCAAGTAATTCAACTCTCTGTGAGAAAGTTTGACCAACTAAATATTCACCACCAAATGTAAGAATATCAAATATAACAAATTTATGATTGAAAACTTTTTTAGTTTCATCTTTCTTACTCTTATTCATATACTCTCCGTTAATAACCATCCAATCACCATTACCCCGATAAATATCTTTAATTTCATTTGGTGTTAATCTAAAGTTTGTCAACCTTTGATTATGTCTATTCATAACCATACTATCAACACCATTGGTGAAGATAACACAATTTGAACCATTAAATTTAGGTTGAGCTAATAAGGAACCACCATCCCAGAAATCCAAGTCAGTTGTTGGTATAGCGTTCTTTGGACGGGGTGGGTAAATATATCTATAAGTGTTGTATCTTGCCATAAAACAAATATAAGGAAAATATATCAATTAAACAACTCAATAGACTTAAAAAGGAAAATTAGAGGTCGGGGATGGATTTCAACCACCGTAAAAGACTTTGCAGGTCTCCACCTATTCACTCGGCCACCCGACCTTATATTAAAAGGGTAAATCGTTTACTTCGTTATCAGAATTAATATCCACTAACCCATCTTTGTTGATTGTATCCATCTCAATCTGGTTCTTATAATCTTCTGACATTGTTATAAGAAATTGGAAACTAGAAGCATCAACATCACTTCTTTCAGCGTAGTCATTTATAATTGATTCTATATACATATCTTAATTGTTTTAATTAGATAACAAATATAAGGAAAAATTATCGAATTAACTAATAACTGATGTATTCAATTTCATTATAACATCAATTTTATTTCGGAAAAATCCCTCATTGAAATCAACCACATAAAATATAGAACCACCATCAACTATCGGTTCGATAATATCCCTTATTTCTATTTGATATTTATTACTCGAAAGTCCACTTTCGATTTTATCGATTTTCAAAACATCACCAAGTTCTTGAACTAACTCATCTAATGTTTTTTTCTTGAATATATTCTTAAATTTTCTTTTCTCAAGTTTAGATTCAATACTTTTAAGAACCTTAAATATTTCTTCATTACTAACACTCATTTTCTCATTTTCTTTTTTTATATGAACTACTTTTACATTTTCTTCATTTTTCAACTCCTTATTATCTTTTATTTCTCTTTTAATTTCATTAGAAAAAATATCATTCTTAAATACCATATTACCCTTATCATTTAATGTACAAATAAATTGAAAGTGTGTTTGGTATTTATAACCATCTTGTTTACTGTTTAAAACAGGATCAGGACCAGCTATACTAAAACTATTATCAAATCCTTCAAATGAATACCATTTATAATCTTTAAGAGTAAGTTCCATACTATAAGAACAAATAACTCTACAAACTATATGTTCTTTACCACTAAATGTGAATATGATAACATCATCATTTTTATATTCTTTAGAGGATGTAAAGGATACTTTATTTTCTGTTTTAATTAAATCAAAAGTCGTATTTAATCCCTTTTCCAAAAACTCTGGTTTAAAATAACTGTTATTAACTGGTTGTAAAATATCTTTATTTGTATTATCTAAAGAAACATAAACACCTCTTGTTATTTCATCATGTCCTGGTATTTTATTCCATTTTTTACCCTTCTCATTATCAAAGTTAAAATGGTCTTTCAATGATTGACAAAGATATTTAAAAGTTTTGGGTGCTTTTTTATTCAAAGAAGATAATAATCCACCATAACCAACATCAGAAAAAACAATAGTAGAGCCTTTTAATGATTCTTCCTTTATATCTAGAATATCTTCTAATATATTTTTACAATTTTTTTCATACTCAGAGTCTTTATAAAAAGATACACTTTTATTACTTGGCCCCTTTTTAGTTCTTATACCCATACTGTTAGATAAATCTCTTATAATAGATTGACCAACTTTACCTATTCTAGCATTATTATCACAAAAAACAAATATCTTATTTGGGTTATTATTTATATAATCCACTTTCCAATCACCATTGTATATTTCAATCTTCATAATTTATTTCTTTTTTGTGGAAAAAATCACCAAGTGTTGGGTTATTAACATAATCTGGAAGTAATCCAAGTATTTGATCTATCTTTCTTTCTCTCATTTTTTCCTTTGTATATATAGTATCCATATCTATCATCTTACCAATATCCATAACATTTCTTCTAAAATACTTAGCATTTCCTCTAGTCTCTATTATATTATAAGTAATGTTAGGAGTTTCTAAATATCGCCAACAAGGTTCTCTTTCATCTTCCCAATCATAATCATAATCTTCATAGTAATAATTCCAATAATAACAATAATAGTCTAACTCTAACTCTAACTCTAGAGATAAAGTATTATCCATTAATTGTATTTTGTTTTTCGTTATCGCCATCTTTTATAGAAAATTCGGGTTTTTTGTGCATAAAAAAAGTATAATTTAATAATTATACTCTTTAAACATTAAATGTTTAGTTCATATGTCTAACATCTTTATGTGGCTTCTTCTTTTGACCAGAATGACTCCAGAACCTAGCAAATGGTGTGGTAAAGAATTCATTATAAGATATAGTATCATCCAAGTGTAAAGTTATACCATTATCTCTACAATAATTAGCTTTAACCACATCCCAATCTTCATTACGAAACTTACTTTGTATAGTTCCATCAGGAAATTCAATCTCACCAGTAACTAAAGAATCACCTTTAACAAGAAAATCATAAACAGAAAAAACGTGTGTGTATTTAATACCATAAGAATCGATTTCTGATTTCATTTCATCAGTCCAAGATCCACCAGTAATTATATGCACTTCACCTCCATTTTTTACAAAAGCATCTGTCATGAATGCAAAAAACTCCGGCATGGCATCTATAACACCATGAACATCGATACCCAATTTAATTTTGGATGAATTACTTTCGTTTATCATTTCACTAAATTTATTCATTACTTATATATTAATACAATAAAATGTTTATCTTCGAATCTCTTAAATACTTCTGTTATGAGGTAATATTCTCTTAAAAGCTATTTTAAAGTTCCACAAAACTACAAATATTGTATGAGCAATCTCCGAAATAGCCATACCATTGAAAAATGATAAGAATATCAAAGGAAATACCATCATACATATAGATAATATCATGTGGTGGATCCAATCTTGGTATTTTAATGATTTTCTATGTATATGAGCAAACAAAAATATAAAAAACGGAAATGTAAAGAAGTATAGATAAGCTCCAAAATTATGTAAAAAATAATAATCAACATTAAAGAATCCAACCATAAATAAAACAAATGAAACAAATGAAAACATTATGTGTGACACATTCTTATACTTAATCCTTTTATTATGCTTTATATAGAAATGTGTATTTAGAAATATAGAAATGGATAGTAAACAAATTACACCATTCCAAATTCTCTCAACAATTGATCCTGTTTCTCCCCATTTAGATAATTGTATCTCTGTTAATTCAAATCCGGTAATATCCCAGCAAAATAAAAACACACCAAAAAATAACATAATTGATATAAAGGTTTGGGACCTTCTTATGAATCTGACTAAATCCTCTCTCCTTTTCATAATAATTCTCTCCAATTTTGTTCCTCAACAGGCACAACCAAACAATTATGTCCCCTTTCGACACAAACTTTATTTATTAAATTTACCTCATAATCATCATTTTCAAAATGTCTATCAATCTGTAATATAATTATATGTGAAAATTTCATTTCCCGATTGGTAAAATAAACCTTTTCTATACCCAATTCTTTTGCTAAGTTATAAACTTCTAAATGCTCATTTTTCAATCTATCATAATCATTCTCAGGTCCATATCTTTTAGTTAATATCATTACATCATGACCTTCACTAATATATCTTTTAGCTAGAGACTGAATCTCCAACTTTTGTTCATTAACTGGTACTCCACCGAATTCATCTTCTAGCGTACCATCAAAATCAAAACTTATTCTCATATAAATGTTTTATTATAAATTTCTGTTATAACTTCTATACCATTTTTACTAATTTGTCGTGTTCCAATACCAGCAAAATTTTGAAATTTTATTTTTGGACTATCCTTCATCTGTATAAAACTCAAAGAAGAATAAGACCACCTAAACCATTCATCTACCTTTTGGTCATAAACATAAACCGGTTTTTGATTATTTATAGCCATCTGAACAGCATATCCAGTACCACCATCAACCATATCAAATTTACCTCTATTATAATATCCTTTAATATTTTTCTTTCCTACTTTCACAATATAACCAATCGCGAATATTTCATCAGAATATTTTACCTGTGACCAATTACGGGCAAGCATATTCATATACTTACTTATACCATATCTATTAAGAAACTTATTTGCCTTTTTTACTTCTATAATACCTTCTTTATAATCTTCTTCTGATATTTCCACCTTATTTTTAGATTCGTGATATTTTGTTTTATATGAATAAGCTTTTGTTTTAACACCAAATTCTTCTCCTATATTTTCCCAATAAGTATCAGAACCTTGAGCACCTCCTGAGTGACAAACAACGTTGTTTAAGTCTAATGGTTTTATTCCAAAAATATCAATCATTTATAACACTATTAATTTTTTGATCTCTTAAATATATCTTATAGTTTTCACTATCAGTGATAAAGTATTCACTCATTTCACTTTCAGTAAAGTAGTACATTTTCACTCTTTTATTATGTGGTAATTTCCACCAATTAACATTATCAGGATCATACCCAAACATATCATCTTCTATACCATATCCGTGGCCCTTTTTACCACCAACTTCTGGGTCAGCATTATATGTTAAGTTACCTCTACCTTTTATAGAGTAACCACTAGTAAGTTTAAGTGTTTTATATGCTTTTATACAAAACACTTTTTGTACATCCCACCTATCTTCCATATAATTTATTTATTTTACTTTTTCGTTTTTGAATTTTGTATATTTTGTATTTTACAGCTTTAATTCTATCATTAATTCTATCATAGACATCATCAAAATATCCATCTCTTGTTCCAGTTGAATATGTTGAGTTTATTAACATTTTTAAGTGTTTTAATTCGGTTTGTAAACTTCTCATTAGTGATGATCAACTGATATAATATCCTTTTTAAGCATTACACCTTTTATTTCTTCATAAGAAGCTGGTGTATAATCTATTACGTTACAACCAACATCTATTACCTTTCTTTTGTAATAATCTTGGTTAGACTTCATTAAACTTCCATGACAATGACCGTGTAAATGCCAACTACCATAATGTGCTCTGTTCCAACTTAAAATTGGATAATGTGTCATTATAATTTGTTGATATCCGTTCATACCACGAGTAGATTTCAAATCTTCATCTTTAATAAAGATTTCTGTTCCATATTCATAGATTTCTTCCCAACGACCATACTTACGTATTTTTTTAAGTTTGTCGTGATTACCCATTATAAAATGTATTTTTCCTTTTAGTGAATGTATGAACCATTGAGCTAGTTCGTCTCGACAAAATGCTAAATCACCTAAGTAATAAACAATATCATCGTCTTCGATTACTGAATTCCATCTTTTGATTAACTCAGTGTGCATTTCCTCTGTGTCCTGAAAAGGACGACCATCAAATTTTAACACGTTTTTGTGACCAACATGGAAATCTGATATAAAGTAAATATTTTGTTTTTCGTATTTCATTAATGCAAATATAAGGATAATTTACACTATACTACTTTATTTAATGAAAATTAATTGTATTGTTTTTGAAAAACGTTGACGTAATGATTCGTTATATTTCTTTAAATATTTCATCCTTCAAATGATTTTAAGGAATCTTTTAACTCATCGTGATAAATATTATACTTATTAGTATTCTTATGATAAGTAGCTACGTGATGTAATTCTTCATTTGGTGGGAAAACACCAATATTTATGTTATCATCATCGTCCATGGTATCATAAACATCATCAAAATCTATATCATGTGTTTTATAAAAATCTCTTAACTTTTTCATCATTTTTCGGTATTCATCTCCAATAGATGTGTCCCATCTCTGATAATAATCTTTAAGCTTATCACTAATATCCTCACCAAGGAAGTGTATATAAAATGTTGTATGAGAAGCATCACCAGAACTGTTTTTACTTGAAATAGGCTCAACTAGAACTTTATTATGGTTTAATTCTAATTCACCAGACCTATCAATCATCTCCTGAATAGACATTCTAACTACGGATAAATCATCAACAATACCAGAAAACTCATCGAATGTGTGATCAGGCTTTTGTTTAAAAACAATAAGTATCATATACTTTATCTTATACTCTACACCATCTGTAAATTCTTTTACGAATAACCCCTTTGGATCACTTATCATTTTATGAACACTCACACTACAATTACTCATATCAATAACCTCTCTAAGACTATCAGTGAAAAAATCATCAGATAATGCGTTATCTGATAAAAAATCAGAATACTCATTAGATCTAGAAAAAGATTCGTTTATAATTTGGAAATTATCCCACTTCTTTATTCTCATCTCTTGAAATTCTTATTTTGTATGATCATTTTAGTATGTGTTGAGTGTGTTAAGTGAACATTGAAATCTTTTTTCACTTGCCTTTTTAAGAAATCTAAAAGAAAATCTTGCTCATAAACAATTTTATAACTACTTGGTATCTTAGTCTTAACAGTTTCTAATGAAACAGGTAAGTAATCTTCATTTACCTCTCTCTCCCAATTATCGGTATATCTATACTTTAATAAGTAATGTATAAATACTTTATAATTATCATTTATATCACCCCATCTTTCCTCAAAAGATTTTAAATAGAATTTATCACATTTATTTCTAACTTTCTTAACATCATCTTTGAACATATTTATTTCTTCTCTACCAATCTCAAGTGATGGTATCATATCTCTTATAGTTATCCATTTAAAATAACCACCAAAAACTTGTTCTTCCCAAAATTTCTTAATAACATTACCTAATGAATATGAATAAACTTCATGTATAACAGAACTAAGGTTTAATAATGGGTTCTTAGAATGTAATATCATACTAGTAGCTTCATCCCAATCACTTGTTAGAAAAGCTCTATTACCTAATCTAGTTCTAGCTTTTGATAACATTGTCTCGTCTAAATCATATCCTATTATTTTAACATTTGGATTTGATTTCATTATACTTTCTAAAAAAGTACCATCACCGCACCCAAAATCAACAATAGTATCAAAATTAAGCTTATCAACAAAGAAAAGCTTATCTTGCATAGATAAACTCATACCATCAATATAAGATTGTAAATCATATATTGGCTTTTCACCAACAAGTTCTTCTAAAAATAGTTCCCAATTAAGAATATTCATAAAGTATATATTAAATTATTTCCAAATTTTTTCTAAATCTATCTTAGAACTAATTTCAATAACCCTACCATTCTTAGTAAGTGAATAACTTTGAATAGGCATAAACGTTTTCATTATTTTATTAATTTTACTTAATTCAACTTTTTCTATATCATAATTAAATATCTGTATGAGGTTATCTATCTCATCAAATGATAATTGTGTTTTATCACCCAAGAAATATGTAAAATCATAAAAATAATTATTATACTCAACAGCATTAGGACTATCAGATTTAGATATTAAAAAGTTAGTTAAGCTATTCTCAACTCCAATCGATGGTAAAGAGTACTTATACCCATTTATAATAAATTCCTGTGTAACTTTATCATAAAATTTCATTAAATCATTATCAATATTAAAATAATTGAAATTATTATGACCAAACTCTATAACATCATCATGTCCAGTTTCTTCATCAACATAAGATAATTTTATAGACTCACCCTTAGTGAATTTAACTATTTCCAGAAACAGAAATATGATATCAATACTTTTAATATCATTAAAAGAATACCCATAAGAAAGTATAATATTCTTCCCTACTAAGTTCTTAACTTTGTGTATAATGACACCAAGATCGTCTTTAACGAAGTTATACTCATACGCTACAATATCTTCTACATCAGCTTTTTTTATCCAAATTTCAAAGTCGCTTTTATAAAATAATCCTTGTGAAGGTAATATACAAGGATCTAACTTTTTTTGTAAATTAAGTAGATTTTTAACTAGTCCGATTAAACTCATATCTAATAGTTATTTTTCTTATATATTTATTTTAGGAAGTTCATGTAGGTTAATATATAATTTATGTTGATTTTTGGTGATTGTATAGTGGAACTCTCGAAGATAAAAAGTAATTCAGTAGATTTAATACTAATAGATCCACCTTATCTCATATCAAGAGATTCTAATTTTAAAAATTATTCAGAGAATACATCAAAGGAATTAGTTTCTAAATATGGAAATATATCAATTGACTTTGGGGATTGGGATAAAGAAGAATTAAATTGGGATATTTTACTAAAAGAGTATTATAGAATTCTGAGAAAAGGCGGAACCTTATTAACATTTTATGATATTTGGAAGGCAAATGAAATAAAAGAATCTGCTGATAAATATAAATTTAAACAAAAAAGAGTTTCTTGCTGGACAAAAACAAACCCCGTGCCGATAAATTCAAAAGTAAATTACTTATCTAACGCAAATGAATACTTTTTTAGTTTTGTGAAAGGTGGTAAACCAACATTTAACTCTAAGTATGATAATGGTCTTTATAGTTATCCAATATGTCATGGTAAAGAAAGATATAAACACCCAACACAAAAACCATTAAGATTAATAAAAGATTTAATAGAGAAACATTCAAACCCTGGAGACTTGGTATTGGATACTTTTGCTGGAACTGGAACCACAGCTCACGCATGTATCTTATCAGATAGAAAGTATATTATGATAGAAAAGGATGAAGAATATTTCAAAATAATCGAAGAAAGATTAAACAATATCAAAGTAGAATAATATAAAACAAAATATAAAGTAATAATTATGTCAATCATTGTAAAAAACTCAGAATTAAATAACGAAACGATCGAAGCTTTAAACAGCTTAATCGAATTTGATATAAATGCTACAGCAGCATTTAGATTAACAAGAATAATAAAAGAAATTTCTTCTATCGTTGAAGATAAATTAACAACTGAGAAAAAGATTTTAGAAAAGTATGTTGAAAAAGATTCAGAGGGTAATACTATCAGACCAAAGGATGAATCAGGTAATATTGTTGAAGATGCTGTTAATATAACTAATGTAGAAAAATTTTCAAAAGAAATGAACGAATTAATGTCAATTGAAAACGAAGTTAACTTTGATAAAATCAAATTCGAAGATTTAGAATTGAAAACGGCTAAGGTTAAAGACTTAATTAAACTAGATTTCTTATTTGATTAATTCTTTACTAAATCCAACCCAAAAACATAGAATCAAAATTATATTTAAATCCGATAAGTAATTATCGGATTTTTTATTACCTAGTATCACTTTTTAATATATACATAAAAAGTAATTATATCGATGCCTTCTACTTATAGTATAAACGTAGGTCAAGTAACTGAATCTACAAGAAAAACAGACATTTTTACCGTATTAGGAGATTTACCTAATAATACACAAAAGTTAATATCACCTAGGGATGTTAGAGATGCTTTCTTAACAACTTGGGCTAATTCATCTTTTAGAGTTACAACGGGAGCAACTTACTCAACAGAAGAATATATTGGTATTGATTCTGGTAATCCAGAAAATAGAGATATAAAACAAAGAATATTAATAGGTAAAAGAAGTTTTGGTAATTTAGACATAATGAATAGTTCTCTTATGAATAGTTCAGATGCTGATATATTTCTTTACAACACAAAATCAGATTCACTAACACAAAGTTCAACAAAGGTTGCGATATTAGCGGGAACAAATTCAACACTACACACATTCGCACCTTATTTAGAATCAGTATTAAACCCAACGGATGATGCACTTGATCTAAATATAACAAACCCATCTTTATTCGGTGGTGATATTAATATTTTCTCAACAGTTGGAAGGGTAGCAATTAATGGAATTGTATTTCCAACTGCAACCGAAACATCAACTAATGCTTCAAATGGTAAGATTTTAAGATACTTTGGTACTTACCCATATGGTTCGTTGAAATGGGATGATTCGACTGTTACAATATCTGATATAGGAACACCTGGATTACCAACTAATATTTATGGAAGTCCTGTTCTTTTAAATGGATATTCTTTAGAGTTTGTTGATGAGAATGTAGTACCAGTAACAATTGGTGGTATAACACAAGGAGCAACATTTTTGACTGGATCATTCGCTGGTCAAGATTGGCCAATGAGTGAAGTTATAAGACAAATACTTTATCCTTATATAGAACCAGTTTTAGAACTAAGCATTATCAACCCAACAACAGGAACAACATATGCTGAAGCTGGAACAACACCTTCTTTAGAATTTGATTGGTCAATAACAACATATGCTAGAGATGATAATGAGTTAGTTAGGGATTTTCAATTTAGAGAAGATATATCTAACACATTAGTAACATCATTCAACGGAGATGGATATGGATCAACTTTTAGTGATATACCCGGAAGTTCAACATATTCAACATTTAATCATGCTACATATAGTGTGAGTGGTGATATGGAATTTACACTTTACGTTTCAAACGCAGAAGTACCATCAATTTCATATAATTCTATATCAGGAACACCACCAACACTTAGAGGTTCTTTCCCAGGAGGATATTCATTCAGTTCAACAGAAACTATAAGTTTCATAAATCCAATATTTTACGATTATGATTCAACAATAGCAACAAACGGAGCTGAATTAAAAACAGTAACAACAGGTTCACCAAAATTGATAGAACCTTACATGGGAGTTTCACACTCATATAAGGTTCCTTATAGTGGGAATGGATATGTATATTTCATATACCCAGGAACATACCCAACAGATATAAAGTATATCAAAGATCCAAGTGGATTCGAAATATATAATTATACATCACCAACCTATTCCATATTTACAAGTTCTAGTATAACACATCCTGATTATACAGGACCATTTAAAGTGTGGAGAACAACAGCTACATCAAGTTATGTTGGAGTTGGACAATTTGAATTTATATTTTAATTATGATGACATTCAGTGTAAATACAGGTTTACCAACTGAAGCGATAAGTTATCCAGTACAAGATTACTTGGATGATATCTTATTAAAGCTTGAGGATAACGAGGATAAATTAGTAAACCCTTTGGATATAAGAGATGCTATTTTGTCTTTGTGGTCAAGTGTACCATTTAAACAAACAACGGTTCCAGGTGGTACGGTATCTTATGTTGGATTAGATGCTATCAACCCAAGTGAAAGAGATATTAAAAGAAAAATTTATTTAGGTAAAAGAGCATTTTCTGGAACTTATTCATATAATGAATTTGATAATATAATGAATGATACTTTATTAACAAGTGATGTTGATATATTTCTTTATAATACAAAAATAGATACAAAAAGTCAAACATCAACAAGAGTTGCTATAATAGCTGGTACAAATTTATCACTACACACAAAAGCTCCTTATATACAAAGTCAAATAGTATCAGGAACTACACAATCACTGTCATTAGACATAATAAATCCATCATTTGGTGATGTAAACATACAAGGTAGTTTGATTGGTAGTGGATATACTGGAAGTGTTATAGTAAATAATATAATATTCCCAACATCCGATGAGAGTGGTTTATCAGCCTCTAATGAAAAGATTCTTATTATGGAGGATGGTGAATTAATTTGGGATTTTATAAAATTACCAGATTTAAACTATATAGGAAATACTGGATCACAATTAGATATTTATGGAACACCAACAAACGTAACTTCAGCGGGTCTCAATGGTTATTCTTTAGAATTTGCTGATGACAGAATGTGTCCGGTTGAAATAGGAGATATAAACTACGGTGATACTTTTAATAATATGCCTTTATCAGAGGGTTTAAGAAGAATAATATATGATTATTTACCACCATCTTGTAGTATAGAAATAACAGGTGTTTATTCAGTTGGTTATGCTGAAGTTGGTACTTATCCATCACCCTCAATACAATATACAATTAATAAGAAAACATTAAATACATCAATAACCGGATTAAGTAATATGATACCTGGGGCTTATCCAGCAATCGTAAGTAATTCTTATGAAACAATAACTGGTAGTTCAAGTGGTGTTGTTATATCACCAATACTACCAGTGAGTACAGAATTTAAAATTACTGTCGGTGATGGATTAAACACAGCATCAGCAAGTACTCAGATTACAGGTATTTATCCATATTTTCATGGATTTAGTACAAATTTAACAATGAATAGTATTGGATTAGCTGGGTTATCAAAATTAACAGAATCAATGGGTGATAAGATAATTGATATTAATGGGATTGGTAATTTATATTTTATATATGATTCTGATTATGGAACATTATCAAATATATATGATGAGTATGGGAATACATCATCAGGATCATTCTCATACACACCAATAGTTTTATCATCACCAACAGGATTATGGGCAGCAAAAGAATTTTATGTTTATCAATGGAATGGGGCTCCACAAATTGGACCACCATCGGTAAATTACCAATTCAAATATTAAAAAATTTATATATAGAACATGGCAATACAAATAATAGATAATTTTCAAGTAAATGTGGCAGACGCCATCGATAACAGATTAGTTGTTGGGCCTAGTCAATTTTATACAGACAAGGATGATTTACCTTATAAATACGCAGGTATGCGTGTATGGGATTTAAACGATGGAGTTAGTGGAGTACCATATGTATGGAATGGAACAACATTTGAAACTGAAGCATCTAGTGGTATTGCAGGTAGCGGTACTCCAGGATTCATACCAAAATTCATTGGAGGTGGTAATGTATTAGATGATAGTATTATTCAGATCGTTGGTAGTAATGTTGGTATAGGCATATCACCCATAAAAACACTTCACGTTAATGGTGATATACAATCAGATGGATCTGGTGGGTTTTATGGTGAAGGAACTTTTATAACTCAACTAAATGCTAGTAATATAACTTCTGGTACATTAGCATTAAGTTACTTACCTAATGGATCTTCGGGACAGGTATTACAAGCAGGAGGATCAAATCCGATTTGGGTAAATCAAAACACACTATCGGTTGGAGATAGTATAAATTCGGATAATATATATCACTCGGATGATGGAACGACCAGTACCGACAGACGGATACTTTTTATAAATTCAGATAGCGATGGTTACGATGATGTAAGAACTAATGCTGGGTTAGTATTTACACCCAACACTCAAAATCTCAGAGTGGAAGGTAAGGGAAACTTTATGAAGGGAGTCGGTGTTGGTTTTGCCCTTGGGGGTGCTGCTGTTGGTGCTTACGGACTCTATATAAAAGGGGACGAATTCAGTGCATGGCCTCTCTTTGTTACCGCAGCCTCTAATAATAGAAGCGCATATTTTGTTGGTAATATAGGAATTGGGACCTCTCCATCAACAGTCTCAGGGAGACATCTCGCCATCGCCGGTGGTACTTCAACATATAATGTTTACGGCAATCTTTTCACAAGTGGTGCTATTAGATCCACAACAACAGTAAAGGCGGATTGGTGGTTATATACAGGAACAGGTGGTAGCACCACTAATTCACAAGGTGGTATTGATATTCTTGGTCGAAGTACTGTACCGGCAAATGATCCTTTAATTATCACACCGGTTGCACCAGCACACACCTATATTTATAGACATTCTGCTGATTTTACCACTATCAGAGTAGATGGTAATAATGGAAGTGCAAATTACACTGGAGCCTTTAGTTTTTACCAGGATGGGTCAGCATCAAAAGGGGGTGGTGGTGGAAGTTGGTTAGGAACATCTGACAAAAGACTTAAAACTAATATAAAGTCTATATCAAACTCACTAGATAAACTTAAAAAGTTACAAGCTGTTGAATTCAATTGGAAAATAAGTGGTAAAAAGGACGTAGGGTTTTTAGCTGATGATGTACAAACACACTTTCCAAATTGGGTGACGGAAAGAAAGTCTCAAGATCCGGAAATTAAAAAAATTGTTAATGATGATAAAGTTAAATCATTAGAATTTCCAACTGAATGGTATGCGTTAGTTTCTGAATCAATAAAAGAGTTAGATATTAGATTAAAGTCAATAGAGGATAAACTTAGTTGATTAATCTTCAACTGGATCAAACCAATAGTTAAAGTAGATAAAGTTATCACCAACTAGATTATAAGATTCATTATCATGTCTTACAATGATTTTATCATCATGAGATCTAACTAATTCAATCTCAATACCTTTTTCCATTCTTAATTGTTTACCAGTATCAACTGAATAACATATAACTTCATTATTTATAAGTTTATACATACCTGGATCAGGCTTTAACCAAGCTTTTAATGTTTTAATAACTAAACCTTTTATCTTAATAGTCCATTCTTTTGGTTGATATAAATCAAAGTCTTTGAATACTTCTGATTCAAATTTAGGATCTAATCCAGTTATGTTAAGAATCGTACCCCAATATTCTATATCATCAATGATTATTGACAAATAAACATCATAATGAACAGAATTAGATTTAATTATTCTTTGTATTTTAATATTTTTTATATCTTGGTCTTCTAAAGCTAATTTAGATCTTAATGTAGAATAAGCACTAGTTCCTTTTAAGTTATGAAGAATATCATCAATTCTAGACATAGCTTGTCTAACACCACTTTGGTGTTTATCAAAAGCATCCAAAGATAATTGTGGATTATCAGTCATTGGCACACCAGTACCACCAGCAGACTCAGCACCAAATCTTTGCAAATTAAATTCAGTAAACTCTAAAATAAGCTTATTCCTCTTCTTCATAATTAATATATATATTAAATATTAAAAATACAATCATATGAAAATTAAGAAAGTTTTTGAAAACGAAGAGATAGACATATCAACAGCAAGGGTTGGTGAGATAATAGAGGATTTGAGAGGATTTACTTCTACAATAGAAGATAAGAATAAAAAAATCGAATCTTATATAAACGAACTAAATAACTATAAAAACCAATCAAAGAAAGGAAATGACCAAATAGATGATTCTATATCGGCATTACAGATAATTAAAAAGGAATTGGATGATAGCTTAGACAAAGTTGATACAGTTATAAATAATCTAATGGATTATAATGATGAAGGAAGGAAGTATTTATATACTGAAAACAAATAATCAAAACATCATATAATTTATATGACGGGTAAGAAAACAAGTAATTCACTACAATCAGGTTTAGTTTGGGTGCCTTATATACCAATAGAAACAGTACAATCTATTTCTAATTCTAACTTTACACCAAGGTTATCTATCAAGTCTAGATATTTTATAAGAACTATAAATTTAATAAGGAAATCTAAAATAGAAAATATATTTAAAATTAAAAACCCAACTGATTAAGTTGGGTTTTTTGTTTAATCAATTGAGTTGTATTTAATATTACCATTCATTAAGTTTGCTGGAACATTATCTAACGTTTTATAATATTTATGTAATTCATCTAAATATCTTGTTACGCTTTCTGTTTTTTCCAATTTAGCAACTTTATTTATTATATCTCTAACCTCACTCATTAGATTTACTGAATTCACCGAATTCATTTCTAAGTAATTCACCACTAGAATTTGGATATTTATTTGGAAGTGTAGGCTCCCAAACTTCATTAAACTTTCTTAAATGGTTCATTTTATTTCCTTTAGTTTTTCATCTTTGCTAATTTCTTTTACCTCACCTTCATCATTTATCATCTCATCATATAACTTCTTTCCACCTTTATATTTACCCTCTCTTATAGTTAGGTCATTATAAATATCTGCTATTGGATTTATACTGGCATCAATTTTATCTACTTGAAGCTCTTTGAAAAACTCTATAAAATGAGAACCTTCAATTAATTTTTTTTCTAGTGATACGGGGTCTTTTCCTATTTCCCTATCAAGCTCACTTCTATAAATCCCAATACTAACCTCTGCAATTTCCCTAGTATAATTTATACTTAAAGAAACTATACGAGCATATGCTTTTTCGTAACTATCACCAAATCTTGTTTCAAACCCTTGTATTTCTATTGCCATAACCTTTTTTTTTTTTTATAATCCTTAGTAAAATCAAACCATTTTTATCTTTACGATAAGTGCCTTGTTCACAACTTCATTAAACTTTCTTATATATTACTTATTAAATTTTAACTTATAAAGTGTTTTGTATATCAAACAAACAATATCATCAATTATACTATGTAAATGAGTATCTTCTTCTGATATACATTTTTTAGCATGTTTTATATATTCACCCAATTCTTCAAAATAAGCAACTGGTTCCTTTGATTTAGTTTCACTAGTGTCAATAACATCATAGTTTTCTATTATACCATACTGACCTTGATAAACCTCGATAACATCATCAACCATACCAAGAACTTCTTCATAATAAGATCCAAGTGCCATATGTTTAGCATAAGAACCTTCATCACCTCTAACTTGTAAATGATAAACGTGTGCCATTTCTCTACTTTCAAATAACTTAGAAAAGAAAGTAGAAACATCATTAGATTCTGTTGTACCAACTATCTCATCATCATTTTTTTCTTGTGGTACGATTACATTACCAGGTAGATTAGCAGTAACAGATCCATCTCCACTAATTGGTTGCAAATCTACCGTTTCTTCTACCTCATTTATTGCTTTAACTGGCCTTTTACCACCAAAATCTGAAAACTTTCTCATATTCTATAATTTTTTATCTTGTTTATATATTAAATTAAAATTTACCTTTTAACGCTTTAAATATTAATTCAGTCTCATATCCATCTGATCTCATATCATGATAAAATTCCATTCTCTGTTCTATATCAGGTATAGCATCACCAAACTCATTTTTCCAAGCTAATTCTATTATTTCTTCTGGTGTTTTACCATCTCCCATCATCTCTTGCTTATGTTTATATATTTCCATATTTTCTTCAATTCTTTCTTCAGTAGAATCAATGTTATTTATTTGATAATTTGAACCATACTCAATTGATGATAATATAGAATCTGATAGATACCCTGCCTCGCCCTCATTTTCAGCAGGTAATATAAGTTCTATCTCAGCATTTACTTTGAAGAATCTACCATTCTCAATATCTTCTAAAACTTTAGTGAATTTTTTCATGCGTATTTTTTAATTTATAAAGTATATATTAAATAACCCAGTTAAATTTCATTGAATTCGAAAAATAGAATTATAATTTTAATATATAATATGTACAAAAATAACTAAGCTTATGAGATTTTTAAAAAAATTCGAAAAATTTAATGAAGAGTTCGTAATGGGTGGACAGGAAGTGGAAACTAAACCAGCACCAACAACAACTCCAGATGTTAAACCAGGAACAAGACCTAGTAGACCATCACCAATAAGGAGAGATAAACCATCGGTTAATCCTAATCCTAAAATGGAACTTCCAACATCTAGTGTTGAAGACGTTGTTAATAAATTCGTGAGTCTCCTTAATGATAAGGGTGAAGACATAAAAAAATATGTCAATAAATAATGAAGAATTTTAACGACTTTATGAATGAAGAAGTTTCTCTTAAAGGTAACTCAGGTATACCTGGAGAAGGGGCTGATAAAGATGAAAAGAAATATTTAAGTGATGTTGAGCGTAGAGCTCGTCAAAGAATAGGTGTACCCAATGAGGAAAACCCTAGATTTGGACCTCCAAGACAAACAATGCAAGTAGGTAGAGAGATGATGGAAGTCATGGGACAATCTATGAGGTTTGTTAGAGGTAATGAAGATGCTTTAGAAGAATTAGCAGAAAGAATAATAATGCAAGAATATGCGTCTATATTAGATAATGTAGATTTAGATATTAAGATTGTTAGGCCAGGTGATGTTAAGGCTTTTATGGATGAAGAGTGTGAAGATTGTGAACCACCATCTATGCAATTATTAGAAGATCCCGAAATTAAAAAAGAGGTTGATAAAAGAAAGGTTATAAACAATATTACACAAGGTGAAGCTAAAAACACCAAAAGAATTTTAGCAATGCCAGAAGTTAAAACTGAATTACAAGCTATTCTTGGTCAAGGACCAGGTGAAGAAGCTCACACACTATGGATGAGATTAACAGAATTAGCTGATAAAATGGATTGGTTAATACCAGTTGATGTTAAAGGTGATATGATGGAACAAGCACCAGAAGGAGCGGCAGGAGCATGTTCAGTAAAATGGCCAGAAGCAAAAGAAGAAGAAGATTTATCAAAGAAAATATTAAAGAATCTTGAAGAAGATGACGCTGATATAGATAACGAAGATGAGGATATACAAGAATTGTTATCAAGTGGTAACCCAATTATAAAAGCAAGAGGTGTAGATTTCCCAATGTTATTACATGAAACTGTTAAAGGTATTTATGAATTAATAGCAGCGGCTGGTATACCAGAAGATAAAAGAACTGCTGGATTAGTTATGTCAAATACATCTACAATGGATGATGAAGCAGAAGAGTTCAGATATGGACCAGAATTAGCATCAGATATAAGAGATTTTGTTAATGAAGCTCCGGATGTTGATAAGTATCCAAATATAAGAGAACACTTCTATGGTGTGTTACACGCTTTACCAGTAGATGAGTTCTTACCATTGGTTAAGAAAATTCTTTTAAGTACCCCAGAAGCTAGAACAAAGGTTGATGAGATGGTAGAAGAAATAATCAAATCAATAGATGAGTATGAATTAGGCGAAGCTTTACCTAATTCTGATTATAACGAACCAGAAGAAGATGGAGATACAATTGAACCTAGTAAAGAAAAAGATATTTCATTTGAGGATGAGATGAAACAAAAAACAATTGAAAGAGAATCAGATTACTCTCAATTAAGTAAAAAAGAGATTCAAGATTTAATTGATGATGCTCTTGATGCGGCTATAAAGAAAGGTGATGGAGACTTTTCTAAAGTAAAAGAGCTAAGTGAATTCTTAGGAGAAGGAAAGGAAATTTATCTTAGAGAAATAGAAAGAATAAACGAGGGTCATAGTCACCACGATAGAAAACAAAAATAAAATTATATGAAACTACATAAATATAATCAGTTTTTGGATCAAAAGCCAATAAACGAAGATCTAAATAAATCTAAGAAATTCTTGAAGGAGAGACACCTTTTAATAAAAGCGGCTGAAGAAATGGGGTTGATCAAAGGTGAATTAGAACAACAATTGAAACATGGTGAGAAAAAATCACTAACACTAAATGATTTCACTGATGAACAAGCAAAGGAACTTAGATATATGATGAGAGGTATGAAAATCTCGGATGAAGAAATACAACAGATTGAAAGAGATCCTGAATTTTTGGAGTTAAGAGAAGAACTCAAAGATAATATTGGTTATTTATATAACTTCACTTATATGTATTATGTAGAAATGGTTACATTAGAAGAAATAAAGTCTATGTATAATAGATTATTAGAATACAAAAATTTATTAAACCAATTACCAAAAAAGTTCAATGTAGGTTTTATAGACACTAAAATAGATAATAATAGTGAGATTCTAGTAGATGGTCTTGACCAATTAGAAGATTATAGAAAAGTTAAGAAGATTGTAGATAAACTGACTAGTGAACTTAAAAAGGATTATAAAAAAGCGGCCGAAGGACAAAAAGAAAAATTCTCATCAATTGCCACAGCATTTAACGAGATGGGTAAAAAGGAAGACGGAACAATAGATGAAGAAAAGAGAGATGGTTTATGGAAATCATTCTTTGGTGAAGTAAGAGTAATTGAAGGAGTTAAAAGATATGTTGGTCAATTAAAACGTTACAAAACCATTGGTGAGTTTAACAGAGCGGCAGAAAACTTCTTAAAAGCATCAGAAAATTCAGATATATTAGCTTTTTATGATAAAATAAATGATTGTAATGAGAAATTTGGATTTGCCGGGGCTGATATAGTATTTGATGAGAATGGAATTCTTATAATAGAAGTTAAATCATTCCCAGCGAATCAAATGTTAAATGGACATACTAGACACTGTATTAAAGATTATAACAGTCAATGGGAAAATTATGTATCAAATCATAATAACAAACAATATTACGTTTATAACTTCAATATACCACAACATGATAATATGTCAGTAGTTGGTGTAACAATCGAACCAGGTCAAAGAGTAAGAGCAGCACACGCTAAGAATGATTCAAGTGTTGGAAGTGGGTTTAAAAGAACAATGGATAATTGGCAAAAAGAATATGCAATAAAAGATAATCTTTGGGATCAATTAAAACCAATGACACAAGAAGAAGTTGATAGGAGAGAAAGAGCTAAAGTAGCCGAAAGAAGGATTATCGAGAAAGGATTATCAATTGAAGATATTGTTAAATTTGTAAAAGAAGATGGTGCTAATATTAATAAGAATAATGGTGTGTGTTTGTCAAACGCTGTTGAAGAAGATGATATCGAAAAGGCTAAAGTTATACTTCAATTAGGAGCATCTCCTAACTTAAAGAAAGGAGCTGATGCTCCAATTTCAAAAGCTAAGAACTTAGAGATGATTAAGCTACTTGTTAGTAATGGCTCTGATATAACAGGAGATGTATTCAATAATATATTACACGATATGGATGCTTTAGAATATTGTTTAAAAGCTGGATTAGATCCTAACTTCAATAACTTTTTACCATTCAGAAGAGTTTGTAAAGGTAGTTGGAAAACAAGAGATGATATCGGAGAAAGTTATTTAGGAGCATTTAAGTTATTACTTAAATACGGAGCTAAATTATCTGATGATAGAGGTAGAAATATGATTATCAAATGGGCATCTGAATACTCTAGACTTGATATATTAGATTTCTTATCAGAAGAAAATCTTTCACAGAAGTTCACAGCGAAAGAATGGGAGGAAGCAATAACTTGGATAAGCCATTCAAGAAAAACTAATGATGATATAAAAACTGGAATATTTGATTACTTAAATAATGAGATAAGTAAAAAATCATAATAAAACAAAAACCACTTAAATTAAGTGGTTTTTTTATTTTCTAATACTTTGTATATTAAATACGCATCATTACAATCCTCATAAGGCTTAGGTAAATTCTTAACAGCTAATAATTCTTCACTAGATTGCTTACAATGTGTAGCCCAATAATCATTTAGGTTATCATTCTCAACAATTGCTCTTAACATCTCAGGTTTCTTAAAATTACCACCAGAAATTCCCCAATTATTCTTGTAAATATATTCAGTTCTTGGATTCTTACCACCAATCTTTTTCTCAATAGGTTTGTATGTTAATTTACATGATTCTAACTTCAATGTAGAGGGTGAAAGTACAAATATGTCGTCTGATACTCTATCAAATAGTTTCTTTCTTAGAAGTGTTGAAAACGTCACCAAATCGATTATATCACCAGCAGTACTTGAGAATGAATAACCCTCAATTCCTATTAAAGTTTCTTCTTCTGGATTTATAGTATCTAAGATATCATCTATAATATAATCAGTAATTCTATCATAATCTTTTAATTTCGTTAACTCACCTTCTGAGTAATCTTCGAACTCTCTATACTCAATATATTTATAGGTTATAAATTGCTCTGCCATCTTAAACCACTTCTTCATACCTTTCTTACCAGATACGGATGATTCGCGACAATAATTAAATATTTTAAATGTTTCACCATCAGAAACCACTAACCCTGTGGAAATTAAACTCGGATCAACTGCTACTATATTCATAGAATTATATATCTATCGAATCCACCTCTCTTTTGGTTAGTTTGGGTTACCATCATTATCATATCTCTCCGGTATAAACTGTGGTTTATGACCAATTTCAGTGATAACCAACTCATAATAAGCATCAGTAGATCCAAAATCACTATAAAATACCTTTAACCCGAATCCACTTAGTTGTGAATGAACATCATATATTAAATCGTGTATCTTTGGCTCTATATGATATAATGTTGGCATATCATTTGGAAAATCTATGGTTTTATCAAAAAGTTGTATAATAAATGATTTATCATCATTTTTAATGATGCCTGATTGTAATGGATTCTCTACTGAAAATCCTAACTCCGGAAACTCATCAGTTATGTATAACATAATATCACTTATATCATTATAAGTCATACCTTTATCACCATAAACACTTTCTTTTAGAAACTCGTTATACTTTTTCAACATACGGTATATATTAATTTGGTCATTGAGTAATATTTCCTTATATTTGTATTAATCACTACAAAATAAAAACTATGAAAGGACACAAATTAAATAACACAGACGCTCTTAAATTTATCTTCTCGGGTAAATCAACGACTACATTCTTAAATGTAGAAACTAATAACAGATTCACTTTCAAAGTGAAACAAGCTAAAGATTCAAACCTGTTTTTCGTAAGTCTTCTAAATGGACCAGATAATTATTCTTACATCGGAACGGCAGTAGAAGGTAATTACAGACACGGTAAGAAATCTTTAATAACAAAAGATTCACAATCTGTTAAAGTTTTCGAATATGTTGTGAAAAAATTAAAATCAAAGAATCTATCTGAAAAAATAGAAGTTTGGCATGAAGGAAGATGTGGTAAATGTAATAGACCACTAACAGTACCATCTAGTATCTTAACTGGAATTGGACCATCTTGTGCTAAGAAACTATCAAAGTCTGAAAAGAGAGATAACTTCCTTAAATTGATTCTCGCTTAATACATTAAATAAAAACCAATGACAAAAGATACTTATATTTTCGATCTCGATGGTACTATCGCAAACATAGATGCACGTAGAAAACTATCCACCAAAACAAACGGTAAAATGGATTTCAAACAATTCTTTGATCCGAAAAATATCGATTTAGACTTACCAAATGATCCAGTAATTCAAACATTACAAACACTTCACAAAGCTGGATTCAAGATCGTTATCTTCTCAGGAAGAAGCAAAGCAACAAAAGCCACAACGACACAATGGTTAAATAAATACAACATACCATTTGATGTTCTAAAAATGAGACCAACATCAAATACATTCGCATATATGAAGGATGATGATCTTAAAAAACATTGGTTAGATACAATTTTCCCTGATGATTCTAAAAATCGAATTATTTCAGTTTTTGATGATAGAGACCAAGTAGTAACAATGTGGAGATCAAACGATATTCCATGTTTTCAAGTAAATTATGGTGATTTTTGAAAAATAAAATTATATCCATAAAAAAACCCCAATCATAAGATTAGGGTTTTTGGGACCGACTTTGGAAGTCGAACATCCACCACCTTATTTTTCTAAATAAGGAAAATTATTTTTTCTTTTTTCAATATAACTAATCACACCACGTACAAAGAGTTCCTGTAAAACTGATTCACAAGTATATTGTTTGTCAAAATAGTACTCAATGTTATTACTAACATTATCCATACCTGCTTTATATAGTTTTTCCATAGGGAAGTTTCCACTTTCAACATTTTTTTCCTCTAACAATTCCTTTATTCTTCTCTGTAACATGGTGATGATTAGTATTTTTATTTTTTAGCTTCTTCAACAGACGCCGCTCTATAAGATGTAACTAACTTCTTAATCTCACCTAGAGCTTTACGAGCATCACCATCAGACTTCTTAGTTGGTTTGTTGTGACTCTCTTCAAATGTTTCCCACAATTGCTTTAATTGTTCAAAAATTTCTTGCTTCATATTTATTTATTTGTTTTATAACCCGAAGGTTTGGTTTTCAAGATTTACTTGAAAATATCTTCTGCGTCTGACGCATCTGTGAAACCGTTTGTATCATCATACGCGTCATCCTCAATAACTTCATTGAATTGTTTTTCAACTTCTTCTATTTCATCAATTGATTTGAATCTAAAATAATCATTTACAATAGGGTTCATAGCTTCTAACACCTCTTTTGTAAATACATCTGGTCTAAATAATTGTTTCTTACTAACTGATTTACTCAAATGGTTAACATACCATCTATTACCACCTGGTTTAAATGTCATTTCACCAGTTTCTTTATTCACTTCCATTTTACCTTTAGCAATACCTATTTGTTCAAAATATTCTGGTCTACAAAAAGCATCTAACCCTGTAAAAGGATTCATACCATTAGCAAATGAGATATCAAATCTGATTTTCTTAGGTTTAGCTAATCTATTCTTTTGTGTTTTGAACAATACACTAATCCCAGATGATCCTAAATCCATATCATCTTCATCACCCGTTTTTAGTTTAGACTTACTCATAAATCCAATAACAGAAGCAGAATATAATAATCCATTACCACCCTTTAGCACTGCTCGTGGAAAAAGATCCATGGTTAGGTAAGTATGGTTACATACTAAAAATGGAATATTCAAATACCCCAAATCAGTGTTTATACTTCGGAACATAGAACCCATGGCCTTCGCCTTTGTCATATCTTGTTTAATATTACCTTTCAACAAATCTTCTTTTTCTTTATTAGATGCCATCTGACCAAGTGAATCCAAAACTATTAACAACTTTGGTATTTCAAACCCATTAATCTTTTGCTCTTTCAACTCATCAACTAATTGGGTAAGGAGAATATTAACATCCTCAACTTTATTAGATCTTATAAGTCTAAATTTTTCTGGAGAACTATCAACACCAAACTTAGGCATATCTTCCAAATCAACAGCTTGTTCTGTATCAATATAAATAACCGAATATCCTTTCTTTTGAGCATTTCTACAAACAGAATATGCCAAAAATGATTTTCCTGACCCTGACTCACCAGCAAAGGCTGTAATTCGATTTGTAGAAATACCACCTTCTAATAATTTCCCAGATAAAGCAGCATCTAACACATAAACACCAGTAGTTATAAACTCCCTTTCCTTTACCTCAGTTTCTATTTGAATAGGCACAGTTTTAGCGATGTTATCTAATATAGCCCCTACTTTACTAAATTCAAATTTTTTAACTTCTTTCTTTTTTGCCATTTTAAATTTTTAATTTTTAATTTTCTTATGTTATATATTAAATTTTCACGCCCCATTTATAGATTTTATGAAAAAAAAATTATTTATATAAGAAAAGTATATATAAGAAAAAATATAAAGGGGAAGTATATTATATGATATATAATAACATGGAAAAAGAAAAATTCTTAGAGAGAGTTAAAAATATACACAAAGATTATAATTATAAATATTATATAAATGGTGATGTTAAATCACACGATTATATAGAAATAAAATGCAGGGATCACGATAATAGATTTAAACAAAAAGTTTACACACACCTAAATGGATCAACTGGGTGTAAAGAATGCTACACAAATAAAATAACATCAAAGAATAAAATAACTAAGAGTGAATTTATAGAAAGAAGTAACAGGAAACACGGAAACATATATGATTACACAAAAGTCAATTTAATCGATAGCAAAACAAAAGTGGAAGTTGTTTGTAAAGAACACGGATCATTTTTCCCAACACCATCAAACCATATGATGGGTAGTAAATGCCCGAAGTGCTCGATAATTAATAAATCTGAAAGTCAAAAAATTACATTTGTGGAATTTATAGAAAGATCTAACAATATATACCATGGTCTTTACCAATACACAAAGCCGGGAATATTTGATTATAAATCACCGATAAAAGCAATCTGTAAAAAACATGGGGAGTTCATATTAAATCCAGAAAGACACATAACCAAAGGCCAATGTTGTACATTATGCACAGAAGAAAGAATAAAAATATCAAAGGATGAATTTATAGAAAGTTGTAATAAAATACATAATTATAAATACAATTACGAATTAGTAAACTATAAAACACTAAGAGATAAAGTTAAAATAATATGTCCATCTCACGGCATTTTCGAAAAAAATGCAACACATCACATACATAACAAAAAAGGATGTCCGGAATGCTCTAGATTAAAAAAATTATCAATGAATATACATGAATTTATAAAAATATCAAATAAAACATTTAATAATAAGTATGATTATTCAAAATCAATTTTCAAAAATAAAAAATCAAAAATAGAAATAATATGTCCACTCCACGGACAATTCTCAAAACGACCAATTGAACATATTAATGGTTCAGGATGTCCTATATGCAAGGAAAGTAAAGGTGAAATTAAAATAAGGGAATTATTAAATAAATATAAAGTGAATTTTATATCACAAAAGGAATTTGAGGGGTGTGAATATAAAAAAAACTTAAAATTTGATTTTTATATACCCAAATTCAATTCTTGTATAGAATATGATGGACCACAACACTCGGAAATAATAGAAACATGGGGTGGTATCAAAAAGTTAAAGGAAACACAAATAAGAGATAATATTAAAAATAAGTTTTGTACCGATAATAAAATAGATTTATTGAGGATAAAATTCACCGATTATAAAAACATAGAAAATATATTAGCAGAATATTACTCTCTCACAGAAGCAAAAAAGGCGAAGCAACCAAAGGTTAAAGTTTATAAGAAAACAAGAGAAAATAAAATAAATGAACTAATATCCAAGTGTCAAATAACACACAATTTTAAATATAAATACATTATAAATGTAAATGAATATAAAAATATAAACTCACATATAGAAGTTTTGTGTCCTATACACGGTTCCTTTATACAAAGGGCATATACACACTTAAATTACGGAATAGGTTGTAAAAAATGTGATGAATTTAAGTATATGAATTATATATCACATTTCTTAGATGAAAATGACATAAGGTATTATAAAAACCACAACATAGATGGTTTAATATTTAATTATTATCTACCAAAAACAAGAACAATAATAGAATTTGATGGTAGACATCATTTTGAACCAATAGATGAGTTTGGGGGATTAAAAACACTAAATAGGATAAGGGAAATAGATAAAATTAAGAAGAATTACTGTGAAGATAATTATATTAATTTAATTAGAATAAAGTATAATAAAATAGATGATATCTATCAAATACTTTGGGAAAATCTTAAAAGATAATTAAGGTCTAAAAGCCCACTTTTTCAATACTTCAAAAACCTCACCCATACCAAAAGAGTAACTAGAAGAATATTCTAAAAATTCTTCCTTAGTCATACCTTTAGCAATCTCATCATGAATATCTATTTCTAATTTATTGATTTCATCATCCGACCATTGAAAATTCTCACTAACTAAATCTCCAGTTGGTTCTTCTTCAACAGTACCAGGTATTTCTAAATATTGATCTAAAATACCTTTAGTAGTCATATCATCTTCCCAATACCAAGCTTCTCCATCAAGTAATGCAACTTTATCATCAGAAATTAATTTTTGTAAAGATGTGTTATCTGTAAATGCGTTAACATCCTCATCAGTTAAATTTACCTTAACAGAACCCGGTATATTTTCACCTGGTTTCTCTGCTTTACTTTCGTTAAATTGACTCCACTTTTTAATCATCTTTCTTTATTTATTTTTATCAAAATCATTTATCATATCCAAAACTTCCTTAAAAGCTTTTTTTCTACCAGATTTATAAGCATTTACTGTACCACCATCAGAGACACCTTTGTAGGCATCATCAAAATCCCATAATTCATAATTTACTTTCTTATTTAGACCTTCTTTAACTTTCAAATTTAAAATATGTAATATTGTTTCTTTATCTAATTCTGCTGATAGATTCTCATCAATTTTATTACTCTCAAGTAAACCTCTTAATTCATTTACTAAATATCCAGGATCTTCATCATACTTCCCACCACTCCAATCATCTAACAATCCTTGAAGTTCAGGAACATTACTAACTGTCTTCATTTTATTCACAGGTTTAGACGCTTCTTCAATGTCTTGTTTATCTACTCCCGCCGCTGGAAATGATTGCATCTCCTGAAAGAAGTTCAATAAACTATAATCACTATTTGATTCATTAACGAATTGTTTCCACTTTTTAATCATAATTTCTTAATAATTTTTTTAACATATCAGTTGGCTCATCATCAAAATAAATTGATTCTATATAACCTACTCTATAATCATCAATACCATCATACTCACCATCGGCACCAGTTATTAAATTCAACAATTGTTGACTTTTACTACCTACATATTCTTCGTCCAAAGAAGCACCTGTCTCATTTTTAAATGCTTCTGGTGATTCATATTCTTTCCATTCTCCTGATTTTGATTTTTCAAATACCTTACCCTCTGTTGTTACAAGTATAATACCTGTACCAGATAATAAATCTTCTAAGAATACCGGAACATTAATACCATTTTCAAATATTTCTTTCAAATCATTGATAGTATCTAATCCCTCACTCTCTAATTCTTCGTTAAATTTTCTTAAATATTTCATAATTATAATTATCTTTTTCCTGTTCTGTATTCTTCGATGATAGTATCAACATCCCTACGTACCTTCTTCCTACTAACACCATATAATATTGATAATGTATCTTCACAACCTGACTGACCATCATAACTAGGATTCATAGATCCATCCATATAATCACCGTATATCTGATCTGCTATATATTTACACATTTTTTCTAAAGCTTCTTCGTAACTAGGACACTTAGATTTAGGTGGATCAAAATCATCATCACTTCTACCTATAACACCCTCATTAAATTTTATTAAATGTTTCATTATTCTATATATTAATTTTATTATTTGAATTTATGTGGGAATATGTGTCTTAGTTCATGACCCTTTGGTATATCAGAAGCTCTCATACCCATAATCTTTTTCTCAGGACAAGTATCTTTACCATCCATTAGGTAATTATTATTACAAGCCCATACTTCAATAGTTCTATTAAATAGTTGACCTACTTGAAAAGGGAATCTAATATTTGGTAATTTTTCGATTCTTGTTATTTTACCATCAGGAGTTTTAAACACAGAAAAAACCATATGTCTATTTCTCTTATTAGTAAAAACTACCTCTCTTTCTGGTAAATTTCCCTCATTAAATGTTTTCAAATGTTTCATTATTTTAAATATGACATATCTTCTTTTGTTAAGGCCGAGAATAAATCTACTATTTTACCTTTGATTCCACCTAAATCACCTCTGATATCTTCTATCATATCAATCAATTCTTGTGGTAATTCATTTTCATTAACATTTAACTCAGCCATCATATTATTAAACTCACCCACACCATATTTACTCGATCCTAAAGAATCATGTATATCACCAAATTCTCCGTGTTGATCTATATATCCATTGTAATCAACATACTCACCAGAATTCTCATCCCAAGCTTCATTAAATTTTTTAATAGCCATAATATTTATATTTCTTTTTTGTATATATTAAAACAAAAAACCCACTTCAAAGAAGTGTGTTTTTGTTAAAGCTGGATAGACTTTATCTCATTGAAGAGAGCCTTTTTGTCGACCTCCATCAACTTCATAATATCGAATACTTTATCGGAAAATCCGGCTAAAGCAAAGACATTATTTTCTGGGAACTGCAATGTACCATACCCAGCGAGATCCCAAGAATAAACGAATGGTGTAGCACCAAACATATTCTTATATTGGTTAAATTCATCAGATGGTGTAGTATAACCAACCCATCCTTGCATATCTGAAAGAATTATTATTCTATCATACTTCTTGTTAGCAGTTGTGAAAATTGACTTAAAGTTTGTTCCACCACCAGCAAATCTAAAACCATCTCTAATAGTTAACACAGAATCCATTGGATTATATGCCATATAGTTAGCTTCTCTAGCAAATGTCATAACATCACAGTTATTAACCTTTGATAGAATTGCACCGAATAAAGAAGCCGTGTCAGATGCTATACCCCTCATAGAAGCTGAAACGTCCATAACTACAAGTGTTTCTCCTTCGAACTTAGGAACGTTAGCTACTGATATATCAAGTGCTTGATTAAGAGCAATAAGTACATCTCTGACATCCTTAGAAGAACCAATCTTATTGATTTCCTCATAAGCCGTAGCGAAACGGAATGGAAGAATTCTTGACTTCTTGATTAACTTTTCATTAACTAACATCTCACAAGCTTCCTTAATAGAAGTAGGTGATTGAGTTATAATATTTCTCAAGTTTCTCAAAAGAGCGAAATATCCAATCTTACCAGTTGAGATTAACTCTCCCCAAGCATCTGATTTTAATTTTTCCAAATCTTCCTTAGAATCAGCCTTTTGACCAGCTTCAGATAACTTAGCTTCCCAAGTTTGTGTGTTTTTCAACTCACCTCTGATAAGTGACTCAAGCGCTTCTTTATTTCTAGAAGTCGGAACAGGGTGAACTAAGTTCACAATATCAACTAACTTCACTTCCTTATTCTCACCTTTATACTTAGATAGATTATATCCATCAAATTTATCAAAAGCCTTCGCAAATCCCTTCTTCAAAGCATTTGGAAACTTTGGATTATCTTTAGATGTTTTGTTTTCTAAGTAGTAAGATAATATTTCTGTCATATCATCAACACGAACAACCACTTTCTCGTAGAAATCCTTAGCCCACTCTTGACCAGTAAGTTGTGAAGTCAATTCACCAGCTAAAGCGTGAGTAATACTTCTCATCCCGAAACGGTCACGAGCAAATATAGCAGCTTTCGCAACAAACTCTTTATCCTTAACCTTCTCAGAAATATTTTTCAAATCTACTAAAGAATTACCACCATCTCTATAAAATTGAGTATTAACAAATGATGTTAATAATAGCGAAACCAACACTAACTCATTAGATTGTGAATAAGATTCCCCACCAGCTAAATTGGAAGTCTTTGTTATTGCCTTTGGCATTGTTGTGTTAAATTTTGACATAATTTTTATTTTTATTTAATTTTTAATTCAAAAAAAAGACCAGACTCTCTACATTTGTAGTTAATCTGGTCTTTTATATAATATTTGCAAACAAGAAAATTTAGCCGAAGCGCTACGAAGATTCGTGAGAATATTCGCCGATAGTTTAAGTGACCATCTCACTTTGACCTTTACGTAGTCACTCGGACTTTTTCACCTCAACTACTTTATAGTGTTTTGGTAGATTCGCTGTCGCTAATCACTTTTTTTCATAGTTGATCATTTAGATCTCGAAGTATCTCAAACTATCGCTATGTTTGCTTATTATAATAATAGACCAGAGGAAGTTATCAAAGAGTGTGTTTTTAGAATTTATATTTCGAAGTAACTCTTTAAATCACTACTGGTTTTTTATTCGTTTCTAATTTCTATATGTATATATCAACCTCTAAAATTTCATTTTTTTCGAAGGTGGATTGTTTATAGCAAAAAAAGGGAGAAGTTAAAAATCTTCTCCTTTTTTTTAATTATATATGTTATGCTCCACAAGACAAACAATCATCTGGATTATCAAGCGAACAAGCTATTTCATCCATTTGCTCCTCAATAGATTTCTTATCTTCTTGAACAGTGAATTTAACAGCATCCGTTGCTGATTTATTTCTCAAATAATAAATACCAGTTTTAAGTGAGTACTTCTTATCTCTAAAGAATCTTGGTTTCCCATCTTCATCATAAACGATTTCGATACCTTCACCTTTTGGTAAGATTGGTTGTCCTTTATCATCTAACATAAAGTTTCTTCTTCCCCAACCGTAGAAGTGCATTGCTGTTAATTTAGCAAAATTCGGAGAATCCATAAAGATATTCATTGATTGTGTTTGGTCAATAAAGGCTCCTCTATCAGCCGCCATATCAATTACATCTTTTTGTTTAATCTCATAAACAGTTTTAAATATTTCTTTAATATTCGTTGGTACTTCTGGTATGTTTTGAACTGAACCATTCTCAGAAATTATCTTTCTTCTTAACGAATCATCCCAAATTCCTAATTTAACCAATTCTTTAACTAAATATTTATTAACCATAATGAAAGTTCCAGAAAGAACACTTCTAGTGTACATATTTGAAGTTTGACCCTCACAAGATGCTTCGTTACCCAATATATTAGCCGTTGATGCTGTTGGCATTATACAACCAGTTAATGAGTTTCTCACACCAAATTCTAAAATCTCAGATCTTAGTTTATCCCAATCCCATCTCTTTGTCGGAACAACACCCCACAAATCAAATTGAAATTTACCCTCTGATATCGGAGAACCTTTATAAGTAGCGTATGGTCCTTGTTCTTTAGCTAAGTCACAAGAAGCTTTCATTGCCGCGAAGTGAATCGTTTCAAATATCTCTCTGTTTAATTCTTTAGCCTCATCTGAATCATATGCTAAGTTTGTCATAAAGAAAACATCAGCCAATCCCTGAACACCCAAACCAATTGGTCTATGTAATAGGTTAGAAAATTTAGCACCCTCTGATGGATAAAAATTAACATCAATAACATTATTAAGGTTAATAGTAGCATTGTAAGCCACATCATATAACTTCTTATGGTTATAAGTTTTATTCTTATTCACAAACTTTGGAAGAGCAATAGACGCTAAGTTACATACAGCAGTTTCATTAACATATTCTCTACCATAAAACTCACCCAAATCTAAACTCTCAAGTAATTCTTTATTCTTCAATACTTCCTTTTGAATCTTAGTAATACCAGTAGCTTCAACAATCTCAGCACATAAGTTAGAAGATCTAACAATACCAATATTTGATTGATTTGATTTCTCATTAATAGCATCTTTATATAAGATATATGGTGTACCAGTTTCTATTTGCGATTCAAGTATTTTATTCCAAACTTCTCTAGCCTTAATAACTTTCTTATATCTTCCTTCCTTTTCATATTTCAAATACAATTCACGGAATTCTTCACCATAAGTTTCATTCAAACCAGTACATTCATGTGGACACATCAAAGACCAATCCTCATCTAAATCAACTCTTTCCATAAATAAGTCATTCATCCACATAGCCAAGAATAAATCTCTAGCTCTAATCTCATCTTTACCTTGATTCTTACGAAGGTCTAAGAACTCCATAATATCAGAGTGCCAAGGTTCCATATAAATAGCAATAGAACCTTTACGTTTTCCCCCACCTTGATCAACAGCTCTTGCAGTCTCATTAAAAATCTTCAAGAATGGAATAATACCATTTGAAGTACCATTAGTACCAGCGATATATGTTCCTTTACCTCTTACTTTATTAAAAGATATACCAATACCTCCGGCGTTCTTTGATATTTGAGCTGATTCTTTAAGAGTATTAAATATTCCCTCAATTGAATCATCTTCGGTATCTAATAGAAAACAAGAAGATAATTGTGGTCTACCTGTACCGGAATTAAATAATGTTGGTGTAGCGTGTGTATAATATCCTTCTGATAGGTAGTTATATGTTTCAATAACCTTATCAATATTATTACCCCAAATTTGTATTGCTGTTCTCATATACATATACTGAGGTCTTTCAGCTACAACACCATTTAATTTCAATAGATATGATTTCTCAAGTGTCTTAAATCCAAAATAATCAAAATTATGATCACGAGAGTGAACAATAGCAGAATCTAATCTACCCTTATGCTCATTTACAATATTCTGAAAAGAATCAGAAACAATAGGAGATAATCTATTTGTTCTTGGATCAATATAATTATATAAGTCTGAAACTGTCTCCGAAAAACTCTTCTTAGTTTCTTTGTGTAAGGTTGTTATAGCCAACCTAGCTGCTAGTATAGAATAATCTGGATGTTTAGTCGCCAAAGACGCTGCAGTTTCCATAGCTAATCTATCAAGTACGGAAGTTTTAATATTAGGAGCCACTCCAGCAATTACTTTTTGAGCTACGTCAAAAGGAATTACCCACTTCTGGTCTAGTTTGTAAGTTTGTTGAGTTATTCTATCAACAATCTTATCTAACATTACCGGCTCTTTCTTCCCATTTCTTTTTATTACTTTTATCATTGCTTTTTATTAATTATTTTTTGTTTTTTATATATTGATGTTTTACTTACATTAAAAAGTACAACATTTCATTTTTATAAGGTTTTTTATATTAAAGTTTTTATCTTTTTTTATAAAAATTTTTACAAAAAGTCTATGTTGTTTAACTTATTTAAGTTATACTTGAATTTATTATTTAAAATTTGTGTTATCTGATCTAGCTCAATCGTGAAAATATTTTCATAAGAATCTATCTTGTAACATGAATTTTCATAATCTGTTTCCAACACAACTCCTGTTATTACTTTATCATCACCAAATTCATCTTCCCACATGAATTCAATTTCAGTTCCTTCATAAATATTACGATTTATGACATCTTTTGATTTTTTGTTTTTGCCAATATGGTCTTCAAGTTCTTTTAATATCAAATTTCTCCATTCGTTATCTAAAAGCTTAAACATATTAAATATATTATCTGAAAAATAAACAGACAACTCATTGAACAATTCAATATTGGTAAAACTCTCTTCTTTAAGATGTGATTTCAATAAAGCGTAGTAATTATTGAAATCAACTTTAGAGGGTTTTCTTCTATTATTCAAAAAATTTATACTAGTATGTTCATTTAAAATATCATAAACACTTTCTTTAACTTGCTTCTGTCTAACATACTGCTCGTTATCAATAGATTCAAAATGATATTGTGATGATTTATCAACCTCAATACTATCTGGATAGTATCCAGAAAAACTATCAAAGTCATCATCAGCTAAAGGTTCTTTTTTACTACCCTTAAATATAGAGTCATATTTCAATGCGTGTTTACCTTCCTCTTTATGTTTAGATAAAAGAACATCTCCCTCTTTCTTCTTATCAGCATCACCCGACTCTTCAGCATCACCCGACTCTTCAGCATCACCCGACTCTTCAACGATGTCTAATTTATCATCATC